TTAATTTTTTATTTAAGATGATATTGTTTTATTGACTATTCTTTGTCTTCTTTATCCTCTTTGTCCTCTTTATCCTCTTTGTCCTCTTTGTCGGACTTATCTTCTTTGTCCTCTTCTTCGTTCTTAGCTTTCGCTTCGTTAACATCTTCTAAATTCTCAACAATCTCTTGTTCTACGGATTCATTTTGGAATCCCTCTACGATTGCTTCTGCTAATGTTCTTTTTTTCATGTGTATTGATTTTAATTATTATTTGTTTAAAATTTTATTCGCTGTTTCTTTTGGTGATAGACCATCACCCCAAGCATCATCAATTAATGAACTTTCTGCTTCGATAATTCCCTGTGCATCACCTCTAGATACCCCTAAACCTTTAGAAACTAAATTGGTTACTTCATCTTCCCATTCTACGAAAGATTGTTTCTTTTCAGTTACTAAATTCTCTGAAATATGGTCATACAATTTCTTCATACTATGAATTGATTGATTCTCTTAATTCGTTTTTAGAAACTTCGATAACATTACCACCAAATGATACTTTGGCTATACTACCGTTTTCTGAAATTATTTGACCCATACCAAATGATGAGTGATAAACTTGTTTTCCTGTTGTCATAAGTGTATAATTTATTTATTATATGTATTAACGATTAAATTTTATCTTTCTCTTGGGAATAATCTTGTATGTTCTAAACCCACCAAATAAATCCATATATTCTTCTAACGATGTACCATTTCCATCACGTTTAACATCACGACCATGTGAACGTAACCATTTTTTTACATTACCAACACCAACCAAATGTGCTGATGCTAATAAACCACTTTCGGTTACTTTAATACCATTAATTGTTTTACCAACATAATGCATATATTTTCGTAATCTATATTTATTTATAGATAATAATGATTCAAATGCTTTCTCTTGAAGTCTAGGATTATTTTTAAATTCTTCTTTTGAACATTTAATACCTAGTTCTCTTAAAGCACTTTTACCAAATTGGTACTTGCCGATATACCCATATTGATTTTCAGCTTTGTAGTTATTTGATGATTCTCTATAACCAACCATAAACTTAAATCGTTCAAAAGAGTCATCCACTAACATTAGTGGTTCAACTCTTCATTTCGGACATATATCAACCAAATCTGCTGGTACAGGTTTTACAACCTCTTTAACTACCTGCTTTTGATACCTGTTAATTGGTTCTGCATCGTGGTTCATAAATGCTAAACTAACAAGACATGCAATAAACACAACTAATACTTTTATATCAAATTTTTTCATTTTTTAAGTTATTTAAATCCCTATCGGAATAATTACTTGACAAATATATAAAACATTTTTTAAATAAAAAAATATTTATTGAAAATATTAATGTGATTTTTTGTAAGTGCCTCTACCGCTTACCCTCTGTGTTATTTCGGATGTTCTCTCATCTTGATATGGACTGTAGAGTAATCACATTAATATTATATATTTATAAATATGTATTATAAATTTAAAATCCACTTATCAGTTCCACAATCATATATTCTATATAATCCCAATGATTCTGTTATTTGTTTTTCCGTTAATTTTGGGTCGTGACCTTGTTTAACTAAATTACTCTTCCTGTATTTGAACCTATGCTCACGTGTATCATTTATTACATAACTATAACTAGGTTCACTTGTATGTACATATTCAAAACCTAATTGTTTGTATAAGTTTCCATTCGACCACCTACGGTCTGAATAACTAATTATCGTAGTTGGTTTTATGATTTTTATAAAGTGTTTTAATAAACGTGATGCACCACCTATAACTGTTGTGTTTAGTTTATTACAGAATCTCAACAACTCAAATGTGTTTGGTGTTGATTTACTTCCATTAACTACTCTAAGGTTACCAAAAGTCATTAATGATACCAACTCATCGTTATAATACAACCCAAGTTTATATTTAGAACCAACACCACCTTGAATGTGATTATCCTTTTGGAACTTCATAGATTCTGTGGATGTAACCTCTTTAATAACACATTTACGTGCATATATTCGCTCAGGTGTTTGTTTAATTGCATTGATTATTCTAGACTTTACTATGGCTTCTTTATGTAACCATTCATCCTCGAATATGTGTATTAACTGAACACCTAATTCAGAACATTGTTTGGTTTTATTTGAATGATATTTTTTATCCTGTTGTACTGCGGTGGAATGCCAATATAAACCATCAAATTCAATAGCAAGATTAATTTCAGGTAAGTAAATATCCAACTCTAGTGGCGGTATAATACTTCTATCACTATGGATTATATTTCCTGTATAATTTTCTTTAATGAACTCTAATATTTCTAATTCGGATTTTGAAACCATTGATTCCATTGAACATTGTGGACATCCTTGATAATGTAGTTTATCTATTCTTTTTTCAAACTTCCCATGTTCTTTACAGATAACAGTACCTTTATTTTTATTGGTATCTTTAAATTCAAATAAAGAAAAATCATAATCAGGATATAATTTTGAAAACCGTTCTTTGTATTTTGTTGTTTTTATTTCATTAGAATTTAAGCATGTTGGACATAATTCAGTAGTTGATTTATTTACTCTAACCTTTCTAGAATTTATTGTAAAATCACCATGCTCTTTACAACCTAGTATAATATCACAATTCTTTTTTGTATACACAACTTTAGATAGGTCATACTTATAACCAAATTTAGGTTCAATTAATTCAATAAAATCTTTTGTTATTTTATCAACTTTACATGCTTTACATGGATGTACATTATTCAATAACTTTCTTGGTGTTGAATTGAATATTCCATGATTTTTACACATAACATCAACAGGTTTATTAAATGATATATATTCACTAATAATTTCATACTTATCATCATGCATAAGTTCTAACCTTAATGAAAAATCACTTGGAATTTTATTATTGTTGTTGTGTTTTTTGTATTATTCTTATCACCACCTGTAAGAATTGTTCTAGAATTAACTACTATTTCTTCACTAGTATCATTACATACCAATACTACACTCTTTCTAAATGATGTAAAATCAACTTTAGAGTAATCATATTTATCACCATATCTATTTTGTAGTTTATCTATATATTCTTTATTGGTCATTTATATTCTTTTAATTATGTACAAATATAATAAAAAGAAAAACACCACGCAATTTGCGTGGTGTTTTTTATATTAAATTTAAATTGCTATTAAGCCATTCCAAATTCGTTGTTAACTGCGAAAGTTAAGTATTGCGCCTCAGCGTGCATTCCAGCAGGAACTAATGCGTAACGAGAAGTAATACAAATTTTAGGACTCATAGAACTCTCAGAAATAGTTTCGATGCTCTCAGCTAATGCGTAAACAAATAATTTAAGACCAGGATCTTGCTCAGTACCCTTTCTACCAACTAAGATTCTATTATCTGTGAAACTCATTTTTGGGTCAACATAAACACGGATACCACCATGTAATGTACCAACTTGATATAAGTTAACGTTGTTAACAAATAAATCGTTATCTAATGCTAATTCTCTATATCCTTTAGCCTCTTGTAAAGCAGTTGCAACAGTTGTGTTAGTTACGATGAAGTTTCCACCACCATGACGACCAACAGTATTAATTACGTTAGATGCATATAAGATACGAGTTGCTAAACGTCTTGCTCTAGAACCATAGTTCTCACTTGAAGTGTTTGCATCAACAGTTGGGATATTTCCAAACTCGGCAGTTCTATCAACATCATTGATATCAACAAACTTCTTAGTACCAAATGCAGTTAATGCTTTGTTTGCAGTAGTACCTGGGTCAGAAAATAATAAGTTTAAGTTCAATCCTTGTGCATTCTTTAACTTAACGTGAGAAGTTACACCTAATTTGAACATAGTTCTTAAAATATCATCATTGAGTGTCTGACTAAGCTCATTCTGGGCTGACTTGTAAAGTTGACCCATACCATCTTGACCGTAAGCCATTAAGTCTCTTAGTTGAGTCTTAGTAATTTCAGCCAATACTTCGATTGTTCCAGCCTCTACCGAAGTACTGAATAATCTTAATGAAATGATGTTTTGAGTTCCTTTTTCACCTCTTTCACGAGTTGCTTTTAAGTCTTCTTTACCATCATAACTAGCACCTGGCTTACTAAATTCAGGGATATGCATATCTACAGCTGATACTAAATCACCACTTACAGATTTGTTATCACCAGCAACATATTGGTCAGTTAATTGGATTGCATTAGATGCATCAATTACAGTTTCAGAAGTACCACCAGCAGTTCCTTTAATTAATGCCCACTCATATCCAGCACCACTTGCAACCTTTAAAGCAGTATTAGGTGCGATATCAGAAATAGAAGATAAAGTATAAGTTCTTACAGCACCAGTAGCACCAACACCAGTTAATGATACAGCACCCTCCCAACGGATAATTGGCTCGCCATTTACTCTATGTTTACCTAAGAAAGTTCCGTAAGGTACGTTAGATACATTATGTCCAGCTAAGGCAGTTGCACCAGCAGTAGGAATATGACCTAAGAATACTTTATCACCAGCTTGTAATTTAGAGTAAGCACCTTTAGCATATCCAGCTAAATCACCCTCTAATTGGATAAATATTTCAGTTGAACCTTGACTAGCTTTGTTAGTATCAAATCTTGAAGCATATACGTGGTCTAAGTATCCGAACATGATAGATGGGAACTCCATTGGAATTATAGGAAGTAGTTCTAAACCGATAGTATAAGCAGCAACATTTAAACTCATTGCTAATGCTCTTTGTGCGAAATCTCCTGAACCTCTACCAGTTTGGTTTAAAATACCACTAGCATTTTGAGAAACAGAGGGTAATTTTACAGCACCCATCCCAGGTACAGCTTCCGGGCCTTGTGAACCATAAGATTCATTAATAATTCCACCCTCTAATGTTAACATATTTTCGTTAATAGTTAACATTTCAGACATCCATTGTAATTTTTCGTCAGATTTAATTCCAGTAGATTCTGTAATTTGCGCACCCCAGTTTTGACGTGCATTCTTTTTGTTAATTGTACGATATTGCATTTTCGTGTTATTTTTCGATTAAAATTGTTTATGTACTGATTATTATAATTTATGTATCAGCGTTAAAAATTAGCGCATTTCTTTAGCCATACTAGCTAATGATGCTCTAGTTTTGTTTGGTACTTCACCTACAGCCTCATTTACTGTTCTGAAATATGCTTTAGTACCCTCTTTAATATTTAAAGTTTCATTTGTTAGTTGTAAACTATCCCAAAATACTTCAATATCCTCATTTGTATTCATCATTCTAATAGATGCTCTTCTGTGGATTGTTGATTTTTGTGATTCATTTAAACATTTCCAAATGTGGTGATAACGGTGAGGCATTGCCGTGATATATTTAGGTTGACCAGCGAAAGATTCGTTTAATTCCTTATCTTTATTATCGTCCTCCTTATCTTTATCATCGTTTGCCTTTTCTGCTTCAACTCTCTTAGCTTTAGCCTCGTTAATTTTAGCTTGTAAACTTTCTAAGAGAGTTGATACTACAGATTTATTTGGTGTTTCGTTAACAGCTTCATTAACATTTTCGTTTGTTAATTCATCACCCTCTTCACCATCTTTAACACCAGCAGGTCTTTTATGAATTTCTTCACCCTCTTTGATGTCTTTCTTATCTTTGTCTTTCTTATCTTCTTTATCTTCTTTGTCGTGTTTCATTTCACTAATTAATGATTTAACCTCTTTGCTAGACTCATTAATGTATGATTCAACACCCTCACAAAGTGATACAGTAAAGTCAGATTTTAACCAGTTTTCCATACTTTCACTAAGTTGCTTAGTGTAGTCGGTTTTAATCCATTTTTCAATACCCTCAGATAATTCTTTTGTGAAATCATATTTAATCCAGCTTTCAGTAATTTCTGCTTGTTTTGGTAAAATAGATTCTAATATCCATTTTTCAATACCCTCAGATAATTCTTTTGTGAACGTGGTTCGTATCCAGTTTTCTTGAATTTCGGCAGACTTTGGCAGCATATGAGTAACCGCCCATTTTTCAATGATAGGAACTTGAATATTCAAGAACCTTTGGTCAATGATTTCTTGGATTTGACTTTCAGTTAATGTCACCGTTTGTTCTGCATTTTCGTTAACATTTTCAGAAACAAATGACTTAACTTGGTCTACGTTTTTGGTGAATTGCTCACTTACAATTTCTTGTACACGCTCTTCACTTAATGTAGATTTAGCACCTAAAATATTATCGTATTTAGCTACTAATTTAGCCTCTACAGATTCTACAACAAATTGTAAAGCACTTTCGGTAATTACATCACCATTACCATCTACATTATATTCGTAGAACTCAGAAACAACATTTCCATTTTCGTCAGCAGATTCACTAATTGCTTTAAGTCCAGTTTCAGCAAAACCAGCAGTACCAACTAAATCATAAGTTGCCATGTACTCTAATGTTACTGCACCATCCTTAGAAGTCATTCCAATACCTCTACTTGAAATAGGTAATGGTGAACCGCTACGAACGATAGATTGAGCAATTTTACCTTTTGGTGTATCAAGTAATAAAATATTACCTCTTACGAATCCATCCTCATCAATACGAACATCCATAACCTTGTGTGATACATTGTTAAGATTGATATTCATTGACTTAGGATGCTCCATTTCACCTAAGATTCCGTTTTGCTCGTTGATTCTTCGTGTCATATCCTCAACATGTCTGCGATATTCACCTTTCGGATAAAAACGATTGTTTCTGTTCATGGTATCAACACGACCCATAACACCCTCAACCATCATCATTCCCTCAGGAACGTTATTGGTCTGTACTTGTTTCAGTCCGCTATTTTTCCAAACTTCTACAATTAGTTTTTTCATATCGTTATATGTTAAGTTATTTTTTTATTGATAATATGTATAGAACACAAAAAAATCCACCCTTAAAAATAAGAGTGGATTTTAAAATAATCTGATATATGGAAAATCTAAAATAAAATTTTAGAAAAAGTTAAAAATATTTTGAATTTTTTATAAATGTAAGTCCATTATTGATGCTAATGGGTGATTTTCATCTAAAGGCAGGTTCAAAACATTTATATTTTGTTTGTGTTGTGTTATAGCTTTTTTAGTATCTTTTGATAATTTCTTTAAGTATTCACTAGTGTAAAATCTATTAACACCACGTGATTCATTTGCTGGTTTATGTTCAGCATATTTCTTGTTCTTTTGTGGTGATGGAACATCACCACTACCACGATTATCAGGATTCATTGCTTGTGCGGTTGATGTTGATACTTTAGGTAATTCTACAGCACCCATACCAACACTAGCTGATGGTGGTTGTTGCCCATAAGATTCTAAAAGCGATTCAATTATATTATCATTTAGGTCAACTTTAGGACAATATAATATGTTATTAAGTAAATCTATTACTTTCGGTGCTGAAAGTTCTTCAAATCTAACGTAATTAACTACACAGCTTGGTTCTTGAATTAATAATTGAACATGTTTGTGGTGTCCATCTATAATTCTATAATCTTTATCAACTATAAAAGTATATCCTTGGTTAAATTCTTTACCTTTTATAATATTTCGAATTACCTTACTGATGTTTATTTCACCTTGGGTTGGTTTTAAATCTTTTGCTAACGATACACCCATTGATAATTTTGTTTTGTTTTTCAATGGTGTTAATGCATATAAAAAATCTTCCCAGTTTATTTGTGGCATTTCTGTACGTGGTATACCCAAACTTTCATCAGTATATTTTTCAACATCAAAATAAAGGGTCATTGTCTTACTTGACCCTTTATATGTGTGATATGCTTTTATGTTCTTTTTTGCGTAATCTACTAAGTTCATTTTATTCTATTTTATACCATCATCATCACCTAACGTTAATCCATCCTCATCAAGTTCATTATCACCTGCTATTTCGGCTAATGCTCTTTGATGCTCTTCTTGTATTTTGTTGATGGTTGATTGCCATTCTAAAAGGTCTTTTTGTTCCTTTTCTAATAGCTTATTATTAATTTTTAATTTTTCTTCATCAATATCAGGTAAATGTTCACGTATTAAAAACTCTAGGGCGAAAAATGGTTTTTCTGCACCATCAGGTGTTTCAATGGTGAATGCTTCTCTTAATGCTTGGATACCCTCAGCCTTTTCACGTAGTATATCCATTTTCATAAGTTCTTCAAACACATTATATGAATTGAATCTAATTTTAATACAACTCAATATATTTTGGTCATCCCTTAGTTCAGGTATTTCCAATGCAAGTTGTAAGTATAGTGGCTTTAAAACTAACATTTGTAATATTGCTCGTATTCTGTTACAGAAACTACCAAATGCAATTTCTTCACGTAACATACTACGTGTATCTAAATTCCATGCCTCAGATGAATTTGCATCAAATCTAGAGAATGGTAATTTAGCATTTCTATATAGTTTACGGTCAAAATGCTCATTCATTTCAGGATTTGTGAATGCCGTACCACTATTTTCAATTGTATCAATTTGTGGTGAACCACTATCACCCTCAGCCATCCAATATTCTTTTGAGAATTGTGGTGAAGTTTTACCATTTACTACCAATTCACCAGTATCAGAATCATATTCAACATCATCACGAAATCTATTCATTTCCGTTGCTAATGTTTGCGCACTCGCTATACGTGACTTTCCACGTGTAGGCACACGAAATATCATTCTGAACATTGAGTTCATTACAGTCCATCTAATAGAACTTTCATTAATGATACGTGCATTATTGAATGCTTTTATTAATTGTTCTAGATACGAGAATCTATTATTAGGTGAACCATCAGACCAATCAATGCGCACTATTTGATTATCATGTAAAATAACATATTTATCTTTTTGTGCTAATTCTCTATAATGTCTGTAGTACTTTATACCATTATGTGTAAATTCTTCTAGTGATAAACTATCAATTTCCAAAACACCGATAATCTTACTTGGGTTGTTTATATCATCATAAACAATTTCATATGCTTGACTACCCTCAATAAGAAATAAATATACCTTATTCCACAATGATGTTTTTGTACCCAATGCACCAAATCCATATAAGTAGTAAATATCATCTAATGCCCTTGATGCACTATCTTCAATTTTCTTAATAATGGATGGACTTATTTTAGATGCCTCTAGTTTATTTTTATCAATTTCAACACTTAATGCTTGTGTGTTATGTTGGTCGGTAACTACTAATTCATCCGTTAATTTTGTTAAAATTTCATCAAGCTGGTCATGTGAACTTAAACGTATAAGTTCAGAACGTTTCGATTTTGGGTCAAGATTAAAAAAGGATGTTCGTTTACCACGGTTACCAAAACGAGAATTATTGAATACACCACTTTGTAATAAAAATTGTTGGTATATTTGTTCATCAAGATATTCTTGTTGAATTGATTCTCCCTCGTGATTCTTTTTAACTAACTCATTATACTTTTGGGCAACAAATGGATTAAACTTCATAAAGTTATCTTTCTTCTCAGAATTTGAACGAAGTTTGTCGTAGTTTGTTACGCCAGGTATTTGGATTAGTTTTAAATCATTATTTTGTTTCTTTGCCATTATCAGATACTATTTTAGTATATTTTATGTATAGAAGTTTAGAATTTTTCTAAACACTTTTTTTATGTGTTTCACTTCCAACTAATTTTGCTATTTTTCCACGTTTTGATATAAACGCCCTCCAAGCCTTATCTAATTATATGGATTAGTTCGAACAAATCCAGCACTTGGTATCCATATAGCCTTAGGCATATCTTCAACTTTAAATTCGATAATGTTTTTCTGTAATTCAGGTATATACATTCTAACAGCAAATGCAGTACCATACTTCTCAACAATTTTATGAATGGTATTCCATTTTATTGCTGGTATGTCTCTTGGGTCATCAGCATATAAATTCTTTTTATATTGTGTTTTGAATGATGTGAATATAGTAAACATTACAAGCCTCCTGACTTTAGGTGGTAGTAAATGCATATTAATTCCTATGTTTCTTAATTTTCCCTCTTTGGTTCTAAAAGTACCTAGACTTAATACCAAAGGATTTTTATCAAAAAACTCCAAAGTGTCTTCATACTTAGGATGCGTGTAATTAAAAATATACAACCTACCAGCTTTCATTAAGCCTTTCTTCAACCAATATTCTCTATTATATCGAATATCTTTTTTATACCACTTAACAGCACTATCTGCTGGTCGTGGGGAAGTTGCTATTTCATTGGTCATCATTTCATCCCAAAAATCATAACCAATTTTCTTTATTCTTTGAGAAAGTGCGGTTCGAACAGCATTTACAATGCTGTCGAACCTTGACTTTCCACCAAGTTTTATTCTTGCCATATGTTATCTTCTAAATGTTAAGTTTAAATTAGTTCCATTAGGAACAGAATCTAATATGTTTAGTATAGAATCATATACAACAAAGTTTACGAAAATTTCATCAACAAGTTGAACACTTTCCAATTCATATACAGATAAAAAAGTATTCTTAATGAAATTTGATACAATTTCATTCTGTATATTGTAGTTAGGTTCGGTTAAATTAGATACATCGTATTTAAGGTTTAAAATGTCTCTTTTAATTTCACTAGTTAATGTAAACTCAGATAATGGACAATATATTTTTAATTGCTCAATTAAATCTGTCGCTAAATCATTTTCATCACTCTTTGTTATGTTTAAATTCAAAACCTCACTTGAATTTAAAACAATTGAAGTGTATGACCTAAATTCCATACAATTTGAAATCCATGGTAAACCCTTTCTTGATTGTAAATCATTATTGTTTGATGGTGATGAGTATTGATAAAAATTAGAAAACATAATATCCCTTAGATACGTTTCTTTGTATTTATTAGTCCTATCTAATGTTGTTGATAATCTAGAAATACTTAATCGGTTTCTATTGGTTTGTACCAACTCCCTTGAAAATATTCTACTATATCTATCATCAGAACCAAACTCTAACAACACTTCCGTTTGTGGTTGATAATCTCCATCATATCTAATTATAGGAAATATATAAGAATTTGATAATTTGCTTAATGTATTACCACTAGATGTTAATGATACCGCTATAGCAGTTTTTGATGGGTCAATAACTCCACATCTTATATATGTTTGCTTATTACCATCTGTTGTTTGTTTAATGTCTCTAGACTTTATTAAAGTAACTATATTAGCTGTTGATAGTTCTCTATATCTTGCGTTGTTACTACTTGCTGATACAATCTTTTTATATGTTGCGTTCTCATATGCAATTGCCTTTGAAATATAACTATGTTGTTTGTATCAAATGTTTTTGGGTCTGATTTGAATAATTGATATACATTATGATCTTCTGTGGATTCAATAACATTATCATTTGGGTTTGTGTCATCAACTCCATCAGGGTCACGTGTCAATATGTTCTTAACAAGTATATCGGTACACCAAAAATGGTCTGTTTTAACTTCCTGAATGTTCTTGAAAGTTATCTGCATACCATAATTAGGATTTGTTAAATCCTCAGTACTTGTAAAATCAATTGTAAAATCTTGACCAATATTTAGCAACTCATTTAATGGTGTATTGAATCTATTAACATTACCTCTACTAACGTATAATAAAGTTTGTCCACCATCAGTATAATGCCACTTATTTGTAACAACATTACCTAAGTATGTTTTTGGACTTGTATTATCATATAGTGTTAATGATATTTGGTCAGTACCAAAATCAATCGTATTCAATCCTGTAGAATAAATATTCTCAGAAAAGTATAATAACGAACGGTCTAAAAAATAATACTGCTCACCACGTTCTAAACTCGTTAATATTGGGTCAGGTATATAAAAATTAACTATTAATGTTAATGTTTTGTGTGTGTCGTTTCTTAACCATTCAGTTGTTAATACATCTTCCTTTACAGGTTTTTGACTAAATAATATTGCTGAAAATTTATAGTCATCCAATGTCCTATCATCAAACCTAAGCAAAACACCTCTAAAATAAGTATAACATGCACTCTGTTCCTTATTCCAAACTAATTTTGAATATGAAGTGTGTTCCCTAACAGATGTTTTATATTTTAGATATGTGTATGCATCTACGGTTTTAGATAATAACAAATCACGAGTCAAAGGTAATCTAGAGTATGATAAACACTTTCTAATATTTTGTTCATTAACATATAGATATGGATTCCTACCCTCACCAATAATTAACCATGAGTGTGTATGGTATCTTATATCACGTTCAACACTTTCCAATGATGGTGTGAATGATTCATACCTAAATGGTAATGAAATGTTAAGTCTATAATCATTTCCATAGACATCAGTACCATCCTTATAACTCCACTTATTAATAAATGGATATAATTTATTTATGGTTGATAATGATGGTAATGTGTTTTCAGATAATCTATCATACTCATTGTTGATTGTTGTTGCCTCTTCTGTAAAAACATCAATATCTTTATATAAATAACTTCTATTAAGGTCAATATTATCAAAATAACTATTGATATTATTAATTAAATTTGTTTTATATTCAGATAATTCTGTTTCTGATGCTGGTAAATTAGGGTGTCTGTCATTATATAATTCATCAACACGACCTCTAAAATTAGAGTCATTAACTATTGATAAAAGGTATTCTTTATACTTAACTATATCAAAATCCAAAACATCATTATACATTGTTTCAGTAGTGTCAAAACTAAAATCCCTATGTTGAATAACAGAACATATAATAGGTTGCTCTGTTAGTGTTTCTAGAAACCATACAGTATTAGGTGTTGTATCTTTATTTAAAATAGGGTCTTTTAATCTATATAAATAGTCACCAGCATATTTGGTAACCATTGTAATATCTGATGATTTTTTTACACCAGCATTATCAATATACTGTAATTTATTGTATTTTTTTGGATTAAAGTATGTGTTAACACTTATAGTATTACTACCACTACCAATAAGATTATTATTGTATGTTTCTTTTGTGTATAATGGTTGAATAACTTGTATACTATTTGGAACTTCAATCTTTAAATTTTCAGCAGATAGTGATGTGTTATTAGAACGTATTACAACCTCATTATTATTCTCAACAAATGCTCTAATTGTTGTGAAGTTTCCTTTATATTTTGTTGTAAGTTCATTAGCAATCCATGTTGCTGTTGTGATAATATTAGATTGTATGTTGGTAGAGTTCCATTGTATTGTATGCTCAACTTCATTACCATATTTTAGAACTAACTTTTCACCAGCCGTTGGTCTAAGTACTATCTTTAATCTAACTTCACCAGCCTTTTCTAATCCAAAACCATTAGCCAATCTACTTTGTCTAATAACATCATATTTATTTAATGATAATGTATTGTTGTATAGTTTGTATCCATTTTGTTGTCTAAGTAATCTAATAACACCCATGTTATCATATTCCTTTGCAATTGTTTCAGTAACTTCATTAAAGTCAACATACATTCCAAAGTATCTAACAAATTTATCATCAGAACTATCATTAAATGCAAACTCCATGTTTATTACATTGGAATACATTAGGTGATGCTCTCTAAATTTATTTGTAATATTATTTTCAAATTCAGTTATAGTTGTTTCATTGGCTAGTAATGCATCAATAACAGATTCGGTTTTTGATACCATCAATCCACTATCTAAAGATAACCCAGTTGTTATAGTTCCTTGTTCATATTGCATATTAACTGAACTATCCTCTATACCATCAAATATAGATTTTATTTTTGATAAATCAAATACATTTACAAGTGTTCCATAATTTATAAAATCTGATAACTTATTGAATGATTTATCAACTTGTTTATTCTTGGCTGGTATTTTGAATATAACAAATGCACTTGGTGTTTTTGTATCCTTTTTATTTATATGAATTGGTGCAAAGAATCTATAATTAGCATCAATTAATTTTGATGCATCAGAATACACTCCATAATCATATATTTGGTGATACTGTAAACTAGTTCTATCCGTTACATTAAATTTAGTTTCATCAACTATATCATACAACACATCTTTATTTGGAAACTGGTTTGCGAAGTTCTTTATATTAGTACCATATGATAATGATTTATTATACGGATATGCCTTATATACCGAACGCTCCAACAACTCTGTTGAGTTTATTGTTTCCAAAAACATATTATCCTTATCATCAATAATAAGTTTTATGTTTGTTGCTAATCGTGGATTTGTTCTTTGTAGTGAAAATATCATTATTTTGTTTTTAGAGTGTTAATCCCTTTTGTATATGTATCATATAAAAGAAAAACAGCACCACACGGTGCTGTTTTTATTCATCAGTTTCTATATGCCCAAAATCAGATTCATCATCCATTTTTAGGTTCTCTCTTTCGAGTTCTTTTTGTTCTTCCTCAGCGTTTGCGATTAACTCAGGTAAGTTGTTTTCTTCATCACGTATTTGAAGCATTAATGCACGTGTTCCGACTATCGGCCCGGATGTGTTGTTTCCGTATGTTCCTGAATCTTCATCACTAGCAGATAGTGAACTAATATCGGATGCATCTTGAACAATCTCAACAGCTTTCATTAATCCCTGTTCTTTCATTTCTGTTGCCGTAAATTTTAAATACTCAGGTAATGACCTTACATAATGCGTAGCCTTTATGGTTAAGTCCATTGATGTTTTAGACAGTGTGTTTATCTGTTCAAATATATTTTCATTAACATACCCACCAGCATCTAATTGTCTCATCAATGTTTGTAATGCGTGTTCAACAGAACGAACAGCCATCATAGCACTTGTTAATTGTGTTATCTCAATTGATGCAATTGCCTTTACATGGTCTTCATTACTTATTAAATCATTCTTTAAATACATGTTACATAACTCTGTAACCAAGTTAGTAGCATCTATCCCAATATTTATGAAAGTATTATCAACTTCCATTTCCTTATATGATTCCAAATACTGTAAATCACCACCAGTAAAGTCATCAGGTGTTTCATCATTCCAATCACTCATATTATTTTTGTTTTTGGGGTTTATTATCCTTTTAATTATGTATCTTTGTTTTTAAAATGATAATACATAGTATAAACAATATATATATATATTGAGAAAACTTTATAGTGTTATAAGTGAAAATTTTATTGTTGAGACAAAAGTTGTTGATGTTAATAAAATTTTTAAGTTTGTGCAAGATTTATACAATTATAATAAAGTGTATATTGCAGGCAAAAAAATTATTTTAGAAACTTTGAATGGTGATAAAAAAGAAGTTATTGATAAAGATGAGTTGTCGATAATTAAAAAGATTATAAACATTCTAAAAAAAGGTAATAAATCATATATACATAAGGTTATTGTTGATGATGTGCCTATTAATATTTCTGTTGTAGCAAAACCAAAAAGACCATCAGGTAAGTTAGAAGATTCATATTTTGAAAAAGGTCATAATCGAGTAGAACAATTAAATGATGAGGTTTATATATCATTAATTGAACGTAATGTTGAGTTTGATAAAATTGTTGAAGAAAATACGAAATTCTTTGCACTTTTTAGTGGTACTGGGTATGATATGAAAATTGGTACTGGTGAAAGAAATAGAGTATATGATATTACCATTAAGAAGCGGTATATTAAATCACCCAATGATTATAGAAATCTAGATGGTTCGGTTTATCTTGAATATGAAATGGGTGAATCAACAACATCAGATATGAAAATATCAAAATTTGTTGAATTGTACAAAAAAGGTTATATTGTAAAAGATAAAAAGAATTTAGATAAATATCTAAAATAAAAATTGCACCCAAATGGGTGCAATTTTTTTACCAGCCTTGTTGACTTTGTATATCTTGTTTTCCTATTGGGTATGTTACCCATTTATTAACTTCGTATCTTTCGTATTGCTTTACATCCGTGTTGTATATAATAGAATTATGTTCGAATGTTATTGCATTCCTTTCAGCAGTTGTTAACTCTTCAACAGTATTGTTAGGGTCTGCACATTCAGCAAGTATTCTTTGTAATGTTTCGTTACTTGTTATACTTGGTGTTGTTATTGGTTTACCAGTTGTAATACAATCAGCAGTTTTTGAATTATTAGAAACTAATTCAGGAACTGCATTATCAGCAACATAATATTTTGATGGTTCAGGTATTTGATGAGTCAACTCAGCCAAAATCTTAGATTTTGGTGTTATTGTCTTCTTCATTCTTATATTACCAATTTGTATACCACCATGTATTGATAATTTACTTATTCTCTTAGGTAATTTAGGTATACTTTGGTCTACAATCTCACCAATAATAGTGAATGTTGGATCTAAAACAGACATTGTAATAAATGTTCCTGTTTTATTATATGCGTAATTAATAACTACGCCATATAACTTAGTAGAATCCATTTTAACGGTATTTAAAACAACTTTAAACCTTTGTTGGGGTTTTACCTCTATCTCGGTTGTTAAAGTGTCTAAATTAGTCTCATATAACCTTAGTAACCTATTGTTGGTATCACTAACTGCTGATAATATTTCATGCTCATCAGTTGAGTGTGTTGCTTTATGTGGCTTGAACCAAAAGGAAATACTAAATTCATCATCCTTTTGTGTTACATTGTATGTGTTAGCTAATATTGAATTATTTTTTGTTGACCAATCATACATGTAGTCAACAACACTAACACCATTATAAACAACTTCCGATTTCTTAATATCAGTTACCATATCTATTTGTGTTGGTTCATGTAATTCAGTTCTCTCTGCATCCTTTTTCTCATCCTCTAATTTATCTAAATCAAAAGAATCAACATATTCAACATACTGCTCTAATTCCTTTTTAATTTCATCAGGTTCAATAACATCTGCACGGTCTTCAAACTCAACTAACATTGCCCTGTAGAATGTTGCTTTATGCATGAATGTTTTGTGGTCATATACCGTATTAATTTGATACATTCTATTAGTCAATGGTAGGAATAAGTAATCATTACCATTTGGTTCTGCATTACTAAAAACTTCACGCCAAACATCAATAACTATGTGTATTTCCAACTCATCTTGAAAGTCATAATCGAACTCACTATATTGATACCTGTTTGATGGTAATTCATTTCTATTGATTAGAATTTTTAGTGGTTTCTTTTCCTTTACATTTACTAACGGAAATGTTTTGAATGTTGTTAATCTATCTGCTTGTGATGGTTCAGTTCTGAAATAAATACATTCATGTGAAAATACATCAGAAATACCACGTGCAAGAGTTTTATTCAACTCTTGCGCCTTGTTGGTATCTCTGTAGGGTCTATAAAGATTCTTTGTATTTGTTCGTTGTAATATGTTATTCTTTGAACCAAATTGCATATTAAGGACTTTTAAATCCTTACCATCAACTTGAACACATTTAAGTTTATAGAATGCATAATGTAATGTATAACCTTTGTTTGCTTTTACCTCAACCTTTGTATATATGTTTCCAAAGTTTGTTGGATTTTGGTTTAAATGTGTAGTTAATTCACCACTAGTAATAAACCATTCAGACCATGTACTATTATCAAAAGAATAAGCAAATCGGTATGTAATTTCATCAAAATTTGATTGTTCGTGGTATGGTACAATATTTGCTATTGCGGACACCTTATCAAAATAAATGATGTATGATATGTTTGAATTTGCTTGTACTATCATTTTATGCTAATTTACTTATTTGTATCTTAACATTATCACCAGCAGTAACCATTGGATCAAATGTTATCTTGAATGTATTTAAATCAGTTTCTTCAACAGTACTAGGAAATATAACTTGCTTACCCTTTAATATTTTCCAATATGTTGTTGTTGTTTTTAGGTTGTGTGTTAATGTTAATACATTACCAGTTACACTACAATTTGGCGCACTAGCATGTAGTGGAAATTCGGTAACAGATAATACACCTAAATTTGTTGCAACACTATTTAGAGTTCTACCAACATACTTCCAGTACTTTATTTTAACACTAGTTATGTTTGTTGGTTTACCATCAACAAAATATAAAACACCTGCTGATGCATCAAATTCCATAGAATTTAAACCAAATGGTATTACTACACTAGTTGTATTATTCACAAATACAGGTGCATATTTACCATCAAATTCATTAAATGGTATTGCAAAGTTATCAGGTATGCTAAAAGCGTTAGGTGACCCAACAACTTGGGTCATAACAACCTCTTTATATTGTATAACACCTTGTAATCCACTTGTTACAACATCAACACCATTCTTATCATATATTTTATCAATTACTGGTGATGCTGGTGCAGTATTTGGTACTAATCCATCATCCAACCAAATATATTTTGACCTAACTGAATTTGGACTCTGAGGTTCGGTGTAGTATGATTTATCATCGGCTGTCATGGATACACCAAAAACAGTCTTTTTATATGCTTTTTCTGCTTTTTGATTATTCGATATTGGCATCTTTATTATTTTATTGTAATGCGGTTAAACTTACTGATTGGTCAAATTTATGAACCGAACCACTTTTTAATATTATTCTAACAGTTACCGTTGTTGTTACAACCTCACCTAAAGTTAACATCTTGGTACTTTGTGTACTCTGTGCAACATCTAATGCACCATCACCGTTTGCAACGACACCAACACCATCATATGCACTATTACCATTATAAACTTCACCACTCTTATCTGCTCTTCTAACTTCTACTGCATATGCACTTGAATATTCAATCGCACTATTACTAAATCCACTTTGATTAGAGAAGTTAACCCTAACTCTAGAGTGTCCAGCCAATGATATTGATAATTCAATATATCTATCATTTGATATAGTAGTATAGTTTAGTCCACCATGAGGTGCTGAACCATTCCACGTATTTGAATAATCTGTATTTGGATACTGTACTAATCCACCTAATATTAATGGTTTTGTATTATTTACTGCATCCGTTAATGGTTTTGTGTGGTCAATTCCAAATAATGATTGATTTGTTTTACTATCAATTATTATAGGATTTGTACTATTTGAAAGTGTTGCACTATCACCATTAGAACCTATCTGAGCAACATAATTATATGCAGTTAATGTCGCATTTTGTTCAAAAACATTTGCATTTACTGGAATAGTTAATGGCATTGCTGGTGAATGTGGTGCGGATGCCAACATATTAGTATTAGTATCAGAATTAATTATGATTTCATTAATAGAATTTCCAATAATCTTACCAACTGTTGTTCCATAACAACCATCAGAACCATCTTTATATGATATGTTTTTGAATTGTATTGTAGGTTTAAGGTTTTTACCTTGTCTAACTACAGGAATACCACAAACATAATCCGTTGATGGTATTACATCACAACTAAAAACAGATGCGGTTGGTGCAGTTAATTGACTTGGTTTTGTGTATCGTCTAAATCTAAAGTTATCACTAATTGAATCAACTGTTATAATTAAAACTTTTTCTGCACTACCTGCTGGTACTGCACTAGCACCACTAATATTTAAAGATGCTTCAAATGCTGGATGTAATGCATTATATTGTACTTTATTAATAGTTAAACCTAAGTTTGTTTGTGAACTAGGTAACGTTGCACCAAAACTATTATTTGCTACAGAACCTTTATTAACAGCATCAACTGTAGCTGATGTGTTTCCTGTTGTTGCAACTCTAAATGATTTTATGTGAATTATAGGGTCAACAAATGTCATGTTTGTTATGTTACCAGCATTAGAAAGTAATTTCCAACCTGTTTGAACTGGTGTTGATGCATCCCATGTTTGTGTTAATTTAGCTGTCTCTGTAATTAACGGTGGTAATGGTGCAATCTTACCAAAAACCTCATCTAATTTAGATAATGATTGGTTATATGTTTCACCATCAACAATAACAGTATTTGAACTATAATTTGTATTCTCTGTGTATTCAGAACCAATGTTTCTGTATGTGTTATTGAAGAAATTAAATTCTAATACAGATGTTCTACCAGCAACATTTATTTGCCCTTGAATTGTGGTTGCACCATCAATAGTATGTGCCGTTGTTTGTGTTGATGTTGCAAATGCCTTTAAAGTTAATACAACATGATTCGGTGCATGTGCCGATGGTTGTTTAATTATTAATCTATTCTTAACATTTTGTGTATTACCCTCAATGAATATTAAATCGGTAGTAGCATTACCACCACTTAAATTCATTTGAGTCATATCCAAAATATATGTGTTAGATTTTGACCAATCTATTACAGTATTAGGTAAGTTTGTAAAACCAACAGTTATTGGAATAGTTACTGCATTTGCTTGTATATTTTCGGTGGCAGTTACTTTACCATCTATATTAATGTCATTTCCGTAATCCATGTTTATTGTATATTAGAATCCTTTTGTATATGTATTGAAAAACAAAAAAAGGAACTCAATCTAGTTCCTTTTTTTGTTAATTAAATAATTATTTTAATTTTTCATTACCATAATAACTTTTGTAATGTTTAATACTTCATCAAGAGGTAATACATCAACATTATTAAGTTCTTTAATTTCGTTAACTAATTCATAAACAATTAAAGATGCTATTATTGAAGAATTTTAAAGTTTAAATCTTTAATAGCATCTTTAATTGTTTTACCGTGTGTATAATAATTATATTTTGATGCTACATAACAATCAACACTTGAATAAATAATATATTCACCAAGCTGTTTAGTACTTATTATTTTTGTTGGTATAAAATTAACACCAAACCATTTAGTATTAGTAATATCTTCAACAATTTGTGAAGATGTTAATTTTATTAATCGTGATAAATCTATATTAATATTAGTTAATTGATTGTTGTATAAATAAAGGTTAATTGATTGTTGTATAAATCAAGTGTTTTTAAATTACTTAACCAACTTCCATCAAATGATGTTAATTGATTGTTGCTTAAATAAAGTGTTTTTAAATTACTTAACCCACTTCCATCAAATGATGTTAATTGATTGTTGTGTAAATTAAGTTTTTCTAAAACATTACTAACAATTTCTAGTTCTCTAATATTTTTGAACGATAAATTCAAATGAGTTAAACCTTTAATCTTTACTTTTTCACCTTTGTTAATTCTATAATATGATTGCATCTTTCGAATTTTAAATATATTACAAATATAAATAAAAAATCGGAAACACAAAAGTATTTCCGATTTTTTATTAAATGAAGTGTGATATTTTATAATCATCACAGAAAACAACTAATTGTCGTTTTCCTGTTTTATGTATTAATGCGTGTGCTTGTGTGTGTGTACTTGCTCCACGTCTTGTGTAATATTGGTCTAATACTGCACTTAAACCTACACAAATGTTACCATCTTGAATACTTGGAGAGTGTGTATGTGCGGTGATTGTCCTAACATTTAATTTCTTGAATGTTTGTACATTCCCTCTTGAACCATTTACACCTGCATCACCATGGTTAGATACGTTAATTCTATTAATCTTAACAACATCACCATACTTAACATATTGTATTCTATCATCATCTTTATATCTAGTATTAACTAAATATCCGAAAATGTTACCATGTTCTTTTAAGTTAATTGTTTGTTGTATCAACGCATACTCTAAATATGCTGGTGAGTTATGTAAATCATTTTTCCAGTTACCCTCATTGATATATCTGTCTAGGAATACATCGTGGTTAGATTCAATTACATAAACCTTTTCACATTTAATAGAGTCTAGAACTTCCTGAGGAAATTCAACCGCTTGATTAATTTCTTCTTTAATTAGATACTTACCCTCAACAATTTTTTGTCTTAGAATGAACATATCTTTCTTCTCGTGATGATTGAATCTGTATCCATCGAGAACATCATGTACTACAACTGCTTTAGGTCTTAATGCATTAGTTAATTTAATTGTTGCTTTCATTAACTTTTCATCAAGTACTTCACGGTGAATATCACCCATTACCATAGCATCAACCTTCTTGATAATTTTTAATTTACCATTTTTATGTCTGTGTATTAAGTCGGTGAAGTTTCCATTATCTTCTACAGATACACATCTAGGTACATGACATGTTCCATCTTTCTTTTTCTCAATAATTGTAAACCCATATGAGTGGTTAAAGAATCCTTTTGAACCACTTAAACTGCGTGAATAGTTTTTAACAGTTAATGAACCTGTTGTTGCCATTGCTCTAAGTTCCTCACCACGGAATCTAGGCATAATTTTGAAGTGATGTCTAAGTGAACCTACAATATAATGGTGGTCACCTGCAATAGAATCCAATCCATTTAAAGGATTTTGTGTTGTTACTCTAATTGGTAAATTACAATCAATAACACTATCACCAAATTCTATTTTATTATGGTATAGGTATTCATCAACTTCATCAACCCACCATTGTTGTTTTTTATTCTTAACAGAAATATCCTCGGTTGGTGATGTTGGGTTTCTATACCTAACAGGAATTACAACTATTTGTACTTTCTTTTTATATTTTTTCTCAATAAACTTGGAATATTCTAACATACCATTCCATTGATTGTAGTTAATACTAGTTGTATTTTGTGCTGATGTCACAAGTAATATATCTGTATCATCATCAATTGAGCGCATCATTGCTCTTTGTAATTGAGGTGGTAACTTACTTGGTGGATTAGATAACCCAAGTTTTACCCACCAATCACGAATAGTTCGACCAACAACACCATATTTTTTGTTAACTTATCCATTTTCTCATCATGTGATAAGTATTCATCATGGTAAATTAATGTGATATATTCAATATCTGACTCGCAAAGTGCTTTAAATGCTTTTTTGGATTTCTTTGGTATCTCAATACCATTGTCAAGCAAAACACCAACATACTTTTCATCCTTTTTATTTTTGGACTTTTTCGAATCTATATTAGGGGTCTTTTTGTCATTACTCATATTATGTATGGTTATTTATCTCTTTGTCTTTTTAGGTTTCTTAACTTGTTGTAGTGTTTTTTCTATGGCATCCATAGATGCAATCACTAAATCAGGTTCGATATCACAAAAGAACTCATAATCCTTTAAATCTAAATTGTTGGATGTTCTAAATTCATTTACAACCCATGGTGAGAATTTTTTAATCCTATCTAAAGTCTTTGAGTTTTTTGGTCTAGCCTTAATATAACAATACTGTGGTTGTCGGTTAGCGTGTTTTGATGCTTCGTGAATTGCATCCATAACAGCCACATTGTATTCCTTATTTAACATCTGCATAATCTGAGGTTGGTCACGTGAAAGTAATTGCCATAGATTGCGTATATGTGCTTGCTTGGCTCTATTAGTTAACCTTTCATATGTACCATCAGTTGACCAAAATGCACGTAAGAATGGGAAATAATCTATTTGGTCTATTAATTCATTTTGGTTATTCATATATTGTTTAATTTTGTGTAATAAAACAATGTATTGTCAAATATGTATAAAAACAAAAAACAAGGCACATTAAGTGCCTTGTTTTTATATTGCAATTGGTGCTTTAATCCATGGGTGTGGGTCATATCCAATTAGTTCAATATCTTCAAATTTGAAGTCATAAATATTTTTTATATCCTTATTAAGTTTTAAAGTTGGTATCGGTCTTTCATCCCTACTTAACTGTAACTTTACTTGTTCTATGTGATTCTTATAAATATGAACATCACCAAAAGAATGTATAAAGTATCTAGGAATCATATTAACAACTTGACCAATCATATGCATTAAAAGTGAGTAACCTGCTGTATTAAAGAATTTACCAATGAAAGCATCACAACTTCTTTGATACATTTTCATATCTAAATATCTTGATGGGAATCCAACACTATCTAAATATTCATCGAATTTTGATTGTGGTACATCTTCATAGACTTCTTTCATATACTTATCAGGATATTCTTTTTTGAATAACTCCATTCGCTCACTACCAAAAACTTTTGCTGTATACACTTGAAAGAATCCATGACAATTAGCTAATGCACCCTTACCATTAGCGATATTCTCTTCAAATGATAATCCATCTACTGGAACAGTTTCAGGATTCCAAGAAGTTACAATATTTCTTCTACAATCAGGATTATTCTTTAGTCTATCAATCATATTTTGTATTTGATTGATTTCTTTACCATCTGATGTTTTCCATTTATTCCATTGAACACCATACATTGCACCTACTGAACCAATTCTAAAGAGTAATCTATAATTTCTAGTTTTATATTTAGGTAAATATTCTATTTTTATATTTTTAATCCACCTATATTTCAAATCACATCTGTCAGAAATACCATTATTAGACCATCTATTTAAATTAGTCCAAGGTATTCCACTTTTTATTTCAGCTTCTTTTGTTGTTAAACAAGTAATAGATTTACCGTTTATTATTAACTTAAATGGTTTAAATTCTGTAGTGTAAATTGAATTTTCTAATCTATGTAACCAAATACAAGTTTCTTTAGAATAGTAATTTGAACTATAATAATCTTTATCTAATTGATAATCATTCCAATCTTCAAGTTTGTTATCCCAGTTGAAAATTTCTTTAGATTCTCTGATAAATGTTTCACAATCTTGCCAATCATTATGTACAGTAACACCCTTACCACCATAAAATCTATAATTATGTGATTTTTTATTATAACACCTATTCATCATTTTATGCCAAATACCAGCCAAATGATAATCTATACTAGATTCATCTTTCCTAAATTCTGTAGGGTATTTAAAATCTTTAACTAGTTTGAATGTTTTATCTTTTTTCTTACCAACTAATCCGATTACTCTTTTATCTCTAAAATACTTACCACTTATAGGACACCAATCCCTCCATATTGATACACCATTTTCCTCTAAATAATCTATCCTATCAGTACCCATTAAAAACCAAAGATTTTCATGTATTACAGAATCAAAAAATATCTTCTTTGTTGTTTCTATCGGAAAACCTTTTCTAAGGTCAATTGGTTGCATTTGTAATCCAAAACATGATATAGTTCCTACACCAGTTCTATCAGATTTTTCATCACCATTCTCTAAAATATATCTTAGTATATCTAAATTTTGTTTCATTTAATTACTATAAATTTTAATTATTATTTTTAACATTAATATAACAAAGGAAATTGAACCACAAATATATAATGCGGAAACAAGCATCCCCATATATCCAATTTTTTCTTGCATTTCATCTGATAAATCTTCAATATCTACTTGACCAATTTCATCATAAATATCCATTAATTTATCTTCTACCCTCTTACCAGCTAAGAACGAAAGGACTGTTGTTATTAACAATCCTATCGCATAAAACATTTCCATCATCATAAGTCAACATCTTCTAAATTGAAGTTACCAAAGAATGAACCATCATTTTGTTTTGGTGCAACTGTTGCCATTAATGACTGACCACTTTTAAATTTTGATTTATCTAACTTCTTTGTTTTGAACTCACTTATTAAAGTTTTTGTACAAGATTCCCACAAATCACTTGGTATTTCTTTTTTAGAAACATATGCTAATTTTCTAGAAGATGCCCAAACACCTAAGCTATGTTCAACAACTTTATTAGTGTAACAAATTCTATGTAACTCAGATAAAAATGCTGGGTCAAATAATAGTGTGTAGTTGAAGTTATCAACACCAATAGATTTTAATGCATCATTAACATTTTCATTTGTTGGTTGTTGGTTAATGATTTTATCATATGCATTACTTAATGTTGTATTGGTCATTACTAAGTTTAATTCTTCGGTAAGTACATGCATTAAGTGTGATAACACATTAAAGTCATAAGCATTTTCATCAACAGGACTTTCGTAAGTATCAATACCTTTCTTTAAAATTATGTTATAATCAACTAACGACTTCTTAGTTATTTTTTTAATTTTAAGAGAACCATCAACTTTTGTTATTGGTAATAATTTACGCACAAATGAACTAATAAATGATTCATCATATAACATATCCTCGGTTAAATCTTTTTGTGTTAAATTTAACTCACTTAATGTCTTTTTGACGTGTGTTTCTGATGGTCTGTATTGTCTTGTTCCAGTTGATGATAACCATTGAATTAATGGTGGTATATTATCTTTTTTCTGACCTCTAACAATCTGCTCTAAAACAAAGTATAATGGATGCACTTCATGTACCAAACTTTGACCACCTGCTGATTCAATTATTTGATTTGTTGGGTCAACACCACCACCAAACACAGACTCCATTAAGTTTTTCTTTTCTGTTGGTATCTTATATAGTTCCCTCTTAGGCATTTTAAATAATAAAACATTTGGTTCTACGAATGATTTATAATCACCATCTGATGACCATAGAATAGACTTCAATCCTTTATTAGATAATATTCTAGATGCTATATATGATGAATCATCAGCCTCAGCACCATATTGTTTAATTACACAAACACCAGCCTTTGATAACATTTCAGTAAATTCGTTAACAGCATCCCAAAATTTAGCTGAGTCGTAATCTGAATGGTCACGGTTTGCTTTATAGTCTGCATCACCACCTATATTATCCATACCTAATGGTAAAACTGGTGATATATTTTTTCTCCATGAAGAGTAATCCAAACACCAAACAACACGTGAAATTAAACCTTTAAATTGATTCATTTCAGCAACAATTGTGTTTGCTAACCCCTCTAATAACTCGGCTCGGTCACGGTTTGGGTTATCTAAGAAAGTAAATCCACCTGCATTACGGTTACGTTGCGCCATGAATGTACCATCAATAATTAATGTATTCATATTGTATAAGTTTTTATTTTAATGTATAAAACAAACACCACCAAATTTGGGTGGTGTTTTATATAACATGTTATGTAAGATTTGAACTTACGCTACGCCTTTACCTCGTACATAGTTCACCATTCGTACTCGACTTTGTATTTCTACTTTCATGCATTTCCACTAGGTGACTTCCCTGCCATATAACATGTTACTAGGCTTCGACTCTTCACGATAATTTAAGCATTGACTTTCGACTGTCTAATACCCTATTTATTGTAATTCGTTTAAATATTTTGCATGTGTTGTACTTAACATAGATGAATCAACATCATATTCCTGTAATACTAAATCATAGAATGGTTCAATAAATCCAGTTTCTTTTAATGATGCTACACGCAAACCAAGAACCTTAACTGTTGGATGGTCTATAAACTTTCTAAGACTTTGTATAATAACCTCAATATCATACTTAGATGGTGCTTGTGTAAAGAATATGGCAACCGATGTTAAATAATCTGATTGATTTTTATTATTGGTTATTGGTTGTGAGTATGAAATTTTTGAGTGTTCAATCTCCACTTCCTTTATAATATCTTTAAAGTGGTAATAATTTTCACTATCTTCATAATCAATAAACTCTTCCTGTTCGTCAATTTCAACTTGTGATTCGTTATAATTAATTTGTGAAGTTAATGCAGAACACATGTAATTATAATCTTTGGATACGTCTGTTGAATAAATAATATTATGCGAATGTATCAGCCTCTTGATTCCACTTAAACATATTACACAAATTTTAATTCAGTTTCAACCTTTGTTTTATATGTTTCCGCTTTGTCGGTTCTAGCGGTCTTAAAAACATCAACAATAAATTTAGTTCCAACTAATTTATCTTTTAATTGTGGTATTAATTTATCAGATTCACCAACTTTAACATAACCTAATGTTACGTGTTGTTTAAATTCTTTCCTCATTGGTTCAATACCATATAACATCATATGACTAACCAACTTTGCGTTCACCTCATTAAGTGATTCATTGTTTGTCTTAGCAACAATAGCCTCATACTTATCTGTCTTGAATACAAAAACATCGGTTATTTCAACCTCTGTATCTAAATCAACTTGTGGTACTACATGTCTTAATCCAGCTTCAAGGTTAACCAATGATATATGGTCATTCTCTGTAACACTAAAATATAAGGTTACGTGTCTTTCTGTTTCTAATCCTCGTGCATGTGTATCAATATCATCAAAATGTAATGATGTTGATGGAATGGATACTTGTGCTTCTTGGAATTTATTATCTACGTCCTTTAATTGTGTCGCAAAATAATACGTTACTTTTTTCATGTTCTTCTGTTTTTAATTCTTTATTTCCTCTTCGACATTCTGTGGTACATTCACAGTCTTGCCATTTATGTTTATTGCAGTCAAAAAATTTCATTACTTACACTCTACCAACAATCATATCATTTAGTACATCTATATCTATTTTGTTATTTGACATAATTTTATTGTTGAAGTAGGTCTATATATTTAATTGTTTTTCCCATTTTATTTGAAGTACTGTCTTTTTTAGTCCAATCTTTTATTATGCAATAAGAACCATTATGTTTTGTGATTTCATTTTTGTTACAACCTAAGCAAATGGAATTTTTTGTTACAATTTCTCCAAAAAGATTTGTTGTTATAGTACTTTCAGAAGCACACGAATTTGGAACGACACCTTTTAAACCGTCCATTTGCCAAACATTCCAAGAAATGATATATGCTATATCTTGAATAGATTTCAATAAAGGTTCTTTGTTGAATTTTAGTTTGAAGTTTTCTATAAACGTGAATAGCATAGCTTCACGAGCTAACAATAAACTATCACCTTGCCACTCAAAAGCATATGTGCTTTCAAAAGCTATCTTTACAGCTTTTAACCAATTATTTTCTGAATCAACATTTTCATTGATTACTCTAAGTTTTCGGTCTAAAAGTCCAATTCTTTCATTTATTGGAATAAATATTCCCGTAGTAGTATCATAACGACTTGTAATATATGGTGCTTCTCCGCAAGTAATTTCTAAACGTTTATCACTTATATAATCTTGCCAAGTTTTGTCTTTAGGAAAGATGATTTTATTTGAATTTACCTTCCAATAAGGATTACCATTTGTTAATTGAATTTCTGTATTGAAAATGTTTTCTTTTTGAAACCAGGCATTGTCTATTAAATTATTTTGAGCATTACAAACCCAAGATGGCGTAAATACTTCGGCCATATTTTTAACTCTTGATAGTTGTAATACTATATCTTTCTGTACTCTCGGAATTATTAAATTACCGTTTTCTCCTGTAATAAGTTCAGGTAAAATTTGTTTAGTTTGTTCGTATGTTTGCCCTAAATATTCGTAGTTTTCAGTTGCCCAAATTATATTTTTTTTTGTGGTATAATCACGTAGTAGAATATCAAGAACATTTGGATATTGTTCTAATATTTCATTTTCTAATATGTCTATTTGTATACTCAATTCAGTTCTTTTATTGATACTAATAATTCATTGACTTCTACATTCAATATTTTAGCTATTTTGTACAAGTCTTCTAAACTTGGTTGTCTTTTATTTTGAACATAGGAATGAACCATATTGTAGCTCTTGCCTAACTGTTCAGCTAACCATATTTGTTTTATTCCCTTTCCTTCTAAAACCTCTTTTATTCGGTTCATTTTGAATTGTTTTTATTCAGACCACTAATTTAAGTAAATTTTTAAAATATACTCATCAAATGAGTATTAAAATTATCATTATCTATGGGTGACGGTAGGGAAGGACAAGCTCTTTTTATTTTTTGTGTGCGTTGGCTTTTAGCGTTTGCAAAAAATAAATGTGCTTTAATCTAGCGTTGGCTATTCTCCATATTTACATTGGTTTTATCATACTTTCAATAAATTCTATTTCTTTGGTTGTTAGTTTGTACTTTTTGTATAATTGACTGTCTATTTCTTCTATAGTTTTTGTCCAATCTATGTCTGATTTTGGAGTAAAATCTTGAAGCGGAATAAATTTATAAGTTTTGGAAGTTGCATCTTGACTTGCTTTTCCAACACTATGCTGAAATCTAGCAAATTTTGTTTTAAAGAATTTACAAAGGTTTGATGCAGATAATTCGTTTAATTTTAAATCAACACCTACCACAATATAAGATTCAGTACAAATTGTATTAGGTTTACCAATAAATGTGTTTAAATTATCATCATTTAATTCTGTACCAATGTTGTTTGCTCTTGGTGTAAAAACTTTATAATTGTCTATCCAATTTATATTTTTTGTTATTTCTGCTCTTTCTAAATAGCCTTTTTTTATACCTTTTCCATAACAAATAACAGAATTTTTCAAGCCACTTTTAATTGGTCTAAAAACGCTTGGATTTTTAACAATATTACCTTCTAAGCCAAATGGTTTTCTTGATGAAATAGAACTTTCAAATGATTCAAAACCAGAATAAGATTTTACCTTTTTAAGTATATCAACTGCTAGACTATGACGAATAAGTATGTCAGAATCAGATGTTCTTAAATGTCTTGAATTTAGCTTTGGTTTTAAATCATCTTGATATGTAAATACTTTTGTTAAATTCTCTGTATTATCATAATCTTCATTCCATAGAAAATAACAAATACCACCTCTAAGATTAATATTTTGAAAAATTAAATCTGGCTTAAGGAAATCGTGTAATTCTTCAATATGTATATCATCTAACATTTCATCTCTAAATGAATCTAATCCTTTACCACCTGCATACCATCTTGTAGGTATAATCATTGATATATTTTTAGGATTAAGAGATTTGGATACATCAACAAATTGATTATAAATAGGAGATGCACTATTTTTATTCGTACCATCATCTTTTTGTTGATAAGGTGGATTTCCGACAATTATATCAAATTTCATAGTGTTGTTGTTTATTAATAAGTTATCATCTACAATTAATTCGTTTTCTTCAATTAAATCGTATGAGGTGTAGTTTTCTTCAATATTGTTTACATCTAATTCTAAAAGTGTATATACTTTTCTAGTAAACTCATAAGCTATTTTTTGAAGTAGGAACAGAATAAAAGTTATTTGCTACTTTTTTCCCAAACTTCTTATAGACAGCATATACAAACTCTCCTTGTTTAGCCGAAATATCCAATAGTTTAGTCGTTTCATTAATAGCATCTTTAGGTAATGAATTAATTATTTTATCGGTTACAATTTCAGGTGTTACAGTACCATCAGAATTTAGAATATAATCTGATAAACTTGAAAAATAATCTACTGGTTTGAATTTAATTGGTTTGTGTGGTTGTATTAACCCATATTCATCAACGAAACCAATTACAATTCCATTAACAATATCAACTGAACCAAAAATAAACGTTCATTTGGTTCTGTATAATTTTTTCTTAATGCATCTTTATTTTCAATTGGTGTTACTAAAATAGCCCAATTATTATCATTAATTTTTAATTCAACCTTACATGTTTGTATAATTCCTTTCATTTACTTTTATTTATTATTCAACTAATTCATATTCATCAAAAGATGTTCCTTGTGTGTATGGATATTCTTTTTTATTTAATAGATTCTTTACAATACCGCTATGTGTTAATAACTTCTCAACATCATCACTTGGCATTTTTGTTATATCATATAACCGTACTTTATCAGCCATTTGTGGGTATGCTGAATTTTTACACTTATAAACATATTCATTGAATTTTGTTTGTACTGTATCGTATTTACCAGTTTTTAATCCAATCCAAGAATCACCATCACAATCAACCATGATTCCTAATTTATGGAACTCCTGTATTTTATTTACTTGCTTGTTTGTTCTTGGGTCGAACTCAACTAATTCAAATAGTGGTTCAAATTCTCGTTCAGTTTTTAGTATTTTTAATAGTGTCATATAATGATATCTTTTGTTTCTTGAATTATTGATTCAATTAGTTTAATATACTTACTTATCTGTTTCTTTGATAGGTTATCATCAAACATTTGTTGTACAAACTTTGCTCTCTGTAAAGGAACATACCACTTTTCTTTATATCCTAAAAAGCAACACAAGTAACACCTAAGTTAACACTTGTGTCAGTAAAGTCAATCTTCAATGGCGTATTCTCATAGTGTGCTTTATTTAACCCCAATAACATTTTACTATACTTATTATATAATTTTTTAATGTTATTTTTATTGAATAAAGATTCAGAAAAATCATATACCTCAACATGGTATGTGTGTCTACCGTAGTGAAACCAAACATGTAAACCTGTTGGTGTATATTGTAATAAAGAATTTGAATTTTGGTCAAACTTTATAATGATACCATCATTTTCTTTATATTTAGTTTCTTTAAGTTTTTTAAGGTTAGTAAAAACTTCTTCGAACTGTTCTAAACTTATATAGTACTTTGATTTTACTTTCATCTTTATAAATTATATATTAATACCTTATCTTCTTTAATATCATTGTGATTTAGAAACTCTTCAACTAAATTAACACCATTAGGGTCAATTGAATAAATTCCTGAATTTTGAACTTACATCGAAGTGTGTGTCTTAATCAAAATCTTCTCTTTCAAAAATAACATTTGAATTACCATTCATATACTCATCAGATAATTCATCTACCATTCGTTCTAGTTGATGTTCTGTTCTCTTATCGGCAAATTTAACATAAACCTTTATAAATATTTTGAAGTCATAAAGGTCAATTGCTGGTATTGTTTCTATTTTATTTTATTTTCCATTGTCATTAATTATATGGCAAATATAAACAAAAAATTGGAAACCCAAAAGGGTTCCAATTTTTTATGATTTAAATAGATTTGATAACGTTGAGCATAATGCAAGTAGTGTTATCATTAAATCAATTGAACCTGTACGTGCTTCGAATCCGTACTTTTGACTAACAACAGCACATCCAAGTACTTTATGTGATAGTTTATTTCTATTTAAGTATTCTAAGAATGGTGTATGTAGTGCTTGAATTGCTTGTAATTCTTTACCATTATAATTTTCCTTTACAAATTTATATATTTTGTGTGGGTCAAATTCTGATACCAAGAATTTAAATAACTCTTCATCCTTTGAAACCGTTAAATCCTTAATATGTTCTGATGTTATTTCAGTACCTTTTTCAATTGATTTGGTTACACCATACAATACATTTAATATATTTCTTAAATCAGGATAACAATTTTTGAATATTGCTTGAAGTGCTTTTTGTTCTATTGTCCAGTTACCCTCAACATTTAGAATGTGTCGAACTCTCTTAACATATTGCATTAATTGTTCTCTACTTTCCTCTTGTGTAAAGTTAAACTTAACATGAGTTAATCTAGACATCATATTAGGGTCTAAATTCTCAGGATGATTTGCTGTTAGTATAAAGAAAACATTCTTTTCATACTTTTCTATAACAGATTTAAGTGCCTTTTGTGCTTGTTTTGATAACTCACTAGCCTCATCAATAATAACAACCTTTTTCTTTGCTGAATTTACTAATGATGTTGTTGATGCAAATGGTATAATTTGGTCACGAATTTCACCAATACCTGTATTAACACCAGCTTCAATAAATAATGTACTTCTACCTTTTGCTAATATCTTTGCTAATGTTGTTTTACCTAATCCACTAGTTCCACTAAATAATTGGTGTGAACCAATTTCACCATCTTTAAATTCCTTTCTTAACCTTTGTGGTAATATTATATGTTTTAATTCTGTTGGTCGGTATTTCTGTACCCATGAAATTTCTCTTAAACTCTTTGTTGACATCTGAATAACGGTTTTTATAATTTTGTGTAATAAAACAATGTGCGGATGAATCCGCACATTTTAATCTTCTATTGTTGTTGAAGTACTATCAGTAATAATCTCTACTGAATGTCCACTACCATCTGTTGTGGTTGTGTAGTTTATTTTTTCTTCTTTAAATAATTGTTGAAGTACATAACTAACTTGTTTTATTTGGTGCTTAGAATCATCAAGACCTTTATGTAAATCACCAGTAAAATCTAATGATTTTGACTTTGGTGCTAATGCAATTAATGTTCTAACACACCTATCATCTCTAAAACTTGTTGGTGTTTTTAATTTTGTTCTATCATATGCGTTTTGTAATAATGCATTATCAAATGATGACCCTTTACCATATAAATACTTAATACCATTCTGCTTAACCCATGCACTAAATGTTTGAATTGCGTGTGTAATATGAACACCATCTTTACATTTATTTACAAGTTCCATTCGTTGTTTATTTGGTTGTTTCATCCAAAATAAAATTGTATCTGCGTTTAAATCAAATCCTAAATCAATCTGTGATTGAATATCTAAGAAAATATCGAACTCTGCTAGGGTTTCACCAGTATATGGATTAAATTGAACTGCACTTATTGATGTTAATACCGCATTCTTACCCACACCTAATGTTTCAATATCTAACATACAATGTTCAGGTGTGTTCCACTCTTGGTTTAATAATGTGTTTTTACTCATGTTGTGTAATTATTTATTTATATCTTCATTTTCTTCATTAATATCATAGTCAGGAACAACCATAAATTGTGACCTATTCATTTTACCAAATCCAACTTCAAATAAATCTGTCAATTCGTTAATTGATAGTGTAATTCCAAAATCACGTAATTTATTAACCATACTCAACATTAAATCTTCCGTATAGTCATGTAATGGGTGGTTAAGTACCATTTCAGGATTAAATGGTATTTTTTGTGATTCTTGGTTTGGTTCTTCAAAATTCCTTTCATCACCATTAACATTTCTTAAATCATATACCTTAATCTTAGGTTTGGTATTAATATTTTGTTGTGAGATGTTATTACCTAAGAATGGTTCAATGGGTAATCTAGAAATATCATAAGGTGACATTATATTATCCATTTTAGCACTTCCTTTAAATACCTCATAATTCTTTTGCATTTCACCAATCTCACCATTCAAATCAAATATTTTAGAAAATACTTTTATACATTGTTTTGATATGTTATTAGCCATTAACTCAGGCATTTTTCCAATAACTTCAAAAAACACTTCATTGCCATTTTCATTAACATATCCGATATAATTTAATTTATCTGATTTTGTTGATGTTGATGTATCATAACCAATTAATAAATCAACAGTAGTCACTTGATTATCCTTAAATGAAAATGTCATTCCCTTAGGTGTATTATTGAATGGGTCGAATAATTCAATATTAATATCCTTACCTGATGGTGATACATTTTTTACCTTAAATATAAAAGGAAACTTACGTTCAGTTTTTGTTTCTTCAATACATGGTGCAAAAACTGTTTTAGTTGTTAAGAATTTAGGATGACTTGTTGTTAAATCAGTCTTTAAGAAATCTTCAGTTTCTGTTAGAATTGTATTAGCTGAATCAATAAAATCCTGAACCAACTCTTCATCAACTGTAACAAAAGTGTTTGGTTTTGGGTATGATTTACTAACTTTAGCTAGTATTGTATATTTCGGTTTATTTTTATTTAAGTCTAATACCTGCATTGTATAAATTATTTTTATGTAATTAAACAATGTGCGGACGAATCCGCACATTTTAGTTAAGGGTTTTTAATACTTCAATTAAATTTGGGTCAGGGTGACAATCCGATTTATCCACTCTATATGAAGTGTGTGTCCATATACCATCAGCACCATTTAGCGCACGATGTGATACATCCCACATATCCTCATTATATTTGGTTGGAATTTCATAAACCTCTGTTAAATTTCGTAGTAAGTAATATAGCGTTTCTAATGCATCATCAGAATATTTTTCGAAATGCTTATAACCTCTATATGGATTATCGTATGTTATGATATCATTTGTTCGTAATCTACCACCATAAGCAACACTATGACCATTACTCTTTACCGGGCCTAAACTATCCAACTCAATTTGAATAGCACCTTTGTTTAATTTTTTGTTTCTATATAAATAGTCCTTAAAGCCTTTTGATTTTAAATAAGCACGTTTAAGTCCTAATGCATGACCCCAATAATTGGCATCAAAACATTGATGTATAATTCCATTCTCAGTAATAATAATTGATGTTGATACTCTTGCTGTAGATTGTAACCACGTTGCAATATCACCTTTGGCACTAGAACCATCACTAACAGTATGATGTAATACAATTTGATTTTTATCAAAAACCTCTTTGTAGTATTGGTTACTAGGAAATGGTACTTCTTTTATACGTGTACTAAGTACATTAAGTATCTCTTCCGATGTTAAGCATTTTTCCAAATACATAGAATTAAATTTTTTAGATTAAGGTAATATTACCCTTACATATTATGTATAAAACTATCTATATTTGACACTCCATATCGAATTTAAGGCACTTTTTTAATAATTTGGTGTGTTGATACCTTATATAAATTTAAGTGCCTTAAATCAATGACTATTACTAATTTTGACTATGCTAGTGTGTTTTTTAATTTTCTAAGGAAGTCAATATTATCCGTAAAGTTTCCTGAGAACTTATTAATACCTGTTTCGTATTCTATAATCTCACTTTCGTTTGTTGTAGAAACTACTTCAATTAATGTCTTAACTCTATTAACTCTAGTAACTCGAATAAATCGGATTCTATCTTCAAATGTAGATAATGGTATAGAGAAAAAGTCAGAATCATTTGCATCAGAAAACCATTCAATAATATCTGAATTAGTGTATCCGAATGGAATAGTCTCAATGTTATTAACTCTAGTATATTTTACCAATTGTTTACTAGCTTCTTTGTATCTTAAACACACCTCATGGAAGTCTTGTGTATCTGAACTTGTAAATTCTTCACCAACGGTGTTATTTAATTTTAATAAACTACCGAATGTTATACATGGGAATGTATCTTCTTTGGTAAGTGGTGTATTCTTTATCTTACTTAATGTAATGAATGGTCGGTCTTCATTATCACGAACCTTAATTGTAATTCTCTCACCTGATGACCACTCAAAATCAATTTCAGATGGTGTATTGAATAATATATTGTGTGTATTATTCTCATTAGATTCAATTAAATCAATAACATTAAATAAAAATTCTTGTTTAATTTCAGCTAATGAATCTAATTGTGTTCTATACTCTGCTGATGCGTGGTGCTTTTCTACGTCAAGTGCTTTATTTGTTAGTTCTTGGTTTAATCGTTTTTTGTACTCAATATATGCTTTAGCAGAAATAATATCTAATTTACTATGTGTAAATTCAAACCCATTAATATTCTCTGTGATAGTAACTCTTTTATCTGCAACTTTATCAACTGTTAGTGAATATGTTCCTACGATTAATTGTATACCTACAATACTTCTTAACTCTGCTTTTACTTCTTGTTTGTTCATACGTTTAAATTATATACGTTACGTTGTTTTTAATTATGGTGCAAATGTATATTTTTGAAAAAGAATATACAAAACTTTTTGAGTTATTTTCTATAGTTTCTGCTGATAGCTTGAATAGTAGAATTTAACTCTTTTGTTGAGTTTGTTACAATAATTCCCTCAGGAACATTCTTGTATTTTAAGTACCATGGCTGGTGTAAAATTGGCGTACAATCAGGACACTCGTTGGTGATGTTTATGATAGTTTCTAATTTATCATCAACATGAATATTAACACCAAGTTCATTTATTAAGATGTGTTTATCATCACTAACATACAATGGTCTATTCTGATAACCATTTTTGTTTAACCAATACTCTCTATGTAGTTTGTTTGATTCTCTGATAGTAGAAATGTAATAATCAATATATGGCATTTCGTTTGGTTGAATCATGGTTGGCATTTCACGCCAAAATTCAGGGTCATTCGCAACCTCTTCATAAACCTTACCAATCCAAGGTACATAGAAGTCGTTAATTTTCTTCATTGGTTTATTGTATCTATCACAAATTGCTTTGTAAAAATTTGCAATGATTCCATCACAGTCATATGATATAATTGGTCGTTTGTTCATGTCTTTTGTAATTTTGTTTGGTAAATATAATACACATTTAAATATTGTGCAACTAATTACTCTACATTATTTGATTTAAGAATTAAAATTATACTATCACGCAACTTTATTAAATTATCATAAGTTAGCATAGATTCTGCATACTCTCTATTATTAACAGGAATTGCTAATTCAACCAAGTTATTTGATTCGGGGTTTTCAACTAAAGATACAGAATCACATGGATGGTGTTCTACATATCTAACACGATATTTTATATTTGTTGCCCATTGTGGGTTTACGGTTTTCCAAATGTTATTTTTCTCATCAATTAACATTTGTGTTACACCACCATTTCGTGCATTTTCAACAACACTCGCACCATGTACTTTGATTTTAGATTCTGTTGGTTCTATAAATTCGTTTCTTATTTCCGATTTCTTTTACGTTGTTTTCTTGAATGTTTATTCTTCCTACGATTCTTGTTTCGTTTCTTATTAACCTGTTCAGGTCTTTGAAAACGTGTGGTCATAAACTTAGTTTCTTCAATTATATCCTCATGTAATAACTTAATATCGGATTTTATGTTTTCTAAAAGGTGTTTATTATAATTCTCGTATACCGTTTTGGCACTTTCTGTTATTTTATCAATTATAACAGGTTCATCTGTGTAATTTAATATGTTCATTTTCTTAATTTTAAGTTATTGTATTCATGAAGTTCCTTGCATTTGTAAATGCAAAATCATCAGCGTATTTATTAAAGCTTTTTACTATTTCATTGTTTTTTAATACAAGGTACTCTTGCTCAGTTTCTTTTATAGAAGTAACGTCTTTTACAATTTCCTTCACTTCTTCTTTAATTTCCCTAAAACAATTAGAACAACAAGGTTTACTTGTTAATTCAGGTATATAAGTATTTTGCCCGTGGTTTTTACATTCTGTCATAATTTTGTCTTTTAAAAACGCACTACATATAACACCGTATAAAGTGTATTGCTTGTGCATATTTGTTAATTTATTACCTGTCTAAAGGTTTGTTTATATTTATTAATTTGTTGCTTAATCAAGGTCGCAACACACCTTATACAATCACGTTAACTACAAATAAAAAGAACGCTCACTAGGTTGGAATTATAAACCTGTTACTTTATAATTAAATAGTTATTTACCTATTTTTACATTCCATTATTTAGTAATATTGTTATCAATTATATATTGAGCCATTTTCCTTAAGCCGTTAACTCCTTTTCTTTCAGATGGTGTAAAATTTTTCATTACTTTATTATATCTCTCCATTGGAGATAGATAATACCAAACTTTATAACCTTTTTCTAATTTATATACTTTTTTTCTGTTGGTGTTAAGTTGTTTAAAGTTTTCATATTCTATAGTTATTAAATTATTACACTACAAATATAACACTTATTTTTAAACTACAAAATATTATTAAAAAATCGCACCCATTGGGTGCGATTTTTTAATAATATTTATTAATATAATATATTCTTTGTTGTCTATCCTTTTCGGCTTGTGTTGTTTCAAATCCCTCTTGGATTTGTTCATATAATGAAGTCATCTTAGCGTATTAATTTTCCTATTATCTGTGATTCGATTGTTCTATTGCCAACACATTCAACAAAAGTTGATGCCTTATCATATGTATCAAAAAATACATATAGTTCAGCAATTATAACCCTGTGATGATATATTGGAATAACTACACATACATCATCATTTGATATATTGAAATTGTCTTGTGTGTTAAATATTACATATTTTTGTTCATATAATTCCAATTCAAATTCAATTTCATTGGATAATGAAACTCTAGTTGGTAATATGTGTCTTTTGCTTGGTATTACCAACTCCTTATAAACTTTCTTATAGTTTTTTGGTTGTAGGACGTAAAGTGCTGAGGTATTAGCACCCCAACGGTTTGTCAAATCGTGTACAATTGTTTCACATTGATTAATGTCTATTACTTCAAGTCTAGTGTGGTTTTTATATTTTATTGAATCGTTTATTGTATTCAATTTCAATATCACAATATATGTTAGTGTAATAAATATGAGTAATGTGATAAAATCACCAACACTCTTTAGTGTTAGTGATTTTAATATTTTTGGTACTGTAATCATTTCTTTAATATCTTTTTTGATAATTTATAGATTGGTGAATCCTTATCAAATTTCTTTAAGTCCTTTAAGAAGTACTTATGTCTTATGATATTAACCCATGTAAATAAAAACATAACACATGAACGCCCATAATATTGCATTGGGTGCATATTAGACATTCTCATTAATTTTTTAAATACAGAATCAACGAAATAACTAACATAACCAATACCGTTATACCAATCATGTATAAATGATTGCCATTCCCATATATCATATGCTCTTTCAGGAAAGAATGTTGCTCCATCAAATGAAAATTTACCTTTCATAAAATCATTGAATGCCATTTCAAACAATCGTTCTACATCATATCCTAAACCTTTTCGTTTGATATCATTTGCCATTGCATCTAACGCATAGTGCAATTCATCAATACTAAAATCTTTTGCGAACTTACCCTTTAACATAACTAAATTATTTTAATGCAACATAAACAAATCCAACAACAAAAGGTAAAATTGGATAAAAGAATAACCAAAATGCATTATAATACGTTCCGTTCTTTAGATTTTTATTAACCCAACTTAATGCTTCCTTATACTCACGGTCAATGGTATCTGATGTACCATTTTTTTCAACATACTTATAATATGATTGGAACTTCTGTAAAGTATCCATTTCAAACCATCTTACTGGAAATCTACTAAGATATAATAAAGGACTAAAAACAACAGCTAATAATGCAATTGCAATTATTGAGAATGTAGAGTTATATCCAATAAGTAATTCCAAAAATGGTAATAAACAAAATGTTGGAACTATTAATTTAACACAACGTGGAAATTGTTTTTTTATTGAACCACATCTAAAATACGCATCTAGATAGTAGTTTTTGATTATGAATTTTCTCATATTAATATGATTTATTTATTATATGTATATACATATAAAATTGTTTAATTATGTCATTTTATATGCATATACATATAGTTTATTTAAAACTCTTCATCAATAACCATTTTATTGATAATTTTATCCATTATTACTTGCTTGGTTAATCTTCCAGTATGTTCTAAATCAACTGAGCGTTTGTTTGCTATTGATATTAACTCATCACGTTTCATGCGCTTCAATTTATTTCTTAGCATTGGTTTGTTCTTTGCATGGTCTTGAATTGCTTCATTATTTGCTGTATGTACATCCTCAATAACAGCTACAGAATTATCAATATTCGATTCTTCATTAATCTTAACAAATCTTTGTATAGCATTTTTAACTTGATTGGGAACAGCACCATGTAATAACCATTGAACAAGTTGTTCATACTTAACGAAAATTACCGAATTAGGGTCACGTAAATCATGCATTTGTGATTCGTAAATTTCATTCTTTACTGCATCATAAACAAGTGTATGCATTTTCTTATCAAAATGTTTTGGTAATTTTATCCTTGTTTGCTTTAGTTTGTATTTTAATAAACGTTTCTTTTGTAACGATAGACGTTTAAGTGTTGCTATAGCTACTTTCATAATTTTAATTGGTTATATAATTAATAAGCTGTTCTTTTGCATCATAATATCCACCAACATCAGTACATGTAAATTTAACAGACTTTATATGCTTGGTGATTTTATTATAATCAGTTGCAAATAATTTATTTATACATTCTAGTTTTTGTGCTTGTTGTGTCCACCGCACATCATCAGTATCATCAACAAATTTTGAATTTATCTCTTTAACAAAACAATATAATTCAACATCATCTGTTATTCTAAGTAGTTGCTTTTCAAAAACATTGATATACTTTATAAATGTTTCACTAGAACCAAAAACACGCTCTATTGATTTTGGTCTATTTATATCCGCATAGAACTTCTGTGTTAAAAACATTCTATCAATAAGAATAACATCAACACCTTGCTCAAATAATATTTGTATGAAATATGAATATGAGTCTAGTGAAAGTATTTGCTTTTCGTGATAGTCCTTTATGGTTGTTCTATTTTGAATAAAGTATTTATATGGTAGTAATTGTTTTCTATTTTTTTCATGTAAAACTACAACATTATTGCCCTTGTTTTCGTAATATTTCTTTAACCATAATAATGATGTTGTTTTACCTACTCCATCAACTCCATCAAAAATTCTTATTTTTTTATCCATCTAAGTGATTTGGTCTAGTTACATTTGGGAACACACCGACCATATGTGGTGGTAGTTCATCAATTATATTTTCTATTGTAATTTCTTTACCTTTGTGTGATAGTCTAAAACATAAATCAAATAATGAAAATCTCTTAATATTACCATGTTTATATAAATAAGATTCCCATAAGTGTATTCCAAATGGTTTTTGTTTAAAGAATCTAACTAAGTTATCCATGGTTAATTGACTATATGCATAGCTATATAAACTTCCTGTGTATGTATAGAAGTCTATCAGATAGAAATCCCTATAATCACCATGATTAACATCATTTTTTCTATCCGTAATAAGGTCTGGCCCAGTATTACCCCAAACACTACCAATCTTTTATTTTCAATCATATCATTTAAGATACTTAATGATTCTTTATAAAATGAATCCATAATACCTTTTTTTGGTGCATATATAACCGCATTATTCAACTTTAAGTGGTCTTGGTGGGTTGAGTATCGTTCTATGAAAAAAAGTGGCTCAGAATCATCATCTAAATCATTTTCTAGTACATCTAAATTCCTATTCAATAATATAATATCAGTATCCAACCACCAACCACCAAAAATATCTAAAACCTTGTATCTAAATACATCTGAAAATGATGCGAATGAATGACCGTTTGACCCATAATCAATTGTTGTATATTCATCGTATGGTATTATTTGGTCTGCATCATTTATTGATATTAATTCATTATTGTTACAAAAAGTTTTGAACTCTGATGTTAATATGTTATCATCATATACCCATATATTAATTTCTTTACCTTGGTGTATCCAAGATTTTATGCAATTAACGTTATTGAATGGTAATTTTTTGTTTGTATCCGTATTGTGCCAAAATGTGTGTATCATATTTTAAACTTTTTTGTATAAAACAAAGTAGACGAAAAAACACGGAAAGATTATTTCCATCTTTCCGTGTTTTTAGATTGTCTGAATGTTGATATTCGTGTTCTCTCAACATCTTTATTAATTAATTCTTGTAATTCAGAATCTTGTTGTCCTATATCTTTGGGCATTAATACACCCTCTGCTACCAATTTAAGTGATTTATATATCATATGAAAACATTTGTGCGCTTGTTATTAATGCATTTATATCATAGTTTTTATCCTCTTTAAATACATAAATAACTTCACCGATTATTGAATTAGAACCGATATCCTTTATCGGAACTATGTATGCCACATCTAGACCATATGAAAATATAACATTTGATAATACATGTCCACTAGACTTAGTAATTTTTGCAACACCATCTGTTCTTAGGTCTTCAATAACGTGTGTTCTAGTAATCAATTCAACCCTGTTATTTTCTTCTAGTGGTTTATATACAGAACCAACCGATATTGCAATACGTTCCTTTGATGTTTTTCTACTGCTATTTGGTTGATAAACATACAACATTACAGCCTCAGCACCATAAATTTCTCTGAGTTCAAAACATCTATTGTTTGCGACATCTAATTTTCTAACTTTTACTTGATTGTCTTTATGACTCTTAAAAAGTTCCAATATTTCTTTTTTATAGTAGATTCCAAAAACTAGTGGGTAAATGATTATGACGTATATAATAATGCGTTTTAGTGAAGTTTGGTTAAGTCTTCTAATAAACGCACTCAAAGATTCTAATAAACCTTTAGTATTCTCTATCATGTTTAAATTTAGTATTGATGTGGGGTTATTAGTTATATGTAAAACCAAACCCAATAGATTGAATAATTCAGGGTCTATTGGGAATAATATTAAACTGGTGATTTTACATCATTCATTATTGCCCTTAATCGCTCTTGCATAAAATATTGTAAGCTATATTGCTTTTCAGGATTCCTAGAAACATTTATATCCCAAATATTTAATTTTACTGTAGGTGATAATTGTAATTCAAAACCACCTTTCTTTTCATTTACAGCATCCATAAAAGCTGTTGAAACTGGATTATTTTGCCACTTTTGAATATCTACCATTATGTTATCAAATAATTGAAATACTGCTTGGTCTATTAATGTACCAGCAACCTCATTTGTTAACATATATGATATAACATTCTGTGATTTTCTTTTCCATTCACTTGTCTGTTCTGCTGTCGGTAGCTTATTACCTTGACTATCAACAACAGCACCCTTTGAATAATCTTTTATTAGCGTTTTATGGTTATTTACATCTTCATCTAAAGAATATGAACTGGTTTCTTCATCATGGTAATACCACTTTAAAACTTTTGTTTGTGTTAGTGCCAATCCTTTGGTTCTAGTTCCGACCTTATCACGCTCATATGATATAAATTCATGTAATAACGGTACATTTTTTTCAGGACTATCCCAATGTACAATTTCATTAACTTCACCACTTTCAGATAATAGAATTTCCTCGTATGGTCTTATTATTAAATCTTTCTTTGGGTTAACTCTTTTTGGTACGGTGCTTTCATCAGATGGTGTAAAAAATCCATCCGTATAGTCGATATAATCGTATATTGTGTATCTCTTGTTCATATTACTCTACTTTTATTGCTATAAATCTTTGTGAAACTCCACTAAATGGCATTAATACTGGCATTATAGTTTCTGAATTAACTGGAAATTTATTAGATACTTTTTGATTTACAATCAATGTTCCCTCTGCATCCCAATCAGTTTCATTTGGCATTACATAAACCTTAACATATGCACCAACATTACCGTTATTTTCGATTCTTATTTTTAATACCGAATTAGGGTCAAATTTAGCATAACTACCAACCCTAACATATGAATTTGGTATAACATTATGCCCATATAAACCCCAATAACTTGTTGGACTATTGAAAAATAATGTTAAATCGTGTTCTTTCCATTGAGAAGTACTTAAATTATTTCTTTCATCAGTTCCTAAACCTAACATCATTGCACCTTGGGGTGCTGTCATAATAAATTCTATGGTCTTTGTTTCTTCACTACGCTTCCATTTTAATTTATTAAATCTAGCGATTGTTTTCCAGCGTTGAATACCCATAAAATAAATTCCTCGTTTATCTCTAATATAAACCATTCCACTACGAATAATAAGGTCTTTATCATCAGTAATACCAGCCTTTATTGCCGAACCACCCTCACGTAAATCAATCCAATTTGATTCCCTTACATCTAACATTTCATTATATGTATTTTCACCAAATTCAGAAATAATTGTCAAATTGTATTTCTTTAATATATCTTTTGCTGTTATTGTAACTTCAATAATCTCAGATGATATGAAATCTGTAACAACAGTTAAATCATCAATTACTATTTTTGTTACTGGTGTTAAGTAACTACCATATAACCTAAATTTCTTAACTTCATTAAACGCTTGTGTTAGTTTAATTTTATTTAAAATAGGACTCGGAAATTTCTTATAATCATCTAAGAAGTTGTCAAATTTTTTGTTGGTTTGTAATGCAGTTTCATTTGCTTTTGATAAATCATTAAGCATATTAAACATTGAATTTGCATCAGCATGTAATCTAAATTGACAAAGACTTTGTAACTCTTTTATAAAGTCTATAAAGTTTGATGATTTAAATTCAACGTTACCAGCTACAGTAATTTTATTAAAGTTCTTATCAAATGATGTAGTGTTTATTGCTTTTATTTCACTAAATTTAATATTATAAGTGGTACTATCCTGTAATTCTAAATAAATCGTTTCGGATTCCAATTCTATTGTACCATATAGTACATCTTCTTGGAAAATTTGTCTTATTGGGTTTTGTTTTTCACAAAATACAACAATAAGATTTTCATTAATTATTAAATGTTTCATCTAATGTGTTTTTAATTATATTATAAATAATTATGTATTAATATTGAATAATTAAATCTACACCAAATCCTCTAGAATGGCTTCATATAAAAACTGACCATTTCCTAAATTTGTTTTTAAAAAATCTCTTATTGTTGTTTGTGAACCATTATTTGGGTTTGTGATTGATTTACTATTTTCGTTATCTAGCTCACTTATTATTGAATTATAAAAATCTGACGTTTTATTTTCAATAAAAAGTTCTATTTCTGTTTTTAATTCTTTTAAAAGTATGTTAATAAACCAATCAATATTAAGGTCTTCTGCTCTAGCTATTAAATAATCTATTATTCGATTTCTTCTTTTTCTTAATTCTGTTTTTAGTTCAGCAGAATTAAACTTTTTTATTAATTGTTGTTTTGTTAAACCAATACTACCATCTTCATTATACCAATTTATATCCATAAGTATTCCAGTTAATTTATTATCATCTGAATACACATCTTTGAATATTTTTTCTATATAAACATGTCCATTTTTTATATAAGATGACTTAACTTTTCTACCCTTATCATATAAAGGACTTTCTTTTTCTAATTCTGTCAAAAGTGTAAAATCATAATTAAGTATATCAAAATTTGAATATTTTGATAAAATTTTTTTATTAATAATTGTGATTTTTCTTGTTTTGTTTTTGTTTTGTTAATAATAGTTATGGTATCATTTTCCAATTTAAGTTGGTGTTCATTTATATTAAATGATATATTTTCATAAACACCATAATCCCATTTGTGATTAATACAAAATAATTCATCCAATGAAATATCTAAATTATTTTTATCAATAGACTGTTTATTAAAATAAATTTTCATACATTAATTTATTATATTAATTATATATGCACATGTTCCAGTATTTCCTAAATTCATATGAATCATTACTGCTGGATAATTTGGATCATAACTTTCTTTAACCAATGTGCAAAATGTATATGACCCATAATTTTCCATATTAAATGCAGTATTTAATGCACCATTATTTGTAAAGTAAAAAGTACCATCAACTGAACTTTTATCATCAGCATTAATTCTTATAGTAGAACTATTTCCATCAACTTTTATTATTGCACCATCAATCCATCCCCAACCATTTACTGTATATGTTGGTTGAAAATTAACACTATCCCATGATATTGTTAAATTTCTATTAATATCAGTATATAATGTTTGAGAAACGCTTGAATTAAAAACACCCGAAATTGTATTAAGTAATAATTTCCAATTAACAGGATTTGATGCTGGTAATGATAAAAGTTCATATCGTCTATTATCTTGATTTTGGTATATTATATCACCTATTTCAACATCTTTTAATAATAACCTTTCGGTTTCATTAGATACCATCCTAAATTGAATTGCACCATTTCTAATCTGTTTTCTATTAATCATTATTAGTTATTCTTTAATGGTATCTTTAATGTAATAATATCACCAACATCTAAAACTCTATAAAAAGAAATATCTGTTGCGCTTACCCAAGCAACCTCAGTTGGTGATGAAAGTGGTGATGCACCCTTTACCATTGGTACACCATTATCCCAAATCTCTAAACTTGGTGAACTTATAAAGTTAGCTGATGATGTTTGTATGTTAACATTTGTTACTGTAACACCACCATCAACAACTGTGTTAGTTGTTACTGTTCCATTACCGTTTGTTGCTCCTGTATTAACATTTAATTGCTCACCTACGGCAACCTGAGCAGTAACCGTAAATGTTCTTTCAATATACTCAATATTACCACCACTTAATGCATCATCTAATTGGTCTGAACCATGTCTAACAATTGCTGGTACATGTAAACCATCACGGAATTGTGTAGTACCAAATTCAATAGCTTGATTAAGTGTTACCAATTGAAGTGTGTTTGTTGCATCAAATACAACAAATGAAATTTGACAATTAGCTACTGTAGCATGTACTGCTGTTCCATCAGTAACCGTACTAGCTGTTTGTAAAAGTCCATAAACTTTTCTTTCACGTAACGCTGTTGTTGCATAATTACTTGGTACAATAATATCATCATTTGTTGTCGCATCAGTAATTGGTACTAGGTTAAGAATGTTACCGAAATTATCAGTTACTATTGTTGTTGCTCCTGTACCTACAGCACCAGCTAACTTTGACATTACTATCGAGTTATTGGCTGGTAGTGTTGCTGATGAACCTCCATAAACACCGATAACACCGCCAGGTAATTGGGCTGTTGTAAGGGTCATGTGGTCAACATTAACAGGTGTTACCGTATTTGCTGAAACTTTAGGCACGTTATAAACTTGCCCTGCACGCATCTTATCGAATAAAGATACATATAAACTTGTTGCATCTGCTCTATTTAGTGCGACTGCTCTACTATTAATCATAAATTAATTATTTTATAAATTGTTTTTAATGTTTGTTCTTTGTTTTATAATGTCCATATTGTAATTTTATCACCTGCATCTAAATCTATGTTAATTATAAATGTGGTGTTTGATAAATAAACAATATCATCAGGTTTCATAGCATACCTGTTGTTGATTAATACCTTAACTCTTCTTTCATCATTGAAATTAGAACTTGATACAAAATCAACTGTTCCTGTTGCAGTCCATGTACCACCACTAACAGCAGTTGTGTTTAATGTCGTACCATTTGCAGTATATCCAGTTATTGTAATAACTCTTTTTGCATATGTTGATGTTGGTGTTGATGCTGAAACCGAATCACTCTGTATCATTATCTCAACATGTGTTTGTAACTCCTTTACAAATGCTGGAAATGTCAAACTTGGTTGAACGGTTAAGTTACCATATGTTGCTGATGATGTAATACTAGCATCAAATGACTTCTCATTTATTGTTTTTACCGTATTAAAATCAATATCAAAATCAGAATATTTAGTACCATTAAATTCAAATCTAATTATCTGCTGATTTGGTAATACGGTAGCCTCAACTATTTCTTGTTTTAAAATCTGTCTTACTAAATTGATACCATTGTATATTAATATAGAATGGTTGTTTACTATTAAGTTCATATAACAATGATGTGTAAATTCTATTTCTCCTTTAAAGTATGTATTAAAGGAAAAAACGCACCGTTTGGTGCGTTTATATTTTGAATACTTTTAACTTCTGTCTAAGTCTAGATTCCTTACTTTTAGTTAGTTTTCTAAAGTATGTATATGTTATACCAAGTATTAAACAATCACCACTCAACTGCTCATTTCTAGTATGTGAGTTTGATGTTTGTTGTGGTTCTTGGTCGGTTAATTCATCCAAATTAACTGTGGTGTTTGTTGATTTTTTATAAGGTCGTTTAGCAATATTATAAATATCAATAGGTAGCACCTGAAACATAAATAATGATTGAATCGACCAATCAATATTAATTAAATGTTGAATACCTTGTAATAATTGCTTATTATTTTGGTGTATTGCTGGCGCAACCATAAAAAATTGATGTGCATTCTCTGAACCACTAAATGTAAATGTAGATGAATTATCTAATTGAACTTTTTTTGTGTATCAGTAACATTCGTTAGTTGTGTATAATCTGTGTATGAAATACCAACTTTATTTTGTTGTGATGTGTATTTTTTTGCTAACACACCGTAATTATTGATAGGTGTATATGATGATATTTTTGCTGGATTATCTGTATCTAATTTATTGTTTGTTAATAACAAGTTAATAGGCTCTTCAAGATGATTTCCATTAACTGGATTAATCTCTAATGTATGTGAACTAGAACCTTTCAATGCTTCTTTAATATTAAGAAAACATAAATTCGCAAATTGGTCAATAAATAACATAATTGATGAGTCATTATCAATATATGAATGTAATGCGACCTCATGTATAAAGTCAATATTATTTTGATATTGAATCCAATTCATACTATCTGATGTCGATTGTATGTTGCTTGTGAATCCTAAACCACATTCTTTACTAACAGCTTCAATAACATCAAGTGAACTACCAGTTATAACCCTATTTGTTGATGTATATAATTTAGGAACATGTAATTCACACTCAAATGTTAATACTGAACTACCAGCAGATGATGTAACACTAAGAATTAAATAATCATTCTTTATTGGCTCATTAATATCATCCTTCGCAGAACCTATAAATATTGTTGATGTGTCAATACCACCAATAAAATCAGTTTCTCTAAAATGAAAATCATCATCATCAATAGAGAATGTTAATTTAGGTAAAAATGATGTACCAACTTCTAAATTAAATGAAACTATTGATGTGAATGGTACTACGGTATCCTTTACTCTAATTAAAGGATAATAAACTCCACCATGTTCTTCAATAAATATAGACTCATCATCATCCTGTCTTAAAACTATAGGATTTGTTTGAAGTGTGTGTTTGAATTTATTAATCATTAGAATATAATTATACCATCATTCGATTTTGTGAAATTTTTTGATGGTTGTTGTTTCTTACTAGGATTTGTTTGTGAACTCTTTAGAGTTGTTTTAAGTAATGAACCTGAACTTTTACTCAATGTCATTGATTTATAGTTCAACTTCTTCATATTTGAGAATAAAGAATTTAGATTCGGAATGAATATAACATCACCAGCTTTAATACTTAAAGGATTTGATATTCCATTGAATTTACAAAGAATATCAATCGCTTCATTAGTACCATAAGCAACCTTAGAAATTAAATCAATATCCATTTCATATTGTTTCTCAACTAAAACATGTCTATCTATGGTAACAGCATCCCTGTTTATTTTTATAACCTCAGATTGTAAATCTAATATGTTGTGTATTAATTTTTTATTTTCTAATATGGTTGATTCTGTCATGTTTTTATATTTAATGTAGGTATATCAAATACTGGTTGTAATGTACCATACTGGAATGTTGCCGTAAATGTATCAGATGTCCTATCAATATTATTATACGCAAATGAAACCCCATCAACACCTGTGAATAAAACTTTATTAAATTTTATTCTTACAATAGAATTTAGTTTATAATCAAGTAATTCAAGTAACAAAAAATCCATTGGAACTCTATTACCATCCTTACCTAACTGATATTTCTTGAACCAATGCTCCACCATAAACCAATAAGACATATAAGCCTCAGTATGTTTAAATGTGATGGTAAATGTATTATCAATAAATTTTTGTACTGATTGATGTGGTACATGAACTCTTTCTATAGCACCAAGCGCATTATCTCGATTACCATCTTGTATTGTTGCCGAAAAACCAAATGCTGGTATATCAAAAGATTGTATTGATTCGTTCATAACATCTATAAACGAATCAAATACAAAAGGTTTTTGTTTTATAAAAGCATCATATTTAGTTAAAATATTTGGTTCTATGAATTTATCAGGCAACCGTGTCCTGAATAAATCAGGTCTTGGGTCTAATGAAAACATAAAGTATTGTTTTTATTATACATCATCCGTGAATATTGTGCTATATGAAAAATCAGCACAACCACGTTTATATGAGTTCCATCCAGCATATAAATCATTCTTTATAACTTGTGTGAAAAATGAAAATAAATTAGGTCTGTTTATATCACATGACTTCCATTTTTTAACTAATTGCTCAATCGCAAATGACCTAATATCCATCCTAACATCATCGCTAGGATATTTAAACGGTGCTTGTATTTTGTCTATCATTAAACAGAACATATCAACCATCCTATTGGTTAATCCATCCCTTACATGACAAACCTGCAATTCGGCTCTAATTTCATCACTTGTTAAATAATTCTTTCTACGCTTCTTTTTTACTACTTCACTCATCGTTGTATAATTTATTAATTTATTAATTTTTGTTGGAAAAAAGCACCTATCGGTGCTTTTTATTAAATACTTGTTAATTCTTGTATTTTTGTTTGTGTTTCAATAATAGTTTGTTCAACTAATTTAAGAGTATCAACAAATTCTTCTCTAATTTCTTCATTTTTACATTCAGAAATTTCTTTTTCTAAATCAACCTTTTGTTCATTTAGACCTTTTATTAACTCTTTACACTCTGTAATGTCTTTTACTTTTTGTGCATCATCAGAAACAGCCTCAGCAACTAATTCAGATAATTGCTCACTAAGGTTAACACCTACTTTCTTATCGAATAATGCAATCGCATCACGAATATCAGTAAATGATTCAACTATTTTAGCTTGTCTGATTGATTGAACAGTTAATACGTGATAGTTATTTTCGTTACATACAAATAAAACTTTATCACCACTACGTTTATTAACTGCCTCAAATACATTATCTAATTGTGCAACATTAGAAAAGTTTTCAGAAACAGCAACCAATGCATCACATACAGCAATATTAGCTTTTCTATCTCTTCTACCAACTACACCATCACGGTAACTCATTGACTCAACGATAGTACTCATTTTGTTTGTGAATGCATAAGCATCAAATGATTCAAAAATACCATCAGAACTCTTTCTTCTTAATCCCTTACTATCAATCTCAAATGAACCTAATGATTCATGCACATAAGATAGTTTGTTGTCAGCATATGTTAAACTCTCAACAATTGATGATAAGTATGAAAATGATTCACTTGGTGCAGATGTCTCACGAATACCACTTTCATTAATACAATAAACTTTATCACCACTTCTAAAGAACACACCGCCCTCAGACTCTTCAATATAAGATACTGGATGACTAACAACAGTTTCATTTGTTTCAACAACATCATCCTCAACAATTTTACATGATTCGATAATGTTTGTTACAAATGGTAATGTTCTAAATGGATTTAATTTTCCAGCACGAACACTATTTTTAATATCAGACTCAGATAATGCAACCAAAGTATCTAAAGTACTTAATGCACTTTCGGTAATTTCAGTTTGTCTTTGTCTTTCAATACATTCAAATGCATAAACAATAGATGCCTTTACACCTTGGTCTAAGATAGCATTTGTAGCCTCGTTGGTGAATTTTTTTAATTGCTCATCAATGTTTTGTATTTGCTTAGTCTCAAAAATTGCGGTACTAACAGATACCATTGAAGTCAATTGATTCTCATTCTGTAATTTAATTAAATGCTTCTTAGTAGAAGTACCTTGCATTGTTAATGGTTTAATGTTCTCAATTAATAAACCAAGGTTAACAGCCTCTAGAATACTAACTCTAGCATCCTCTATGTTCTTGTATTGTTTCATTTAGTTTGTTTTTAATTCTAAATATTTGATGTCTTTATATTATGTATAGAATATAAAAACACCAAATATTTATTATTTCTTCTTAAACATGTTCTTAAAACTTGGTAAATTCTTACCAGTTCCCATGTTTGATAAACTTCCCTCAATCATTCCACCACTAACCAATCGTTTTACTGGTGAAAATATTAATTTCTCTAACTGAATTTCTCTAGATATTGGTGGTGCAATTTCATGTGGAAATGATTCATCATGGTATGCAAATGGATTCCCTTGCTTATCATAATACATTTTACACTTCATACCATTCTTTAAGTATGCATACTTATTCTGCAAACCTTTTTGATAGATTAAATGATTGTATCTAACTGCACCTCTAACTGGTGCTGGACATTTCTTTTCTAGAATAATTCTATCTTTCCACTCAACAACATATTTATCGTATGTCTTTAGTCCACTAATTTTAGATATATCATCAATCGGTACTGTTTCTAATTTACGTCTAAGTGCATTACACATATTAAAGAATAAATCACTAGATATTTTCCCTCTTTTAGAGAATATCAAATTTACAAAAGTTTTTATACTACTCCTAACAAAATTTGATGTACTTGATTGAATAATTTCAACACCTGTTGTCTTCAATCCACCTTTACTAGCAACATAGTTACCATCATCCCATAATTTACTAAAGATATACTTCTTTTTTGCAATAAATACACCATACCCACCAATAACCTCTAATTCAAAAATATGATGGTTGTCACACCCTCTACTATCATAGTATTTTGTTAGGAATTTATCATACATTGCGTTCATCTTATTCTTAAAGAAGTATTCGATAAAATCAACACATTCTTTTGTAGGCGTATTTTCATAATCACAATCAATTGATTTGAATATCTCATCAAATGTTAAATAATTTGAATTATGTACAAGTATATCATTTGCTATGAATGTGTGTGATTCGTCTTCCATTTCAATATCATATACAAATTCATTTTCAAATTCACCTATACACTCAATTGATTCTATTTCATCAAATAAATATTCCATCCTATTTTATTTTATGTTTTATAGTATTAAACAATCTATTCACTAGTTCTATATATTCATTATTAAATTCACTTTCCCATACAACAAAAACATCAAAACCATGCTCTTTAGCTAAATTTATTTTTTGTTTATCATATGCCCATATTTCAGAACATGTTTTTTTAGTATTAAAAAAATTTGGTCTATCAGTTTCATTATAAATTTTTGGATTTCCATGAAAAACATCACCATTAAATTCTATAATGAATTTATATTTTGTTGATGTAAAGTCATATTTATAATATCGCTTAAACTCTTTATCATATAATCCAAATTCATTTTCACCGTAATATGAGTCTGATAAAATATTGAATTTATTTATTATTGTATTAAATAAGTGTAAAGAATTTTTTGAAATTGAACCAATATTATTAATTCTTTGCTCATGGTATTTTTTATGTAATTCTTTGGCAACCTCAACATCACCATTAGATAATCTAAGATAATAATTAAAATTATGTGATTTAGCATCTTTAACCTTTGTTAAATATTCTTCACCAAACTTATTTCGAATATATTTATCAGTTGAAGTTATTCTTTGCTTTTCACAATAGGCATTATATTTATCTGTACCTATTTCAACACCGTATTTAGAAATCATATTATCCAATGTTATTGCACATTTTTTGTTTTGTGCTTTTGCATCAATGTTATTTATGCCAAAAGAAAATTTAGTTAATTTATTTATAGTGTTGAATAACCTATGTTTATTTATTCTACTAAAATCGTCACCAAATTTAATAAACAATCCATGTTCAGATACTGTTAAATAATACTTATTACCATTAACAATTTTATTTGAATAGCTGGACTTTCCCTTTATATTTAATGTGTTATTATACCAAGAGAATCGAGTATCATACCAATATATATGACCGCCAGTAACTTTACATCTAGGTAAAATTATATTATGATATTTTTCATATAAATTAAACAACAACAAAAGATATTTGGTATCTTTTGTTGTTCTATGTTTATTTATTAAAATCTTTATGTTATCTACCATCTTTAATAACTAAAATTTTATCAGTCTTTAGTATTTCACTTGGTTTAACTGTTAGTTGTTCGCCACTTCTAAACACAATCATAGAATGGTCGTTAGTGACTATAATTTCTTTGCCACTTTTGGTCTTTAACTTCCATTTTGCCTTGGATACTTTATGTCTAACTATGTGTTTTGGTTTCGCATAATATAACTCATTATCCTTAGTATAATTTAGTATATTAACGGTAGGTGTTGCAAACTCATTACCCTTATGGTCTGTATGTGTATATTTTGATTCTTTAAATAAATCTTCTATTTTAATAGACCTACCATCAGACAATCTTAGTATAGAATCACCAACAACACTATCCGTATCCGCATAAATACATATGTCTTTTTTGATTGGGTGCGGTGCTTGTAATGAATCAGGTATGATATTTGGAAACTTATCTTTTAACTCATTGAACCAATTAGAATCCTTTTGCCAAGATTTTTGAAAATATTGATTTGCCATCTTATCAACTAACTGAGTAACATTTCTACCCTCAGCAGTAATATCTGATGCAACAGCTTGTAAAAAATATCGTAATGATGCCGTACCAAATCCACCGTATACAGAATTACATAATAGCTTACAACAAAGTTGCATCATCTTATAAAAATCTTGCATCTTTTTTGCATGTTTGTATGTCTTTATCAAATCATCATCAGACATTGTAGTATAATCACCAGCAATTAGAATGTTCATTAAGTCATCATGTTCATTTTTTTGCATTAGGTTATTATATTCCGAACCTACCATGGTTTTGTATTCAGCTAACTCTGCTCTCATATTCATCTATTATTTTTATAATTTCGTTCTGTACTTCTTTAATTAATTTACTATCCTTTGCTTGATAATCCCATATTGTGAAATAGTTCATAATCCCTAAATAATCTCTAGCAAATTCTAATTTCTCCCTATCCTTTATCTTGGCTTTTTCATTATTATGCCAATATGAACCATGATATTCAAAAATAATAGAGTATTTTGGTGAATAAAAATCATACATTGTTACGTGTTTTAGTACATCGTTAAATGTATTTGGTATTAATACAGAATACTCTTTATCACCAAACATTATGTTATCATCCACGCCATAATATTTAAATAATGGTGTTATATATGTAGATAGAAATTGTTCACATTCTTTGGATGTATATTGCTTTCTAACAAAGTTTCCATCATTAACATATTTATTAAAACTTAATGTACCATACCTTTTTAATTTTGTTTCTATTATTCTATCATTTATTTCTTTATATTTTGTTGGATTATCAACACCATATTTAATAAGATTAGTTTTTCGGATTTTTTCACGAGTCTCTTTTGTTGAGAAATGTGATGCATATCCATATTTCTTCAAATTCGTTAATTGTCTTGAAATATTTGTGTGTTTTGAATTACATAAATCATTGAAATATACTCTAAAATCATTAAATGTATGTACAAAACTACTTATATTTTTTGGTGGATTTTGTAGTGTTCCGCAATTAGGACATCTTATTTCTTTTATTTTGTTATAAACCAAGAACCCCTTTATTGTATGGTCACAATGTTTCCATGAATATAATTCAACTCTAGAAAGACACTTATCCAAAAGTATTTCAATATTCTTAAACATCTTCATTCCGATTCTTGATTTTGGGTCAATTAAAACACCATCTTTCAACTTATTCGAAATGTAATCAGTTAAATACTTTTTGAAATAAATTAATTCAAATTCGGTTAGACATGATGTGTTAATATCATCAAAATATTTTATTGGATTAATGCATATTTTAGACTCCAATTCATGTATTCTATCATTCACATCTTCTGCTCTCATTTATATAGTTTTAGTTAATGAATGGGCGCACGAAGTGCGCCCTAATAATATTTAGAATAAACTACATAAATTAATTATCCCAGTTTGTGTCAGTTTCAAAATCATCCCATGATACCGAATCATCAGCATCAGATAATAATACTACAGCAATTTGTGAATTTGAATTTTCAGAATTTAATAATAACATACCACTCTCACCAAGGTCATAAACAGATGCAGTATAATTTTCATGCTCAATACATGAGAATAATTCTTTATCAATCTCAATAGCATCCAACTCTTCTGTTCTATCACGTAATGCAATATCAAATGCACCATCAGTAGCAACTAATTGACCATTCTCTGATTTTATAGTTATATAGTTTGTTTGTTCCTCAGGATTCGTTGTTAACTTAGCTAAGTTATTTAATTGTTTTAAATCATCAGGTGATAAAATTAAACTAGCCTTTGTTTCCATATCAGGATTAAAGATGTTTGAAACCATATCAGAATCAATTTCTTTATATGAAGATGTAACAGATGCCGTAACTAATGCAATCCTTAAAAGTCTTTTACCTTTTTCATCTAACTTAATGATGTTAATTTTATTAACATTACCATTTTCGTGTTGAATTTCTAAGTCAGCTAATTGTCCAAAGAATCCTAAAATCTTTGATACAAATTCATTACCACTATAGATAGCAACTTTTAATTCTCTGAATTGACCATCAACACTATCACAAACATCGCCTAAAGACAATTCCCATTTTTTATATAATGATTGACTTGAATGTTCAGCTACATTTGTTATTGATGTTGGTGTGATTTTAAAATTTAATGTTTCACCACCAATAGATAAAGAACGTTTGAATGCTGTCTGTAGTTCACTTAACTTTACGTTTTTTAATTTTACGATTTGTGTACTTTCCATTTTGAATAAAATTATTTTTGTTTTAATGTATTAAACAATGTTAGTAAAAATTTATAATTTCTTTGGGTTTATTCCCCTACGTTTTAATTCAGCCTCTAGTGTTGGAACAACCTCTTGCCATATTGCAAACTGTAAGTCCTTATACAAATATCGCTCAGATAGAAACTTATCTTGTACCGATTTTAAACAATATGTTTTATCATTCTTGTAATAGTTTCCACTTACAGCAACAAAATATCCCTGCGCACGTAATTCCTCAGCATGTTTTTTATCACGAACTCTACCCATATAATTCTCAAAAGATATATTACATGTTTGTATAACTCTTGGATATAGTGCAGAAAAATCAACACCAACTGGATACATACAAAACTTTCGTGTTGGCTGTTTAACAAAACCACCACCATACGGTGTTTTTTCTTTTTTGAAATATTCCTCAGCATTTATCTTACCCTGCTTATATAACTCATCCCAAATAACAGCGTGAACTAATGCAGTTGTTTTACCAACATCAACAATCGGTATTTTACAATAATATGCCATCGCCTCAGAACCTGCTGAGTATTTTCGGTTTTGTTCAATTAATTGTTGTAATATGGTATCAACAGCACCATACGTCATATATCTAATAATACAACCATTATATAAGTCACTAAAACTACCATCATATGGTATTTTACCAACCCCAAAAATTCTATTACTAATATAATCTAATGAAAGTGATTGTTTTGTTCCCAAATCATGTGAGAAGTTTTCAACAATCTGCATATCATCAACAATATGTCTATGTCTACACCACATTTCACGATTAGATACTTCACCAGTTGGTGAACCCATACCAACATCAACACCTAATTTTTTACACCTATTCCATAAGTATGGAACATCAAATCCACTACCATTCCAAAATCCAACAGCATGTAATGTTGTATTAATTAATCGCCACCAACGTTCTAACATTTCAGTTTCCGTATCATATACAATATGTGAATACTTAATCCTATCAGTTAATGTTTTAACAAAATCAACTTGTTCAAAATGCTTATTTATGGCATCTTCAATATCATTTATTTGTTTATCACCCTCAGGTGTACCAGCTTTTTTAACTCTTGGATTACATGTAATTGTTACCGTATTTAGGTTAGGTGCGGTTATTTGAATACTATCAATAACCATTTCGGCTAAATATGGGTCAGGGAATATCTCACCATCACCTACAGCAATTTCAATATCACATTTATATGCGCCAGGCATTTCTAGTGTGAATATTTCATTTCTATCTTCCTCAGGTATTACTTGTGTGATAAATTCTCTTAGTGTATCAAAATCGAATTTATATGACATGACACGCTTAACTTTCTTATCATCTTTATAATGAACCAAGTTATTTACGATATCAGGGTCACCATCATATCTAGCAATACGATAATCATATGTACCTATACCATTATATTGATAAACTGGATAGGTCTTAACCTCTATAAGATTATTCTTAACATATGATAATGTTACTGATGCATCTTGTTGTGTTACGTTTATAAGCATATTTTGTATAATTGTTTTATATAATACATAGTATAAAACAAACCTATGTCTAATTTACTAACACCAATTTCTGAGGGTCAAAAATCTTTGATAAAACGTTTAACCGATTCAAAAATATTAAACTACAAAAATAAAAATATTCTTTACAATTCTAATTACGGAATAGAGAACTTTGTTAATGTAGTATCTGATATTGATAATTCTCTTGATACGTTTAAAGTACTTACAGACCCAACATATTCAGGATTTAAATTGTTCTTTCATTTTGATGCAACAAGTGGTTTACTTGCTGATGAAACTTATATTGATTCTGCTCTAGCATACCTAAAAAGAATTGGATATACAGAAAAGTATGAATTACTTAAAAGGTTTATTAATGTACTTTCTAAAGTAAATTCAATAACTCCATGGATTTTTCAGGATGTTGAGGGATTGCAAGAATTATATACAGAACCATTCGAGGAAATTTATAAAGAACATCAACTAAATATTTTATGCCTTGAAACTGTAGATAATAAAATTGGTAGTATTGCGCAAATGTATAAATCTATAGCATATGACCACCACAATAGAAAGTGGATATTACCAAAGAATTTAAGGCAGTTTTCAATGTCAATATTCGTATATGATTATAGAGTATTTAGTGATTTGAATGCATCATCTATAGAATTTCTACAAACAATTGAAAATACGAATATCACTCAATTAAATCACACACTATTTGATTTAGGTTATTGTCAATTCGATGCACCTAGTGGTGGTGCTTTCTTTGAAAGTGTTTCAAATAATAGGTCGGATGCAAACCTTAATAACTTGGCAATTAAATTTGAACAATATGATATAAGTGGTTTATTTAAATCACTATTAGGTAACGCACAAATTGGAAGTAAAGCATTAGCATCAATGGCTACCACAAATGTAAATAATGTTGTTACAGATGATTCATTTTTCTCTAAAAGAAACCTATTAAGTCGTAGTGGTGTGGATATTATTAGAACCAAAGTAAATGTAAATGACTTTCTTGATGTTGATAAGTGGCGTACTAAAGTTGAAGACTTCGGTACAGCAACAGCATCTGATGCAATAGAAAGAATACGAGGTGCTGTTAGTGGTTTATATTTAGGTAATGTTTATGGATTTGGTGTTGATGATGTTATAAATGCAGGACAAACACTAGGTCAAATGAGTGATATACCAAGTTTAAAGCACAACCAAAGAACTGGTGGAGACCTTGGTAACGTTTATAATTAAGATACAATATGTTTAAAAAAATTAATAATAGTGAAGTATTTTTTGGTGTAGTTGTGCAAACGGATGACCCACTACAAGCTGGTCGAATTAAAGTGCGTGTACAAACTGTTTTTGATGATTTGGATGTTGAATTAATTCCATGGGCAGAATCAAAACAAGATATAATAGAACACGACCTACCAGCACAAGGTGAAATTGTATTCGTTGAATTTCCATATAATGTTGCTTATATGCCTGTATGGTATAGAAAGAGAAGTACATACAAAGGTAAAGTTAAGAAAGATGATTATACAACAGCATCAATATTACTAGAAAAAGACCTAGAACGTTATAACCTCAAAGGTAAAGTTAGAGTTAGTTTTACTGAAAGTGAGGGTGTTGTGTTAGAACTTGAAAAGAATAATAAAAATAGTACATTTATTATTCGTCCTGATAATACAATATTTATTAAGAATGCAGGTAGTAACCAAGTAGTACACTTAGCAAAGGATAATATTTCAATAGGACGTGAGGATAAATCACAACAACCAGCAGTTGTTGGAAATGATAATATGACCGCACTACAGAAACTTAATGATGAAATAAAAACCCTTGCAGAATTGATTGAAAAATGGACAAGTAGATTAGCAACCGTGTGTAGTTTCGTATCAGTTCTTAAACCACTTAAACCAATATTTAAAGGATTTGGTGCTGAGGTTAAATCAAAAATAAATAGTTTACATTCAGAAAATAATAATTTTTTCCCCGAAACTAAATCACAAGTTGTTACCGTGGATAAAACAAAACCAAGTTAATCATGGCTAGAAATAAAAATAAATTGAGTTCAGATTTAAAGAGTGTCTTTAAAGATGCACAGAAACAAGCAACCGCAAAATCATTTGACCCAAATATCGTAAATGAAAATGATAGTATGGAAGTAGTTATCAGTAAGGTTAGTGAGGCTACAGCAAATACGTTTGCTGATGTGTTATCTAATAAACTAGCAACAATAATTGATGATTATATCACTAGTCAAGATTTTGATGTTAGTGGTCTTAGTGCGCCTAACGGCCCGGTAAGTGGTGTTATTAAAAGTAAATAAAAAATCCGAGGCAATGCCTCGGATTTTTTCTATTATATTTGTTCAGCTTGTTTTGCTACAGCTAAATTAATTTCAGCAATAACTTTATTTGATAAATCTTCTAATTTAGTACCATCTAATGGTTCAAAATATTCTCTTACGGAATTTTTAACATCTTTGATAGGTGTACCCTCACGTAATAAATTGTTAACACGTTGTACACAATCACCATAAATAACTTCTTGGATGTCACTTAATTCCTTTTCTACAGATTGAACACGTGCAACCATAAATGTATATGCATCCATTGAAATTGACTTATCTTCAACCATCATAGCAACGTCAATAAAATACTCACCTTTCTTTAATTTGGTTTCTTTTACTTCACCAGTAGCACCACCAATAACAAAAGATAATTGTTTTGTACCATCAGCAGTTGTTTGTAAAATAGCATATGTATTCTCTAATCGTTGTCTTGTCTCATCATAAACATTAACAACATTTAATGCATCGGTCAACATTAAATCTGAAAATCCTGTAACATCAACTTGTGCTGTTAAAATATCATTTAATTTTGGTGTTGTGTTCTCTTCTGTTACAGAAATAACACTTTCATTCTCAACACCACTAAATGTTTCAACAACAACTGAACTTGTTGCTTTTTTAATTTTTACTTGGTTTTCGCTACCAACTTGTAATACTCGTAACTTCATTCTATATAATTTATTGTTTATAATTATTTCTTAATTGTTTATATGAGTTTTCAATTGATGGTAAATTTACATTATCCACTAATGAGAATAAATATTCCCACATATCATCAAAAAGTGGATGATATAATTTTCATAAAACTTGAAAATCTCTTGTTTATATTTTATTGACATTGTACCACCCTCCCAAATACCATTTTCTAAATTGGCAATTCGGTCACACAATTTTACGAAAACACCAATTACAGTCTTCTTAATTCTAGCATAATATGCATCACTATTTCTATCATCACGAACATATCCATGCATATCCTCAACCAAATCAGAACAAATATTAGCAACATCAATATCACCTAGATTTTTATAAATATCATTGCGTGATACCCTAGCATCAGATACAGCATCATGTCCATATGCACATGCGATAGCTTTTGAAATGCGTTCAGGTGTTTCTAAAATATAACCGAACTTTCTAGCAACATCCGCAGTATGTTCCAAGTGGAATGTATATGGTTTATCACCGTATGTATGATTTGTGTCATTGTGTGCTTTAAAGAAAAATTCTCTTGCTCTTCTCTCTAATGAATCTATTACCATTTCCATAATATTATCTTTTTATGTATTAAACAATGTATGTTTTAATTTATGCGTTTAGTTTATTAACTATCATTTGTGCGAATGTATCCTGAACTATTGCAGAGTCTTCAATTGACATCTTAGTGTGTAATTTACCCCACCCACGAACTAATGCAAATGGCTTCCATTCATCATTATTAATGTCCGTTAAACACTCTAAGTGTTGTTTTGATTTGTTGTACCTAAACTTTGTATTAAATGTAACTGTATGGTCATTATTAATACGTCTTACAATCTTATCTTTGGTCTGCTGACCCAACACTATACCTTTACCACCAAATGCATTTTGTGTAACCCTATGACAAAAATCAAATGCCATTGAATTATCATCACATAAAACCCTAATTTCGTTATGTAGTTTGAATGGAAATTTATAAAAATCTAATGCAATATTCTCAATTGATTTTGGTGAATTATCTTTGACTACAACATTTTTACCTAATACTTTTCACCCAATTTACGAACAATAGTTTTTGGAACATACTTAGTAAATGACATTTTATAATTAACCTTGGTTATATCACAAAACTCTTCTTCAACTCCAAGAGTATGTTTATGAAAATTCTTCTTCTCAAAATGTGGGAAGTAAGTATCACCAAGAACAATAGATTCTAATTCAGTTAATAGAACTTCATACAGCTTATATTTGCCTTTCTCATGTAGATTTAAGGCAGTTTCATAAACTTTTGACCCACCGATAACAGAAACGTCTAAACCTCGCTCTTTTGCTTCTGTAATAGCTTCTTCATATGACCTAAATACTCTTACTCTTTGTTTTGAATTTACTCTACCATTGGTTGTATATTCATGGTTCTAGATAATATCCAATGCTCACGATTTGGTAATAATGATGGAAGTGATTCAAATGTACTTCTACCCATTATCATAACAGTATTTAATGTTTGTTTCTTAAACCAAGCTAGGTCTTTTCTTAACTTCCAAATAAGAGTATTATTCTTTCCTATTATTCCGTTTCTTGATACTGCTGATATTAATTTTATTTTACTCATTTGTGATTTTAATTTCTTGGTTAATTAAATTACCTGAATACCATCTATTAAGATTTTTAACCAACTTATTTACAATTGATGTAATTTCTTGGTTATTTTTTGATACATAAGTATTTAATAACCTAACCTTATTTCGTTCATTGGTCTTCAATAAAGAACCTAATTCACTTTGTGTTTTATATTCTATATTGAATGTTAACTTTGTTGGATATACCTCGTAAGTACCTTTAGTGTCCTCTATACTACTATTAACTATTTGTAGTATATTATCAGAATCACTTGTTCTTACATTATACTTAAATAACCTCTTATCAAGGTAATCCAAAATTTTTGTTTGGCTTTTATTTATTAAATTCATCCTTTTATCATGTGAATTACTAGAGGATGCTAATGTTATTTCTATTGTTGTTTTTATCATGGTTTCTAATCGTCTTTTTCCATGAAATCAGGTTCACGGTCTTTATATTCTTTTAATGTTTCAATACTAGATAATCTTATCTCAATACCACTAAACATTGTAATGGTAATACTATGTAATGATTGCTCACCACGCTTGACATCCATGTTAAATACTTTTACTTCTTTGATATTATCATTATATAACTCAAATACTGGAATAGAACAATATTGGTCTAAAATTATGTTATGTACTAAAATTCTAGCCTTATATATTTCAGAACCAACACCAAATGGTTTACCTGTTAGAATTTCTTTAACTCCACCAACAACAACATTAGCACATTTACACTCTCTCATGTTAGTGTATTCAGATGCACTATATTTAGTTGGAACTACCTTTAATCTATGAATAGTATCTGTACCAGTATTATCATACGTTTTTAATTCATATGATTCGGACATACGTTCATTTACATCAACCATTCCTGTAAACATATATTTAAACTGTTTACCTTGTAATAAGTTTAATATTAATTCTGTGTTATTCATTATTTATTTATTAAATTCATCCTTTTATCATGTGAATTACTAGAGGATGCTAATGTTATTTCTATTGTTGTTTTTATCATGGATTCTAATCGTCTTTTTCCATGAAATCAGGTTCACGGTCTTTATATTCTTTTAATGGCACAGTACTCTTTGTTTTCAACTCCTCAATTTTCAATTTATCGGACTTGATTATTTCTACGTCAGATACTAATTCAAATAATCGGTTTCCTTTAGCTTCTTTTCTAGTTTGAATAACAATTTTTAAATCATAATCTTTTCCTTGACAAGATTTTTCAAGTTTTTTGATTGCATAATTCAAGGTTTCATTTTTACCTTGAATTTTTACTGGAACTGGTTTTTCGTTAAAATGATTTTTTAAAAAACCGTCAATCCCTGAATTTCTTTGTACAGGTAAAGCGTCTATACTTTTTAAAAGAGCTGATTCGTAATCTGACTTTTCAAGATAACTTTGATAACCTTTATTTAAAAGAGCAGAGTCAGTAATAATCATTTCTTCTAATCTTCTATTAGCGAGTTCTACAGCATCTTTTGAAACGTCTATTCCAATAAAATCTCTTTCCATTGATTTTGCAGCAACACAAGTAGTTCCACTACCACAAAATGGGTCAACAACTAAATCTCCTTTGTTTGTAACAATCTTAATAATCTCTTTAAGTAATAAAACTGGTTTTTGGGTTGGATAACCAACTCTTTCTTTTGCCTTAGGATTTAAATATGGAATTTCCCAAGTATCAGACAATGGAACGCCTTTTTTCTCTTTACCTAAAACAATCTTTCCATTTTTATCTGTTTTATAAACAGATTTTCCATTAGACGTTTTTTGCTCTGTCTTGTAAAATTTGGTCAATATTGGTAGTTGGTGCGTAATTTGTGAAGTATTTATTAAATTTGAAATCTTTACTTTTTGAGTAGAAATATATATTTTGGTGAGAGTTTAAAAGACCTTTTTTTGAATTTGACCATCTTTTATAACTCCAAATAATTTCGCTTCTAAAGTTTTTCATACCAAAAACTTTGTCTAACTTTACTCTAATATAATGAGAAGCAACTTTGTCGCAGTGTAGAAAAACACTTCCTGAATTTTTAAGCACTCGTTTACACTCAATAAGACAAGATTCTATTAAATGTAGATAATCCTCTAAAGACTGCCAATTATCACTAAATTCATATTTTTTACTTTCGTCTCTTGTTACTAAAGTGTGTTTTTTTGTGTAAAAAATGGTGGGTCAAAATATATTAAGTCAACTGTATTAGATTCTAATTCAGCTAATCTTTTTATGCAATTCCCTTTGTATATTTTATTTAGCTCCATATTCTAGTGTTCTTTTGTTAGCTATTTTTGTTAAAATCTCTTTTAAGTCAAAACCACTATAATTTTTAATAAATTCCCAAGCTTCTTCTCCTCCATAATATTGCCCTTTTACTCCTTCGTAAATTGTTTTTAACGTTGCCTGTATTCTGATACCTTGTAATAAGTTTAATATTAATTCTGTGTTATTCATTATTCCTTTGATTTTAATAAGTAATACTTTGCACCATTTCGATTACATTGTGCGTTCTCTTTTACGATATCGAAGTTATTTTGTAAATAAACTAAAATATCTTGCCTGTTTTTTGATTCGATGTTCTTAATCGTATCATGCATTAAAATTACACTCATAAATGTTTAATTGTTTTTTATTATGCTGAACATTATATAATATTTTCGTTCTTTCAATTCAAATATATTTCTACCCTTGTTTAATGATTTTACTGGAATATATTTAACAGTATCATTAACACCATATTTGATGAAGATATTTTGATTTGAATTAAAAACACTAATATATTCAATATTCTTTGTTGATTTAATTTCTATTAGGTCACCATCAAAAAATCTAACTTCAATATGCTTGGATAAATCATTGGTGTTCTTCTGAATTATTAAACTGATGTCATTTTTTTGTTCTTGGTTTGGTTCTTGACCAAACGTATATGATGCTACAAACATCAATACAAATATTAAAATGTTTCTTAATGTTTTCATAACTTATGCTACTAAAATATTTGTTAAATCACATCTATTGTTGGCTAATTTAGCACCATCAAAATACTCTAAATACTCAATCGGTGCTAAACCACCATTCTCATCAACATGAACCAAATCAATTGCAATATGGTCGAAATGTTGATACCCATCAAATTGACTCTGATAAACTCTAGCTAATCTGATGTATCTATCATAAACTGCCTTAGCCTCTTCAAGAGTGTTATACAATTTGTTAATCTCGTTGTTTAAACTTAAATTATATTTTTTCATGGTTATCTCTTTTTGTTTGACTCTTCAAATATAACACTTTTATTTTTAATACCAAAATAATTTTAATAAATATAAAAAATAAAACGCACAATTTGGTGCGTTTTTGTCGTCAAACAAAATATTTAATCTTCCGCCAAGTGTTCTTTAATCTCATTGGCAATGATTAATAAATTTTTATATGCTGTTGGCTCAATGCCTTGCTTTTCTAGTTGTTCAATACCTTGTTTACAGTACTCAAAAATATTACCACCATGATGAAAATAGTCTAATTCTTTTAGGTCGTTTATGTTGTTAACTTCTGTTGATGGAATATTTACTTGAATCATTTTCTTTGTTTTTTGTTATACAAATATAAAAAATTGTTTTTTAATATGCAAGTATTACCCCTCGTGGCGACTGAAAATTTTAATACAATCTTGACCACAGATTTCTTTGAATCTTGAATCTGTTGTTGTGCAGAAGTTACCACAGAACATAAGCCATTTACCTTTAAGTTCAGGTGTAACCAATTTAGCGTGTGTACTAACTTCACCACGGAAATTAATATGACCAATTTCTAAGTGTGGTTCATCTACGTGAACTTCGTGGATTTGTGGAACGTTATCACCAACTAAAATAAGGTTTTTATATTTCGCCACAGGTTCGTGTGAACCACCAACTAAAATATTAACTAACATACCTTTTTTATATTCTACGGCTTTATTCATTTCGTCTTCTTTTAATTCTTTAGCTTTATCCCACCCTGCATACCATAATTTCATTAAATCTATTGATGATGCTTCACCCTCAGGTGTTTCACCAACATTTCTACCGATAAACATTTTATTCAATTCAGTACTTTGTGCACTTGCTCTAATAATACCATTTTTATAATCATTCATACCGATTAATCTAGCTTGTTGAAATTGTTGGTCTATTAAATTTTTCATGTCTTATCGTTTTAATTACTATACAAATATAATGTTTTACTTTTAATTGAGGAAATGTTTTAATTAATATTTTTTCTTTTTAACATTTCTTCACGCTCTTCAACAGAATACATTAAAGTTATTAATGCTTGGTAATGTAACCACTCTTTAGCCTCTTCAACACCAACCTCATTTAATTTGTCTTGTATGATTTGCATGTTATAATCTTTAACTTCACCACCATTATTGTTTTCTGAAATATTTTGAACTATGTTTAACATTGTTATCGCTTTTTAATTACTATACAAATATAGCGAATGTTATTTTATTTACCAAAAGTTTTATTAGTTTTCTTTGTTAAAATTTTAACCTCGGTGCGGATGTTATTTTCATTTGCCATTTGGTGATATAAATCACGAACTTTAATAGTTTTGTATGCATCAGCATTAAAATACCGATTTCTATTAAAATTAGTACCGTATGGTGATGTACTATTAATTAAATATTTTGATGGCTTAAATGTATCATTATTGCCTGTAGTTAATTCATATATGGTCTGTAGTTTATCAGTATTTAACTTCTCTAGAAATTTAATACTATCAGAATCTGATTTAAATACCTTTCGAATAACTTTTGGTTCTAGGTCACCAACAAAGATTTTAACTTGGATTTGTATCGTTTTCTGCATCGTATATTTTAATAATTTCTGATGATGTTAATGTATGTGGGTGTCTTGTATTATCGCCAGCAATTAGTGAATTGTGTTTTATTGTTTTATAAAATTGCTCTTCCAAAGACATATTATGCCACCATGTCATTGATTCGTTTCTAGTTGAACTCATTATTTTAATGCTTTAATTCTGTCTATATTACTTTGCTTCTTACTTATTCTTATTTGACGTACCCATTCAGCCTCAGATGCACCGTATGTGAACTCAATACCATATTCTTTTAGTTTATCACCAACCGCATGCATGTCTTTAAAATTCTCTTCACGTGTACCAAATATTGCCTCAATACCTAAACCATAAGATGTTGCGCTAACACGTCTAGGTAATTCAATTTTATCAATTATAGTCTTGAAAACATCTGTGTAATTAACATACACAATTTTTGTTTCTTACTAATACGCTCTAAAACATACTCGGCTGTGAATGGCTTAACCTTAGGAACTTTAATATCATAAGAATCAAAAATGATTTTTTACTAAGGAATCTAACAACTTCAACATCTTTTGTCAACGCATCAACACATATTTCATTCTTAGTGTCGTATTGTGCATGATATAAGTCTTGTAATTCTTTTACTGCTACCTTAACGTTTTCTAATTGTTTACTATTCATAAGTATCTCTTTTTGTTTGACACTTCAAATATAAAAAATCCTTTTGAAATATCAAAAGGATTTTTTGCTTATTTATAATATTTACTAATTAGTAAGGAACTTTCGTTGCATTGCTAGGAATGAGTCGAATGATTCACCATTCTTTGCCAACTGCAATGGTAAAAACAATTCTTTATATAGTCTGATTCTTGTATCATTCCCATAAACATCTTTTAAATTAGAAATTGGATTTGTTGAGTTCATTCGTGGATTATTCTCTAGAATTTCAGTAATCAATTTATTTGCTCTGAAATCAACATACCACTTAAATTCATCAACTAACTCGGCATCTGTAATATCAGGTCTTGATTTAACCAATTTAAGACACCATGAACAGAAATATCTAAGACTGTGTATTGTTGTCTTGAATTTTGTTTTATGTGCTAAATAGTTATGTTCATCACCATCTAATGCTTTGAGACTTTCAAAGGCATTTTTATAATTAAATAAAATACCATCTAAACCTTTTTCTAGTGGTAACCCTTTGATACCCTCTAAAGATTTAAGAAATTCAATAACTTTTGTGAATGGATATAGTTCAGGAATCTCATTCTTTTCGGTTATCGAATCTATATGCCCTATTACTTTTGTCTTTAATTCTTTTGTTGTCATTACTTTTTATTTATGGTAAAAGTGCTACACACTTACCTGTTTGTATATAATATGCTTTTTGTAGGAAACTTAGACTAATTTTGAAGTCTCTATTCTCATACTTTTTGATGTTACTATTACACCACTCGAAATATTTTTCTTTATCATTAACAGTAACTTCACCTCTTTGAACCTCATCAATACAACCCTGTTTGTTTTGTATACATTGTTCAATACATTTGTCGATTGATTCTTGGGTTAATTGCTCACCATTGAAGAATAAGCCGTGTTTGATATAATCTTTATATAAACCCATTAGCTTGCTAAATTAAATTCTCTTTTTAATTTATGACCTTGACCTGCTCTTTCAGCTTCTCTTACATTTGAGTAACCTAATTCTTGTGCCAGTTTAGACATTGCTTTAAACTTTCTTACTAATGCTTTTTTATTTGACATGATTAATTTGTTTTAATTTAATTATCTCTCTTTTGACAAGTCAAATATACAACTTTAATTTTAAAATACAAAAAAATCCAAGAATTATTTCTTGGATTTTTTTGCTCGCATTAATTCTGCGAATGATAAAGGTTTTTTTCTACTAGGTTCTTTATCGTATGTGTTGAATACTGGTGGTTTGTAATTAGATAATTGTGAACTATATTTAGATTCTAACCACATCTTTGAATGGCTTGTTTCTTCTTCAATAGTTTTTATAATTTTTGTACCATAATTATCAACCTTTGGTATTCCTTTTAGGTTAATGTTATCGTTAAGTTTCAAACGTTGTTTAAATCCTGAATAATCTACTGTGTGATGCCATCTATTAAAACGCCAAATCATTTTGGCTACATCAGGATGCATATCAACCAACATTTGTGATTTATTCTTAGTACCCTCTTCTTTATAGAACTCTTTTGTATTACCTCCACTAACTCGCTGTGTGGTAGATTTACCAGCCAAAAAGAAATTGAATTGAATAGTACACCAATCATCTTTAAGAACCCTAAGTGATAAATCAGTATCCTCATTATATCTACCCCTCCAACGATATGGAATATCATTTCTAATAAGTAGGAATGAATAAATACGTGTGTTTAAAATATAAGGTGGTGTTTTATCTGTCATCTTACAAAACATTGTGTAATTTAATCCACCAATAGCAATATTATCATATCTATCAACAAAATCCTCACACGCTCTAAAATATGCACCAGTTCTAGATTTAATCTTTGTGTTTTGGTATAAGTAATGGAATCCCTCAATAGCATTATCATCCATAACCCAATGCCACTTATGACCATTTTTTATTGAATGTTCCCAACAAAAATTCCTCACCGCACCTGGCCCTGTACTACTATTCTTACCCAAATCACTAAACGTATCATAATTATCCTTATACGACATATCCATTTCCAATACGGTAGCATAATTCAAATCTAACTCAGACTTATATGAACTAACTTCATTTGGTTCTACCGCAACGAAATGTTTTACTTCCATTTGTGATAAGTATTTTGAGGTTGAACAGTTATTTGAACGACCCTTTGAAACAACATATATTGGATATTTGTTATTTGATTCACCACAAACTAATCTATATTTTGAATGTTTACCAACTTCTAGCTGAGGAAACCAAATACTTTTTGTTCGGTCTGTTACTTGTTGTTTAAATAACTCAGTTAATTCACTTGGTGATTTTGTCGTATGAAATATGATTAGGTGATATGGTAGTACTTCCTTACTTTGGAATATTGGCATACCTCTATAATGGTGTCGCCATCCATACTTATCCTCACCAAAGTTAACTGGTAAATGTTTACGTTTACTTAACTTTAAGACCTTATTATCATCAAGGTCATATTCAGCTATTGTCGTGTCTATTTTCCTTGGTAAAAAGCTGGATAGTGTATTTAAATCGGCTTGGTTATCAAACCTACAAAATATTTGTCTTTTCATTAGTCTTCAATTGAATTATACTCTTCAACTAATTTGATTAGTTTGTCTAGTGTTACGAATTTTCTATACAAACCACTCATACAATCTCTTTTTGTACTGAACTTATCATGTGTTAATTCTTGTACACGGTCAACATTATTTTTATTAACTGAAATAAATACGTTGTGAGAGTTTATTGTATCTTGGTTGGATGTAATAATACCAGCTAATTTAAGTGTATTTAAGACACATTTATAATCATAAGGTACGTGACCAAACTTTGAAATTTCATTAGCCAACATATGCTTTCTTAATTGTTCGGCTAGTGTTGTTCTTAGTTGGTTTTGTATATCTAATAAATATGTCTTGTGTGATTCAATAACTGATGCAACATCAAGAACAACATCTAATTTCTGTGGTTGGTTATCAGGAAACACAACAACCCAATCACCGTTATAATCTTTTTTGTATTTATATCCATGTAAATCAACATGAATACCATATGTACCATCATAGTTGTAATAAACTGATGTATGTTTATTAACTTTATATAAAATACTATTAGTGTTTTTTATTCTTTCGACACATGCTATTGCACCATTAACGTCTTTAATATTTAATATATACTCTTGACTGTTTTTTAAATCTTGTAAATTCATGCTTCTAGTTTTATGCGTTATTAAATTCAGTTTCAAAATCGAATGACTTTTAAATCATTTTCACAACCATCTTGCTCTAATGAACATGCATGATATGCCTCTGATTCAAAATAAATAGGTTGATTATCTTTGTCTCTTAAATCACTTAACATAATTGTATCAGAAGTGTCTTCTACAGTATTGTAAGCTGTGTTACCAAATGAATCTTTAACAAGAATTAATGTGAATGTATTTTTCATAATTATAATATTTTGTTTTGACTTTGTTTGACAAATATACAACTATTATTTTAAAAACAAAAAAATCTGAGAATTATTTCTCAGATTTTTTCTTAAATGTTTCTAATTTTTCAACTGCACGTTGCAATTTATCATATGTCCATGCAGTATATCCAAACTCAGATGCCTTTGGATATGTTTCTTTGAAGTCAGTTTCAGAAAATATTCTTTGCTCAAAATTTAGACAAACAGCAACAGTTTTCTTTTTAAATACCTCAAAGTATTTTGTAGTTCCGCTATCAACTTCGTAGATATAACCTAAATCAGATTCTCGAACCTGTTTAAATTTGAATCCACGAACCTCAGAACCAATACCTGTAAATTCTTTTTGTAGTTTAGTAATATTCATAATGTATAAAATTGTTTATAGTATTAAACAACCATATACATAATTTATGAAAATAGGTACAATATATTTATTAGAAGATTATAGAAATGATGAACGCTCTTTTAAAATAGGGTTCACAACTGGTGATGTTGATAAGCGTGTTAAACAGTTACAAACTGGAAATTCAGCTACAATTATGGTTGTTGATACATTCAGGACAAAACATTACTTACGTGTTGAAAAGATGATGCACCTAAAATATGCATCATCTAGAAAGCGTGGTGAATGGTTTACTATAACCGATAACCAAGCATTAAATTTCATAAACGAATGTAAGAAGTGTGTTGAGGTTATTGATGCACTATCAGAAAATCCATTTTACAAGTAAATAACCTAATAGCGAATAGAATCCGATAAAGTGTAGAATACCTGAAACCCAAGAATAATAATTTTCTTTACCTTTCCATAAATTCACAGTACATTCCCAATATAGTATGAATGGTATACTAAACCAAAAACAAACAAAATAACATAATGTTATAAATGGTGCTAAGAAATTGATTATACTTAAATTTCTGAATCTTGGTTTATTTTTAGATTTATATAACGTAACAATTTGGTCACCAAATAAAAATTTATTCTTAAGTTCGATTCTATACATACCATATGCATTTTTACCATATAATGCGAACTTCTTTTTGAACCCAAATACTTTGATTCCTTGTTTGTTTACTCGAATTGTTTTCATTTATTTTTGTTTTTATTTCGTTTCCATGGTGCATTCTTTGAACAATCACCAGCCATAATGCAACCATATGGCATTATTCTATCAACTACAGAACCAAGTGCAAATTGTTCCATTTGTTGTTGAACAGCATCAGCATTCTTATATGCTGATGGTAATTCCGATAAGTCAATATTATTTGAATAGAATCTAACATCTAACCCCTTAGTTTCTTCCTCGAATACCTCTTCGAATGTCTTATCAGTAAATTTTCTGATATGTGCAGAACGACTTATATTTCTTCCAGCACCATGTGGTGCAAATCCTAAATTATTCTCGGTTGTTTCACCATTAATAACTAAAACTGGCTCAGACATATTTAATGGAATTAATCTAAGACCATTTGTTGAATCAGGAACAAATTTATTTGAAAGTGGTGTTGCACCTTTGGCGTGATAAAATAAATCACCATCCTTAAATACAAAGTTATGTTCGTTCCAAAATCTATCAACACATTCAACATTAACATTCTTTAATGTTTCGTTGTGTATTATTTCATGGTTTAATTTCGTCCATTCTCTTATAATCTGTAAAGCATACCAATATTCAATACCCTCTTTAGTATCGTATGGTATCCATGCATTTCGTTTTAATGTGTTTGGTGATAAATCCTTTCTAAAATTCTCAGCAACTTTCATACCTTTCTTATATAGATTAGCACCGAAACCACGTGAACCGTGATGTGTTACCATAATAGTATCACCAGTATTTTCTGATATACCAACAAATAAGAAGTGATTTCCATCACCTTGTGTACCTAAATGTGTAGTAGCAAAATTAATACTTCTTTCATCATTTAAATACTTATTTGATTTGATACGCTCCATTAAATTACTTGGAAGTGTTGAAAATTCATCACGACCACCATAACCAAAGTGTGTAATTTTATGTGCATTATCTAATACTATCTTTGGGTCAATTTTACCAAAATTAGTCATCATTACAGAACAACAAATATCCGCACTATGCATTGATGGGTGTATTGCATTTTTAGTAACCACAACACCACCAACTGGTATTTGACCTAATTCACCAGTAGGACATGCATCAGGCATTACAGAACCATTAACAACTGTTGGTGTTTTCATTAAAACATTCATTGTTTCAAATACCTGCGAAACATTGTCAATTTCCTCATCACTATCAGGTATAATATTTTATGATAATATACATGTTCATTAAAAGGTTCAATGGTCTTTGGTATGATATTATCAATTAATTCAATAAGTTCTGAATCATCGGTTATATTGGCTTTATTAGCTTCTCTTATAATAGTTCCAAACCATTTTGATGGCTTGTAACCTAATTCAATAAGTTTTAATCCTGTTATCATTTCTTTAATAATTACCTTAGATTTTGTTTTTTGGAATGTCTTCTTTGTTTGTCCATATGATTTTATTAAACCATATCCCATTTCACCGACTGTAACAATATATTCATTTTCGTTTTCAGTCTTCTCAATCCAATAAGATTTCTTTTTTACAGAACCCTCGGTTAACCCAGCACCTAATATTGCTAGTACGTGTTTCTTCTCTGTTGCTGTTAAGTGACCATCAATAACTTTTACTGACTTACCATTGAAATTTTCTTGAATTGTGTTATATAAATTAGATGTACTCATAATCTTTATTGTATTTGATATTCTCTTATAAAAAATAATTCTAATTCACGTAATGTAAAAGTCGTTCTATATTGAGTAGTTTGTTCTAAATATTTATCTACTCCTACCTTTACAGCGTTACCATCATTAAACCACTCATTAAAAGCCTGTCTATCTAAAGTTGATGATTTTATTGAATTACACATATTTTTATCGGTTTAGTTTGTTTTTAGCTTCATTAAATTCTATCTGTAATGAATTGTAATATTCCCAATATTTATCACTTTCATAATAAAACATTGTAAATCCATTAAACATATTTTTAGCTGAGGTTAGTTGCCCATGTGTCTTACACGATTTTATAACCTTTGAGATTTTTAATGCTGTATTTTTTATGTTCATATCCTTTACTTTTGTTTGACAAATATAAACAAAAAAATTGGAACACAAAACATGTTTACAATTTTTCTACGTATTATTTATGTATATACTCAATCATAAAAGATGCAACCAAATATCCAATAATTGCAATGAATGGTAAACCAATACAACTATCTGTCGGAAGTGATTGATATTTTTCTAAATACCACCCACCAAATCCACCAAAGAATGAACATATTGTTATAAAATGAAAAATATATCTGAAATAATCTTTAGTCTCTCTATTCATTTTCGTAATTGTTTATTTTAGAAAAATCATTTTTTAAATCTTTCTTTAGATTATGTAAGTCTTCTAGATACATTTTTAAATTTGGTGTGTTTTTAACACGCTTTAATTGATTCTCTAAATCACTAACTTCACCTTTAAGTTTGTTATACTCTTCCTTTGTTAACTTTCTAATTTTAATATCTAATACAAAGTGTGGTAACTTATGTTTATCAAGAACAGAAATTGTTTTTTCAATTGGTGTATTCTTATCTAACTTAATTTTACCATTCAAATACAATTCAATGAACTTAATGATATGGTTCTTGTGTTGTATTTCGTTCTGTAGTGTCGTTATTTTCGATTCTTTTGTTTTATCGTACATTCGTAACCTAAAATCGGTAAAGTACCTTAAAATCTCTTCTACAGTATCAAATTCGATAACCTTTCCAAACTCATCTAGCATGGTTAAAGTAGGTCGCTTGAAATATTCACCTAACTTTAATAATGAATATATTCTACCTGATTTGAATAATTTATCAAAAGTTGATGTATTACCCTTAATTACATATTCAATATTATCATCCTTTGAATTGTTTTCCCAATCTAGAATATGTTCGTTGGCTTTTGCTTTATCTAAAATCTCTTCATACTTTTCAAAAGTAACCGATGGTACTAATTCAGTAACAGTAATTTTACTACCTTTATGAACATACTTTGCGGATGCCCATACTCTACCATCCTCAGAAAATTTATAGTTGCCTGTATAACCTTTAATGTACGGTAAAAGTTGTGAAACTTTCTTTGACTTCTTTAAGTGTGATATACATGCATCAATTATAGACAAAGGGCAATATGATATACTTGATTCATATTTGTAACCAAGACCCATACCACTAGTTCGTTTTGTTAATGCAATAGGAATTAACGGAAGATAATATTTTGGTTCTATCTTTTGACCATCTTCATATTTATGTTCCAAAATATTTGAATCCTGCTTATATAATTCAGCATATTTCGATAACTTGATACCAAGGTAACGAGGTGATGCCGTACCATGCGAACGTAATTCAGGTTCTGCTCCAATAATCTTAAACGGTGCTAAGTTATCACTATAATGTTGTGATAGTGTGGTGATGGTATCAATTAATGCCTTATCACCGTGATGGTATAGCGAGTGTTCATAAGTAGCACCAACAAGTTTTAAATACTTCTGCTCACCTTTAAGTGTTTTTAATGCTGAGTGTAATAGCTTCCTAGCACCTGGCTTCTGACCATCAATAATAGATGGTAATGCACGATTCTCTACCGAATATCTAGCATAACCTAAATATCCATTATCCTCATCCTGAAAAAATCAGGTATTTCTACAATTTGTTCTTTCATATTTATATTTTTTAATGTAATTCACATTTAGAGTTACCAAAAAAGTATATTGTTTTCTTCTTTGCATACAACATACCCTGTTCCATTTTTCTATTCTCAGGTTTACTTAGTTGGTCACCAAGTTTCATTAATGCAAATGGAATGTCATAAAATCTAGCATATGTTTTCATATTACCATACCACATTATTTGATGTGTGAAGTTTGTATATTCATCATCTAACATTCCACTTTGCATATCAAAGTGTAAATTATCTATTGCACTTTTTGTGATAAATATTGTTTTCTCATAGTTGAGTTCTTACCCATCCAATCGGTAATAATTTTAAACGTATCATCAGTTGACTTAAACCTAATCAATCTAGGTTCGGTTAATATGTGTTTGTAATGTTCTTTTAATAAAGAACCCAAACCTTTCATATATTTTGTTGTCCATCCTTTACCTTTGAATGAATCAAATTCTGATTGTGAATAAAAGTACTTTCTTTGTTTACCCTTTGATGCAACATATAATGGTGTTGTAGAACGGTAAATCATACCTTTTTCAACTAACTTTGGGAAATGTACCATGAAGAATGTTAATAATTGTCCACAGATTCCATCACCATCACGGTCTGCATCCGTACAAATAATAACACGTCTAAATCGTAAGTTATCAACCTCATCAGGTTTTGTTGGGTCAAGACCTAATGCAAGTACTATATTAGAAAACTCCTCATTCTTTAGTACGTTTAATGTTGTCATTCCATATGCTTGCTTACACTTACCTCTTAGAAATAATGCACCTTGTGTTTTTGGTTCTCGTGTTGAACGGAAAGACTTACCAGCAGAATCACCCTCGAAAATAAATAAATCACATTTCGCTCTTGTTGATTTAGTTTTTGATGTAGCATCAACTAACTTTCGTACTGATTTAACATCTTTCTTTTTTAATTCTCTAACTTTCTTTCGAACCTCACCAGCTTCCTCCGCATTTTTCTTTTGTGTATACCAATCAATTAATGACCCAATTGTAGCGAACTCAACATTAATCTTTTTATCAATATTAAACTTTCTATCTCTATATTTATCACCATCTAATATTAATGGTGATGTTGTTAATTTATCTTTTGATTGTGAGTCATATTCAGGATTAATAACCTCAGCCTTTACGAATGAATTAAATCTTTGTGTGATTGATTGATATGTTGGTTCAATTGTTTCACCATCATTATATTTCTTAAAGGTTGGTGTTTTTAAGAACTTTCTAATACTATCAACAGTTGCCTTTTCGTGGTGTTTCTTTATTTCACCATCACAACATAATGCACCATTAATTAATCCTATATGATAACCATTTGCATCAATATTAGGTGTTATACAATGTTCCCAATCATCATTCTTTTCATATATAATTTCACTATCATTAAAACCATATAACTTAACATAGTCTAATAATGATTTAAACTTATAATCCTCACCATTAAATGAAACTGTTAAACCATTGTTATATGCACTCATTGCTATAACTTTAGCCTCAATCATTTTAATAGTTCCATAGTTTAATTCACTAAGTTTAAATCTATCTAAATCTAATTTAAATCTTACTTCTGTGAAATGTTCCTTTGATTTCTTATATGATACAGTCTCACACTTTTTCATATTATCACTCCAACGAATATGTAGTTTATTTTTACCATCTGCTGTAGTAACGTTAAACTCCTTGGAAAATATGTTTGTTAATGCAGAACCAACACCATTTGTTCCAGCAACTTTCTTAGCCTCATTTTCATCATAATTTGATGATGAAAATAAATTACCGAATATTGCTTTAGGTGTTCTAACACCACTAGAATGTAATTCTGTTGTAATTCCACCGTTATCTCTAACTGTTACCCATCCATCAAGTCGTACATCAATAGAAACTTTATCTAATACCCACCCACGAAGTTTTTATTGTTGATAGTTCTAATATGTTCATCGGATGAGTTTGTGTAAATCTCTTCAATTAACTTTACTAATGCTGGTACATATTCAACTTCTTTGTGTTGTATTAATCCATCAATTAGTATAGCATATGTTGATGTTGTTATTTTTGTTTCGCCAATCCACATACCTGGCTTCAAATACGCCTGTGTCCTAGCATCTAATACTTTGTGTTCCTCTCGCTTTTTACTCATTTATTAAGATTTTTATAATCTATGTATGACGTATTAATTTACATCATATAATCTATCTAAATACCGTTTGTATGCCTCATCAACCGCTTTTGTATTTACTTCACGATATATGTTTCTATATTCATCAAGTTTCTCCTTGGTTTTTAACCATGACATTTGGGCATTTATATTATATACCTGATTTGTTTTGTCATTTTTTTAAGCGTTCTAAATTCTCTGAAATTTCTATCTTTTCTTTATTTCTTATTGGAATATAGAGAATAGACTTACTTGAATGTTTTGTAATTTTATACATTACATGAAATCCCAATAATACCTTATTTCTGTTAGATTTATATTTTGAAATATAAAATAAACTAAAATATTTTCTAAGTAATATATCAATAATATTTAAAATTGTTAATACTAAAATACTATTTAAAATTGTTAATACTAAAATAAAATATATCATCGTCTAAATTTCTTTTTATTTAATTCAATCTTTGTTGGTAAATGAATGGTTTTTGTTAATCCGTTTTTCTTACGTGTAATTGTGATATTTAAATATCCCTTTACTAAACGTAAGTAACAATGATAACAAAACCATGGTGTTATTTGCTTACGGTCAATTACATTTTGTTTAATTGGTCTGTTACAATTATTACACCTAACTTTAGGATTCCTATCAGTATAGGTTTTGTTCTTTGGGTTCTTGTAATAATTAATTCTTGGTAATTCCATTAATTTAGGTGTTACTTTAATAACTTTCCACGTAGTACCAAAACCTGTAATTCTCATGCTCTTTGTGTGGAATGTATCACCATCTTTAACATCAAATAGTGTGCTTGATACTAATTTTCTTGAATCTATGTTTTTTAAATTTTTCATTATCTTAGAATATTAATTCATTAACATTTCTTATTATTTTATCACAACGCATCTTACTGTATGGTTGTATTGTTTTTCTTAACATTACAGTAATTAATCTGTTTCTTCTTACAATAACCCAAATCTCATTACCTGTAGAATCTTTACCGAAGAAATCATTAAGTCGATAATAATCTCTACCATCAATCTCATAATAATATTTAGAGTTTTTGTTTGGTTCAAATTCACCTAATTTAACAGCATAATCAATATAATTCTCGAAATGATGGTTTGATACTAGTTTGATGTTCTTAAAAAATTGGTTTCTTAATTTATTCTGAATATCAATTTCAGAAAATTCGTTAAGTCTTTCTTTAAGTCTATCTAATAAATGATTTGATATTTGAACTCTTTTCATAATCTTTGTTTGTTAATACATGTGCAATATACAAATAATATTCTAAATAACAAAATAATTATTCAATAACATATAAAGTTTCTTTAAATAACCAACTAAGGTCACTAAAATCAGCCACCAATATAACACCTTGTTTATTATAAATACCACTTAACCTTTTGTGTGTGTATTTTGATATTATGATATATGGATATTCATCAGAAAAACACTCACAATAAATTTCCTTTGGCTTATGTTCTTTTAAGTACTTACTAAAGTCCTTAATACTTTTAAATTTTCTCATCTATATACTTTTATTAATTGATTCATATTCATCTTTTGGAACTGTACCAGTACCTTTACAAAACTTACAATTATCCATTGTGAATAATGCTCTATCTTCCGTGAAGTGTTTAACACTTCCATTAAAACATAAGTTCGGACATTTCGTTTGTTCTACTTTCATTATACAAATATATAAAAATATTTCGTAATTGTGTAATAATGTGTAAATATTCCGTAATTGTGTAATATTATAAAACAACAAAAAGTTGGCGCAAATGCGCCAACTTTATTCAATTACTGCCTCAGATACATCATTAAATGCATCAGCAGATTTTCTTTCATTAAAGATAACTCTTGTTATATCATCATTAACAACTTCAATTGTTAAATCAAAATCTTTTATAGTATCTTTAGCAATCTTCCCAACTTTAACACTCTTCCTATCGGTTATGATAAGCATAGCATCCTTATCATAAATAGAGTGTTCGACAAATTTAACTTGTTTAGACTTCTTTACAGACGTTACAAGTGCTTTAAATTGTTTTTCCATATTACTTACCACTTTTAATTACTTTCTTAACCCAATCGGCTCTTAATTTCTTTGTAGCCTTATCAAATGATTTTAAGCTACCACTAAGTGCGAAACCATCACGAACAGATTTAATCTCATAATCATTAAGAATCTTTTTTAGTGGCTTTAGTGCCTTTATGATTTCTTTTTCAGAATACATTCTAAAACCAACCTCAGCAAAATCAGATTCTGAGAGGAACACAAATACTGAAACAGCATCACCCTCATCATCTAATTGATTTCTTAAAATTGATTGAATGTTTGTATCTTCAACAGCATTTAATATTTCAGCCTTACCAATTTTACTATACTCAGCAAATAAAGCATTATGTACTTTGATATACTCGGTATTAAAATCATAAAGTTTATCACTAGCTTTTAACATTGGTGAAAATAACTCAACAGCTTTTTTATTATTTCTAAACTCATTTCTTAAAATGTGTTTAGGATAACCTTTGATACTAACAACATCAATATCATTATATGCCTTTGGACTAGATTTATCCCAACCTTGTTTTTCGTAAAACATTTTTAGTAATTTTACTAAGGCACGTCTAATCTTAATTGGTTCTAATGTATGTAATTTAGAAATATCTGATAATGGGTCATTAGCACCCTCATTCATTTGTTCTACTGATTCAGAAACAAATGAATTGTCAATTACAACTTCATTATCTGTATTATCAAAAGATTCTTGAATATGTTTTATTAATTCTTTCATGTTTTATTTTCTAAAATTACTAGACAAATATAAAACAATTATTTTTATTTGCCTAGTAATTTGTTGTTTTTATTCTTCGTGTTTCCAACTATTAACTTTTGGTACATATGATACAATTTTATTTATAACATCTTTAGTTAATTTAGATTGGTCAATTTTCTTACCACTAGCCTTAATTTTAACTGTTTCTGCATCCTTAACACTCATACCACCTTTCTTAGAAAATTGTAGAGTAGAATCAACACCACGCTTATTAAACACAAACCAAATATCACCATCCATATACTCACCTAAATCAAGTGCGTTTGTTGCAATATCATTCATGGTTAATGCAACACCTCTATGTGTAGCTAGTAAAATATCCTGTGGTACAACTCGTGACCTCTTTTTATTTTGGTCAATAGCCACCTCAATATCATTAACAACCCATACAATATGTATATTCTTTTTATCATAACCTAATTGCTGTACATCACGAGTAATTGATGATAATTTAGAAATATCCTTTAAGGTTACATCAAATAATAAATTTGGTTTTCTTTCAGGATTTGCTGTTAAAATACTAGCGTATGTTGCTTGTTGTGCTTTCTTAGGTAACTTTAAAGCACCACCAATAATGTCATGTAATGTTCCAACATCCTTGGCAGTTCTCAAATTCATGTTCTTTAAATCAACACCAAACTCTCGCTTAACCTTGTCAGCAATCTTAGTTGATTTTAAACTTAATGCCTTTAATGCATCAACATCAAAAGTTTTACCCTCCATACCAAGTAAGTTACTGATAATGAATCCTTTTCCACTATTACCACTTACATATATTTTGTTACTTTGTCTAACAACAAAAAATCCACTAGGAACTGTAAAACAATACATCCTATCACCCATATCAACAATTTCCATTGATGTTGTATTTTCTACCCTAGGATTTTTTGAAATACCAACACCTTTAGTATAGTTAATTGTTAATTCATAACATGGTTTTCTGTCAACTCTTACATCAGTACCTATTTTAGTATCAATTCCACATGATGCAAAAGCAAATTGTATGAAGTCCATTGATTTTTTAGATGTTGTACAATATGATAATCTAGATTTTCTGTTATCTCTATTAACTGTACTACCATCCCACAATAACACTTCATCACATATAACCTTTAATTGGTCATTTGATGCATTATACCAATATGACTCAAATTCCTTTTCATTTGAATTATAAGTAAACTCAAATCGCTGGAATCCATTTTCTTCATATTTTTTATACTCAATGTTGTTGCTTTTTAATAAATCCTCAAACCTTTTTATTTTTCTAGTCTTTTTTAATGATACTCTACACTTAGGTTCACCAACTCTTGGTAGAAAATGATCATCAGCAAAAATAGCAACTTTAAGCATTATTTCATCATTACTTAAATTAATACCATCACCTCCATATTTGAATGAAGTTACTAATTTAACCTTGTTACCTCTAGATAAGTTTTCGTGTTTATTTCTAAGTTCACTAGTTAATTTAGTTTCTAACTTCTTGGTTTTATCGTTAATAACAAGATGTTTGTGTGTTTCTGATGTAACAAAATCAACTCTTCGGTTTTTTATTCTAGTGAATTTATCAACAGGTAAGTTAATATAATCTAAAGGTTGTACTAATTCAGTTGTACCATCCATATTATATTGTAACACCTTGTCACCTGTTTCATATTGGTCAATTGGTTTCCATCCTTTACCATCGAAAAACTCAGTACCTTTTGGATAACAACCTGCTCCACCAGCCATAATAACAACATTACCAAATTTAGGATATGCTTTATTGCCAAGTGTTACAAGTTTTTCGAAAACAAACTCAGCGTTGTTTTCGAAAACCATTTGTTGTTCGTTATGTTCGAATGATTCGTTTATTGTTTCAAATAATTTCATAAGTGTGCAAATATATAAGTTTTATTCTATTTCGTCTTCGTTTTCTTTATTTTTATTTCTTGTTTCAATAGCTTTTTGAGCAACCTTACTACCAAGTGCTAATCCTATTAAAGATATTACCAAGGTTTCTTGTACGCTACCATTTGAGTGTTGTTGATAGAATGCAAGTGAAAATGTAAGTAAAATTACCATACTTGATGCCCATCTAACCCAAGATGCTTGTGTGTTTTTTGGCGAGTGTATAGCCTTTATCAATGCCATAATGTTAGTCTCACCCCTGTTCTTTTTAAATAGTGTATATAAAGAAAGTATCATGGTAATCACCATAAAAACTTTCCAAACATCCACCCTTTGTAAAAATTCTACCATAGTATTATATTTTATGTATTAACCCATACAATTCTTTGTATGGTATTATCTTTGGTTTTCATAAATTCTAATTGATTGGCAAATTCATAAACCAATGGTTCCACAAATGCGTTGAATGATGCACCATCAATGGACTTAGCTTTAACGCTCTCTAATGCCTGAATAATAATGTTAACTTTATCAACAGATGTTTCATAAACCAATTGTTACCATCTATTAATCCCTTAATATACTTAAATTTTCTTATAAAGTGTTCAAGATATCTATCATTAACGTACTTGTATAATACAGATGCGTGTGAAAACTCCTTTTGGAAGTCCGACTTAGCTTGTGATAATACCCTATTACGCTCACTAACTGTTACGTTTGGTGATACAATATGGTCATATTTTCTATCTCTAATATATTGAAACCAATTTAATGTGTGTTTAAATCCAGCCTTGGTTGCCGTATCTAATGCATTAAATATTGTATATAATTCACCTGCAATACTTGCACCCATATCCTTAACATCAGATTGTGTGAAAGATTGTATATTAGAGTCATTGTATGCCTTTAAGTCAATAAATGTTTGTTGGTTCTGTGTAGCAGTTAAATCCCTTAATGTAACCAAGTGTGTTGATACATCGTGATATGTTTTTGTTAATCCGCTTAACCATGTTCTTAAATCTGCATCTGTCTTAGATTCAGCTTCAACAACTTGTGCGCCTGTTAAATCACTAACTTTAACAGCAGTTCTGTTATTATAAACATAAAACCATTTATTGCTCATTAACTTTTTTAATGAATCTAATGTGGTTGTACTGGATACTGTACCACTCTGAACTAATTTAAAATAGATTATATCACTACCAGCAACAACTTTAGCATATACGAAATTATCATCTAATACAGCATCCTCAGTCGTATTAAAAGCTGTTAATGTAGTACCGTGTGTATTTAAACTATTAGGTTCTGATGTTGTTTTAGCAATATATGTAAGTGTTGAACTAGCATTTGATGTTTTTATAGTTAAATTGAAATATTGACTAGCATTATTGAATGTTGTTACTTCAATAACACCAACCTTTAACGTATTTCTACTAACTGTTACATTTTGCTCGGAAAAATATCTAGGCTTTGATGTATAAAAATTACCATCAGTTATTGTATTGATTGTAAGTGTTGGACTAACAGAACCAATATTAATAGGAACTATCCTACGTTTGGTAACTGTTTTACCACTCTCTGATGTTACTGTTAATAAATATGAAGTTCTTACACTATCTGATGTGTCATGTACAAAAGTGTATGTAGCACCTGCTGAATGTGTAACCTTAATTATATCAGTTACTATACTCATTTCATTTGAATATAAACGTGCTTCATAAGTATCCTCAGTATATGTGTAAATTGGATTAGTACTCTTAACTAATATCTCTTCTTGTTGTGAGCGTTTTATATATGTACTGTTGATAGTAGCACTATCAGATAATGGTGTAGATGGTACAAATGTTCCATCATAGTTATTTATTTTAGTAATTAATGGCATAGTTCAAATATTTATATAGTATTACCTTTTATCTATGTATGAACACCCTTAATTTGGAATGTGGTGTGTAATTTAAGAGACTTTTGTTATATGTTTGGTATATTGATATAGATTGTTGTATAAAGTCTCTTAAATATCATTATATAACAAAAAGCACCCAAAGGGTGCTTTACTAATCAAAAAGATTTGTTATGATATAGCTAGTTGGTTTTATTAAATTATTTCGTAATTTTTTATAGTCATATTCACTAATACCTAAGTTTTGTAACCACACATTAAAATATGCTTCTAGGTCATCATAGTGTTCATGTGTTGAATTACCATACCACAATTCAAGGTCTTTGAAATTTTGAATCTTATCTGCAATTAATGCTAAACCAACAATAGGGTTTTCATACTTATTAAAAGTTAAATCCTTGCCATCTTGATAATGGTATCTTAGATAACTGTTCGCTTCATGTCCATATGATACTGAGTTAAATATCACATCACTCTTTAAGAAATTTATATACTTATCAACTACTTGTTTGTGGTTGTTGTCGAATGCTTGGAATATTGGATGAAGTATGTATGCAAATAATGCGGTTTTTAATTCATAAAATGTATACTTATTTTTGAAGTGATTAATTACTTGCATACCCTCAAAGATATGGTTCATATAAGGAACGTTTGTTCTCTTTGTTCTTTTGTCACCATACGCTTCCATTATGATTTTAATATATGGACTGTCAGAAATATCATCCAATGCTGAGTTTGCTATAACAAAAGAAACACCTAATTTACTTTCTAATCTATCAACATCTAACTTACACGATTTAGTTGTTAGTATTTTAGAATCCTCCCATGATAATGATTTAACTACATCAGTATACACACCTTTACCTCTATGGTCAGCTTTAATATAAATTGAAGTATATGTCATAGAACCATTAGATATCTTGGCTATGGCGTGTGTATCAAAAAATTCAACAGAATCTAAAACAAAATCATGGTTAGCTAATACAAACGAATTAGATTGTTGTACAGCGTTAATTGCTCTAACATTTGTTATATAGTATTGAAGTATATCAACAGGTGTTGTTGCATCATAGTTTAATATAGGTGAGTCCTTTAAGTATCTATTTAATTGAGTTTCTGAATAACCTTTCATCATTTGTTATTGAATTTATGAATTACTATTTCTTGTTTTGATTTAAAACAAGCATTAACAGATTCAGCATTGTTTAGTGTTATGTTTATTGATACACCATCATAAAACACAACAAACAAATTAAATGTATCTGAATCAACCTTATTTAGTTTATAAGATTCAATTTCATTTTTATATGAAGTTAGTTTTATTGTATGAAAGTTCGTAATGTCACTAATACTTGATTTGTAGCTTAGGAATCTATCATTCATAAACATCTTCATTATATCATCAACTAATAAACCACAATTTTTTAGTGTATATAATGTGTTAAGATACCTTTTCCAAAATAACAAAGAGTTTTCGTTAACTACCATAAGTTTACGACTAACACCATCCTGTATAAATGAAATTTGTCTTTGTATTTTATATCTACAGGTCTTATTATCCTTTGCTTCCTCTGCTGGTATATAATTACCCTGTATTCTACACACTTTTTGTATAAGTGAGTGTGTTTTACAATTATCTAGGTAATACTGTGCTTGTTTTTTATTAATCATGTCTTAGGATTATAGTGTTCTATTTTTATATTTGCGTTTAATTTCAATTACATCAAAAAGTCCATTATCATAATTTATTCTTACAATAGTAGGTGATATGGTATATATTTTTGAAGTGGTTAAAAAAGTTTCAATTTCTTCATCACTATACTCATCAGATAACCACACTTTAATTTTATCCTTAATATAATCTTTGTGTGATTGGTTCATTAATTCACATAACCGTTCCTCTAGAAATTTAGTATAAAGGTTGTTATTATGTTTGTTGAATGTACTTAGACCATTTTCATCTAAGTACATTTTCTTTAAGTGTTTTGCGTTTAATTTCATATTATCTTCTGTATTCGTAGAACATATAATCAGGAATGTTTAAGACATCTGATGTATATTTATCTGAGTGAACTTCCTTAATAACTTTCATACCATTAGGTGCAATTTCGTATTGATTTTTACGCTTTCTTCTAAGTTCCTTTCGGTGTTTTCTAACTTCCTTTAGTAAAGTAGGTTCAATTTTTCTACGTCCTGTGAAAAATGTTTTAGCTTGCTCTAGTGGAAACTTATCAAATGCACCACTAACAGAAGTGTCAACATAAGTAACCAAAAGTTTATTACTTAACTTTAGTGCAACAGATAAGAACTCCGAACCACCCATAAAGAATAATGGCTTATTTTCATAAAGTGTGTTGTACTTCTTAACTTGCTCAACAAAGTCAGACTTTCTATAAAAAGTGCAATACTTATTGTTGGTGAATTGTTTTGGATTATCTACAAAAACTTTTGTGTATCTAAATGGAACACCTTGACAATCTAAAGTCATGTACATTTCCTCATCAATATAAAAATGACACTCTTCTGAAATTTCGTGAAGTCTTGTATCATGTTCAGGAATTTTAAATACTGGTTTTTGTAAACCATTTGTCTTCGTAAATAAGTTGTAATTCTTATCGAATAAAGCAACTGTAAAATTTTGTCTCATATTAATCCGTTGTTGGTATAAAGTTTATAAATTTCTCTTCCTTGGCTAATTCTTTAAGGTGTTTTAGAATATCTAATTGTCTTTCAAGTTTACTATGATAGTGTGGGTCTAATTGTACATCATATCTAGATATCTGATTTTCCCATTCTTGAATACAATAATCATAGTCTGTTGGGTCTTGTGTGTTTGAAAACAATTCACCCATTAACGTAACATCAATTATTAATTCTGTATATTCCTGTAATCCTATTTGCATAATTCTAGTGCTTGCATGTATGTGATGATTTTAGTACCGTTCTTTAATGCTGTTTTTGTCTTAGAACTTGTTGAATTTAAATCACCAGTAATTAAATAGGTTGTGTCTGTGGTTAATTTCTTAACTTCTGTCCAGTTAGATGGTAATTGTGATTTGAATACAGCCTTTGTACCCTCAAATCCACATGCCTGTGGTCTACCTGTCATAACAAAAGTAATATCATCAGCAGATGCCTCTTCTCTTGGTGCTAAAGACTCAACTACAATTCCATACTCTTCTAAGTATTCAATAGTATCATCAATTCGACCTGAACTACCTTTTAACTCATCAATAACTACTTTTGTTTTACCACTAAAGTCATATGGATTATCACAAAGATAGTGTGCAAATTCTTCAATGGTTGAATCACCAGCACCATCAACAACCATCATTCTAACAACTTTATCAATTGTTATTTTATTGTTTTTGTGACCATTAATACCATCAACAAATTTAATTGAAGTTTTTTCACCAAGACCAATATTTGAAAGTGTATTTAAATTAACAACACAATCATTAAAAATATCTAACGGTTGCTTATCTTCACCAGTAAACAAACCATCATAAATCTTGAAATATGTTTTATCAGCAAACCCATCAATTGGAAAACACTTCCAAACCTCTAAGAACTTTGCACGTCTAATGAAGTCATCAGCGTTTGTTGATACTAAATTCACACCAACAATATCAATATTATCTGTAGGTATGTTAAAATCTGATTTAAGTTGTTCTTTGGTTAATTCCTTACCACCAATATAAAATGTTTCTATACTCATTGTTTTAATATTTAATAATGCAAATATATAAAATAATTTTAATTGAACAATAATATTTCAAAAATATTTATATAAACAAAAAATCACACCCTAATGGGCGTGATTTTTTATACTATTGGACTTTCAATTGTTGAATTGATATATCCATTTACACGTAACATGTTCAATGCATTTAATGCATTTTGGTGTGAAAAGAAATAGCGTGTATCGGTAGGACTAAAGTAAATATGGTCATTTCTATGGTTAGCGTACCATAATGATTGATTACCAAAATTAACTTTAATTTTGTATAGTTTTCTTACTTCTGATTTTTGAATTAATTCTAGGATTTTTGTTCTTGAAATGTTTGGATTTTCTGATAATGTAACAGAGTGTATTTCAGTACCACCAAATGGTTTATCACAAAAATTATAAACTTTGTTGTGTACATATCCAGCAATGGCATACTTTCCATCAATGACAATAGCTGGTTGATTTATATCACCTACTAATTGTGCATTAAAGCCATTTGATGTGAACATGTTTAATAGTGCTTCATTTCTTTCTTTGATTGGGTAATTTGATTTGTTTTTCATGTCGAGGGTTCTTCCATCAACCGAATCGGTTGTAATATGTCGTTAAAAAATAATGCGAGAACTTTAGGAACTCGTCTGTTGAATAAATAATATTATGCGCATAATTGTTATATATGTATTAAGAACAAAAAGTTGAACATATGTTCAACTTTTAAACCATATCAACAAGATATACACCTTGTTTTATTGTGGTTGTTGTTCCGTATTTATCAGTTGATGTACATTCTAAGGTAAATGAACCTTGTTTAACCATAACATATCTAAATGCTTGTGCATATTGAGTTGTTATAACTTGATTTGTTAAAGAATCCTTTAACACCCAACTAACGTTTGCTGAATTTAATTTTGAATTATCATCAACAAATGCATAAACTGGTTCACCTAATTTTATATCAGTACCATCTTGAATATACTCTAATCGTGTACCTACAGCACCTCTAAAAATATCAACATAATGTCCAAATTGATTATGTTTTAAACTAAAATCAGCTTGACATGTAACAACTAATGTATTAGAATCCCCTTTCCAGTATGATAATTCTTTTACTGATTGTGCTGTTCTCCATGCATCTAAGTCTGTAATTAGTTCATCAATATTAGCATAAGGTTTATCCATTGTAAGTGTTTTAGAACCAACCTTAACAACTAAATTAGACCTTGTATTTCTTCCATTATGTTGGATAATGTTACTAGTATCAACTGTAGAGAATATCATAATATCCGTGGTATCAATAGCACCAGTAAAATCTGTATGAGCAAAAGATTTTTGTACATCATAACTAAACATATTCAATGTGAATGATGGCTCTTTCGCCTTTATCCTTAACATTGGTCTACCATCACTTTGATTCCCTTGTGGATTATTACTATAATAATTTATATCATACGTAAACTTAGCGAATGGTGACGTACTTGGTTGCCCATTTAATAATTCAATAAAACGTATTAAGAATCTCTCAGGTGTTGGGTATGTTGTTGTATCATAAGATAAACTAACCTCACTCCAATTATGATGGTCGAATAATCGTAAACGTAAATATCTATTACCTTGATTACCATTTCCAATGATATCATAAATCATTGTACCGTATTTATAACCCCATATACTTACTGGTAACCCCTTTGTTTTAGTTGCAGGTATAGAATTTAATTCACGAACTTGTGAATATACACTATGCATATCAAACTTAGTTTCATAGTGCTTCAAAACCGTCATTGTTGGCATATTGGTTAATGGGTTGTATGTGTTCACATCTAGTGTCTCGGAAATACTATCAACAACATTTGATTTATCCGTATCAGTTGAAACTAAATCTTCCATTGTTGAATGTAAACGTAAATCTTTATATTCACCAGCAGTATCAACTATAGAGTGTTTCGCAATCCTAAAGTTTATTGGTTTATTTCTTACTTGTATAGCTTCATTTAATCCAACAACAGACATTCCACCATAATGGTCAAATAACGCTAATACGAGCCTAAATGAACCAACTTTTTGTATACCACACTTAATACCTCCACCAAGTTGTGAAATAGGCTTAGTATTACTCTTAAATAGTTCTGTGGTAGACCCCCACAAATAAACAAGATATCTAAATGATGTGTATAGTGATGTTTCTATTTTGGTAACGTCTAATTCAATTAAACCAAAATCTAATCTAGCATATTGTGTAGCATACTCAAAGTCAGCTAAGGTGCTTGTATCATCTAAAACCTTTAATACATCAAAATATGTTTTGTTAAATGCGGTTGAGGTCGGTGTTGGTGTTAAGAATTTTAATTTTTCTGAACCTGCTGTTGTATTATCTGTTTCAAATGCAAATGCATCAACAATTACTTGGTGTTCTTCAATATCTATTACTTTATCCTTTACACTCCACTCAATATCACTATTAACGTTTTCATTCAATCTAACATCTGTTATTGTTGATGAATTTAACCATATATTTAACTCATGTCCAACAACTGCTTGTATTTCACCAGTTATATCAAAAATCTTAGTATTTAACGTTAAAAAATCACACTCCAATACAGCCTTTAGACTATATAATTTAGTAATTACTGTGTCGGTGTCTGTCAATACATTTTCATAAATGGGTAATCCATCAGAATCAAAATTACCCTTGAAATCATTAACCTTATATGTTAACGACATTTGGTTAGATTTCTTAAACCCTGTCAATTGCTTATCAATCTTATCAAGTACCTGATTCTTTATGCTAGTTAATTTATATTGATTAGAACTTATAGACTTCCAATATTCTTTAAGTTCTAATAATTGACCCCAACCAAAATATTCAATAGCTGTTAATAGTGACTTATATGCACCAATAAAACCTGTCATTTCGAACATAACCATTAAATATTCTCGTTTTTTCCTGTTTAGTAAAACTTGGTCTTGTTCATTGGTGTTTAGTTTACTATCAAAAAATGCCTGATAGTAATCCTCATTTAAGTATTTTTTGAAGTTTTGTAACGCAACGGTTAACTTACCATCTATGTGTTGACATCTACCATTAACTTTAATTGAATGTGTCTTTGCTGTTCCATTATTATATACAATATCTACCTGTGAATTGTGTGCAAATGAATATTGCTCATCATGTACACCAGTTTCATATTGTGGTGAAAATAGTAAATTTATCTTATAAACATGTTTGCCACTTCGTTCAAAGTAATCTACGTTGGTTAAGTTTTGTTCGGATACTATAGTTAATATATCTGTTGGTGCTACACCAGCAGTATCAAAGGTAATACCATTAGATGTTGTTGTTCCATTCGATAAATGATTATCAACTGTTTGTCCACTTTGTGTTGGTATTACAGTAACTACACCAGCATTTACACTAACAGAATAATATTTATTTGATGAATCCATAACAGTTTTTAACTTAGATGCTACAGTTGTAGGTGTATCTGTAGCAGTAACTGTAATAGAGTGACCGTGAACGCTAAATGTTCCAGCCACAACAGTTCCAGTTGTTATTGTAATGGTATATGACCAACGATTTAATGAATATATCTTAAAATCATTAGAGAATGAATCATCTAATTTATATTTTATCTGTAGTGATGTTAACTTAGTGTCAGATACTAAATAAACATTTCTAGATGAAGATAATCCTACACTAGTATTTTCAAAATAAAGTGTGTCGTTATTATTTAGTATTCTATTATCTTGGGTTATGAACATGGTTATCATTTTTACTATGTATTTGGTTATTAAAAATAAGTTTGTTATATTTGTATAGTAAAACAAAAAGATTTATTATGAGTAACACAAAACAAAAAAGATATACAGTAGAATTAGATGCTTATTTATATGCTAGAAATGATAGAGAAGCCATGGTAAAGTCAGCAAAGATTGCTGAGTTTCTTAGAACACTTGATGACAATCAAGCGAATGTCACAAAACTAACAGAAACACCATTTGGTTCATGTGATAGTAGAGAAGTACATAAAGGTACATTAACATTATTCGAAAATAAATTAATTGAAAGATAGATGAAATTAAAAGATTATAAGTATAGACTTGCCTCAAAAATAAAATCATACTATGGTGTGAATCCTATGTGGACATTAAAACATTTTAAGGAAAGTGAAAAAATGTTCACACACATACAATCGTATGGAAACCCACACATACCAACATCAAGGTATAAGAAAACAACCGAAATGTATCATAAATTAAGAACAGGTGAATTAAAATTACCTAAATTGGTTGATGATGAAGTTGCTGATTTTATGAGTTTTCATGCTTGGAATAAAGAAACTTTAAAAAGTTACGAAAATAGAATTTATGATTATGATAAAAGAACTTGTGTACAAACAGCAAAGAAATTACTAAGTGGATTGTACCCACACCGTCCATTAATATATTTCTCTAAATTACCATCAATGTTCGTTGAACATGCACAAGGATGTTTTAATGTGGATACCGATGTAACAAATCACCAGTACTATACACGTGAATATAACAGAAATCGTTTTATTATAGAACCACCAACAGAAGAACTTAAAAAGTTACGTGAGGATAGATTAAATTTTATTAAATTCTTGGACAAAACAAATGAGTATATAAACACTACTTGTTTACGTCATGTTTTTGAAAAAATTGGTCAAAATTTAGTAGGGTGTCCATATATATTCGACACAAAGGCTGGAAGAACGAATAGAGGTGATATTTATTTCATTAACGTTAATGGAACAATTTTCTTTAGTGTTGAAAGATACCAATAAAAAGAAAGCGCACCAATTGGTGCGCTTTCTTTAAAACTTTCTATAGTTTGTTATTGATTTTATTTGTGCTGTTGCAAGTGAGAACATTTTTTCAACAGTTAATACAATATTAGATGTTAAATTATTCTCAAATGCTGATGGTGTATGCTTTTTTCTAAAGAAATGTGTATTCCAATCAGACTCTAAAGCATCACGTTTCGAGTTTAAGTGTGTGTATTTTTTCATTATAATTCATCCCAAGTATTAGAAGTTGTCTTATAAAAAATATAAATTGGTTTCGTTATATCAACCGTAGATGTACTTGTAACAAAACGCTTAAATCCACCTCTAAGAATTGGAACTTCCTTACGATTTAATGGTATCATATCACCTAATTCAGAAAATCCTAAATTTGGATTTGTGTTTGCTGGTATTGTTCTTCGTTCAGTAACCAACTGCTTAACACTTCCAACCTGCTTTTCTATAACATAATCGTGATAACCATTTATCCTTGCATTTTCATTTACTTCCGAAACAATATCAATTGAAATGTTTCTAATCTCAGCCATATCATATAATACATCAACAATAGCTGATTTTGATACAGTTGGACGTGTTGAAGTTATTGAAGTATCCTTAAAAGTTTGGCTTAACATAATACTAGATATTTTGTCGTATATCTCAGTCCTTAGTTCATTCTTATCATTAACAATTGCATCAATATAAACAAAAATAGCATACTTCTTGAATATTGGGTCATGCATTACCAATTCTGATGATGTTGCTTGCCTCTTACTAGCATTTATCATTGTTTTTATATCAGATTTAACCCCTGAACTTAACATCAAATCAGAATCCTTTAAATATAAATAATCAGAAAATCTTTTTAATTTTTGACTAATATTAGGTAGTAATAGCATATTAAATACTAAATCGTCATTCTCAGTCCAAACATCAACCTGTGATAATATGGTAAGTCGTGAAAGATATGATTTTAAGTTCTCAGGTCTTAATAAAACATTTGCCCTAGAATTATATCCAGCTAATGTTCTAGTTAATTCAATACTTTCACCATTAGAACCTAATTGAAAACCACTATGAACTTTTATATCAATATATTCACCAATATCAAATTGTGAACCACTAACATCATAAACACCACTAGTTAATGTGAATGTTTCTGTTCCAGTTAAGTTTCCAACTTCACCGTTGGTTATTCTATATTCAATTGTTATTGTATCACCCTCAGCTAATTGTGAACCATGAACATTATCACCAAATATAACATCAACTTGGTTTCCGTATCCATTCTTAGTATAATATCCTTTGGTTGTAGTACCCATGTCATATAATGAATCATATTTTGTATATCGCTCATTATTTACAGTAACCACCATGTGATATTGCTCTATAGCCTTTGTATCATCCAATTCAACCTTAAATAATGGTGAACCATCAGATACCATCTTAACTGTCTTTAAAACACCCTCAATTAGCTCTAAATCGAATGATTGAACACTAGTTGACACTTCACGTACTCCACCAACAATATTTGCTGTGTATTGTAATTGATTTTCATTATTGGTTGCAATTATATTAGATAACACTAATTTTGGTGTTATCAATTGAATCCCACTTTTAAATGTACATCTAATAACACCTCTTGAAGATATTGGACGTGTTGCCCTATGTCCAGTTAATGTTGCTAATCCTCGTACAGATGATTCCTTTTGTGCGACTTCTATATTAGCCTCAGTTAATGAATCCTCAATATAGAACATCATCATATTTGTCATATCCTGTGACAAATCTAATGTTAAATTGAAAATGTTAGCCTTAGATAATATTCTTGATGGTAACAATCTATTAAGAACTTGTGTTACCTTGGTTCGTAAGTTTCTAATCTTACCATCCTCGGTACTTAACCATTTAAATTTATCTGTAAATTGATTTATTTGTATTCTAGCCATGTGTTATTTGTTTACCTAAATTGGAACTTCTTAGTTGCCAGTTCTGAATCATCATGCTTATCACGAATTACAACATCTATTAAAGCAATATCACGAACTGTTCCTGTTAATAACTTAACATCAACTGTCCATGAAAAATATTCATTCATGTAACAAGATTTTCTTATATCTTCCGCTATGGAAACTTTCATATACTCATCATTAAACTTAGTTGACCATAAAAGTTTCTCGGTTGATTGCCCAAAATCTCTATTACCAAAAACATGATTCTTTGGTGTCTTAAAAAGTATATCCAATTCCTGTAAGAAAAGTGCCAGCATTTCATCAATAACTGGCTCTTTACTTACATGTGGTTGGTTTATATCTCTTGAATTAAAATCCATATTTATTATGGGTGGTTTGTATCAATCTTAGTTTTGTTAGATTGAATGTTTGTTGAGTTGGTCGATATATTAGTAGTGTTAGTGTTTACTTGACTCTTTAATGTATTGAAAGCACTATCACTTATAATTCTATTCTGTAATCCTAACATCTGTGCCTTTAATTGGGTAACATCATTTTGCATACCCAACATAATTTTCTCATAACCATCATACTTAATCATAACCTCCTGCAATTTCGACATTGCTTTTTGGTACATTTGCATTGCTACAACTGCTGTATCATTTATAGTTATGGTACTTGTTATTTGATTGGTGTTGTTAGAGAACATCAAATTAAATAAAAATCCAAATGCATTTCCAGCTTGATTTGCGTTTGGTTGATACTTCTTTTGTGAGTTTATTTGATGTGTAACAGCACTAATTGAAGTCATTTTATCAAGTACTAATATACCATATAAATTTCTTCGCTTGGTTGCTGGTTTATCCTTTTCTTGTATATCATAATATAATAATATACAGTTGAAATCAAAATTACCCTTGTTGTATTTAGATTGTGAACTTGTTGCTGATAAATCATCCCAATCAATCTGTAGAAAGTCCTTATCACCTGTTACGTTATACTTCTTATCAGCAGTATCATAAACAGCCTTAGCGTATGATTTATCTGATGCTGGTGCTGATGTGTATGCCGTTTGTTGCCCAGCAATATAATCTGTACCACTTGTTGTTGGTACTTGTGCTGTTGATACTTGACCTGTTAAATTATCATTCGGTTTTAATAATGTACCATCAACTCTACCTTGACTATTTGCAATGTGTGCAAAAACCTCTAGATATTCTTTACCTTGGTGTTTCTTATGATTAACCATATTAATGTCACCAACAAACTGAATTAACGGTGAATATGAACTTGATACAGACTTCTCTTTGAACTTTTGTCTTGTTGAACCCGTTGGGTCAATATAGGTAACATCATTGGTCAATTGTAAGGTATTATCACCATCAGTTGCCGTGTTATTATCACTATCCGCTACAGATTGCATCGCTTTCCAAAATGATGCTTCACTAAAATTAGAAAAATCATTGTCGGTTCTAACCTCATCAACATGTGATAAGAAATTTTCCATATAATTCTGAATATACGCCTTTGGAAAAAACGTATTTGGGTCATCTGATGCTGGTGTATCGTTTGTTGATTTTAAATCATTTGGGTCACGATATATCCTCTGTGTTGTAACATTTGCCCATTGAGGTAATTTTAAACAAGCAAACTTCGAAAAGTTCATTTGTATGTTTGTGTTAGAGAATAATAATATTGCATCATTCATTGATGATGAAAGAGTGTACATTGTACCACCCTCTGTCCTTAATCCTTTTAAAATAGGTACTGTCGCCTTTGCCATGTCTTATATGAATGAAATTACTTTTACGTTAGGGTCTGTTGTTGCTGAACCTGTATGTGTTGGTGTACTAGCCATTTCAGATTTGTGTGCAAAAACAACCCTTAAATTAGTTAAATTAGGTATTAATGTTGGATATACTATCCTACCGTTTAATAAACGTGTAGTTAATCCAATAGCCTTTTGAAAGTTTGTGTTTCTTGTAGTGTTTGTATCAGTTATAATATATTCTAGTGAATCAGATGTACCACCACTAGGAACACCAAACCTACGAACCTTAAATCCATTAGAATCCGTAACCTCTTGACCATCCGTTAAATTTACTGGTATATGTATCTCAAATTTAGTTATTGAACTAGATGTTGTTGTACCTGTATTCGCTTCATTAGCAATCTTCTCTAATGCTACTTTAATATCTCTTAACCACTTTTCAATTTCCTCAGCATTTAAATTATGGTTCTGTATTAATGATGCTTGGTCTTCTGATACCTTACCACGCTTTAATGTGATTGTACCAGTAGGTAGTGTTATTGTTATTGGCATAATATAGTCTTTATTGTATGTATTTAAAAGAAAAATCCGAGGCGTTGCCTCGGATTTTTAATTGATGTCCTCTAAATTATTGTATATCCACGCATTATGTAGCTTATCAAATGTCTGTTTTAAATGCTCCATATCATTACAAGGTATTAATGTTCTCTCAACACCTCTTTTGTGGAATATTTTAATAAAAGTATATAACCTTTTATTATTATTTTTACTGATGTTGATTCATCATAATCCATCGACATAGAATGAATATTGTCTAGGTCAATTAAATATTCATCATGTACTTTAATTATGTTTCGTGCCGTTGTTGGTTGTATATGTAGTATATCAGCCTCAGTAATAAAATATCTCATACTATATGAATTTAGAAATGTTAGTGTTCTTAATAGTGTTAATTACTTCAATAATTTCATCAGGGTCTGTGAAAACTTCTTTCATTTGTTCTACTGAACATTCAAGTTCATACTCAACATCCTTAATACGCATACTAAGTTGTTTAGCAATTTCTTTTGGTGTCTTTGAGTCTTCGGTAATGCCGAAATTAATTGATACTATTTGTTTTTGGACTGGTGTTAATCCACCAAATAACATGCGAGCGTATTTAATCGCTTTATCTATTCTTTCTGTATATTCAGAATCTTGTACATCTTGAAGTAATTTAGTAGGTGCTACATCAAAGTAAGAAGAAACACTATCATCTGTACTTATAGGTGCATCACCACTATTAACATTTGTTGTTTCATTGGCTTCAATCCATTGAGTTGTTCCGTATGATAATGGATTTGAATGCTCTCTACAAAACTCATTAATATACTTATCAATATATGGATATGCATAAGATGATAACTTGGCAACTTGTTTCTTAACTTTAGACTTTTTGATGTATCTATCAGTAGCTATTGAAGCACCAATCATACCTTGATTAATACAATCTTCATACTCTATTCTAAACCCATGTCTTTTACATATTCTAAAAGAAATATCATTAATCAAAGGAAATAATGTAATTAATAAATGTTCTCTGTTTTCTTCGGTTGGTTCAAAATCATCTGTATTTGTTGAATATAATTTTACAACATCACTAGGTATATATGATTTATTTTTGTATTTGATTCTATCAGATTCGTGTTTAGGTGTTCTTTGTAATTTTCTAAATTCTTTGCTTAATAAAACATTACTCTTGGTTCTTCTTAACATATGATTCCGTCTTTAATTTTGTATGATGCAAAAATAAACAAAAAATTGGAAACACAAAAAAGTGTTTCCAATTTTTATAAATCTTTTTCAAAAATATGTGCTGATGCAATCGAACATGAAAATACACCAGTTTTTAAATTTAACTCATTAGCCAATTGGGATTGTAATCTACCTATTAAGTACATATCTAATACTGCAACAGTACCCATATTATTTGAGCGCATATGTGTATGTACATTTAATTTACCATCACGAACAAACAAAGATATACTATCTATGCATGGATATTCAATAACCTCATCAGTTCCCAATAAAACATTATCAGTTTCGGATAATATTTTTATTACTGCTCTACGTGAACCTTTCTCGTTTAATAACTCACGCTTAACAATTGGTAATTGTCTACTAATCCTATTACCATAAATTGTATTAAATCCATCAGAAAGACCCTTAGGATTATCTAAAAATGTTTTTACATTATCCTTATAAGTTTCCTTGAACCATTTAATATCAGTATCACTTGGTGCGTTTATGAATAACTTAGAATAGAAGTCACGGCAGTACTCACGTGTTATTGATGTATTATGTTTAATTAATGGAAATGTACAAACAGTATCTACACGATATGATAATCCAATAACTTCATATACTTTACCATTTCTGCCATCATATTCATATTCATACCGTGTTTTTATATAGTGTTTTATTCCATGATAGGCATCATTAAATGACCTATAATTAAACATAAGCATCTAATTTATGTTTACCACTTTCACCAATAATTAAGGTGTAAGCATCACCATTATTTGGTTTATATTCCATACCTATTGACCTCTTTATTAAAATATTTAAAAGGAATCCAATAAACATACCATGACCTGTAATCAAAATGTTCAATGGTCTATCTTTTGGTAACTCTGCTTTCTTTTGTTCGAATTGTTCCGCAATAATTTTAACCATTGCTCTAATTGATTTTGCACAACGTTCAAACATATGCTCTAATGTTTCTGAACCATCAATTGATAAATTTGTTTTCTTATTAGCAAACATCGAATCAATTAAAGTATAATATTCAGTATCATCTTTTAATTTACCATCCATATCACCAAAATCAAACTCAGTTAATGTAGGTAATTCGAATTGTTGTTCGTTTTGTGATAAGAAATACTTTCGTAAAATTTCAAAAGTTTCTTTGGTTCTAACAGATGGTGAAGTAAATGTAAAATCAAAAACTTCCATATCCATTTTCTTACCTAAATCATGTGATTGGATAATACCCTTTCTATTTAATTTAGTATCGTTTGTTTTTGCACCACCCTGAATAATATTATTCAAATTATTATCAGTCTCACCATGTCTAACAAATGTTAATCTAGCATCTGTTGGAAAGTATTTAAATAAACCTACAAACTCCTTATAGGTTTCAATCATCTGTTGTGTCATATGTCTAGTTATTTAATTCTATTAATAATTGTTTTCCGTATTTTGTAACCATCTGCATACCTTTAGCGTATGCAATAGTAGCTTTGTTTAAATTATTTATTGTATATAATGGTAGCTTTAACCAGCATATACCAACTAAGTATTTTAGTTTGGTGTCATTTGTTAACTTATCTAAATCATATCCGAAGTTATCTTCAAACCATATTTCACCGTTCGAGTATGTATAACGAACATCAGCCGTTAAATTAAATACATCATAACCACTCAAACCATATAAAAACTTTGCATGGTCGTAGTTAGGGTCACCATAATACGGAACACCACCAAAATGTCCACGTGGGTCAATCAATTTAATTTCTTTGTTATCAGTTATCATCACATTTGTTGTGTTTGTATCACCATGAATGAATTTGAACTCATCACATAATCTAGTTCTTAATTCAGGTAGAATATGGTAAACAACTTCCGCAAAACTAACATCAATACCATTAACATTTGTAACATTTGGTATTAAATTATTAACCTTTTTTAACCTCTCAATAACACTAGCATAATATTCAATACCTGTTGCTGATGTTATTTCTTCTTTTGTTAATGAATGTGAACTACTGTTGTGTAGTTTATCAATGTTATTTTTAAACATACCAATTAACCTATGCGCTAGTTCATAATCTTTGTGATTAACATCACCATACCATAAAATATAATCATAAATAGTATGACCTAATACACGCTTTAACATTATTGCATAATCCGAATCACGTTCAATTAGTTCAGGGAATACTTCACCTGCTTGCGTACCTTTTATATGCTCATAATAATCACCCTCACGGTTGATTATAGACTTACCCATATCATTTTTAGCGCACTTTAACACTTCATTAGGGTATATGGTCAATTTATTAAAGAAACGTGCTGAAATGTCCTCATGTGATATAAATTCGGTATACTTATCAACATCACCAAGGTCATGGAAAGGAACTTCAATTGTATCAAAATCACGGTCTTTGAAAATATCAATAACATCCAACCCATATGGATAATCATTAGGATTTATAAAATCTAATAAGTTCTTTATAAAATATAACCCAACAACATTACCATCTTGTAAAGGTCTATGCTCTATTGTATTGTTTGATGCATTGTATCTATGTCTTGGATTAGTGTCTGTGAATATAACATTATTTTTAAAGTTCACACCACGCAAATCATATATCTTTTTTGGCATTATATCAGACCATGTAAGAATTACATCATCAAAATCATGTTCGGATTCACCTTGGATGAATAACTTCAAGTCATCGTGTGTACTTGTACCACCATCTTTTAAACAAACAACATTCACATCATCAATACCAATCAACTTTAAATAAGTTAATAATTGCATATAATATTGTTTATTATTTACAACAATAGTTCTTTTTCTATAAATTGGTTGTGATTCTAAAATACGTTCCATTATTGTTTTAGTACCTGCATTACATAATAACTTTGGGTAGTTATTATTGTGTATCGGTAATAGTCTTGTTGCCTTACCGCAAGCTAATATAATAATGTGTGGTTTCTTCATCTGTTATTATTTTGATACTGCAAATATAAACAAAAATATTATATAAACAAGAAACACACCGAAAAAATTCGGTGTGTTTTGAAGTTCCCCGTAGTAGGTTGTGGAACAAATTTGCATAGATTTAGTAAACCCCCATAAACTAATCATATGCTAATATTTAAGGTTAAAACTTATCCATTATTTCGGGGGTTCGTATCGTGGATTTAAGTAGAGTTTGGTCTAGGATTTTATATATGTATCAATATCTAAAATGTGCATAGTGTCGTTAAATGTAACATCAGCCTCACTTAAAGATAATTGTTCAAATAATGATATGTGTACATCATCACACGCATGTATGATTCTATCAGATGATTTTAACTTGGATAATATCTTAAAGTATAAACCTCTTTTATTAACACTATCAGATAAATCAATGATATGATGATTATACTCTATTTCAATATTTGTTGGGTTTGTTATAACCATTAGTTTATTACTCTCTTCAACATAATCCAATATGCATTTGAAGTCATATCTAGGGTCATCAACCCTCATCGGATAAAATACAATATCTTCTTTCGGTAATATATTATTAAAGAAGTTAAGTTCTTTTTTTGATATCCCATCCATGAAATTATCAATTTCTGTTTGTGATATTTCTTCAAATAATTCACTAGAATAAATGTCGATAGACCTCCAAAATTTACTTTTAATGTCCTTTATTTGACTAATCCTACTAGCCCAATATCTATATTGAATATCTGAGAATAAAAATGTATCATGTTTCTTCGATAACTCAACCTCACGTTGAAACTAAGATTTAATAAATCATTTGTGTTGTCAACAGCATTCCAATTATAATTATAAAAAACCTTGGTATTAGATTTAATATCAATTGGTAATTCACAAACAGTAACGGTAGGCTCTATATATTCCGTATCGAATTTATCTTCAAATGCTAATGCCTTTAATCTTGTATTACCTACACTAGAACCATATAACCATGATAACGGCAAATAATCAACATTATTTATACCAATAGACTTAATAGATTTTCTGAGTTTTTCAAGTTCACCAATATTTAATTTCTTAATATTTGGTATAGCAATCATCACCTCATTTACATCATGTCTATTATTATATAATCTATGTAGCATACTGTTTATATTACCATCCATTGATGGAATATATTGCCCAGTTTTTTTATCACGCATAGAGTATATTGGTATGTATAAAACACTACCACTCAATTTAATTTCTTTAGCACTTATTTCCATAAACGCTTAGGTGTTTCATTATTTATTATTGATGCTTTCTTAACCCTTTTATAGTACTTATTATAATGATATAATCTATGTACAACATTATGTAACTTTTTAGTACTAGAATAGCTGGTTGCTATATCGAATATATCAGTATTAGGACATAAAATATAATAGTAAATATATTTCATAAAATCATAATAATCATCAAAATAAATGATAATACCATGTAATTGTCCTGAGAAACTATAGTTTCTTTTGTTTGTTGGTATGGTTATTTTCTCTAATCTAAAAACCTCATTGTAATTTTTATCAGATATAATAATCAATCTATCCTCAGGATAGTATTTAAATTTATGTGACCTTATTTTTCTAAGTAGGTTAGTTTTTAAACCCTTTGTCTTATTTCGTTTGAATAAATTAAACATAGTTGTTACTTATATATTTACTTGTTGTTACTACTATATGTTCGTTCTTTTCAGTAACTTTGACAAATTGCCAATTTTTATTTAACCAAAACTTCATAGGGTTATCATAACCATTAAACGAATCATTCTTTTTATATGGGTAAATATGTGGATATAATACACACTTACCTGTTAGTACATTTAGTAAATTAAAACCTTTTGGTGTTACCTTTACTAATCTAAGACGAACTACCATATTTGGTGATGCCTTATGAGTAACAAAGTACTCTTTACCTAGTTCAAGTGTAAAGAGTCCTCTGCTATTTAAATACCATTGTTGCTTATCGTTATACATCTGTCAAAATATATGGTATGATGTCACCTGATAATTGTATAGTAATTTCTTTACCAACCTTGATGTTATTTCTAACTAACCAATCTAGGTTGTGTCCACTAGCCTTTACAATATCTCTACCATCAACGGTAATTGGTGTGAAATATACCTTAGGTACATATCTACCTGTCTTTTGTAAATTCCATTCAATATCAGTAACAGTAGCTTTAAAGTTTGGTGAACTGAACTTAATACACAATGCATGTTCAGGATACTTACCATCATGTTTAAATTCCATATTGGTTGATGACTTTGAAAGTACTAAACCATCTGTTGGTTCTATGAAGTCCTGTCTACGTTCTTTAAATGATTGGAACACTTGTTTTAGGTCTTCATATGTTTCAATATTGTTAATTTCATTTCTAACATCAGTCAAATACATGTCTAATGTTCTTGATGTGATAATTAAGCCACTAGAATCAATACCCTCTAACGCAACCAATCTTAAATGACCTACACCAGCTTCAAGATTCTCATCACCAACTAATCCACTTGCTACATTACGTGGATGTTTCTTACCACTATCTATATAATGTTCTTCAAATGTTGGGTAATCAACTATACACTCACAACGAACATTACCTGTAACAAACTTATCAAATAACATTTGCCAAGATGGGTCGTTATCAATAATATGTCTTAGTTTATTTGTTCTATTAACTCCCATACTACCATCACCACGAGTTGCAATTTGTTTTAGTGTTCGGTTTTCAAAATCTACATCAACAGCCAATCCATCATACTTCATTGATAAACCTAATGTGTATCTACCACCACCCAATTTATTGAATGCTTCAAGTAATACAGAATCTGTATCAGACCCATCAATATTAATGTTATGCTTTTTTAATGATAACATTTTATTTCTGTGTTCGGCTTTATTGTGTCTTGAATTAACACCAATAAACATATCATCATGTGAATCTGTAATGATAGACTCTTCTAACAAATCATAATCAGAATCAGACATTATTGGTGAGTCTGTTTCATAATATGCTACTTTAGCATTGTTGAAAATTTCTTTACGCTCTTCAAGAGACTTATTTAATACTTCTTGTATATTCATCTTTATTTACTTAATTCTTTTAATGTCATTACGCTCAATTCTCTATACTTCTGATTCTTTAATGAATCAATCCAAGGGTGTGGTGTGGCTTTATAAAAATGTTTAGCATCTACTGTTACTAATTCACCTCTATCAGAACATTTTAAATATACACCTTTTTTGAAGTTCTCACCACGCACACATGTACCATTATAGATAACCTTTTCAAAGGCTTCAATGAATGTTAAATTATATTCAGGGTTATTACTCATTTTTAATCTATTTTAATTACTAGACAAAACTACAAAAAGCATTTGAATTATCCAAATGCTTTTTTTAATTATTTTATAATTCAGATATTGGTAATAAATCAACCGATATAATATGACAATCTTTTATGGTTTTATTATCTTCCGATAAATGTCCAAAACTTCGTATTGAACAACCTATTTCTTTTTATTATAAAGTTCTCTTGCAAGTTTGCCATGTTTAGTATCAAAGAACTCAATATCATATGCAATAGATGGTTTGAATTTAAGTCTATATTCATATATACCATACTTTTTGATAAATGCTTTCTTTTTCTTTCTAGGTAGCTTATTTTTCTTTTTACTTACACTTTTAATTATATGAGTTACTTTAGATAAATCTATAGTATTTCTATTAGGGTGACCAAGTTCACCATACTTGTTAGGTAATTTATCAAGTAATTCATTTGTTGCTTTAAATTTTGGGTATATTCTGTTATTCATATCTAATAAAATGTATCTTCATCAATATCATTATGGATTCCCCATAACAAAAAACCAAGACTAATAATAAATGTTATGATGTATAGATATATCAATTGTTTAGGTGTTAAATCAATTTTTATATAATCAAAATCCGAGAAGTTTTTACGCTTCCATTTAGTTGGGATTAATTTATACATCTTTGCTATCTTTTGTTTTGTTGTCAATGAACTATCACGGAATAAAATATTCAATTCAGTTTCTAATAGCTTATCATCAGACCATGAGAACGCCTTTGCCCATTTATTATTCTTATCGAAACAAACAACTAACTCATTCTTATTACCACCTTTCCAAAATGATTGCTGTAACTCAGCTATACTTATATCAGGATTATCAAATACCAATACTAAAACTCTAATTTCCTTTGACCTACCATAAACAGCATTCAATTTATTTAGAAAATCATTATCAGAAATATTACAACCTAAACACGCATCCTGCTCATTGTTCTTAACTGGTGGGTAATCATATAAACCTTTCTTTTGTTCCTCAGATAGTTCACTAAATTTCATTACAGAATTAACCGCCTGTACTTTATTTTCGTAGGTGTGTTTACGAACCCATGGGTCAATTGTATTGAAATCACCATTCCATTTAGCTTTGTACATATCACCATCAATAGAATGATAATCACGATGCATATTAACAAATTTTGGTGTTGCTTTCCATAATCTAACATAGTAATTATATGTTGATTGTGAAATATAATAGCTAGAACCATCATTAAGATATACTCCCCAATATTCACTATAATTCCTCACATATGAACAATCATATGTTACGGTTGTTGTACAATCCTTACCACATGATATTGTACGTGTACATGTTACGTGTATATACTCATTCCATCTTTCATAATATCTAACTTCTGTTGGATAGTTTGTGTAGAACTCAACATCTTCTGTCAACTTACCCACAGCAACCCACTTAAATATTAACATGGTTATTAAACTAGCTAATATAGGTAGTACAACTTCAAACCAAACAAGTTTATGTTTGTATAGAAAAAAACAAGCTACTGATAAAAAAATCGGTAGCAATAATGAACCCCACTCCATTAAAATAATGATTTAGGTTGTTCGGTTTCTGTCTCAAATACTTTCTCTACACCAGCATTCTTAATGATTGGTACGTTGATTTGCTCTTTATCAGATAAGAAGAATGAACCAGGAAATGTGGTTAGTAAGTCATCATGTACACGTTTTAAATCTAATAATTGTGTTTGTGTAGTATGGAATGATTCACGTTGTGCTGTTATTTGTACTTGTACATTCTCTAATAGTTTAGTAGAATAATTCGGATTAGATTCTTGAACCCATTGCATCATTTTTCCTTGGTGCTTTGAATATCTACCTGCAATTAAATCAGGATAAATCTTTTTGAAATCCTCAGCATACTTCTTAGCAACCTCAGCATTTCCGAAAATGATATTTTGCATCTTTGAAAAATGTGATTGGTTTGCCTCAATTTTATTCTCAATAGAGTTTCTTAGGCGTTGTTCTTGGTTTCCATAACTAATGTTCATTACTACATAACCAATACCTAATGCGGTTACTAATGTAAATAAAATGATAATAATTGCTTTTTGCATGTTTAATAAATGTTTAAATGTTAATAATAAATGTTTATGATACTCGCTTAAATCTTTTGTTGAATTGGTCAACAACCCAATCACGCTCATTACGTGATAATTTACTTTTCTTTTGTTGTATTAGTTAAAATTCATTAATGATGTTTACATTTAGTGTTTTACTATTACCATAACCTGCCATACCAACAAACATTGCAGCCATCATCAAAACCTTATACATAGAAGAAATCATTCTTTTTTAGGCTCTATTTGAATTTCTTCATATCTAACACCGTTTATTTCTAATTCCATAGTATTTTATTAATCAGTTACCACACATAAATTGAATCTCTTTGCAACAATTTCATATTGTTCAATGATTTTTTGTGTTACAACCTCCTTATTGGTCTTAGCATCTTTATTTCTCATATAATAATCTTCCCATAACCATCCACGAATTTCTGATAGATTTTCAATATATGTAATGAACGCTGTTTGGTTCTCTACACCAACTACACAACCTAATAAAAAGAATGAATAATTTTGTATATATGGTGCTGTTTATAAGTCAACAATACCATCCGAATTTTTTGTTACCGAGGTTTCAATTATGTTGTTACCATCCTGTGTTCTTAAATAAATTACTGGAATTTTTATGTATTTAACAATGTTATATTATATTTTCTTACTCATCCAAATTGTATTGGAATCTTCAACACGCTCTGCAAGTAATGTATAACCTCTTCGCTTATACCATTCCTCCTGCCATGTTCCCTTAACAACCCATAAGATACTTTTACTTTTATCTAAGGTTCTTCCAAGTTCCTCTCGAAGTTCTTGTAACTTCTTACCATAACCATTTCGCCTAACGGAATCATTAACATATAATGCTTCTAGATATATTGCATCATCACCATCCTTAAATGTATATGCTCTAGCTGATGCTGTTCCGTTAACCTCAACGAATGTGTATACATCACCCCACTCTAACTCTGCTTTATGACAAATAGTTTTCATTTCTTTCATAATTATATGCAAATATAAAACTAATTTAATTGGTGTGCAAATTTTTTATCACACTTCCTATAGTTTTATTTATTGACATATTTTTATACCTAATGTTTTTTATAACAATACTCTTTGCTGGCATGTGAAATACATATGAACTGTTTGATTTACTATTGTTCTTGTAAATCTTACATTCACATACTTCATCCTTATACTTTATAAAACCTTTGGATAAAAGTTCTAGATTACTATGATGTAAACAATAGTATTCTAAACACCACTTAGTTTTTGTTCTAGGTGATTTAGTACCACTCCAAACATATGGTTCAATTTTCAAAGAACTGTTTTTGAATATTTCTCTTACTTTATCTCTATCGTTTGATATTTCTTGAATGTAAATAACATTACCTGATAACTCAAACCAAACAAGTTCATTATATGTTGTTTCACATTCTATAGTTTTAATACTTTTACCATTCGAATATGTTCTATCATTAAGCCACGATACTCTGTGAATGTATTGTTGGTATATTGACTTTCTTCTAAGGTTTTGTATGTGGTGTCCAACTTCATGTAACACAATAACAAATAAAGCAGATTTATTTGAAATATATGCATGTTCTATATACCTACCCAATTTAGGTAAATAATATGAGTGTAAGTCAATATCAACCTGTGGTTTTTTAATAACAACTGAAAGAAAATCACTACAAATTGTTATTAATTGTTTTCTTCGATTATAGCTACCATATGGTTTTTGTTTAGATGAGGTTATTTTTGGTTTGTTATCTCTTAGTTCTGAAATATCATCGGTATAGATATCGCTTGATATATACCATTCAATAACCTCATCTAATGTTTTATTTAGTATGTTACTTACTTCCTGCACCTAATAAGTTTTTTGAATTTTCTATAATGTCTATTTGTTCTGCAACACGCTCTTCACTTTCACAATCAACAAAAAACGTTAATAACTTATCATTTATTGTTTGGATTCCATCAACAATGCTTTTTAGGAACTCTTCTCTTTGTTGGGTGTATTTTATGAACACATTACGTTGTTGATAAATAGTTGACTTTCGTTTAAGTTCAACGAAATTATCATCGGTTTTAATGTATATAAGTTCATTTGCATGTGGTGTGATAGCCTTTAAACACTTACCATAAGAAAACTCAATTATTGAAGAGTTTACACGACTACCATAAGCATAATCCGTTATTTTCTTAGAAACTTCATTGGTTTCTAGTTTACTATCAAGATTAAATACAACATTAAACCATAAATACTTTTCTTTGTTTGATGCTCTACCTAACTCAAACTCTAGTAAAGCAATTGCACCATCACGTGATTTAGCTGATGTTGTTGATGTTATTGGGTCAATACCTATCTTAGTTAAATCATCACTATTGAAATAAAATTTATTTTTTGAAAACTGTAATGAATAGGTATTGATGCTGTACCACTAAAAGTTGATTGACCTGTGTACTCGCCAAATTCATCTAATTTAACTACTCCTACTTTTGGCATGATTATAAATAAAATTTTGTTTTAATATCTCTTACTAACTTTGGTGAAACGTTTTTTGGTAATTTAGATTCCCTGAAAACATCTTCAACCTCTCTCAATTGTTTCTCAGACTTATCTAATAATTCACTCAAATTAACCTCACCCTTTCTAATTTTAATTAACTCTTTTGCATTTGGGCGTTCAACGTTCATCCATCTTTGTTCTGCTAGTTCTCGACCCATTTCAATCAATCTAACACAATGTAATAAATTCTTACCATCAATCTTTTGTCCATGGGTTTTAGAATCAACATACCTCTGTGTATTTCTTTCCTTTATCCATGTTTTATATTGTTTGTGTTTCTTTTTGTGTTCTTTATATGCACCATGATTAAATTGAACAATAAAATCAACCTGCATACCCTTAGGTACTAATGATGTTCTTAATTCATTAGAATCACTTCCAATAAATCCACTAGGTCGCTTTTCCATTGACTCATTGAAATAATACACAAAGAATGTGTTAATGGTATGGTTACACTTAACAAGACCATAATTTTCCTGCTTTCTTGCGTGTGGATTTCTTCTGTATAATAAGTCCTTTACAGGTTCTGTAATACCTAATCTATCGTTAAATACATAACAAAAATCAAGAACATCCTTAGGTTCAGAAAAGTATCCATCCTTTTCGAAGTTCATCAACTTATTTAATCCACTAGCCTTTTTTATTTGTTGGTATGCATAACCACAGAAACTTTTACGACAATTCATAGTAATAAATGAACGTCTTGTATCATCATTATACATCACTTCTCTAAATTCTTTGGTCATGTATCTAATACATCTATTCGGCATGAACAGCATCTCTAACATTGTTGGATTACCTACTGAAATTAATTCAATAACTCTACTAAGTTCATAATAAACAGTATCCTTATCAACAACAATTTGTTGGATTTTACCATATAATAATTGGTCTGAAAGTGGTTGTAAAAACACTCCTTTGATATCAATATCTGAACCATCAACGTTTGTTCCATATGCTACAGAACCAACAACAGTTTCGAATAAAATATCAAACTCTCTATGACCTCTTACTACTTTATAATTTTTTATTTTAAATGGGTCGTTTTCGTGTGACATGATTATTTCTTTTTGTTATTAAACCTATCTATTTTATTGTATACAATATATTCGAACGCTCTATAAACTTTCTTACGATACTTTATTTTGTTATCCTTTATAATCTGCTTTAACTTCATATGACCCTCACTACCATTAACTAAAACAATATGGTCAATATCCATTATCAAAACATCATTCTTATATTTCTTCAAAACATCACCAATAACCTCATTATATAAGTCGTTAAATATGTTATTTGTTGTTTTACCATACCTTTCAATTTGAAATTTATGATGTGTGATGTATAGATATGATGCGTTAATTAAACACTTCAAATCATATGTTAAGTTTCTGCCAGTTTCACCTAAATATTCAATCTTTTTAGAATATTTACGTAATTTAACCATCAACTCATAAACTTCACCAAAATGTGGTATACCATACTCAATACCATATGCATTAATTAATAACATTGAATATAAGTTCATCAAATAATAATCAACTACAGCAACATTAACTAACTCACCACTTACAGATGGTTCTATTCGTGTTTTGAAATTTGTGTCACCAAATCTGCCATGTGATTTAATATTGATGTTGTTACCCCATGGTAGCCCTAGTGCTTCATAAACTAGACACCAAGACAATTTAACCAAGTATTTAAGTTCATCGTTATACTCGTTTACACTAGTGTATCCAAGTTCTTTTGGTCTATTTGAACATTGTTTTGTGAAGTGGCTAAAATCAATTTTAGCCACTCGATTATACACCTCTGAAATAGGCATATCTTTTAAGTAATTGTACGTATTCATAAGATTTTATTTATTGTTTAATTATTACTATACAAAAATACAAAAAGTATTTGGAATATCCAAATTATTTCTTAAAATATTTTAAATGATTCAACAATTATATCAACATCAGAAGTTACTTCCGATACTTTAATTTCTAATTGTTTGTTTTTTATCCTCTTTCCAGCACCGTTTATTGTTGGTAATGCATACTCAATACCACGATAATCATATACTTTGAAATCATTAAAGTAAAATGGTAATTTTATATCATCTGATACTTCAAAATATCCATATGCGTTATAATCATCATCAACTTTTAAATTTCTATCACACGTTATTATGATAGTATCACCAATATTTGATATAATTTTATTTAGTTTATTGATTTTATTATATTCAGATTCAGATAATAAATCCCCATTATGTTCAAAATATCCATTATTCAATAGAACTTTTTTAGCTGGAATGTTATTAGTTTCCGAATAGTACCAATATAAATACTTGTAGTCTGTACAATCAAAAATATTCTCATCACAGTATTTACCAAACATAAAAAATGGTGCTAAATGTTTTGGTATATCTGAATATAATTTTTCTTTTGTAATCCATCCCTTAGTACCCTTTAATGAATAGTCAACAATTTTAGATTTACATCCTAAATTATATGCTTTATTTAAAGCAGAATCTTTATCAATGGATAAGTTTTGGATATACATATAACTTGTAGTTTTATATGGTAACCCATTAGAATTATATTCGGTTGATTCACAAACATCCCACAGGGTAAAATACTTATTAGAAAAACCTATATTTAACATATCGTCTGTTTAATTATTAGATGGCTTTCACCATAGTTAATGTTTCACATTTACTATACAAAATACAAAAAGCATTTGGATATTCCAAATGCTTTTTAAATTATTTTTAATATTGCTCTTCGACTTTATATACCGAATGTGCAATATATCTATTTATTTTAACTTCGTATCTATACCCATCATAACAGAATATAAATATACCAGCAGTTAGTTTTGGTTCTTCAATAACTTCTGTTCGATCACGCTTACCCAAATACAACCCATTATCGTTATATTTTTCGTTTCTAGTATATCGACCCCAAAGATATGATAAAGTGTATAAATCATACTTATATGAACCAAATATAACATACTCACCATCAAAATTAGGCTTGGTTTTTAATACAGTAGAATGTTCTTTTCTCTTCTCTGCTAATAACTTCTCTGCTAACATCTGTTTTTTGGTCTTGCGTATGATAAATGAGGCACTTTCTTCCTCTAGGTGACCATCAACAACCTTTGTTGAATAAACATCCCAATTATTTATACCATCATAGAAATTTAACTCATCAATAATCCATTTTTTATTTATATCAGAAAGGTGGTTATCTGCATCCGAATTAGATTCTAAAACTACATTTAGTTTTAATAAAACACGATGGGTTTCTACCTTATTAAATTCTGTAGGTATTTCAAAGAATAATCTAACCTCGGTGTATTTAGATGTCATCGTTTGTAACTTTAACCCCAACCATACCATTAATAAATTCACTAAGATTTGAATGGAATATTTCATAAAATCTAATTTCAGCACCATCAACAAAAGAATATTTCATTAGTTTACTGAATGTTGAGTCAATAACTGGTACTACATAAATGCCATTTAGACTTCTTCTATTTGTATCATCAAATAAATATAAATTATCATCAAAAACAACTCTAAAATCACCATCATTATCTCGAACAACTTCGAAATTTAACACAACACTTTCTAAATATGTTTCGCCTAATTCATTTTCGTATGTGAATTGTAAATTTTTAATACCCTGTAATAGTACAGTAGATACTGTGTTTTTTATGTGGTCTTCTGTTAGTTTTTGTGTAATTATTGAATCAACTAATTTTAAATTTTTTATAGTAATTTCCATTCTGAATAAATTATTTACGTTAAACTTCTATTTGTACGGCTAAATTTTTAAATACAAAACCTTTCTTTTTAATTACGGTAATGATAACCGCATTAATTGTTTTATAATCCTCACTCTTTGCTAAGGTTGCCACAATATTTAAATCATTCTTTGTATCTGTGATTCCGAAAATAGTATCCGTTGGTGGATTGTATTTACCTTTTGTTTTTGGTGGATTTCTATCAACCCTTAAAATACCATTCAATATAGAATCATGTAATTTTGGAAATGCACGTTGAATTGATTTTATAATTTCTGAATCATCAATCAAATTCTTTAAATCTCTAGACTTTCGCTCATCACCATGAGCAGAACTATAAACAATAGTATTTACAGTTAATTTAGTCTTTATCTTTGATAATTCACGTAAATCTTCAACGATTAACTTAGCATAATTGGTGAACTTTTTCATTAGTTTTTGTTTATAAATATTGTGGTTACGTCTTTTAGTGTTACCTTATTTATATCACCTGTATTGTCATCATCAATGGTCAATACACCTTGTTCAATAGATAAAGTATTCTCACAATTTATGTATGAAAGTTCTTGAATCTCGTTATCACTAAGTGTTAATAAGTCTTTTAATGATGATTCTAATCTATCAAAATCTTTACTAAAATCAAACAAAACCACAGAACCTAAATTAACATTATTATAACTAACATCTAATCTTAACATGTTAGCTATGTTTGTTTCTTCTGCAACATTAACTACGTTTAATACTAATAAATTTTTCATCTGTTTTATTTTTAATGGATGGGTTAACCATCACTCATTTACCTTACAAATATAAATAATAAAAACTAGAAATCCAAAAGAATTTCTAGTTTTTTGTTAAAATATTCCAACCGCAACTATTTTCAGAATTTATTATTTCTTGAAGTGTTGCAAATGGATATGCAAGCGGAATGTACGTTTTGCCAGTTTTAGCATCATATGCAGAAGTGTAAAGGGTTTTTAATAAATTACCACGCTTACCACGTATACCTAACAAAACCTCAGTATCACAACCTTTATAAAGATTCTCATACTTATTTGGTTTCTCTGCTAAAATAACGTACTCTTTGTTTCTTATTGTTATTAATTTGTCGCTTGCCATAACTCGGTGTTTTAATTATTAGATGGCGTAGCCATCACTAATGTTTCACATTTACATGACAAATATAGTGAATTATTTGTTATCTGCAATCCTACCATCTAATAAATATCTAAGTTCCTTTACATATATACTCTCAAAGAATTGTGCAATGTTTGGTTTAAAGTAATTCTTACCCTTTAAAATCTTACCATCTTCTCGTAAGATTGGTTTACCATCCTCACCCAACTTAGACATATTAGATGCTTGTATCTCATCAAACACCTCAGTAATTTTATGTTGCATTCCATGTTCGATAATAGTACCACAAAGAATGTATAACATATCACCAAGGGCATCACCAACTTCAATTAAATTACCATCCTTTACCGCATCCGCATATTCTTGATTCTCTTCACGCATTAATTCAAAACGTAAATCCGAACGGTCTTTTGTAATTAATGTTGGTTCGTGTGATACTGGTGCGTTAAATGCTGTGTGGAATGCTGTTACAGCATCCGTAAAATGTTTTAATTTATTATTTTTCATTTGATTTGTTTAGTGGTGATTTTCTGTATAAATTTTTATCAAGTGATACTAATTTAATATTTCTAATTTCTGTTATATCGTGTCGGTATTTAGGACTTTCTGAATGTTGTGTGGTTTGTGCTACTGTAACAAACATACCTCTATTATTAACCTCATGTAATGTTAGATTTAAATCATATACTGATTTCTTTAAAAGTTCTAATAGTTCATCTTCATTATATGCCTTTAGTGCTGATTCAAAACCATGTTGTTTAATGTGGTCTTCACTCAATATCATTTGGGGTTTCAATATTAAATAAACTAGTAACAACATTTGTCATTGTATCATAGACAATTTTAATATTAGTTCTATATATTGATGGTTCTTCATCAAGTATTTCACGAATCCAAGTATCCCAATTATTCATTATAAGATTGATGAATTTTTCATCACTTCCTCTATCCTCATAGCGTTTTTTATAAACCATATTCATAGAAATACAAGGATGTACAAAGTAATGTGGTAATTTCTCGGCAACCAATGCATCACGAACTTCTTTGTGTGATGATACTAAAATAACATCAGCTTTACCAATATTTTCTTTGATGTGTTTGATATAGTTATCAGGAAATTCTGTCTTATCAAATGTTGAACTATCACTATCTAGAATCTTTAAACCATATTTCATTTGGTTTCGATAAAGGTGTGATTTACCCACGCCAGGGAAACCACAAATAATTTTTGTTTGTTTCATTTTATTACATATTTGGTAAGTCAATATCTTCAATATCCTTTGTGTTGTGTATGTGTAATGCAACACATTCAAAGGTCTTTTGTCGGTCATTTAGATAAACTGTCCCATCATATTCAGAAAGTCTCAACAATCCTACTAAACTATTCCAGTTAGAGTCATAATCAAATACACCAACTGAACCGAATCTAGGTAATTCATTGTGTGGAAAATCTACTGGAAACTTCCATTCACGTTGCATAATTTCGTGTCTGTTGTCGCAATGTTCGCTGATAATCTTAGCACCTGAAAATCTAGCTAAATTCTCTTTAATTACATTAATATTACCACACGCATTTAATAACTCACCATAAGTATCAAATGTACCACTCAAAGACACATAAACAACATCTAATTCTTTAGGGTCTTTTAATTCAATCTTTGTTTGTGTTGGAATCTTACTTAAATCACTAACAAATAATAAGAAATTCTTTGCTTTGTTTTCTAAGTCATATAATGTATTATTGTTATCAATAATATGTGCATATGGATATAACTCAGGATATAATGCATCACAGTCACCCTCATTATCGGCAGTTACTTCAACATCACGGTCAACATATAATGTAATAACTTTATATCCGTTTTCATTACATACACCAACCATCTTATTAATACTTTCAATCTCACGAATATGTAAGAATGTAATGTGGTTGTTATTATTCTCAATCATATTTAACATATAATTGGTAGTTCCGTTCCATAACGATTCACTAATTACTTTAAGTTCGGAAAGTGCATTTCTATTATCATCAGTCTTTGTACCATCCCATCCTAAAATTGATGCAGATGCCTTTACGTTGCCAACAGAGCTATAATTACCGACTTTTTTGTTTATCATATCTGAATTAGAACTCACATACTCAACAAATTTGTCTTTTCCTGCTGTTGGACGACCATTGATAATAACTACTAGTTTTTCATCTTTTGGTAAATCTATCATTTATATAAATATTATTTTTAAGTATTAAACAATGTAGTATCAAATAAAGAATCCGCACCAACTGGTGCGGATTTACTACTTATAAATTTTATTCAAATATTCACATATTATTGAGCCATGACATGTACTAGGTGAACAAAAACACCCTAGTTGTTTTCCTTTTAGTTGGTATATATGATGTTTAAATACATCATCAGTTTTCAACCTATGATAAAAATACTTTCTGAATTGCGGAAGTGTAGCACCAAGGGTGCGTTTGGTTCTAGTTTATATGGATTAGAGAAGTATCCAATTTTTGATAGATAATTTAAATCAGTATCGTATGTGATTGGGTCATTATTTAGTCGGTCACAATATCTCGCACGACCTATATAAACATCATATACATTTCTAATGTGATTAACCTTTGTTCTCACGTCTTTCTAATTCTTTAAAACAATATTTAACAGTCCTTTCGATTAAGTCCTTATCATACATAAATGATTCTTTATGTATTTTATATTCTTCGGTTGTGAATTGGAATACTCGTGTTCTAATATCATTAAAAATTCCATACTCATCTAAAATATATCTGTATATGTGTGTTTGTAGGGTCATTTTGTTGATGTCACATTCTTCAATACCTTTAAGTGTTCCTTGCATCATCTGCCACTTATTTGTCATTGAAATGTTCTCGTTGTTCTTCCAATCAATAATTAATGCGCTTGGTTGATTCTTTGAGTTTGGTATTGTGAATAAAGCATCTAATCTAACCTTTAACCCAAGTCGTGAATTTAACCAAATCTCTTGACCAATAATAGGAATCTTTGATAACATACTATCATAACACAAATCAAATTGCTTACATTTCTTTTGTTCTGCTTCATCCATTGTTGAAACATTCAATGTAATACCATTAATCTTAGCTATTATATACCTATCTAATGTCATTCCACGGTCTGCACCTTTCTTTGATTTGGATTGCCATGTATCCAAAATATCTTGAACTGATTTACCGAAATGTTCATGGTTTGGATTTTCTGATACGCATTTAGCGATATCTTCCCAATCCTTTGGTTTACTTAAAAGGTCGAACATCTTATACGTTGATAAAGTTGTTCGACCCTCGTTTTTTAATTCGGTATGTATTATCCAAGACTTTTTTTTTATTTGTTTAAGTAAGTCTTGTGTATCCATTTAGTCTATTGTTGTTTTCATAGCGTTTAACATTGCACTAGTAGTATCTAATCCAATATCAGGTGCGGTTGTTTTTAAAGCATCTGCTGATTCACCAGCAGTATTTTCCTTGGCAATTTCTTTTGTATACTCACGCTCTAAATTTCTTTGAGTCTTTGCAAGTTCCATATTTTTCTCAAACTCTTTGAATAATCTATTCGTGTTTGCCTTTACTTGTGTATTTCTTTTAGCAACTCTTTTACGGTGTCCTTTACGTGTTTTTGATTTTGCCATAATTTGTATAATTTTATTTAAGTTTATATTATATGTATTAAACAATGTATATGTAAATTAAGAAAGAGATGGCTAATGCCATCCCTTTCCACCTTGTCGAGTAAAAACCAAAAATCCCAGTAAACGGCAGATTTCGGTGAACTTGTTACACGTATGGTGTGTTATTTAATATTTGTTTTAAACTTTGCTTATCATTAACTGCACAAAATACAATAGCAGTAGGTACATTGTTTCCATTATCATAGAATGAAAATACTACAGGAATCTTAACACCTGTACGGAAACATGTAAGAATACCACTACAAGTTAAATCCTCATACAATTCTGAACGTTGTGCCTCTTTAAATTGTGCGCTGGTAATTAACTTACTTATCTTTGTGTATTGTGTTGGATTATCTTTTGAACTAACACCAACCACATCAGCAACAGAAACACTTAACATTTGAGCAACTTCCTGTGCCTCTGCGGTCTTAACATCATCAGCATCAAATACCATAAAAGAGTATTCACCAATACCTTTAATACTAAACACAACAGCCTCGTTAATGTTCTCGGATGTTAACCACTTAACACCTTTTACAGCTTTACTACCAGCTTTCTTTAATCTTGATGAACCTTTCTTAATTCTCTTAATAACACCCTCTTCCTTTAACGTTGCTTTGATTTCATCACTAGCAAACTCACGTAATGTCTTTGACTTCATATCTTATTTGAAATGTTTTTTAAGTTTATCTAATTTCTTGTTATACTGAACATCCATAAAAATATCAGCCTTTGGAATATCAGTATATAAAATCATATCATATCTATCATATCTGATAACTTCTTTACCACCCTTATAAATAAAAAATATATCATTTTTCTTATCATAAGTTACTTTATATCTAGTATCTAATAATGGCTTAATTAAAGTTTCCATATCTTCCCATAAATACGGATAAAAATCTTTAATTTCTTCCTTAAAGAAAGAATTTTTTACAGACTCCATTAATGATTTATATCTTACGTTGCTCATAGTGTTCTTTATTTATATATGTATGGTTGTTCAAAATTTGATTATTCAAATATAAGAAAAATGATTTGCATACACAAATCCTAATTACCATATAATCGTTTAAATTGATTTCGCAAAAATCCTTTGTGTTTCTCAGGAACACTATTCATCTTATCTTCATAAGATTTTTTAAATCAACAAAAACCATAAGACCCTGTAGAAGTATGATAAAAATATTTTTTACCAACATTCCCTTTTTCAAATTCAAAAATTTTCAACCATTTATAATAAGACAATTTTGAAAACCAGTTAACAAGATTGTTAATATTACGACCTTTTTAGTTCTAAAACACGGTGGTACCACCGTGTTTTAGAACTAACCATTATAATACTGTCTGTATGTACCTTACCATATTTCATATTTAACAAATTTACAAAAAACACCTTAAAAAAAGAAAAACAAGCATTTAAGCAATATTTAACAAATAAAAGTTGCATATATGCAATAAAAGAACTATATTTGTAGAAGAAACAAAAAATAAACAAAGATGATTTACAACATTTACAAAAAAAGAGAGGGGCAAGAACCTAAGTTAATAAACACGATAGAAGAAGAAAACTACAAAGAAGCAAGAAAAACATTCACAAAAATAATGTTTAACGAGTTTCACGAGGGAAAACACGGGGATGAATACGTGGAAATAGAAGGAGGAATATATGATATATCTAGAGAAGAATATATAATAGAAAAGGAAGACCTAGAGGAAGGGATGAAAATAATTGAAGAAGATGTATATACATACGAAATAAAAGAAACTTATACATATATAGAAGTTGACGAAGATGGGGAAGTAATAGGAATAGCGCACTGCATATCAGATGAAGAAGCAATGGAAGTACTAGGAAGTTCGAATATAATAAAAGAAGAAAATGAGTAGCAAAGAAGACACAGCAATAAAGAAAAAATAAAAGATATTTAAAATGTTTAAAATGAAAAAGACGCAAAAACCCCCTAAATGATTTAACAAAACGCGTACCTTTCTCTAAGGTATGTAATTGAACTGGGTTTTCTGATGTAGTAAATGACATAATAAATAATGTTTTATGCCATTGAAATTTGTAATAACGTTTTTATACATTTCTGTATATAACGCTGTGAAATATATCAACTAGATACTTACCAGCAGATTTTGGGTACGTATCATTTTTACTCATGTCAAATTCATTCCAAACTTGTACTATTGTTACCGTTCTCATAATAATCTTGTTTTAAGGTCTTCAATTTCTTCAAGTATATTCTTATTGTGTTCATCTATATCAATAAGAACTAATGATAAATCTCTACATTTAATTGCAGAATCAACCGCATCAGCTACTTCATAAACACCAGCCTTTGTTCTATATTGTGTATAACCACTTCTATTTGGTTTATAGTAGTCGTATTTTTGTATGTAGCAGAACTTACCTTTGTTGTCCTCAGCAAACTTTTTCAACTCATCAATTCGCTTACGTTCCTTTAGAATTTCTTCTATTTGATATTTTGATTTAGGTTCACCCTCAAATAAAAACTTATCACCAACTTTACACCTCTTTATAGGAATATTTAAGTATGTAACTTCTGTCTCATCATTATCATTTAAATTAAGTCCACAAAGCCAATGAATATCTTTCATAATTTTTGTTTTTGCATCGTTTCGGTTCTCATTTTTAACATCCGTATGTACAGTAAAATCACCAATATTGTAGTGGTCACCGTGTAGAATCTTATCCAAGTTAAGTTCCCAACACTTGCTAACTAATTCTAATTCTAATTTATTTTTCATTTTTTATTTTATATTTTGTGATAAACTCTTCCATATTCATAAATGTACCATCTAACATTTTAATACACTTATCATACTTAAAGTATTTTTTCTTTAGTTTATTATCCGAACGTCCACTAACCTTAAACATAACATCAATACCGTTTGAAAATGCCTTTGATGCTGGGTCATATAAACGCATTAATGGGTCGGTGTCTCTTAATATAGTATTACCAACATAAGGTATTAAATTACTACACTTATACATCGCTAAAGATTTAGGTAAATCTTTTCTATTTGGTGTGTTGGTTAACTCCATCATCTGCCAGTAGTGTTTAATACTGAACATAACAGACCTCTTAGCTGTTTGTTCATCATTATAAATACACCAGTACATATCCTCATTTAACCAAGCATCAGCATAACTAGAATATGATGTTAACTCAACATATTTTTTAGTATATTGAGGCACACCACCACCAAAATTACAATGTGTATCAATTGTTGATGGTAATTCCATAAAAACTTTATTACCACTATAGACTAACTTTAATATTGTATCTAAATTATCTCGCAAACCATCCATTAACCAATTCTTTATATCTAATGAATATTGACTATACCACCTTTGATTACTTGGGTTTTTCTTACTCTCATCATACACATTTTGTACTTCTGAACGTTTCTTTTCTCTCGAATAATACTCAACTAATTCATGTGCTTTTTGTTTTGTTACCAACATATTTGGGTTATAATCCTTTGTTGATGTAACCAAGGTTGTATTAACCTCAACCAATGCACCACTTGGTTCTGATGAAAATAACTCTAAATACTCTTCAATATCCTTTATGTGTTGTTCCGCACCACTCCATTTAGAGTTCAATTTTTTATAATGACCATCATCAGTTAATTTTGTTGATGGTGGTAGTGACAATGTATTTAATTGTTGCTCAAACGTACCTACGTGTTTTATATTACCAACAGTTTTATCCTTGGACATATTAACATAGCATTGAACTAACATTTTCATAAATATCATTGAATCCCAATAAATGGTGTTTAATGGTATTTGCCAAGTCGCAAAGTTATTTCCATTTGTCATTGGTAACTTTTGATACTCACCTAATTTCTTATCCCATATAATGTCGTAAGGAAATGATAATCTTTCAAAATTCTCTTCACGTCTTCGATATGGATTCCTAGATGCTGTTGCAGTATGTGGGTTATCAAATTCTGTATTATCTGATAATAATACAACACCGTTTTCACTAACTACTGCAATAGAAAAGAACGAATATAATTCTATTCTAGTGTTATATGATAGAATCGGTATAATACGTGCTAAATTTGGCTCTGTATGCATCAATTTAAGACTATCTAATGTATTGGTTAGGTTTTCAGTCACCAATATATTATTAAGCCATTGTACGTTATCTGCATTGATATTTTCAGAACCTTTAATAACATATGTCTTGATAAGATTACCTGACATTAATTCATCAATCAATTCACTTACCATTGATATGTTAACCTTATCACTTAATTCATCTAAGGTAATATTGAATTGTGATTCATCGTAGTAGTGTTTAGCTATGGACTTTCTAGTATTATTAATAACTTCTGATAATGAACCATACAAAACATCTTTGGTTGTTTGTAACAGTTCCTCTAGTTGGTTAATTTCTTCCAATGAACCTAAGTGTGCATTTAATCTAAAATCACCAGCCTCTTGTATAGCTAATTTTAAATGATGTGCTGTAAGTTCATATTGAGACTCTTCAAACCTCTTATATGCTTTGGTTAACTCTTTTTCTACTGAATATGTTGCTAGATTTATTCTACGTTCAGTCTTATCTAATGTACCATAGAAGTCAAACCCAACAATATTAGATGTTAGGTCAATATAATCTTTTAACTTATTTACTAACTCTTGTTTCATATTAGATAGTCTTTAGTTTGTTTTCGTAGTGCTTAGATTCTTTCTTTTTACCATTTAAGTCAGCTTCAATTTCTTTACTAGCGTAGTACATTATTTGTTGTTCTCGATTACGTAACTTAGTTGGATAAAATAATTTGAATAGTTTACTTAACATGATTATCTCTTTTATACGACAAATATAAAAAAACCTTTGCGACATGTCAAAGGTTTTTTTCATTTTTTATGTAACTTTAAAAACTATTTCATAATACTTGTGTTTTTAATTATTTAACTATTGAGTTCAAATATACAAATAGTTTTTGAATTACAAAAATATTTTATAAAATATTATCAATATTTTCTCTAATTTCTGTTAAAGTTGTTTGGTTGAAGAATTTACCATCCTCGTAAATAACTTGTAATTCACCTTTTTGTTCTTCCGCATCTGTACATTCTGTTTGTACAACATATCCATCAGCATATGAATAATGAACAGCAACTTTACCCTTTAATGATTTTTTAGTACCATCATCGGTAGCTGGGTCTTTGTAAATACTATGACCTTTACCATCACACTCAAACCATGAACCTTTGCAAGCAAACCCTAAACTATCTCTAGTTTGGTATCCTAATGTGAAAGAACCAACACCGAAAACAATATTACAAGATGCATACCCTTTAGATTTTAATCTTTCGTAGATTGCTGTTTGTCTATCTACGGTGATAGTATTACCGTAGATACAACCAATTTTAGGATTTAATACTTTATAACCTTGTTCGTTTGTAGTTGTTCCAAAGATGTCACCAAGTAATTCAACAACACCTTTTAAATCAGGGAAATCTCTTTGTGCTTCACCATACATTCCTGCTAATCTACCAGTATTCTTACCACATACAATATCAACAGGGTCACCACTATCAGGACGAATTACAACTGTTCCATCACGGTATAAAATAGCTTGTTTAACAACAGGGTCTGTTAAGTACTCTGTAATTAATTTGAATAAATCAAAAGTATCTGCTACAATTGATAAGATTCCTGTAGGAAACTCTTTACACCAATCAATAATCATTTGCTTTTCACCAACAGTAAAGATTTTTGTTGTTGATACACTATGCTCTGATGCATTTACAGAATTAATTACAACTTCATTTTCAGGTTCATCATAGAAGTATCTAGCACTTGGTATAACAGCTAATGTATCAGAACCTCTAAATGATGTTGCAAAACCTAAACCACTTGCCATCATTGTAAATGGGTCTAAACCTCTTGCTGAAAAATCGTGACAATGATATGGTAATACTGGTAACGCCTCTTTACAAGTTTCGTTGAACGCTTTTAATGCATTTCTTTTATATTGTAATGCAATAGTAGCTGATGTTGAAAATCTCCATGATAATGCTGATACAATTGTTTCTAAGTATAAAGTTAACCATGCAAAACCAGCCTTTGTATTAACAAATGTTTGGTGTGGGATGTTTGGATTTGTCTCAACACCCTCTTTTAATGCCTTTACTCTAATTGGTAAGTACCCTAATTTATGTAACTCAATAAAGTGTTCACCATTATAAGGTAAGTTTAAGTACATGTTTAAATCTTCAACAAATTTAATTGCATCCTCTACTGGTGTATTAAAGAAGTTTTCTTGATACTCTGAGTGTAACCAACGCCATGCAAACTGATGTCCTGCTGATACAACTTTACTAACACCCTTTGGTGCATATTTAACAGAACGTGGAATCCATGTTCCATATAAAAAGTCTGTGTTTGGTGCTAACATTTGTTTATGTCCAATCTTATATCCATCTGAATAATAAGCTGAATTTAATCTAAATGCTTTGTCTAATTTCTGCATAATTTATTTGTTATTTAACATTTTTAAAAGGTGAATCATTTCGTCTATACCACTCTTATCATCAATATAGATATTAAAGTATGTTGATGGACAAATAACCCAATTTTTTATAGGTGATTCATTAATAAAATCAGGTTTAATACCGTATAAGTCCATTATATGTTCCTTATACTTTAACGAAGATTTGTCCGAAACGGTAAACAAACATAAAGTAACATTATAGTTATTTTTTAGTTTCTTTAACTGTTCAACGACAATTTCACATCGTTCCTTTGTTGATGGTGTGTATGGGAATACCGTATCATCAAATTCAACACCAACAATAATAGTTCCATGGCTATCATAAGCCTTTAATGTCTTTTTATATAAATCTATCATCCTAATACCTTTATTAACCAAATTTTTAATCTATCTTTCCATGACATTTTTAAAATATCAAATTCCGTTAAAGTTCCTTTTAATGTATCAACATATCTAAGGAATATTGCGAATATCGGTAGAGGTAACATTAATAAGTAATAGTACCTATTATCGTTACCAAACCACACACCTGATAGGTATGTGATTAATAGTACGATGAATAATATAATTCTTTTAGTTCTGTTTTTCATACTGCAAATATAAAATAATAAATTGGAAACCACAAAGGATTTCCAATTTATTTTTAATGATATGTTGCTAAAATTAAATGTCTAATACATGCATCATATATATCATCACTATTTCTAGCTTTTGTTACATCATTGAAGAAACTACGAATAACACTAACATACTTACTAAGTGTTATTATCCCATTTGCATATGATTTTGAAATATAAAGACTAGCATCACTAACAATACTAAGTGTATCACCAACATTAATTAAATGTGTTTGGAACTTCTGAGCAATCTCATCAATTGAAATATCATCTGCTGATGGAACATCACGCAATAATAAATCAGGATTATTTCGTTTTAATTCTCTTCTAATTGTATCGTATATTTTCTTATCCATTGAAAAACTCTTTTACTGCACTAGATAGCAAATCCTTTATCTTGTTTTTGTTTTTAATCAAAGACTTTATACAGTTATTGAAGTTATCATCTGCTGGCTCAACAGTATTTATACCTAATAACCCATCAATAATTTCAAAATGGTAATCATCACAAAGATAAAATGGATGCTTTGTTACATGACCATTTTTTAATTCAACCGAGTAAATAAATGATATTGGTGTTGTATTTTCCGTACCAACGCAAATATCAAATCTAATACCATATTTAGAATCACAGTCAACTTCATTTAACCCAATTCGGTAATTACCATCATCAGTATTATTAACATTCTTAAATATAGCATCAACTAGTGGTGTATATTTTTCTGTTAACTTGAACAATCTATGACATTCTTCAATATTTTTTTGTTCTTCAATTTCGGAACACAGTTCCCTAAGGTATGATTGACTTTTAATCTTATTACCTAATACTGAATCAATGTCTAGATATGCAGAATAGATTGTAAAATTATCTTTGGTTACCTCACCAAATACTTCAAAATCATTGTTTGAAATATCAACGGTAGTTTTCTCAAAAATACCTAATAACCCTGATTTCTTATTTTTTACTAAAATATATGTTTTCATCTTAATTAAATTATGAATTTGTTTACATTATTGTTTTCATGCCATGAAAGAAATTTAAACAGTCTTCTTATAGCACCACCTTTTGTTTTGAACATCTTAACATAGTTAGTATCTTTCATTGGGTAATTCGTGTGTACACTACGTGTTCTATGCCAGTTATCTTTTAATGACCAACAATAACCATCATCACTAGCATTAAATTGTGTTGGTGTTCATGTTCTAATATTAGTTGCTCATAGTAACAACCTTTAGGTAACTTACAAGTGATTATATCACCCTCATTAATTTCTATGTTCTGAACTATGTTTTTGAACTCTTCTAAATTGTTAAATTCTAATGTCTTTTAATTGTTGCCATTGCTTAATCATTTTTACTTTGTAAATATACAACATTATTTTTAATATGCAAAATAAATTTTCATGTTAACATTAATTTAACATATGTGTGTGATTATTAGCTTTTAAAATATTCAATTGGACTCCTAATACCTTTTTATAATAAAAGTGTCTTAAATATCGTACCTGAACACTCATAAAGGGTGCGTAGCACCCTTATAACCTAAACCTACGTTTACTATTAACAACTTCATTAAATTGCTCAACTATGTGAGGTCTATCACGAACAATCATATCAACTATAATCTGTTTTCTAAAATATCCACAACGGTCTGACCAATAACCGAAGTTTTCTACAGCTAATTCATCAATTGTGTATGAATCCATTACGTTTGTATAATAATCGAACATATCATCATCAGAATTGATTTCTTTTGATACAAACCCCATTCGTTTCATACAAACAAGTAATTTAAGTAAATTTCTATCCGTGGCAACCTCTTCATCAGGTTTACACATAATTTTCATAAACTTATCAAAGAATGCATAATACTTCTTATCTGCTTTACTGACCTTACCAAACTTTTTCATTTTAGAACCTCTACCATTGGCTTTGAATAGTTTTAGTTTACCAATACGGTCAACCCAACAGTACATATCAACACCACCAAAACAAGATGATGAATAGTCTTTCTTAGATATTGAAATTTCAGCACCTAGTGCATCGAAACCTTGCTTGAATAAGTATTTCTTTAGGTCTGTTAGTTTATTGAATTTTCGTTGCTTAAATTTAGCATCTTTGTGTGGGAATAAGATGTATGATTTACGTCTGTATTTTTTATTTCGCATATATATAATTTTTAATTTTTGAAAACATTAATCCAATATCACTATTAGAGAAAAAATTATGACCATTTATTCTTAAATATTTTTTAGTGAAATATAATGTTGTTGAACCATCAGACCACATTATATAGTTACCAAGAATATGATATGAAATTTCTTGGGCATATAACTCTGAGTGTTCTTCACTATAAAATAAAATACTAATACAATGTCCTAGTTCAGCCTTTGATATTTTATCAAAGTCTAACGTAAAGTATTGATAGTAATATTTATTATCTTCCATTATATTAAAATTGAATTTTTATTAATCTTTAATATATCTGAAAATAAATCAACAACATCATCACGGTTACGTGAATATGGGAAGACTGTTAACCACTTACGCTTCTTATAAAATGGTTTTCTGAAATTACTTTCCTGTAAGTGCCAGCAGTCACCTAATTTTATTATTCTGTATATTTTTTTCTTCATAATAGGATTATTTATTGCAAATATAAACAAAAAATTGGAAACACAAAACGTGTTTCCGATTTTTTACCATTCTATATTATCAAATTCTGCATCAGGGTCATACTCAACACCAATATTTGTTGATTCCATTAATTTAAATCTATCCTCAACCCATTTAGGTGCTGGGTTATTATGGAAAAATGATTGAAATGATGAGTCTAGTAAATATGAAACACACCAATCTTTATCATTACGAATACCACGTCCAAGTCCTTGTAATACATTTGACATCGCATTCCACCCATACCACTTACGATAAATTTCCATTTTCTTTTTAGTAAGTCTATCACCCATTGAAAGGAACGGAACTTTCATAAACACCATGAATCTACATAGGTCATCTTTAAGGTCAACACCTTCTACGAGACTTGGCCCGGCAATTACACAATCTTCACTATTCTTTAAGATATCTAAAATCTTTGATTTCTCATCCGAATTGGTGTATGTAATTATTCTAGGGTGTCCAGTTTCTTGTAACGCCCTCATCAACTCAAAATTGCCTGTGTGGATTAATCCACGTTGACCCTCGTGATGGTCAATAATTTTGAGGATTCTTTGAACCATAGCAGGTTTGTTCTGTGCCTTATTTCTATAGTTCATAGATAGCATTGGTGTAACACTATATATTGGTGATTTGTCGTAATTGAATATCTGTGGCACTTCTAATTTAGCATAGTTTTTAATACCTGTTTGTTCAGCATATGCATCCATATCACCTAATGTAGCGGACATGAAAACTTTATAGTCTGATTTTTCGTGTACAGCCATTTTACATAACTCACTTTCATTAGTACATTGTAACTTTAATCTAGTCTTAGATATAGAACCAAACTCAGGTATCACTTTAACTTTATCATCTGTAATTTCTTCAATTGATGCTACAATGGTTTCTTTACCAAATTTAGCATAAACATCAATTAACTGTCCAAGTTTATCATTCCACTCTATAATAGTTTCATTAAACTTAATTAAGTCTTTGTGTACGTCTTGTAGTATAGGTTTATCATCTAAATCCGTTGGTAACTTATCTAAAAGTCTACCCAATTCAGTATCATACTTTTTAAATAGTGATGTAAGTCCTTTATATAATTGCATTAATTTTTCATACACATATTCATTAGCATCAATGTTTGAATTAATACTTTCGAATGCATCAACAATCATATTCAGTTCATCAACAATATTTAGTTCACATCCACTTTGGTTAATTAACATTTGTGAGAATGCACGTGAACGTCTAATGATACTATTCAAACTAAACTCAACAGCAAACATATCCTGAACAATGTTACCTAATGTATGTGTTTCATCAAATATTGTTAATGTCCTTGGTTTAAATGGCGAACTATCACCTAATATTGGATATACGTTATTTAATGTTGTTAACCAATAGTTATAGTTAAATACAGTTGTCTTTGCTCTAATTGCTTTAATTCTTTCTTGGATGTATGGGCATATTCCTACACAACCTTTCCACTTCCCACTATTAATAACATTGGAAACTGAATCATCACCACACTCACGTTCTGTAAACGGTTTTTTATTTACCGTACATGTATAGTTTGCTTGACCCTTTAACATTTTGTATGTACTTAGGTCAAATCCTTTTATATCCTTTTCATATTGCTCCTGTAGGAACTTATTTGGTGTAAGTATATATGAACTATTACCTGAATCTAAAAACTCAAATAACTTTGTTATTGCATACGCATAGAAAGACTTACCAAATCCAGTTGGTGCTATGAAAATTACACTTTCTCTACCATCACCAAATGCATCTACGGTTCTTTTAACATATTCGAATTGTGTTCGCATCCTATTAATATCAATACCCTCGATATTTTTAAAAAATGCAACAGTCTTCTTAAATGCTGTTATAAACTCTTCACGAGAATATGAACTAACAGTTCTTGATTCCGAAACATCGGTTTTCAATTTTCCAAGTTTTTCATCCTGTTCAGGAACACCAAATTCATTGGTCATAGTTTCCATATCGGATGCTGTGTTTGGGTGGTTATCTTCTTTCATTTTATAAATAATATATTACTGTGTAAAAATTCGCACCGTATAAGGTGCGCTCTAATCTTTGTTATGTAATTTTTAACTTATTTTCTAAGTGCGTAAAAAGCACCTTTACCACATTCAGCTAAAAACTCACCAACTTTTTTAAAATAATTTAATCGTTTTAATTTTATACCCCTTTTATGTTATTAATTTTATTAACATGATTAACTCCCCTGTAAATCACGATACAAATATAAAAACTTATTTTTTAACTACAAACATAAAAATGTTAAAATTTCCAAATATCTTCTTTCTGTGCATTATCATCTTCAATACCATACGAACTAATTAATTCATTAAATGGTTTTAGTAAGGTTTTCTGAACTCAAAAATATCACCCAATGCTGGTTTAAGTTCTAAACTATCATTAATTACCTTATTAGCTTTTATGGTTCTTCTAGTTGTTTCGAAGTCATCAGCCTTTACGAATATCTCTTTGTTTTGTTCAATATGAATAAAACACTTAACATTGTATTTTAAAATTTGTTTAATTTCAAAATAAACTTTCAATTTATCCGAATTATATATGGTGTAAGTTTTTCCTTTAAACTCTTCCATCAATTCAGCATCAATTGTTTGGTTTTTTAACCACTCAATACCAAAAATATCAAGTACAGAATTTAATAGAGAATGTCTATTTCTATCCATTGCTGTTTGGTCTATAATCATTTGTCTTTTTGTAGCCTCTAACGCTTGTTTTGTTTGTATTCTTTCGAATGTTCTAGCATCAGACTCTTGTTTAGGTTTTATGTTCTTCTTACCACGACTTATTGATTGTGTTATAATGTCATCATGTACTTGTGACCTTAGAACTTTTTGAAATTGACCAAGTATATTTGTTTGTGTTTCTGTTATTGAGCGACCTCCTGCCATAGTTTAATATTTGTATAATTGTTTTTAGTATTTAACAATCTATATTAGAATTTATCAAATCAGTTAACCAATGTAACATACCAACATTTAAAACAATATTATCATATCCGTTAGTTATTAACCATGTCTTAATTTCATTTGTTAATAATGTATCGTGTTTTACTTCATCTTCACAATCATTAAAGGATTGTTCACAAGCAATAAATATATTGTTAACCAAGTCATCATCCATGTTACAGATTTTTCCACTAATATCTAATACAGTATAATAGTGTAATATTGCTTCCAATTCTTTTGGTTTACAATACTTATGTGAATTGCATCGGATTAAATAAATTTCTGATTCTGTAAGTGATGGAAATTTATTTATTATTTTTCAATTCTTTTCATTCTGTTTAGTTTTATCTAAGTTCAATACTTTGTTATATTTCTTAGAAAAATCTAACATTAATTTTTTAATTAATGTTAGATTTCTATTTCTATTTAATTTAAAATCATGTTGCCAATGTTGCTTATATTCATATTCAATACGTGACATAAATTTACCTTTATTTAAGTCCTCATCATTTGGTTTTATGTATGGAACTGGTGAATTAGTAGTCAACATAGACTCATAATCCTTTATAACTCTTTTTTGTGAACGGTTATTTAAATATGGTTCTAGAATCCTAGTACCCTCTTTACATGTTGACATTAGGAATAACATTGTATATCTATGGTCTATTTTACCCATGGATAGTAAAAAGTATTCATTCATTTCAGGTTCACGGTCTAAGTAATATACATTCATAAAACCTAAATCTATCAAGTATCTTGCCATATCATCTAAAGACTTACATTTATAGTTTTGAGTTCTTATAAATGATGGTATCCAATCTTTTATATTATCGGTTGCATCATCTTTACCTTGATAATATGTTTTCTTAACTAATGTTAATGAATCATTATTACCAATTCTAAACCAATTAGCCTCTACGGAATTTGGGTGTACAAATAACATGCCCAAATAATACTTATTTAAATACCCAACATCACCCTTAAATTCCTCTAATATTGATGTTAAGCTGGCAACTGCCTGTTCATATGTTGATTCATAATCTTTTTTCAACTGTTTTAAATCCAAATGATATTTAAGAATCCTGTTACCGTAATTATCAATATTATCTAACATCTTAAATATTGCTGGATATCTTCTAATAAACTTCAAGACATCACGAACCTTGGTTGTTGATTTCTTTGTTGGGTTTGCACGAACCATACCATCAGAATCTTTTTGACCCTTTAAATTTAAATGATAAATCAATTTAATATCATTATCCATATCATACTTTATTGTATGTCTAAATGTAATTCGAGTTTTTGAATCATAGATTTCAATAAAATCAAACATATAATTTACATATAAATTTTCAGGCAAATCAACATCCTTTAAGATATAATTTTCAAACATATCCCTTGTTATATCCATTCGCTTTTTGAAAAACTCATCATGCCTTTGTTTAGTATCAAATCCTCTAAGTTTTGTTATATGTGCTGAATAGTGTGTAGCTTGCGCCCTTAAATAAATATCAACACACTTCTTCGCTCTCTTTCGATGTATATCCAATAATAAGTATTTACTATCAAATATGGTATTTTGAATATCCCTAATACCATAATCCCATGTGTATGGGTCATATACTATTTTATCAACCACCCTTTTGGCTACACTATCATTTTGTATAGCCTCGGATAAATACCAATCAAAGGACTCCTGATTTTTAAATAAATTATGTAAGTATGAAATATTTACCGAAACTGGTGTTTTCTTTAAATACTCATATACAAGTTTTTTGCATATTGGAAACCTCATTAGATACTCATCTAATGTTCTAATTTCTAAACCATCAATGGATGATATATCCATAATAGCCTTATCACGATGCCTTTGTTGTATGTAGTATAATATTGGTTGCATTCAGTTAATAATTTTTTGTATAAAACAATGTATTGTATGAAACGGAAAGAGTGGCGCAATTGCGCCACTCTTTGTATTATTTCTTAACCCTATTTATGTCGTTGTGGTAGTATATAGATGCAGTAGTTACTTTTGTTGCAATGCGTTCCAAGTCACATTTAGTGAACTCAACGCCTCCTATAGTTTGGATAACTTTGCCATCTTGCTTAGGTATTACCGAAGCGAATAAAAAGGTTGATAATAATACAACTAAAAATATCCTAATTTTAGTCATAACTGTATAAGTTTAGGTTCTTTATATGTATATTAAACCATAAATTGTATATCATCATTTATGTGATTTGATGAAACATCATGCACCTCATTAGGGTCAATTTCAGTATAATCATCTTTTAATAATTGATTGAATATTGTGTCCTGTTTTACACGCTCATTTATTGTTTCTGAATCAAATGGAAATATCTTTCTAAATTCAATATTAACATTTTCTCTACCAACTCTTTTAATGAATAATGTATCAACAAACTTATTAATTAATCCATCAACATTTTCCTTTCGTCTAGTTGATTTAAATTCAGTCTCAGCAATATTAAAAACACTTTCATCAATTTTATGTTTCATTTGCATTTTCATTTCTTCATATTCCCAACGTTCAATTTTTTGTTTACCCTCACTAGGAAATATAAATGTGTATGCAGTTGATAATAACTCAGCAGTATTCATTGATAGCGTTTGCTTTTTATCAACAAACATTAACTTCATTAAATCCATATATCGGTATACATCAATTCGTCTAATAATGCCACTAGTCTGTGATGTACAACTAACCAAAATTGCTTTTACTGTGTTATGTGAATACAATTTCCTTAACTTACTCGCAATCTTCATACTTTCTTCTAACATAACTTTATGTTTTCTGTTATATGATATTGTAAATGAATCCTCATCAGAATTATACCCCAAATGTAAACCTATTTCATCTTCTTCAAGTTCATCATTTATCTTTAATAATTTATAATCCCTTTTTGAAATTACATCATAAACAGAATCAGATGAAACAAAGTCAATAATCTGTAACATACTATTAGATTTCTGTAAATCATATTCAGATTTAGCTACCTTTTGTATTTCTTTAAACTTCTCAATTTCGTTTTCGGAAAGTTCTTCTTTGAATGATACACTTACTTCATATTGATATTTCAATTCCATACTAGTCTTTATGTAAAGTAATGACCTAGCAATGTTCTTGTATGCGTTTTCAAATTGTTCAATCTCGAATGCTGATTTAACATATTTAATATTACCAAACATATCCTGAACAAAATACTTTGAGAACATTTCGCCAATTACTGCATAGTATTGTGACTTAGCACCAACATGTTGTTGAATCTTGGCAATTGTTTCCTCATCAGATATCATATTCTGAAATTCAGCATTCGCCTTATATTCAATTTGCTGTAGGTTCATAATATTAGGCTTTTGTTGACCATCAGCATCTAATACATCAAAGAATATCTTACTGTTAATATTAGTTGAACGTAGTCTATTATTAAACTGCTCAATACTTTCAGCAGTAAAATCAGAAGAGTATATAAACTCAAAATCATCTACATCTTTAATATCAATACCAACCGATAAATAATCAGAACAAAATAATAGTTCTAAATCATCTACTGTGGTATCTGTGTTAATACGCTCTAAAAATGTTTCATCAGTATTTGCACGTTTATAATATTCCCACTTAACTTTTCTACCTAGTATGTGTTGTACACATTCAACAACTTTATTTGCATAACCATCACCATTATTTGTTGGATGTATTACTTTACCACCTCTACCAAGAACCTCAGAAATTTCCTTAAAAATTAATAAATCCCTAGTTTGTGCTGATTTAGATAAAACAAATTCAGCTTTCTTATGGTGTGGGTGTTTCTTTTGTACCTTAATATAGTTAAGTATATCATAGTGTTTAAAATAATCCAACTCAGCAGTAATAGTACCTGTCATTAAAATTATCTTAGGTAGTTCAATTGTTGTTTCCTCTTGCTCAACAAAATTCAACAAACTCTGAACACTCATAACACTTGACATTGAGTTCTTAACCATTGAAACATCCTTTAGTAAGTTGGTTCTAATATTCTCAACTGTCATTGATACTACTGGAAGTCTATATGTGGATGTAAATAATAAATGTGATTCATCAATTGCAATGTAATCAAACATTTTATACTTACTCTTAGGTAGCTTACTAAACTTATCAATCGTCATTACCGCACTACGCCCTTTCTTAATATCATATACCGAAATATCACCATAATAAGCATCAAACAATTCACAAATTGACTCATCAGAAATAACCTTAGATTCAATTACAGACGTAAATGGAATAACTAAACAAACAGCTTTCTTACGTGCAAGTGCTTTGAAAAATTCAGTCTTTCCAGTATTCGGTGCAGATTCAATTACATTAACTTTAAATTGGTCGAATGAATTAACAATCTGATTCATTCGCATACCCAAATACTCACCATCAGCCAAATTAACTAAATGATTAGGCATGTGTTGCCTAAATGCATAGTTTGACTTCTCAACCATAAATCGAACACGTTCCATATTATCATCAGATAATTGTTGTGTTGTTTCCTCATCTAATGCAATCTGTAAACCTAACTTTCTAAGTTGTTTAATCATATAAACATCAGCTTCCTTTCGGTTCATTACAGCAGAACGTAAAAAGGCATCAACCTGAGACTCAGATGAACTTTTACCAACCTGTAAAATATGATATGCTAATTCCTTTGCTTGTGGTGTATCTCCATATGATGCAATAAGAGTGTTACATACACGCCAACGAGTACTATACTTCTCACCCTTGCCCAAAGAATCCATATCAATTTGTGAAATATCACCCAATTTATATGAATCATCAGCAATAATTTTCATACTACCAACCCTCTGAGTTACTTCCTCATTTTCCTCATCATTAACAGCATTATCATAAAACCAATTCTTAAATGCATTTGTTACGTGTGGTAAATCCAACCAATCAGAATCTTTCAAACCCTGTTCAGGTGGTAAGTGGTAAAATAATTGAGGTGGTAAATCAATAAAATTATTGTTCCATTTTCCATTAGGGTCATGGTTCATTGCAATACCTTGTTGAACCCTTGCCATTGCCGTATCAACCACCTTTTCTTTACGCTCATTCTCATCATAAACATCAATATCACAATGATGAAATAAAACGTAACATATTGCACAATACTTCTGTACATATGACATTCTGTACCAATACTTAGAAATATCAATATTATGCTCAGGTGTTTTAAATATGTTATGTGGTTTTGATACTTTGGTATATAAGTGCAATGCACGACCACTCGAAGATAATGTAATACCCATAAACCATGGATAGTGTTTTAACTTCTCGAATAATATATCACGAATTTCACCAGCACTAGAACCATTTGCTATAAATGTTGGTGAAAATTTCAAGTCAATATCAAACACCTGCATACCACTCCAATTAACATATGCAATATCACCAACCACACGATTACCTGTTATGTTAGGTATAACTAATAACCTATCCGATTTATCAAGCTCATTTAACTTTGGTGATTGTAATATTTCAATCATTTCACCAATGGTGTATGTTCTTTGTGCATGTGAATAGTTAGCTGGTAAAATCTCACTAGGGTTCTTTGGATTTGGTTTAGCATCACGCTCACGATAATTCTGTAGAATGGTAACACGATTACTAATTGCTAAATCATCACCATATAACTTCAATAACAAGTTATCTAAATCCTTTCCGTGTTTATGGTATAGAAGTTCGAAAATATTGTTTCTACGGTGGTCAATTTCTGCTTGTGCATCCAAACTATCATCAGTCTTTCTAAGTAAATCAATTCTATCCTTATTGAATTGATAAATCTTATCTATTTTCTGACCTTGTGTTAATCCACTAACATCTAAATTATTTGTAAACCCATCTGTAGTGATATATGGTCTATAAGTAAGACGTTTTTCAACATCATATCTAGCCTTTACCTTTTCGAAATATGAACTGTAATTTTGTAATACAACATCAATATTTTCATTCTGAGACTCTGACCATTTATAAATATCCGTGTGTGAAAACTTAAATGGATTTTGTATGTGTATGCCGTTTTCCTCAATAAGAATATCAGCACCTGTTCGCAATCTAAAGTGCATATCAGTACGTGCTAAATCCTCAAAATTTAACTGCTGTTGTTGCTCTTTTTCGTATGTAGATAATGCCGATGGTAAAAGTATTTTGCGGTCTTCGCTCATATCCTGTTTTTAATTTTGTGTAATAAAACAAAGTGCGGATAAATCCGCACTTTTAGTCTAGTATGTATGTGTTATCTATTCCGCACAATCAACCTGAATTATATCACCTTTTGGTCTAGAAATAAATCTTCCAGTAGTTTTTATAATCTTGCTATTGTTTTTTGAATCATCATCAACCAACAATCCACAACTTCAGAAACATTTATTTTGTCGGTGAAATATAACTCATTATCATTAAATTTCATATATGCATTAATATAAATGTTTATTTTTCTATCACCCCACTCTAAAACACCAAACTTATATAGTGGCTGAAATTCTAATTTTGTAGATTTTTTAAAATCATTTGTTAACCTAATCGTAGATTGTGGATTTTTATCTAAGAACTCACTAATCCAGCAACCAAAACCACTACTAGCAATAACATTTTTCCTATTATTATCAATACCAAACATGGTTAATATCTTCAATCCATTTAAATCCTTAGTCCATTGAAATTCATCACTAACAATGGCGTTTTCTAATAATTCCTTTATACTTACTAAAAAAGATTCATTCTGAATAGAATTATATATTGTTTGTTTAGGATACTCAATTCCGATAATTGATAACTCTTTTAATTGGTTTCGTGTTATATGTGATTCAATTTTTATTGAATCACCTTTTGTAGTGAATAAATCACACTCATTAAATTGAGTTATTTTTATATATTCCATAATATTAGTTTTTATCAATTTTGTGGTTATCTGTACACGACCTTTGCCATTTATTAGCCTTTCTGTACATTACTTCCATTAATTCGTCTTGTGTTATGTTAGGCTGTTCCATAACAATCAAATCCATTGCACATAAAATAACATCAACAGCTTCACCAACTACACCATCTTTACCACGTTCTTTATATGATAATCCATCACTAATTGCAACTTCTGTACTTAATTCACCAACTTCTTCAACCATCTTTAAAACTACTGATGTTTTAGTACGTGGTCTTACTGTTTTTGATACATGTTTTAATGCACTTAAAAATTCTTCACTCATCTTATTATGTTTATTTAATTTCTATGTTTTCTATCGCTTCTCGTAGACAATCTTCTATTGTCTGATACTTATTATCCCTTGTTGAATTAAAGTCGTTAAAATAACCATCTACAACTGTTGCAAAGTGTTCTGCACCCAAATCAACAACACGAATATAATAACCACCAGTTTCTTGTGCATTTATTTCTATGTTATAGTTCTTATACGTGCAATGTAAATCATTCTCGGTGTGATATGATATAACTTATCACGTATGATTCGTTTTTTATTGTTTACTACTAGTGTTATCATTTTGTATACTCTTTTTTTGTCTTAGGTTTGTAATCAGGTGTACATTTAGGTAACTCAGATGTTTTCCTAACCTTTGCACACGATTTACATACAGGTTGATTTGTTCCAGCATGCCAATATTTGGTTGAGTTTCCACAACCAAAGAAACACTTCTCATAAACACGAAATTGTTCATGTAATTCTGCTGGTTCTTCTATTAAATGTATTGCCATGTTTTATAATTCTTTGTTGGTTAACATAAATGTTTTTGTCGGTGTTACTACACTTACTCTATTTTGCTTTAATGTTTTCATAAGTAATTCACCAAGTTTTAATGCTCTTTGTGTTATTTCTTCATTCGACCTTTCAAATCTTGGATAGTTAATAAATCCAACAATAACACCATCATCAAACCCATCTAAATACCTATATTGTGTTGGTGTGATTGTTACACAATCACCACCAATTGCTTTAATATAAAAATCAACAACATTATTAACATCATTTATATTGTATATATTTTCTGTATATTGTTCACGCAAACCAACATATATATTTGCATAAAATGTTGTTACCTCAACAACATTTTCGTTTTCGTTTTTGCTTTTTAACATATATTATTTATTTAAAAGACTTCACAACTTTCGGAACAACCATTACTTATATCAAGTAAAGTACCATCCGTTAGCGTTTCATCATATTCTACACTATCATCAAATGCATCTTTGAAGTTTGTGTCATTAGGTATATCAAGAACCATATCTACTGTATAACCACTTCTAAAGAATCTTAAAGGAACTTCTAATGTTTTTGCACTCTTTCTACCCTCAGATACAAAGTGTCCATATTTCCGTTCCATTTCACCAAAGAAATCATAAAATTTTGGTGTCTCTTTAGCTATTGTTCCTAACTTTCTAAAAGACTTCTTCCAACAGGTTTTACAGTTCCCTTGGTAACCTTTCAAATTTAATCTAAAATTCTGTAATGACCAAAAATAATTTACATTTTTCTTTGTCATTGGTTTCATGTTAACCAATGGATATATAAGTTTATTCTTTAATCTTTCTGAACTAATCCTATCTATTTCATCAACTCTTATACCTATTGCAGTTTCATAAGTTCCATTTAACCATCCAATTGACCTAGCATATGAACGTATAGGACGTTCTTTTAATTCCCTAGTACAAATCATATTTTGTTTATTAGGAATCATGTATTTTTGTATCATTCTTTCAAAAACACCACCACCCCTATCTGCTGTTTTATAATCAACTACGGTATGTCTTGTTCCTGCTCGTATTGCTTCAATACATTTCCTATATTGTGGAATCTTTTGTTTGGTTTCCTTACAAATTTTATTCTTATAGAACTCAACAGAATCAAATTCATGGATATAAAAATTATTCAAGAATCTTTCATAATCCATTAATTCATTAAAGTAGTATTTCTTTCCATATGCACGAACACCCCATATTGTCTTTGCCTCAATCCAAACAACATTTAAATTATACTCTTCATCACATTTATTAACAAATTCTAGTGTTTCTTCATTTTCTTGACCTGTGTTAGCAAAAACAAAAACCATTTCATATTCATCTGATTTATTTTCTTTAGCCATTGTGCCATATGTGCTGATGTTTCACCACCACTAAAACTAACTAATAAACGTTTCTTCATACTATATAAATAATTAAAAGGCAATCGGAATATTCCGATTGCCTTTGTATATAACAATGTGTTACTAAATTTTTAATTTTGAGTCTAATGCCTTGGTTACTTGTTTTGCTGAAACACCTGTTTCAGAACTCATACTCTTTGCAACTCTACCAATTAATGTTCTTAATTTTGTTACTGCATTTTGAACCTCTTTGTTCTTCATAACAGCAGACATTAATTTTGCCTTATTTTTTCTAGCCTTTTCAGCCTTGCCTTTTAATTTTGGAGCACGTGCTTTAATATTCTCATAAACCAATGTTGGTTCAGCACTTTCAAGAATTTCCACAATTTGCTCAACAGTTAGTTCAACATTATAACTTTCATTTACTTGTGTAGTAGATGATACAGAAGATAATGCGCACTCAATCAATAATAAATCATTATTGATTGAAAAAATTTCTGTTATTGATTCGTATAATGGTTTCATATCTTTAAATTGTTTTTGTTAATTTTCCTTGTGTTATTACATTTCCGTTAGCATCCAATATCAAATATGATGTTGATTTAGTTTGATATGCTATTGCTGGTATTTTATAAGTAGTTAAATCAGAACCCTCATTCTGAATAACCAAGTTATCAATCTTTAAGAATGTTCTTGACTGTGCTGTAACATTTAACGTAACATTAATTTTAGCAGTAAATTCAGCATTCAATAAATTAAGATTGTCAGATGTACTTTGAACCTGTACATATACATTCTTTGTTAATTGTACGAAATTAGGAACTTCCGAACTCTGAACAATTTGTTTAACCTCTTTTGTCGTTTTGTTGGTTACACTATCAACACTCAAATTACTTAACGTAAATGTTGATGCCGTTTTGAATTTTGAAATATTAGAAGATGTTACAACCATTGATGTACTTCTTCTAATAACAACACCTGTTTGTTCATTCTCTATCCTAACCGTTAATTCAACATTCATGTGGTCAGCCGTTGGACTAACAACTGGTCTATATTGAACAGTATTAAACTTATTAACTGGGTCACGTAAAACAACCTGCTTAGTTTCGATTACAGCATTTGAACTATTATAAACATTAATACTATATACATGTTCAACCTTATATGATGCACCACTTTCCTTTAACGTATTTAAATATAGTTCTACCAAATACTTTTGATGTGCTATTGATGATTGTAAAAACGAATTATCAGTACCATACTCAACCTTTGCGAATAATGCCTCATTAGATAATCCTATATCAATGGTCTGTTGATTTATAGCAGAAAAGTTTAACCTTGTAAAGTTCTTTGAATTATCAATATAAACATCCTGTGTGTCGTTAGTAAATGCAGAATATTCAATGTGTATTTTTGATGGTCGTTCAGTACCAAACAAACGTGTCCTTAATGCAACAATATCAACGTTGTTTGAATTAAGAATAAAATCAACATCAGGTATCTCAAATTTTAATGCCTCAGCGAATATCTGATTCTCAAATAATTTATTCGGAACTGCCGATACTAAACTATCATTTTTAAAATCAGCAATAGATGCTAAAGTAACCTCAGTACCGTTAGATAATCTAACAAACAACCTAATAGCATTACCAATTATTGATGCATCCGCTAAAAAACCTCTACTGAAATATAAATAACATACTTTATATTCCATGTTTGGTAATGTAGCCTTACCCAATACTGTTTGTAATAATGCATTGGTGTGATAATTTGTTACATTCATTGTACTTTGCTCAGGAAAGAAATTTGTTGTTCCTAATAAAGTATTACGCCAAAATGGTGCATATGAATATTTTCTTTTAGTTGATGTTGTACTGGAATCATCTTGTATGAATAATTTATCAACCCTACCAGTATTTACATTCTGTTCATATAAATATAACTTTGGTTGAGAATCTAAATCCCTTGCGAAATCCTCCGAATTATTTATCTCAAATGCCGTTACTTGTGAAAGTCTTATCATTGTCTATAGTGCATTAAATGTCTTTGTATATGTATAGAGGCGCACGAAGTGCGCCATAACTATATTTTATTACTTAATAACCCTGACTTTGCCCAATTACCAACTTCCTTTTTTAGATACTCTTCCGTATGTTTTGTAACGGTGTTATATAATGAATCAACCAAGAACCTCAATGTTTCCATATTATCAATTTGTCTTAGTACTTCATGTGATTTTGGTTGCTCAAAGAAGTATCCAACAAATCCAAATGAATTATAGTACCATCTTAATGTAATTTCAACACCATCTTTGTTAATAAAAGTAACCCTAATTTCATCAAGTAATAAATTATCAATTGTTAAATTAAAGTTATCATCCATCTTATATAGTGTGCCTAAAATAATGAATTTATCCTTAATTAACTTGCTCACAAGTTTAACAACATATCTACGGTCATCAAACATTCGCTCAATATCAGTCATAAATAACTGCCTAAAGAACTTTTTAATCTTTTGTAACATTTTGTATTATTTTTGAATTTCGTCTAACTAATTTATATCGCCTAACACCACATATTTTAGATGTTGGTTTATTCCCTTGACCACCTGCATATGATTCCTCTACATATAGACATCCATTATAAAAGTGGTGCATTCCATTCCTATATACTGTTACCGTTTTTATTGTATCAGTACCTACCATACCATCAGTATATTGTATTTCAAATATAAAAGTGTTCTCGTAGTATAAATCATCCTTTTTAAAGAATGTAATTACAACTAAACCAACAACCATTATTATTAATACAACAACCCATGTGAATATTTTATCAAATGTATTATTTGTTTGGAAGTCTTTGAACCATCTATTCATAATCAGAAATTTTAAAGTTATCATCTACGAAATGTGGTGGTGTGTTATCATCACAATCATTATTGATGAACCATTGTTCGTATTTAGCTTCTCTTAGTGCCTCAATAATTGCACCAAATACTGGAAGTCTTGTATTACCTGACATACCCAAACTAACATATAACTTTTCAAAATCACCAATTTCATCTTTATATGAATGTGAAAAACATAAAAATATAGACCTATGTTCGCCATTAAATTTATAGTTGATGGTGAATGTTTCAAAGTTATATGTGTATGTTTCCACACCTTTCCATAGTGGTTTTACTTCATCACGGAACATCCAACATAACATTGATTTGTCGCTATATTTAGATTCTTTATGTGCTTTACGCTTTCCAGCTAAATACCATCCTTAACGGCTTTATTAACTGTTTGTAATACCTTTAGTTTTGATTCTTCGGTTACTCTTACATATAAGTTTGTATCTACACTCATTACTTTATATCTTTTACGGTTAATCTAATTGTATTGTTACTTTTTTTATTTACTTCCTTGATTGCGTTATCAAGAATTTTTGCATAACCTCTATTGGGTTATTTACCCAATCAGAAACTACTTCTACGTTATAAATTGTTACCATATCTTTTATTTATATGACAAATATAATGAAAGTATTTCAGATAAACAAAAAAAATTGCACCCATGGGTGCAATTTTTTATAACATTTCGATTTCTTCTAATATTGTTTGTTTGGTTCTGCTACGAATAGGATATGACACACCATCTTTAATATAAATTAAAGAAGGAATTGAACGTACATTATACTCTCGTGCAACATCTGCATGGTCTTCAATGTTTACTTTCTTAACATCAAATTCATCAGAATCAATTGTACTAAGAACTGGCATTAACATTCTACATGGCATACACCAATTAGCATAAAAATCAACTAATACTGGCTTCTCATTGTTTTTTACTTCATCATTGAAGTTTGTTACTTCTGTCATTTGTTTTGGTTAACGGTTTTACTAAATATATCAATCATTTCATAAGCCATAGAAGATACTTCACCTTTTTGTATACATAACTCAAAAGATTTTGAGATTTTTGTATCAAGGTCAAGCGTTTCATCAGTCATAATATTTTCAATAATACTAACTAACGCCTCATCACGCTTATCATTTTGTTTCTTTTGGTATACTGAATATAAATACTCAGAAATAAAAATAATAACTACTCCTAATAATAGATTTTCCATTTGTATAATTGTTTTGGAAACCCTAATTCTGTATCACAATAATAATAAAGAACGACATCATGTGTCAATAGATAGTTCAATATCAACTTAGAAATTTTAAACAAATCAACAAAAGAAATATTTTCTTCTTTCTGTTCTACAAGCTCAAAAACTAAATCAATTACTTGAATGTTTGATGAGTGATTTCCTACAAAAACACTGAATTTAATCAGATATTTATTAACCTTAGATGAGGTAAAGGGAAAATTTTATCCATTAAAAAAGAAAAGAAGTTTTATTTAAAATAAAGATGTTTATTATTTCTTAAATCTTCTTTAGTCTTTCTTTTATCTTCCTTAAGCTTATCTAGAAAAGACAATAATGCCTTAGAAGGTTTGTTTATATGTAAAGTATTTTCTTTCATAATATGTTGATGGTGTTAACTTAATTTTTGTTTTTGTTTTGGTGTTAACTTATTCCAAAGAACATTCATTTGGTCATGTATTTGTTCTTGATACTTTCTAACACGTGGGTCATCAGTCATAATATAATCTTTATCAAACCTTGATAATAGTTCTTTATATTCTTTAAATGGATTGCCCTTTGTTTGTAGTTTTGGTTCGTTGTATGGTAACTCTTGGTTAGAAATATACTTAAACCACAACCTTTTGTAATTCTTTTTTGTATACCACACCTTTTGATAGTGTAGGTAACTTTTATTAATTCTTCTTAATAATCCATTCTTTAACTTAACAATAACCTCAGTACCATTATCAGCAGTAACAAAACCACCCTCTTTAGAATCACCAATTTGTACAATGTGGTTTGTTAGGTTAGCTTTTCTGATTGATTCAACACTTGTGGTAACAACCTCATTAAATGGCGTTCCTTCTATTTGTTCTTTTGGTGTATCCTTTCTCGGTGTATCTTTTTTGAAAATAAAGAAAGGTACATCCTTACCAAACTTATCAATCATTCCAGTTTTACCATATGGGTGTAAATGTTTTGTTAAATTGGTGAAAACATCTTTACCCTTCTAGCAACGAACTCAACAGAATTTACTGCGGTTATTGTGTAAAAAACATTATTAAAAACAACAGTACCATTTACAGCTTTTTTTGGTAAATCTTTAAATGGTATTTTGTGTGAATTATTATCTTTCATAAAGCAAATATACAAATTTTATTTTAATTATGTATCGCGTTATTTAATTTTATTAATGAACTTTGAACTAATTTGAGCGTTTCTGAACTTGATTTTTAAAGCACCGCTTTGGTTTAAGTGGTAATACTCTACTATATCATCACCAACAACGTGTTTTGAGTGCTGTTCAGAAATATTTGGGCTATATGGTTTACCAACACAAAAAGTGTCTTTAAATGCGCTTGGTGATAGCTTATCGTTGAACATAGAACCACATTCATAATAAACTTGTTCAAGTACCACACTAAGTGATGTTACTTTATTTGTATTCTCACTCTCGAATTTACGATACTCAGGACATGACATAAATGTTGGCATTTGTACACTACCATTCTTTGCTACCTTAATATCTGCACGGTGTGAATCTGCACGGTACATATCTTTTAATAATGCAACACTTGACTCTTTTTTGTGTTGGTCGAAACTTACCATGTCTGTGTGTTTGAATAAATAATCAATAATATCATTATAATCAACAACAACATTTTCTATATTCTCGAACCTCTTTTCTGAACCGTGATAAGAATACTCAGGATACGCTTTGTGGTTATATAAATCGCTTCTCTTATAGTTTGGTATGATTTCGAAATTTTCAGCATCACAAGTAATATTATACTTCTTAGTAAAGTAACCAACAATATCACCAATATAATGGTAATGTAAGTTCGATATATCTTTTCTAATTAAACCTAAACTATCATTGCTGTTATGTACATAAGTGTGATAAGGTTTTGTGTGGAATGAAATTTCTTTATATTCATCAATATTTGAATCAAGAACGGTCTTTAATGCTGAATGTAATTTGTTGTTATATTCTAGGATTCTTTTATATTCAGAACTTTTTTTGTTAACATACTCTAAATCTTCTTCATTTAATCTATTAACATTCTTTACTTCAACTGCACTAAATTTGTCTAATAAACTCATTTTATTTTGTTTTTAATGGATGGTTTAACCATCACCGTTTTACCCTACAAATATAAGAAATGAATTTTTAATACACAATATTATTTATACTTTTTTAGAATATCATTTTCCAAACTATCCAATTCTTTCATTAATAGTTTGTGGTTTATGTCACTTTTTATACGATATAACTTTTCTAAGTATTCCAGTTGACGTTCCTTTAATTCCATTTTTTGCATTTCTTTGCCATGCTCTGTAATTGGGTCACATGCTGTTGATAATACTAATAATGTGATAAGTAATACTAATTTTTTTCATGTTATCTATTTGTGGTTTTGTGTAGGTTAAAGAAGTGAAAAAACTTATTAGCATTTTCCTTTTCTTTGAATCTTAATTTAATTGTTCCTTTTTTACTTATGTTGAACTCGGATAATAACGTATCATTCTCAATTACTGTTTTACCAGCAAGTGGATTAACATAGTTATCATATTCAAATTCATTTATATTTTGTTTATCATCCCATAATTCAATGGAATCATTCTCGAACAGATTTAATACACGATATAGTAATTTTATATCATATACATCACAACTTCTAAAACGACCATTAGAATGAATATACCCATCATTATGAATGTATATATACTCAGGTAATGTTACAACACCACTCTTTGTAAATGTTGCTAATGGTTTTTGCCAACGGTCATCAAGTTCATTAAAGAACTTTTCTTTTGCTCTTTTCTTTTCGAACTCTTCCAATGATACACCCTCTGTATATTCAAATACAATATCTAAGATACTTTCAATGGTTGGTGTCTCGTTTTTAAATTGCTTTAATAAATCAGTAGAATATGAAGAATATCTATGGTGTAATCGCTTAACCATGATAAAATATCTAGCTTCGATTGAATTAATACAGTCTGTTATGAAGTTTATCTTAAAGGACTTTATTTTATATTCAAGGTCACTAATTGTTTTATCAAAATACTTTTCTGAACATTGGTCATATACATTAAGGTAATCTAAATGCTTTTGTACATTGTCAATTCCATTCAACATAACATCACTAAATGTTGTTAGTTTATCATATAAATCAACTGGAATCCTTGAAGAGTTTTCTACTTTTATTGAATTTAATTTACTTAGTATGTCCATATTAAATTTCTTTTAGTTTGTCTTTATTACATAGGTGTATAATACCCTATCACATTTAAGATACGCACCCCAACTATCAATACTTGTTAATTCACCCTCAAATAAAATACCGTTACTCATACCACATGTACCCAAGGCTGAATATCTTTTATTTGATTTGATATTTTTAATCTTCATTTCTTAACTGATTTATATCTGTTATTGAACGCTTTCTTTTTAATAACCAACCATGTAGTGTGAATAATTGATAATAGTTAAAATAAGACCCAAATACTTTATAATCACCACAATCATCTTTAGACTCTAGAATCATAAATTCAATATCATCTTTCGTTAATGGTGTTTCTATAACTTCAATCCATTCTGAATGTGATTTAGCGCATGTGCCTGTTGAACATTCTAAAATGTATGTGTACATACCGTTACTATTTTTTATATCTACTTGCATATTGTTTCGATTTTTACTCTACAAATATAACACTTATATTTTAAACTACAAAAATTAATCCGTTATTTCAACCTCGTATGTCATAAGAGCATTATACAATTTATCTAACATCCACGGTTCATTTTTATATTTATTAGCAATGTCTTTTATATGATTCTCTTTTGCTTCTTTATATGCATTAAATGCATCAAATGGTGTATCGAAATACCCTAAACCAATACGTTTTCCGTATATATTTATCTGACTTCTATATTTATTCCTATTTTTTGATGTAGTTACACCTATAGGTAAACAGCCTCTAAAGTTACGTCTATTTGTTATTAAAACATTAACATCATTTGGTATAAAAACACATGTATCTTTTGAATAAATCTTATTATTTTTAACCAACAAATCTTTATCAAGGTACATTTTATTATCAATTTTGATACATTTTTTTGTATATTCTACATCCACCCATTCAGCAAATTTTTGATAATTGTGCCAATAATCATCAACACTACATCCAATATATGTTGTTGTTTTATATGAGTTTTTTCACAATAACACCTAGTTAATATATGAAACCATGTATCATATATTTTATTCCTAGATTTATATTCACCATATCCAAAACAACCAACACCCTTTACCGTTTTATGTAACAAATTTTTTATAGTTCCATTTTTTATTGATGTATATGTTGTTTCAACAACATGTCCACTTGATAGAAACTTAACCGATATATCATAATACCCATTATATCTTATTATTTCTATTTCATATCCTTGATTTGTGTAATATCTTTCACCAACCCTATCTATTATAAAATCATTTTTCATATTAACTCACTCTTTTTGATTCAGAACCTAACATAAATCTCATACCACCCTCTTCATCGTAATATTTTTCAATAACACTACCTAATACATCACCATCAACACCAAACTCTTCATTTACTTCTTCATCTGTTGATTCATCACCAGTTTTAATGAAATTATTAATCTTCTCTTTATTTAATAATAGTTGTAATACATTTAAGTCAATACTATCAGTATATGTAATTAAATGAACCTCTGTTTTATGTTCAGAATCAAATCTAATTGCACGATAGAAGTATTGTGAAAGCGAAGCATAATTCCATGGCAAAGATGGTATTATAACAGTATTACATTTCTCTATAGAAACACTTGATTTTAATGATGCTTGGTTGCTTACTAATATTGCATTATCTGAGTTGTTAAATTCATCTACTATTTGTTTTCTTTTTTTAAAAGGTATTGTACCATCAACATAATACACACGTCTGTTTGGATACTTATTTTTTATTTCATCATAATAACTTTGTGTACTTGGTATACCTACACACCCAATCATAATTGGTTCATTTGGTCTTTCGCCAATCATTTTAAGAACCTTTGAATATTTAGTTGGTAATCCTTGACCGTTCCAATCATTCATTAAATGTGGTGCTGTACAACTCTTAATCAATAAATTAATCATTCTGATGATTCTTAGATATGATTCCTTTCTACTATTTCCAGTTGACCTAAAGTATGTATAACATATTTGATGAAATTCTTTCATTATAGTCTCCTGTAATTCACGTTCCGCTAAATTTGGTTGAACAAAGTGTGATTTAATAATTTTCTTATCACCCATTAGTTCCTCAGAACTTCTAATAATAACTGTGCGTTCTACAATTCGTTTTAACTCATCAGTATTAAATATATTTTGGGTGTCTTTCTTTATACCAAATACTGTTGTTTTTGATGGTGAAAAACAAGACTTGAATAAACCAAACCCATAGTATGCATCAAACGGTAATTGTTTTTTATTATTTGGTTTGTTTTTTATTTCTTTACTCTTCTTGTCTTGTGTATAAATAGAAGACACTTCACACATCATATTATGTGAATTATTATACATTAATTCTAAAATAGCATATATCTCATTTATGTTGTTTCTTGTTGGTGTTCCAGTAAAACAAAATGTTCGGTGACATCTACGAAAAGCATTAATAACTGCTCGTGAACGTTTAGATAATCTGTTTTTTATTTCATCCACCTCATCAAACAAAATACTAACTTTGTTACTCTTTGATTTAACAAACTCTTTAACAGAATCCTTAGACATACTAAGTCTTCCCAAAGTCATTAAAACTACTTTACCATCTTTAATATTTTTAAGTTGGTTAGCGTTTTTTATTTCTATAAAATCAACACCATTATGAGATAAAAAATTCTTTAATGTTAAATCCAATGCAATTGCTGGTGCAGTCACAAAAACATTTTTAGATAATTTGTGTTTATTTATATATTTAATCATACACAACAAAGCAACGCTTTTACCACCACCCATACTCCAACCAAGTAGTGTGTGTTTTCTAGTTAAAACTTTACCGATATCTTCTTTTTGAATTTTGGTTAGTTTACAAACTTTACCTTTGGAAATAAACTTAAAGCTATTTACAAAACGTTTAATTTCTTTACTAGGTTGTATATCCTTAATGCTTGCGTTGTGTAGTAAATAATCTTTATACTTTCGGTTAACAACCTTTGTTAATTCTGTAGTATCTAAGTTTAAAACTTTACATGCGGTTAGGAACTTTTCAAACTCACCACGATACGCTACAAGCTGTGAAATATTCATATGAGGGTTTGATACCTTTTTTGAAATTACGTGCTTCATTTTACCGCTATATGGCTTGATTTTGAACGTATGGTTCTGCTTAACAACTCGGATAACATCACGGTCAACTATATAAGCGTTTTTCATAACTCGCTTAAATGTTGCTAATACTTTAGCCTCGGTTAATTTAATATTATCCCATTCTTTATACTCCATCCCCTCAGGTTTATTTTGAGTATTGAATTTTTCAATTAACGCCTCAGCCTTTGAAGAATAGTATTGTAAGTTTTTGTGTGTTTTAAACTCATATAAATACTTCTTAACTCTATATGAGAAGTCAGAATCATCGCTTTTAATCTCTGAAAGGGTCTTAGCCTTTAAAGTTGATTTAACTGCTCTTAAATCGCCTATACTAGCCTTAATATAATCACGTTCATTGTAGATATTAATAAAAGGAACATCATCAACAAATTCTGATTTTCTTTGGAAGAACATTACTTTTGTCTCGAAATAATCAACACCCATTTGTTTAAATTCTTTCGGATTTAACGCATACTGACCAACGAAATTGAAATACTCATTCATTCGCTCAATGTCTTTTTATTAATCATTTCATCATTCAAAAATGATTTAGGAACAATTAAAGCCATCAAAGAAAGTGGTTTCATTAACTCAGCAGACTTTTGACAAACATACATTTGAGAACTCATATCACCAAACTTTAAATTAATGGTGGGTTGATTATGATTGAATCAAACTTTACATTTGGTTCATATTCTCTAATGTCTTGGTTCTTTATATTTGCTTTTGGGTAAAGAAATCTAGCAACTCTTACAGCTTTATTATCTAAATCACTACCGTAAATATTTGATTGAGTTGGTAGGTAATTGAAGAATGAACCATGACCACACGTAAGGTCTGCAACTAAATCACTTGGTTGAACCATTAAAGTATCAACTACATCTTGTGCAGTAGTTGCTGGCGTAAAAAATTGACCATTCTCAACCTGTTTCTTAGCCTCTGTATAATCGTAGAATGAATTGTAATTTTTGAACTCTAACCCATGTAAACCACCATCACCTGTATATGCATTATAAATATCTTCTCGACTCAACCCTTGCAAATCACCTGTCTCAATTAAGTGAAGAATTTTATTATTGATATCTTTTCTTGCCTCTTGTGGTATTACTTGATTACTGTTTTTATATAACATAATGTTCTTATCTTTTGACTCTACAAATATAAAAAATCCCATTGACATAACAATGGGATTTTTTAATTATTTTTTATTTATTCTTACATTTCACATGCCATAACGAACATTAACATATATTTAAATTCTTCTAAAGTGTATTCGTTACCACTATTATTATTGTTAATGTCACTAGAAACTGATACAGGATAATTACCCATGTATGCACAATAATCAACCTCAAAATTGAAGTAAGTTTTACCTTGTAATTTTTCTTTGATTTTCTTTGCTTGTTTTTCGCAACCTATATTACCTAATTCAACTGTTAACATAATTTATCTCTTTTTGTTTGACTATTCAAATATAACACTTTTAAAGTTCCCACGCAAATTTATTTACTTGTTATCGTAAATATATCTAGCAGGATTATTGTAACCATCGAAAACTGTATAGAAATTTTCGAAATCTTGTTCACATGCCAATCTAATATTTTCGTGAGTTATAACATACTTATCACCACTTCTATATGGTGATTCACAATTCTTACTTAGTATATGAAATTCATCAGGATATTCAGGGAAGATATAACCTAAAGTATGTTCATCTATTACTACTAATTTAATACGGAAATCGAAATCTTTATTGTTGTTCATGTTATCTCTTTTTGTTTGACTATTCAAATATAACACTTATATTTTAAATAGAAAAATCCTGAACAAAAAATGTTCAGGATTTTTTAAAATAACACCTATTCTATTCCAATAGTGCATTCGAAAGTACTTGGATAATTAAGTACTACACTAGCATGTGTTATTATATATTCCTTACATTTACTACACACCTATTGCGCACTAGGCTACTGTCGGTTAATTCACAATCTTGTACTTCGATTGCTCACGGACATTTCGGGAATATTTATTTAGTCTTTATATTTTGATATGATTAATGTTCCAGTAACTTCAATAATCCTACCAGTTTCTTTATCATTGAAGTAATAACCATCACTTGATTGCTCACTTAATACTTTACCACTACTAATCCATGAGTGTGTAATTGTACCATCACAGTTAACTAACTCAACTTTGAACTCAGAACCATAACCACCCCATTTAGCACGAGTAGCATCGGTACATGATGTTAATGACATTGCAATAATTGCAAAAATAACTAATAAACGTTTTTTCATTTGTATGTATTTATAATTAATAATTGTTTAAATTTCTTCTATTTGTTCTATTACATAGTCAACACCACTACCACCATCTTTAGTGTTTTTATCATCTATGTATCGGTTAAGTTTCTTACTGAAATAATAACCATTCTCTTTAATATGGTCTACCAGTTTAGATTTTCTTTTAGATACCTTACTAGGACTTCTCTTCTATAGTCATTACCACTAATTGATATAAGTATGTACATTATCTGTTATATTCGTAATTTTCAACATCTTCTCTATAACCATTTTCACATACTCTGTAAGTTTCAAAATCTTTGCTGGTAGCCAAGCGAACTTCGTAATTTTCGATTGGATATGACCCAAAATCTTGCATTGTTGAACCCCTTATAATGCTTGGTGATAAAACCTGTAAACTATTAGGTAATTGAGGAATTATATAACATAATGTGTTCTCGTTTGCTACTACTATTTTTGTCTTACTCATGTCTAATGTTTTTAACTAGATGGCTTCGCCATCGTTAATGATTCTCATTTATACAACAAATATACAAAACTTATTTAATATACAAGCATTTTAATCCAATTATATTTAATAATCCTTGTTGTTGTGCATCTTCGTACTCAATACCATCCAAATCATCATTTGAATCAGATACTATATGCATGTGTGTACCACACTCAGCCTTTTCTAAATTACATTGCCAACCCATAGCACTTCTATAAACATCAACATGTATTTTATGAACTTCTCTAAAGAATCTCTGTAGTATGGTTTGTCTACATAATCGTTGAATACTAAACTTAAAAACACCACTAATGGACATTCCATATGAATCCTTTAACCACTTTTCAAAACCTTTTACTTTTTCGTAATTAATTTCCTCTGTGTACGGTTTTTCTAAATCTCTTGTCATTTTTATTATTTTAATTGGTTATGTGAAGTCATACATTGTCGAACTTCATCCATGTTTATCTTCTTTTCAAAGAATGAATGGTCTAATTGCTTAACACCCTTTACAGAAATGTCTGATGTTGCATACAGTTTATAACAATACTGTCCTGATGGTTTTTGTGTGGCTGTTTTAATTCGTGTTGATTCTGTATAATAATCTTCAAAATTAATATATAAATCACCAACCTTTATTTCACAATCAGAAACAATATAAACATGATATGATTGAATAGGTATTGATGTTGCCACACCAAACAAACGTTCAGGTTCTGTAGAACATCTTAATAAATCACTATCACCATTAGTACCAATAATTTTATGTAAATATGATGGTGATGTTGTTTCTAATACAGCAATTAGCTTATTCATTCTTAATAGTTTTTAGGTTGTTTTTCAATCACTCATCAATTCTCGTTAAGTGATGCTCAGTTTCTGTACCAGTATCTTTTTTTAAACTTCTGTAAAGATAGCGTAAATTGATTAATAATTCTAGGATGTGTCATTATTTTTTCTAAATGTACCACAAACTTCTCGAATTGTTTTTGTACACCGTTGTTTGTTATAGACCATTCTTTGTTCATAATCTGTACAACTTGATTATATAATGATTGTTTTAACGCCTCGTTTACCATTTTATTATTTTTAAATATTTCTTAGCTTTAGTGAATAACGATTGATTAACCCATTCACCATTTATTAAATCAAATTTACCAACTGATATACTATCATTATTGATACTAACACTACCATTACATGGCTTATCATACCTTACACCATCTACTTCAATGTAATCAGGATTATCAACTATCTTTCTGCCGTTTATTTTAATAATACTTGCCATAACTGTTTCTATTTAATAGTTCAAATATACAACTTTATTTTAAAACAACAAAAAATCCGAGGAATTTCCTCGGATTTTTTGTTTAATTATTAACAAATAACTTTTTATATGAATCTAATTCATTAGTCCAAAGTGCTAGAATACCTAGTAAACCACCTTTAGCTATAAATACATTATCAATTGGTTCATCTGTTATATTCATTGATACTGTCTTTTTTGGTGTAATCATACTAATTTCACTAGAAACGACATCATCAGAACTAGAACCAACAGCAACACCCTTGAAATTTTTACCCAATTTCTGTACAGTAAATTTTTCCATTGGTGATGCACTATACCCACCACGTTCAATAAATAATGGTTGATATTTTTTATCCGTTCCTGCACGATGAATACCATCAATATTTGCAAAATCTTCAACAACACTTAAATATGCTCTATCAGTTGCACCATATTGAACAAATCTAAATCTTTCACCGAATGTATCTGCTTGACCATCCATTGAAAAATAAAAACCTTTATTTGAATTAACATCACCCATCAATTCAGTACCTTTTTTCGGATTGAATATAAATGTTTTAGTTTTCTTTATATGACTATAAACTTCTAATGCAACACGTTCCATCAATTCACGTTGCATAATATAAATACCATCATCCATAAGTCCACCACGTAGTGTGTCAATTTCTGAGTCAATTTCTTTAAGTTTTTTTGAAATTACAGAAGATTTATCATTGAATGTTGTGTCAACAATGCCATAAATTTTTGATACATTAAGTACAACATCAGCAAAATTTTCAACAATCTTTGCCATATCTTTATTTGATTTTGATTGTTGTGTAAAAAAATCAAAATCTATTTCTGAATCAACTTTATGTTTGGCATATGCACTAAACGCAATATTTACCACAGCATTTACATCATCTTCGTATTTAAAGGTAACTACACCACCAAATTCTGATTTTGGGAATGATATATCTAGTCTTTTATACTCTTGTGGTATATCTGATTCTACACTAGTATTAAATCCTAGTGATTTTATTTGTCGTGCAACATCATTAACATAAATATCAATTACGTCTTCACGTTCTTTTAATAATTGTTTTTTTATGTTATCAGCATTCTTAGCATTTTCAACAGACTTTTTTGTCTTACTTGCTAATTCTAAAACTTCTTTACTTGGCTTAAACATATCTCTATAATTCTTTTTGGTTAATATTTACTTTCTCACCATCAATATCAAGTGTTAATCCACTTTCTGATATTCCACAAACAACAGTTTCCATACCTCCATATCTTAATGGCTGACCTATTACAAATTTACTATTTTTATTTTCATTAACCAAATCAGATACAATAAAATTTTCATTTGTTAAATTTGATTTAAAAACAGCCTCTGATAATGATTCAACAACAACAGAATCTTTTAATATTGTAACTGCATTATTATACCAAACAGCTTCATAAACTTCACCATATCTATTTAATATAACATAACCATTTGATAATTCTTCAACAACTTTATTAGCTTTAGAATCCTTTATAACATTGGTAATTTTCTTTAAGAATGTCTTAGACTTCTTAGCAATCTTCTTGATTAATTTGATTAAATCATTTTCATCAGAAATTTCTAATGTTCCCCAATCTTTAGCCTCAGATAATTGAATATCACTTTTACGTTTTTTCATTGCTTCTAAGCGTGCATTATAATCTAATGACTCACTAACAAATGATAATAGGTTACGTTTAGATTCGTTTACTGAATCTAATTTAGATATTAATTTACCTTGTTTAGAAAATATTGCAACGTTCCAGTAATTGTTTTTCTTTTGGTAACCTAATTTATTATCGTCTTTATCTTTTGGGTCAAAGAAGTCAGCCATATAACCACCATTCTTTCCTTTGAAATCAGGGAAGTAACTAACAACAATGTTATAATCACCCTCTAATGCATTGAAGTAAAATTTAGCTTCCTTTTCAACAGCTTTCATATCAACCTTTACTGGTGACTTAGCTTCGTTTAAAGATTCATTCATACCTTTTAACTTTTTCAAAAATGCTTCTTTTTCTGCATCTGATTTTAATGAATTATATTTATCTTGGTTCGCATTTCTCTCAGCAGTGGTTTTACCCCAATCTAAATTATTCATTTTAATACCCTCGTTTAAATTTTCGTTTGAACCCTCAGCATCAGATTTCCATTCTCTATCAATCTCATCAAAGAAATCATCTTTCTTATCTGCTGGTAATTCATCAGGTGACTTAACACCATATTTCTTTAATTTTTTTGCAAAGAACGCTTTATATTCTTTACTATCGCCCTCTTGTGGCTTCTTAGCATCAGATATAATTCCGAATGCTTCATTTACGTGGTCTAATAATCCCATGAGTTAATGTTTGTTTTTATAAATTTATTTAAGTACTTACTTGACTATGCACATTACTTGTGCTTTATCTATGTATTATAAAAAAGAAAAAGCACCTACGGTGCTTTAACTCATTTCTATTACAGTAACATATGCTAGTTGTAAACTATCTCCCAACCTAAATAAAGTATCTACTTGTTGTTTCTGATAGTTTGGTAGGTTGTTGTACTTTTCTTGAACCTCTTTGTCACTTAGTTGATTTGCTAATTCATAAATTTCATTGCTCATATCTCTGTCTCTTTTTTGTTTGACAAATATATAAACATTAAAATTACTGTGCAAATTTTATTGTCTTATTTTTATTCCTTGCATAAGATTCTGCAACACTTCTTATACTATAACCTAAAAATCTTTTGTGTTTTGTTTTTGGATTCATTATAACACTAAGATGAGAATCATTTAATAATATAACATCTTGGGTGTAATCAATACTAAAGTCCGTAAATAAATCTTCCATTTCACTCAACACTTTCCAAGGAATATAGTTAGGATATGCTTCTTTCCTAAGTTGTGTTGTTGTTAAGTCATAACTAGGTTTCTTTATAACTTTATATTTACCTCTACCAATCTTTTCCAAATATCCAGCTTGTGTGAAGTAGTTTCTGAAATTGTCTATTGTTCCTGTGATGTTACAATCGTGATTGTGTTTGATGTAATAAATTAACTCCTGTCTAATCACAAAATCATTTTCGTTTAGGTACTTAATCATCATACCTAATATAGTATATTTCTTAATTTCCATCACCAACAATTTTAAAGTGCCTTTTACATTCCTCAGATAGTTCATCAAAACTAGTTTTAAAAACAGGTACGTTTATGAATGTCATACATCTAGCTAGTTCATATGTGGTTATATCTTTCATTGGACACCAAGCCAAATTAATATATGGTTTATATAATGGAATACTATCAGGTAACATAATTGTACATGCATTATATCCAATTGATAGGTTATGTGTTGATTGATTTGTTGTGTTATATCCAAATTTTAATTCATCACCTGATAATATTGAATCTAAAATATCATAGTTAATTTCTATTGAATTTGGTCTTAGGTTAATTTCTTTGATAAAGCAATCATATCCAATAACACCTGATTTATTTGTAGGTACTATTGTTACAACCTCATCATTTTTAAATAACCAATCAGTAACATCTTTGGTTCTTTTACCAAACACCATTTTTAAACGTTCAGTATCACTATGTGTTAATATCTCTTGTAATTGTTTCATATTATTCAAATGTTATTATACCACTTGGGTAATCTTTGTAAAATTGTTTTAAAGTTTCTCTTTGTTCTGCTGTTAGGTCAACCGAACGACCTTTACAAAAGGTTAATACTTGCTCATAATCTCTTAGAATATCTGATGGGTATCCACCAACTCTAAATACATCGTGAATACCATCTAATGTTTTGTATAATATATTTTCTATCTTATAAACACCATCTGAAAATTCAGCAAATTTATTTAGTACAGCTTCTTTACAGTATCCAGCCTCTATCATTCTTAATTGGCGTTCGAATAATTTTAATAAAAACTTTGCATCACTATTAGGCATACCATAAGGTTTAAAATCTTCACCAAATAGTTCAATTTCGTTCTTAGTATAATCTATCAATGTAGCATATTCACCAATAACAAACTCCTTTGCTTCTTCGTATGTTGGTTGTTTATCCAACGGTGTACTAAACCATATGTGACATCCCATATTATCTTAAATTAGGTTCATCAAATTCTTCTAATAGAAAATCTCGTGTTCTCACAAGACCCTTACCATTCTCATCCGAGTAATGATATTCATACCCACCTGTCCATGATAATTTATCATGTATGTCAGTTTCATATCTTCGTTTCTTCCAAACAGTTACTGTTTGTCCTTTAATAAATTCAGGTGGTAAGTCACTAATTGCATTACCAGCAGACCTTAAATCCCTTGTTATTGTTCCTATCCACTTTCTACGTGCCATATTAATTTAACTTTTTATAGTTTGTATAAAAATCGGAATCATTAATAAAAATCCTAGAACCTCTATATAAATAGAAAATGTGGTCAGTACCACGTAACTTATTCTTACCTTTTTTGATGTTATAAGCCTTACCAGTTTCTTTATTTTCGTATCGACCTAGATTTATTATATAACTTAATTTCATATTAATGCTGTTTAATGTGCGCAAGATATAAAACCTTGCGCACTTATACAAAACTAATCTAAGATTTTTACTACCGAACCTTTTGATGTTGGTTGAACTTCTAATATTCTAGCATTAGGAAATGTTAATACATGGTCAATGATATAAACATTCGAGTGTCTAGAAATCTTATTCAAGAACTTTATTAATAGTTGTTGGTAGTTCTTGGCTTCATATGTAACATCCTTACCGCTATTAATCTGTCCACTAATCTCATCAATGAATATTTCCTTTGTTGTTTTAGCGTTATTTAATCGCCTCATCACATCAATTAATGCAAGACCTGCAAAGGATGATTCCATACCACTAATAAACATTACAGGACGTACACTCTTTTTCTTTAGGTCATGGAAATATAATACTAAATCATCCACATTAAATTCTAATCTAAAATCAACATCCTCTAATAATTCATTTAGGTTCTTGTTAAATATAGGAATTATGTGTGCGAAAATGTACTGTGGTAATCCATTTGTACCAAGCATCCTCTTATATAGCTTCAACGAACCATCAACCAACTTATAATTTCTTGCGGAATTGATTGCCTTATCCGTATTCTGAATACTATTTTCAACCAATAATAACTCTCTACCACTAGCTTCAATTTGGTTATTAAGTTTATCTAAATCTTCTTTCTGAATCCTCCTTAACTCACGCTTATCATCAATTTCTTTTCTATGTTCAACATTAAATCTAGACTTCTTTAAATCGCCTTTGTGATTTTCCAAAGTATTTTCTAGTTTCTGAATACCATCTTTAATTTCTTGTAGGTCTTCTTTCTGTTTGGTTAATTTATCCTCAATATCAGATGCAACACTTAACTCATTACGAATACCAGTTAGTACACTATTCTCTGTTGTTAACTTTGTATTTAACTCAGATAATTCACTTTCTAATGTTGGTATCTTTTCCTGCTCGGTTTTAAATGCATTAACAGCAGTCTTAACCTTTTCACTAGACTTAACACCATCAATAACAGTTTTCTTAGCCTCTTCTAATTTAGTATTTAATTCAGTTGCTTTTGTCGAAATATCCTTTAGTTCATTAACCGATTCCATGTACATATCGAATGAGGCTTTATCTACCTTTTCGTTTATGTGTTCTAGTTTCAGTTCACCTAACTTTTCAATTATTTTAGAACACTTATCTATAGAATCAATAACAGGTGTTAATTGTTCATCTTTTATAGTATCATATTCTTTTTGTAGGTCAACAACTTTGGTTTGTTCGTCTTTTACTAAATTTGATTTATCAACTATTTGTTTATTTAAATACTCAACACCTTTTTGAATTTCTTTTTGTTTATCCTCAGGTAATGGTTGTGAACATGTAGGACACTTGAAATTATCCTCACCATTCTTCAACTCTAATTCACGTTTTAAGCCTTTTATTTCAGTCTCTAGTACTGTAACACCATTTTTAATAGAAGTTCGCTTATTTTCGTTATTAGATAGCAATAATTCAATATCACTCTTATTCTTATTAAGTGTATTTAACGTTTGTTGCCTTTCTGATATCTTACCATTTAATAATGATTGATAATTGTTAAGTGCTGTTTGTTTTTTAGACTCACTAGAAGACTTCTTTAAATCTAGTTCAGAAATTTCCTTTTCTATGTTGGTTACAATTACCGATAATTCATTCTTAACAATTGTTGCAGTTTGTTGTGCATCTTTTTTAAGACTTATTACCCTATCCTTGTATGTGTTTATTGAACTTTCTTTAAGTTTAATATCATTAGCTACACCATTAATAACTATTTGTTGTGCATTTAATCTATTATTAATAGATGTTACATCTGTTTTAGTTATTAATTCTTCTGTTTGCTTTATTTCATCTGATTTGTTTGTTAATTCCGTTTCTTTTTCTGTAATTAACTTTTCAGTTCTTGTTATATTATCTTCTACAACAGATACCTCAGGAACATTATGTAATAATTCTAGGTCTTTTTCAATCTCAGAATCATATTCAGTAATTACGGTTTCTATAGGTAATACTTGTGATTTTAATGTTGATATTTTATCACCAATAGTTTTAACCTCTTCACCACGCATATTTTTATCTTCGATTAACTCTTCGATAGTTTTTAGTGGCTTTTCAACCTCTTCCATTGCATTAGAACGTAACTCATCATAAGTACTCAACATACCCTCAAAGAAATCAACACCAATGTTTTTAAGTATACGCTTATTTAAGTCTGCTGTTGATGTTTTTATCAACTTTGTTAACGTTGTTTGGTTAATGAACATAGAACGGTTAAGTTCCTCAAATGTTGCAACCTCTTCCATTAAATAAGTCATAATCTCTTCACGGTCTGATGATGTAATATTTGGTGATTCTAAAGATAATGAAACCTCATAACCATTTACACTACCATTCTTTTTACGTGTGCGTGTTAATTTCTTCTTTAATATATGTAATTGACCATTCTTTAAGAATTGTAATTCATCACCTACAGTATCTAATTCAGAACTATCATTGAAGTATAATGAGTAATTATAATTCTTATTACGTGCTGATTGGAACTCGGAAATTAAATCTGTAATCATCCAAAGAATGAAACTAAATATAGTTGTTTTACCAACACCATTTGTACCACTTATCTTATTTATGGAAATATCACCAAAATTTATTTCAACATTTGTAGAGAATGACATAAAGTTTGAAATCTTAGCTTTAACCAACTTAATTTCATTTTTTACCAATGATGTTTCAACCTTAGATAACTCAGAACGTAAAGAATTTTTGATATACTGTATAGCATCATTCTTTTGTTCAGGTAAGATGCTTTTAGATTTATTTACAGTTTCTTCAATATAAGTATCAGCAATTTTTAATATGGTATCGGTATCTGCAATACTTTCAACAGATTCTATTAACGATTCGTCAACATCTATATCAAATGCACTAGACTCATATGAAACCTCAACTAAACATTCGTAATTCTTTTTTAGGTGGGTTATAATAGCCTCTTCATTTGCTATATATTGTTGAACATTACCATCAACAACTAATTTAATTCTATTGAATGCAGTTGCTCTAATTGATAATAATTCAATCTTATCATAATTGAAGTCTTTACCTAAATGAATAGTGTGTCTTGATACTGGATTAGGTAACTTAACGAACGTACATGAAGTTGCTCTATTTAATTTCGTATCTACTTCAATAATATTGAATCCATGTTGGTCATTACCTTTAATAGATATTTTCTCACCATAATAAACATCTCCCTCACCATAATTACGCTGAACTAATGATGAACTATATGTAAATAACTTTTCCTTATTAGAACCAAACCAAATAATATCAGGTGAGTGAATATCACCAGCAATAATAATATTTGACCCAAAGTTCTCCAATGATATTTTATAATCATCAAATACTGGATTAGCCTTTCCATCAAAACCTTTACAACTTCTAATAGGGTCATGGAATAATTCAATAACCGCATTACCGTTTTGTGGTGGTTTATTACCATTCTCATATGGTGAATATGGTAACGGATTTTCTACTGTTGAACTAAACTTCCATTTATGTGACCATACTGCCCACGTAATTGGAAACTTTTGGTCTTGATGAAAACCTGTATCACAATAATACGAAATCTTATGATTGTTTATGGCTACTACTTGTGATTCAATTGCTGATGTTTGCATACGCTTTTCAGAACGCTCAACAACCAATGAATTACGTTGTTTAAGGTCATGGTTACCATCTATTACAACTATTCTATCACAATGTGGTAAACACGAATGTAGCATATTAGCAAACATTTTAGTCTCATCACCATTAGCATTCCATTCCTCGAACATGTCGCCAGGTAGTACTAGGATGTGTGGTCTAATTTTGGCTAATTCCGTTACAAACCTTTCAATTCCAAGCTTATATTCATCATGCCTATCCCTACCAGCACCATGGTTGGTTATTTGTATTTGGATGTCAGCACCATGTACAATTTTTATCTTCATAAAGTATAACGTTTTATAATATTTCTAGTATAAAACAAAGTGATTGTTAATCCTCACTTTGTTCAATAAATCCACATTCTCTTAAAAAGTTCTTACCAACTGGTGAACCTAACCATTGAATTGTACTCACTACAATTAGTTCTTCGTGGTTTGTTAGTAGTTTACTTGGAACTAAGTCATCAAATTCATGTGGTGGATATACAATACTACTCATATCGTTATTACCATGTTGTTTAACGAAACCAAGTGTTCATCATATGTGATATATGAAATCAACTTCGGTAATTTTTCCACAGTTTAAGCAACTAAAAAATTTGATAAATCTTTTAGTATATGGCTCACGGATTCTTCTATTTCTATTTTATCAACCTGCTTTTGATAATTACCATTAACATCAATAAAATATCCTAAATGTTTTGAACCTATTTCTAATGAAAAAATATCATTATTTTCTTTTTCCCAGTCAACAATTAAAGTTCCATAGCTAGAAGTATAAACATCTTCAATGGAAAGATGTTCAAGAATGCTAGGGTAAAGTTGTTCAAAAATAAAATATGAATTATTATATACTTCCGCTCCAATTTTTAAATCAGAATCATTTGTTTTTAAAAAAACATCTAACTGTTTTTTTAAAAAGTCCATTTTAATAGCTTTTAATTTATTCATAATCGTTTAATTGTTGTACTTGGGTTAATAAAATCTACGATCTCATCTTTTGTTGTTGATAGTACTTTAATGATTACCACTTGTTTGTTCTTTGCGGTTGCGTTAGCAACCGCTTCCAATGTAGCTGAATCTAAAGTATCAAATTCAAATTTTGATTTTCTGAGATTTGATTTAACTAAGTTCGCATGACCGTTGTACAAATATAATCTAAATTTTGGAAACTTCTTCATAAAATTACATTAAATATCCTAATTCTTTTGCAACTCGTTGTATTTCTTTCATATCCGATTCAGGATAACCCCAATGTGTACAATATAAACCACCATAACCATGTTTACCATTACATTGTTCACCTGTCATTATATATTCCTTAAAATCCTTTACTAATCCCCACAACGTACCACCATGGGCAAAATTCTTTGGTAGGTATCCATATTTTGTGTGTAGGTATATATGTTGTTTCATATATTCACATTGCATATACAATCGACCATTATAATAAAATATGAATGCAATATCGGTATTATCTCTAAAGAACTTTCGACCTCGATTTGAAATCTCTTCTATAATTTTATTTACAATAAATATTCTATCGGCTCGTGTCTGTTTTGTCATATCTTTTTAATTTTTGATATTTATTTTAGTTAATAATTTTTGTCTTGTTTGTTCAGGAACATCATCAGTAAATACAATGTTAATAGGTCTACCATTTTCAATAATTCTAAACCCACCAACTTTAATGAATGGTACTGTCACCGAAATACCATCAACTTCATTTTCATTAAATTTACGGAAAATTTCTTTTCTATCATCAACAGTAACCGAACCATTAATACAAACTACAGTATCTACTGTAATTAAATTATTTTGTGTACTTAGATATTTGCTAATATAAATTGTTTTAATTTTTGACATAATTACTCTGCTAATGCGTTTAAAATTTCTTTGTTGTGTATAATCTCTTTGTTTTATGTTTCAAATATACGAATAATATTTTAACTAATACCATTTAAAAGTTTTTAATTATAACATTATTTAACTTACTTGCAATCTCATTGAATTTTTCATAATCAAAAGACAACCACTCACAGCTACATTATTGTTTATCGCAACATCAATTTCTTGCCAACCATCAACAATAACAGGCTTTTCTAATTTATAACCAACTTTCTTTCGTTTACCTTTTGGAACATAATGAACAATTAATTTTGGATGATAATATTTATCTTCAATACCATATTGATATGATTCATTAATCTAAGTTATACTTATCAATAATTGATTCTTTTGCTTCTCGAACTAGGTCAAGTAATTTTTCAGCTTCTTGTTCAGACTCTTCAAGTTTATTTTTAACTATTTCCTTGGAACGTTCGTTAACAAAAATTTCAGTTTTTTCGAAAATTATATTTAATAACTTTGGGTCAACATCAACACCATTAACAACCAATTTAATATCATATTCTCTTTTTTCTACAGCATCTTCAACTACCTTTGGTGGTAAACTTTGTAACAACTCTGTGTGTAAAAAGTCTTTTTCTGCTAATAATTCTTCGAATGTTATTTTCATTATCTTGAAATGTATATAAATGCGTTAGTATTCTCTTTTTTGTTGATATGTACTATTTCGTTTGCCATGTTATTTTAATGTTTTTTCTAATAATGGTTTCTTTGCGTTGTATTTTTGTTCAGCTCTTGTTGATTTACTAGCGAATGTTGCGTGGAACTCATTCAACTCAACTCTATTCTTTGTTTGCCAGTACGGTTTAATTTGATAAGTCTTAACATAAATGTTTGTCTGTGTTGGTGATACTTCGGCTCTTAAATAATGTTTCTCACTAACTAAGATACCATTATCAACCATCTTGTTTAAAACCTTTTGGATTCTATGCCAAGTTTCTGAACCTTTCAAGTCATTTTGTTTGAAAATATTATTCCAACTTGTCATCAAGTTGTAGTCCATACGAACTAATGAATTAAATGCACCATTCTTTAAAATGTGTTTTAAACACCACTTTTCTTTTAAATTTAATGACTCGAAATTGTTTACTTTTTTCATCTTGTTGACGTTTTTTCTCTTTGACTAGTCAAATATACGAAAATTATTTTAACCAACAAATAAATTATTCAATTATCCCAAATTTTTTATTCCAATATTCAGTTTCCCTACGAATGAAGTTATTTTCTCTAACTTGGTTTCTGTATTTTTTATCTTTTTTGTACTTATATGAATATTTATTCATACTCGTTAAATGGTATTTTGAACAAATATCACATTTATATGGTCTTAGTTTTTTGTTTGTTGTGTGTTTATTACTATTGTTTATTTCGTTGGCTCTGTTATTCGCAGAATCTGCGGTATCAAAAGATTTTTTATTACACAGCATAATTAATAATTTTTGTAGTTTTTCTGTTTTACTATTCAAATATACGAAACGTTATTTACTTATCCTAATACTTTTATAAAAAATCATTAATATTTTTTAATAAAGTAAATATTTATAAAAATAAAAAGGACACCTTATTTGGTGTCCTTTGTGTAGATTTCTTCAATCTTAATTAGTTTGGCTGTCTTTGGATTTATTAGTGTTTCCAGCGTTCCATAGTCTTGTTTATCAAATATACCTAAGTCTAATATAACATCATCAAATTTCACTTCGTATGTTAGGATTAAAGACCTTACTGGGTTTACTGAACCTTTACCATGTAAAGATGGTTTTCCCTTGGCATAATCATGTGCAATTTGCTCACTACGTGAAGTTGCAACAAAATCTTGACTTTGTTCATATGATAAAACCTCATCATCTGTGAAAATTTCGGTTAATGGTATACCACGATATAGTGTGGTTGTAGATGATTTAAACTCATCTAACCTAGATGAAAGTTCTTTGTTCCGTTTGATGTGATTTAATAAATCAGGTATTAGATTCTTATCATTTGTTTTGATGTATGCGGATACAATATCTAATTCGGATTCCGCAATATATTTTAAAGTTTTATACATGATTATCTATTATATTCATCACCAAAATAAAATTCCTTGGCTTCAAGCCACTTTATTTTGTCTTCGTTTTGTTCTTCTAGTCGGTATAACTTAACTTTATTAAAACTCCTAACAAGTGGATAAACCGCAGTTAAGTTAGTTTCGCACATACCGTGGGTTATTTTCAAGTCTGCTGGAAAACTATACTTTGGTAATGTATCAATCAAAAACTTTGCTATGTGTTTGTTGTAGGTATTCTCACTTGCAAACATAACATTGGTTCTTGACCCAAATTCGAATAAAATACAACCAACTTTCTTAGCTTTTATTGCTGATGAAATTTCTGTTACATTATCCGTTAATGGTACTTCAAAACCAACGGTGTTTGAAATTTCTTTGGCTTTTACTTTAAATTCAATATTATGTCCAACATCACGACTTTCAATAATTCCGAAATATGCATGAATCATTTCATGTAATAGAATCATATCTAACGTTTCTTCGGTATAGTCTTTTTTATCAGAAATAACAATTTCCGTATCCCAAATTTCGGTAATTGTTAACTTACCTTTCTTTTTGTACATACCTTTAAAAATTCCTGATGAACCCTTAGAGGTTTTTCCAAAGGATACACCTTTATCAAGTTTTAGACGATTATCGAATAACTTTTCATTCCAATGGTCAAATCTCTTACTAAGATTGAACTTTTTCTTATCAATTTTTTCAAGTGATTGTTCAACAATTGGTAAAACTGGTGAACAATCACAACCAATTCTTGGTGAATATTTTCATTAGCTTCCGCTAATCCTCTAAGTGATGTATAATTACGTCTGCACATACTCTACTAACTTCTAAATTTAATGGTATTCCGTTAATTCGTGCCGATAAATCAAGTTCGTAAGGTATAGAATTTCCTGAGAATCCACCACGTTCAGGTGTCTTCATGGTAACCAAATTCAAATCATATCCAAGTTCGTATTTTATTGGATTTTGTTCATTAAATTCATTTCTATACTTACTTAGCTTTTCGTATCGCTCACGTGTCTCTTTAGATATGTATGTAGAATTGAAAATTCTTGCTGGTGCATGTGGTGTATTATTTTCCATCATAATTTAATATGTTAAATGTTCTATAAGGGGTTTGTTGTTAAATATTTTCTGTTAATGTTCTTTGTACATAACTTTGAGTTGCTGTGCTATGGTCAATCATTTCCTTTTGTATTCCATTTAACTGATTAACCCATTTATTTACATCTTCGCCATCAACTATAACCAATTTTGCTGTACCTTTCTGTAAATTGAATCCAACATAAGGTGTTATTAATTCTTTATTAATTATAGAATTTATAACTTCATCTTTGTTTGTTCCATCATATCCCTCTGCAATTAATGTAGTGCCACCTTTCTGTAAGTCATAAGCCATGCCATACATTTTATGTAGTTTCTTAAATACGGAATCATTTAATTGTAATGCTTTAACTACTTCTGTTCTTAAATCATCACGCTCTTTATTATAATCGTCCATTTTTGTGTTCATATAGTTGATTTTAAAGGACTTCGTGTAGTTTTGATATCCTAGTATCAAAACTGTAATTACTAAGGTAAATAATGCTACTGTGTAAAAAATTGTTGTCATAATTTGTTTTTAATTTTCTTAAATAATTCTTGTGCTTCTTTTGAATTGTCTGTTATTACTGTTTGTGTTTGTATATAACGATGTCTAAGTACATTTAGGTGACTATCTGTTATCCTTTTTGCTAACTCCTTTGTTAATCTGATTGTTGCGTATGACATTCTTCTATTTTCATATATGTATCGCCATTTATTGCACGGATTGCATCTGATATACTATCCCTATTAGCAATACACATTTCTTGAATATCTGCCATAACCAAACCACGTTCCTTAACAATAGGTTGGTATGTTTGCTTACCATAAAATATATCTAAATATTCCAATATATTTTCTGTTGATGGTGGGTTAATTTCTTCTTTAACATCCATTCTACCTTTACGTTTTAGTGCATCATCCAATCGTTCAATATGATTTGTTGTAAATATAGTAATTAATCCGTGTTTATAAAAAGTACCATCAATACAATTTAACAATGTACTAAAATTAAATTTTATCTTTTTGTCTTGCTTATCCCTATCTTTATTGAATACAGCATCAACATCCTCAAATAAAAGTATTGCATCCTTATCCATTCTACGATATAATCTCTTTAAGTCATTATCATTTAATCCAGCAGGATTTAAACAATAAATAGGTCTTTTTAATTCCAATGCTATAGCTAACGCCAATGCAGTTTTTCCTGTTCCAGCTTTACCATAGAACATATAACCACGTTTATAGAAAATACCTCTATCAACATACCATTGTTCACTATCAATGAATTTCTTCATATCTTCAAGTATAGAATCCTTTTTATTAGATACTATTTTATCTAGTGTTTTTGGTTTTATGTTTGGTTGTTTTACCCAAATATAATCACATGAGTTAGTATATACTCTAATAAGGTCATTATTTTCACTTTCTCTGTGCTTCTTTTTAAGTTCTAACGCTTCATCTAATAGTTTTGTTATAATACCCTTAACAAAGAATCCACTTAATACAAATCTGTTCATAAAAATGTTATCAATATCCTGTGCAGATTCTAACTTCTCTCGACCATGTGCAACCTTTAATAATTGTAACCCATATCTAATAAAAAACATGTCAGAATCTTGTTCATATACTAATGTTTCCTCACGGTTATATCCAGCCATTTTTTCAGACCCTTTCGAACCTAAATCAGGTTGATTCTTTTCAGTTTTTCGCATGAATTGATTCCTGTATTTAGTCCTTACTAAAATCTTTCTATAATTGTTGTTGTGTTTATCATAAATTAATTTATTTAGATACTCATAGATTGGTTCTGACTCTTCAATAGTTGCCACAAACAATAATTTACGCTCAATTCTTTGCCAAATATATTTAAGTACTGTCTTACCCTTTGTTGCTATTACAGTAAGCATTCCAAAGAATCCAGCAGTTTGAAAGAATTGATTTGTTTTCATCTGAGTTGATACAAATTGAATCAACTCAGAATATGTTGGTATTTGATTTAGTATTTCCTGCATTATAATAATGTTAATATTAAGTTAGTATTATTGTTAATATTCGTTGCGTTGTTGTACTTAGGTCTTCTAACGTGTACTACATTAAGTAACTTTTTCATAATATTCTGTATTTACATTTGACTTTGATACTGTTAATTGTTTTCATATTTCTCTATTACTTTTTTGCTTTATTAAATTGTTCTTGGTGTGCCTTGATACGCTCTCTAAATATTTTCTCAACTTCTTTAAGTTCTTCATCCTTTTGTTTTTGTATTTCTGAATGAATTTTATTATAAGATAAATAACTCCATGGTTTTCCAAACAGAAAATTATAATCAATTGGAACATCAATAACCGTATTATCTAATGATAATGTATTGAAAGTTTTTGGTAAATCAAATTCCTTAACCAAAATATCAGTAAAGCATGATTCTTGATATTCATCGAATGTTTCATTCTGTATATCTAATCTTGGTATTAAGAATTTTTCTTCAAACTCTATACAAGATTTTAATTTTTCTTGAATGCGTTTTGTGAAGTTGTGTGAGTCTGTATTAAACTATATTTGGAATAAAAACTTCTTTGGTTCTGAGTTACTAAAATTGTCTTTGTATGATATTTCCCAAAGTCTTTTACCAATTGTTGTTGCTGATAGTGTAATCCATTGCTCACCAGCAAGAGCATGAATAAATCTACTACCATATGTGTTTAATCTGTTAATAACTTCGTTAGTGTGAAGTGTAGTAGGTGTGCTTGCCTATCTTTTTTATATACGTGTAATTTAATTAGTTTCATGTTTTTAGTTTATTTTTGTTTTATATTTTCTTTCTACTACTGGCACTAATAAAGGTACATATTCATCACTACCATATTCTAGCTGTAAAACACCATTTACCGCTAAAAACCAACCATCTAATGCATGACCCTTAATTGGTTTGAAATTTGACCATATAAAGTATGCTCCACCCTGTTCCGATTTACATCGTGTAAGATAACCATTTTCTTGAAATTCTCTAGGATATTTTGGAGTAAACGAAAATACATCTTCAAATTTATTTCCAGCCTCTATCGTTTTACCCTTAAAGTATGTGAAATTTGTTTTCTTAACCAAATTATCCGCAACATTAGTTGTCTTTGGACATTGTACACTACCCATAGATTTTTCTACATTTAACGTAGGGTAAATCATCTTATGTAACTTATTAGGTAGTGTAAGTAAATTATACAACACTATCAAGAATAAAGCTACGGTATAATACGGTGAAATGTATTTTTTCATAACTCTTTTTATTTGTTTTAACAATTTTTTATTGCTGTTATTACAATACTTCTTCAAACATAATATTGTTGACTTTGTTTGATTTTTTAGCAATCTGTTAACTTGTCTTCTTTGTTTTGTATATTTCATAATTCTTAAATTATTACTCTACAAATATAACACTTTATTCTTATAAAACAAAAAACCTTGAACAAAATGTTCAAGGTTTTTAATTATTATTTATGTATTTATTTTATAGTTCAAATTCATCACCACTAAAGTCCATATTTTCAGACGTTACTGAGTTTGTTAAGTATGCTGTATTTTCAGATTCTTGGGGTGCATTTTGTACTGCACTAGAATCAACATACTTTTGAATCCATAAAATAGGGTTTTTTGTTACTGGAAATATTCTTTCATAACCACACGCTCTCATTCTAAGGTTACAAAGGAAGTGCATATATTGTTTAAGAATATCAGCGTTTAATCCAACTAAATCACCATCCTCAAATAAATACTCTGCCCATGCAATTTCTTCCTCAGATGCATCACGCCACATTTGAGCAACCAAAGGTTCACAATCTTTGATAACTTCTTGGAATCCCTCGGATTCATTCTTTCTAAGTGTTTTAATTAAGAAGTTTGTGAATCCTACGTGACAATTACCTGCAATGAAAGTTTTGTTATTTCTTCTAGTAATTATATTACCACTAGGAACTGTAACACAGTAAACATTACCATCATATTGTATAGTTTCTTTCTTTAATGAATATGTATTCACAAGTTTTGTTCTATGATGTAAAGATAATCTATAATATGTTTTATATGTTTCTTTTCTATCATCCTCACTAACTGTTATGTGTGATTCATAACCACATCTAATAGCTATATCTTGTATAATATCAATACATTTTTTATCAGTTGAACAATACATAAAAGCACTTTCACTTCTTATGTGACTATCCCATTTCGAAACCTCATCAATTATATCAACACAAGTTTTATAATTTAATTCTAAATCATATAAGAAATTCAATTGTTTGCAGTCATAATTATCAATTCTTAATGAGTAAATATAACCAGTTTTACCATTCGATGGATTTACTTTTGTGTATTTTAAATCAGGAATTGAGTTTAATAATTCTTCAATTCTTTTAACCTTAGATTCCTTTTTTACATAAATACCATGTGTATAACCACCTAGATTACCTCGCTTGTTCTTTGTACCATCTAACTTAACATTACCATATAAATTATAACCATCTGCTTGTAAAGCAATTTTCAATCTATCTAGATTTGTTAAGTTGCTTTCACCATCATCGGTAACATTCGCAAAGTGTGGGATTTTCTTAGTACTAGAGAACTTAACATCACCAGCCTTTTCTTTAAACCAACCTTTATCTTCTCGGAATAATAAAATATCATGGTCAGGTGTCACTAAACATTCATGTGATTGATTACTTATTTTAATCATATCACCACTATATTCTTTGTTTGTGTATGCTAATGGTTTAACAAATGATAACACACCTTTATCATATTGTCCAACTAATTCAGTTTCATCTAAATCCTTGAACATTTTCCATCCTGTTGATGTAAGTATTTCGGTATCACCTGAAAAACAATTCTCATCAATGTTAATCTTTTGAATAATCTTAGCATTACCTGTCATTACACCACGTTCAGCAAAATAATAAGAACATGCAAAACTTACATAGAATCTAACAGCCTCTAAAATTTGAATACTAACAAGTGTTAAGTATAATTTTTTCTTTCTAGAGTAATCATCCTCATCACTAAGAGAATTAATTAAGTCATCATAGTACTTTGTAACACCGTGCGCTCTTGCTAAAATCTTTTCATCAGTTGATAACTTATCCAATACTTCTGTAGGGTCAGTATATACGTTTCTAATGATATGTGTGTATGATTTAGAGTGAATACCCTCAACCATTGCCCAAATACCTAAACCAGCTTCTAATTCTGCATTTGTGCAATGTTCTAATAGGTTGTTAATACCTCTAGACTGTACAGAATCTAATAGAATTTGATACCCTAAGTTTTGTGTAAAAATTCTTTGCTCGTTCTCGGTTAATTTTCGGAAATCTTCTTTATCCTTTGTTAAGTTAAATTCATGCTCACGCCATAATAATAGGAATGAATCATCATAAAACTTTTCAATCTGTTTGTATTTCGTAGTATCAAATCTTTGCATACCTAACGGCTTTCCAAAGAATAATGGATTTTCTCTGTTATCAACTGATAGTTCTGAAATTAATGATTTGATATGTTCTTTATTTTTCTGCATAAGTTTTATTTAATAATTATTTAGTGTATTTAACAATGTTGTTTAAAATGCACCCATCTTTAGGTTCAAATCCTTTAAGATTTTATCAGCTTCTCTAAGAATGAATGTTCTTAAATCTTCCTTTGTATCTTCACCAATATATTCACGCTCATCATTCTCATCAGTCCATAAAATAACACCCATGAAATATATTCCTGAGTTCTGCCAACCATATGATTTAAATTCAAATGGCATATAGTATTCTAAACCATTTCTATCTTGAACCTCATCATTAAGGTCTTCAACTAATTTTAATGCATCTTCTTTCATTTATTCCTCGTTTTTGTAGTTTTTATCAAAATGTTTTAATCCTAATTCTAGTGCCTGTTTAGGTGTTCTACAAATATCTGTAAATGTATGGTCACCTTTCATTTCTTCATCAGGACATAGATTATCAAACTTTTCATCACAAACCTTTAAGTCATCGAAATCAAACCAATATACGTCAGTATCATTATCGTGTTTTGTGAATATATCACCTAATTCATTTACAAAAAGTGGCTCTTCTTGTTTTCGGTATTTTTGATTTTTATCAAACATTGGCTTTTTAATAGTAACCCAAATACCATTTGTATTAAGTACTTGGTAATTTGTACCATTATTCAAATAATCTATTATTTTTTCACCGTGTACCTTTAATTGCTCTGCTGTGAATGTTGTGTTCATTAATATTTTTCTAATTTAAATGTTAATATATATTTTTCACCAACTACATTATGGTGTTTTATTACGTCTTGTGTTCTGTCTAAAACATCCTCTGCTAAATATTTTAACAACTTATGTACATTTTCAAAGTATGTTTCACCACCAGCATCAAATGATGATAAATCAGCTAGTATACCATTTGTTAGTATGGTGAACTTTACCGAACCCTGTTCATTAGGCTCTTCATTATCCATTCCTAACTTATGTAACTCATAGTTGATTAGTGCAGTAGAATCCAGTTCTTTGATTCTGTTTTCTAAATCTTCTCTTTGTTTTAGTAATTCTAAAACCTCTGTGTTGTTTGAAATTTTCGTATCCATTTTATTTAGGGTTAACAATTTCACCAATAAATTCCTTATCTATTAGTTCAGTTAAATGTTGTTTGCCTAATTTTGTAATTGTATCAGAAAAATCCTTATCAATTACTCTTTGCATTTCGGTAATAGTATCATCACCATAAATATGTCTAGCTAACTTAATACCAACTTTTCTAACCTTGTTTGTAAATTCATTACCTTTCTTTAATGGTGAACTATCTAGTGACATGTAAATTAAAACTCGCACACACTCATCACCAAACATAATATCATAATGTAATGACCTTGTGTATGTTGCTACGTGTTTAAATTTAACGGTGATGAATGGCATTCGGTCTAACTTTTTGTAAATCTTACCATGCATTGGTATATGTACTTTTTGTTCACCCTCAGTACCAATTACGTGTTCCTTTAAAAAGTTTAAATATTTTGTTTGTGTGTTTTCCATGTTATGAATTTAAATATTTTAATAAATGTTCATAATATGTTTTGAAATAATCCAGCATTTGCGTAAATGCTTCATCAACGGATGGTTTTCTGTAAGATTGAACCAACCACCAAGTATAGTATTCTGATGTATTGAATAAAGCACATATCCATTTATTTTTGGTATTTCCGTTGAAAATAGCATTTATCTTTGTCTTAACAAATAATCTATCTCGACCACTAGCCTCTAATAAGCTATCATAATACTTTTCGTTTTCTAGATATTCATCAACAGAAATTATATACATTCTTGTTGGGTCTAGTTCATTTAACTTATTCAGATATTTGCTCATAATTCTTAGTGTATTTTCTTGCTTCTGTTTTTGTTATTAATATATCAATACCTCTATACCAGCATACACATTAACTTTATCATTAATATCAATATTATTTGGTAACCATTCGTTAAATTGATTCTCTGTCATCTTTAAGTTTATTTATATGCATGTAATACTTAGGTCGCATGTGTACATCCTTTTTTGATGCTAGTACATCCGTTTTTAGCGCACTTCTATTATTTTTGATACTAGGACACCACTCAACATATTTCCAGCCATTATTTATGCACATGTCATGTAATAAACTGCAATATTCTTTCCACATACTGAAACGATACTTATATGTTCCATGGTACGGCTGTCCATAGTAGTGATATTTTTTATTGAGGTTGTATTTATTTGGTTCTATTGGTAATGGTTGGACTATTTCTACTTGTTTTAAATTAAGTGCGCTAATTTCTCGCTCTAGAAGTGAAATATAGTATGTTTTTAGTTCTTCTGATGTTACGTTATGTCTATGAAAATGATACCTTATATCTATGTTACCAGCATAGAATTGTAGTGTATCATATTCACTATCTACGAGTGATTTTAAGCCATCTTTAATGAATGAGTATAGTGTTTTACCATAAATCATTTTTAGGTCATAAAATGGTTCTAATACAGATAGTGCATGTGAATCACCTAGTATTAATTTATTTGATTTTGGAATTAATTCACTAAGTTTCTTAAATGTTGGTATATTCTCTCGTATGTTTAGTTTGTGTGTTTTATTTGCTTTATTTACTATATGGTGTGTGTATTCTTTGATACTTCTATCCTCTTGGTATGCTATATCATATTTTGTGATAAGTTCTATCTTTTTAGCTTGTGTGAGTGAAATACCACCATAAAAGTTATGTGTTTTTGAATCGGATGAATAACTACCCTCAGATACGAATAACGTATAATCATTAATATCTAATGATAATATATCATCAATATTATTATCTCTAACTATTGTTACGTCAAATTCTCTACTAAGAACTTCATATAACCAGTAAGTATATCCACCAGTATGATAATTTTTGTTAAATGTGTGATTTGTTGTTAATCCAACTAATAGTAATTTTTTCATGCGACAAATATAAACAAAAAATCGAAACACAAAAAGGGTTTCCGATTTTTTATTATTATAGTGTACATCCACCACCATCACATCCACTTACATCATCTTGTGCAATGTTGTCCATGGTATTTGCGTAGTAAAGGTTTTTATTTCCGTATTTGTATGCTGAAATTATATCCTTAACCACAACTTCGATAGGAATTTTATTTCCCTTATATAGTAATGGGTTGTAGTAATGATTTATTGATATTGCTTGGTCAACCCAATATTGCATTACACCACACATCTTATTGATACAATCATTATTTGTAATATCCCATGCTAATGTATATTTATTAGCTAATGACTTAACACCTGGGACAACAAATTTAGCTGTCATAGTTTTACTAGTCTTATAAGATATTAAATTCAATGGTGGGTTAATACCATTCGTTGAGTTAGTAACCAATGATGAACTCTCTACAGGCATTAGTGCAGTAACTACCGAGTTTCTTAAACCATACTTAGCGATTTCACCACGTAACCATTCCCAATCAAATGTAAACTCTCTATTTCCTGTAATTTCTCTAACTAGGTCATGTTTCTTATCAATTGGTAACCATCCCTGAGAATATTTTGTTTTATGAAACCATTCACATGCTCCACGCTCTTTAGCTAATTCCATACTAGCCTTTAGTGTATAGAACTGAATAGCTTCAAATAATTCATCAATAGCTGGTAATGCTGATGGGTCATCATATCTAAAACCTTTCTTAGCCATCCAATATGCAAAGTTAGTTACACCAATACCAATTGACCTACGCAACTTTTGTTTCTCTGAGTTCTTTACTAGATAGTCTTGGATTTCCATGATGTTATCAAGACCTTTAACTAAATACTTAGCAGTTTTTTCAATTGATGAATAATCCTTTACTGCATGCTCTAAGTTATATCCACCTAACATACAAAGTGCAATTTCACCCTCACCACTATTAATATCATCAAATGGTGCTGTTGGTAAAGTGATTTCTTGACATAAGTTAGAAAACTTGATATTCTCTAAGAATGCGTTATAATCACCATTTACATTATCAACAAATTGGAAATAAATTCTACCAGTTTGTATACGTTCAGTTAGGATAACTCTTAATAGTTCTTGACCATCAATCTCTGTTCTAGGAATTGATTTATCAGCCTCTAAACGTAAGTATTCAGTATCAAATTCAGGTGTTCCGAAAATCTCTTCTAACTGTGGTGCATATAGTGTAGAGAATAAGGATATTTTTTGATTCTTAATCATTCTTTGAATGAATAATTTAGAAATTCTGAAACAATAATCTAATTGCTTTACTCTAGTATCCTCAGTACCTTTATTATTCTTTAATACAGCTATATCTAAAACCTCAGGATGGAATATGTCATATGTTACAGTACTTGAACCCTCTCTAAGACCACCTTGTGATACTGCCTTGGTTGCGTTTTGTTGAAATTTAAGGAATCCAATATTACCTGTATGTGTTGCTTCACCCCCTCTAATTGGGTCACCGATTGCTCTAAAATTGTTCTTTAATCCAATACCAGCTTTACGTGAAACAAACCTACCTAATGCATGACCACTAGAGTATAATGAGTCGATTGTGTCTCTAGTTTCGATAAGAGTACAGTTATGCGCACCAATACCATTAACAACAAAACTCTTATCATCTTTAACCTGTAAATCATAAACTTCAATATCTGTAACTTTTGTTTTTGATAGTTCTTTAACTCTTGTGAAATAATCAGAACCAACCCAAATACCATTGGTAGATACCGTATGTTTTGGTTTATTAACTTTATTAAAATTCTTACCTACATATTCAAAAAATCCATATTACCAACTCTACCTAAATGTATACCATAAGATTCTTTTGATGTGCCATTTTGTTTAATTGTCGTGTATGAAATACCAATCCCGTTCCTTAAAAATATATTTCCCAACTGTATAATTAATGGTTTGTTTGTTAAGGCTAATACCACCCCATTCTTATGTATACAACCATCACCACGCAACACACCTCTTAATAATTCTTTTTGTAAGTTTTTATCGGCATTTAATACAATATTATCTAGGAATTTTGATGTTGAGTGTATTCCGCACATTTTAGTCATAAATAACTTAAATAATCTACTATGTACAACTAACCTTGCTGAATTGTCAAAATTTGATACACTTATTTTTGATGGGATACCAAAATTATCATGGATTATATTCTTAATATCTTCTAAATAATCCATATCACTTACGTTAAATGTGAAATCAACACATGTTCCGTGGGCAGAACCCTCAGCTAAATAATAACCAATTAATCTAAATATATCACCGTTTAGTTTTATGTTGTTTGTTACTGGATATACTCTGTCATTGTATTTACCACTCCTACATCTTTTATCTGATGTTGGTTTATATACCTTACCGTCATTCTCATTAAGAATAAAATATTTATTATTTTCTTCATCAACCAAGGTATCATACAAACTCAATTCTGTAGTGTTGTGTGTGTGTTTATTATACGGTGCTATTATATAATCTCCTATTGATATTTCAGATGCCTTAACCCATTCAGCAATACCTATTTTTTTATTTTCTTTCTTTATTGTATAAAATAAATGTTCTGCTGTTGGTTTAAGTCTATTTCTAAAACTAAGTGTTGTGTTTAGACTAACAATATCACCTGTATATGGCTTAACCTGTGTTGCTAAAACTGTCTTTTCGTTTCCAAGATGTGTTAATACTCTATCACCTTTTTTGATATTAGATATTTGTTCATAACTTCCATCAGCATTAAACACCTCTTGGTCATATGGGAAACAACTGGCATACTGACGTGTTGGTGTTCTCATACCTGCCATAATTGGTGTTGGTAATGATATTTTACGATTAACCAATTGTTTGTAGTGTCCTATAACATCATATACAGTATCATATAACGCTAATGAAAGTACCATGAATGCGAACTGTGGTGTTTCATAAACATAACCAGTTGTTCTATCTTTAGCCAAATATGTATCATACATTTTCATGTATGCTGAAATTGTTAATTTATCATCATTATCATGGTTAATTGTTTTTTGAAATTCTTCAAAATCTTCATCAGTCCACTTAGATAATATATTAGGGTCGTATAAACCTCTTCCAATGTTAGTAACAACTAAATCCTTTACTGTTGGTAATTCATCTTTATAATAAACACCAAACACCTGTTTTCTTGTTAGGAATGAGAATAATTTAGATGCTACGAATTGATAATCTGATTGTTTAATTGATATTAAATCAATTGCAGATTTAACTAATAATTCATGTATTTTAGATGTTTTAATACCATCAAATAATTGTAATTTAGCATTCATTAATACATCTGATGGATTTGCATCAAGACCCTCACATGCGGACATTACAACTGCGTTTAATTTATCTACGGATAATTCCTCTTGTAGTCCGTTTCGTTTTGTTACTTTCATTTAATAATTTATTTCTGTGTATTTTGTTTATTATTTATCTTCTGTTGTGTTTACCTCTACATCACGAACACCATCGGCTGTTCTCATTGTAATCTTAGAACCTCTTTTGATATAATCATTCGGATTAAAACCTTTAACCTTATCGACATCATCTTTAAAATCTTTAAGTAATTTTGCAGTTGTGTTCTTTAGTTTACTGAAATCTTCTTTAAGTACTTTTAGTTCTTCGTTATTTACATCACCATCAACTGAACTTGGTAATTCAATACTATTAATCTTTTCATCAACTTTTGATAAAACAGAATTGGTTAATTCCTCTTTAATTTGTTCAACTTTTTCAGAAATAATTTTTTCATTTTCTTCTGAACTAACTTTAACATCAACTGAACTTGGTAATACATCATCAATAGAGCCATATTCTAATGTTGCATCTGATTTAATCACGTATGCAAATTGCTTAATTGCATATGGTGACATATAGGCAAATACCAATCCAATTAATAAATAAACGTAATCTGTCCATTGTGGTACATTACCATCACGGAATACTGAGAATACTAATTTATTTAAGTAATAGAAAACACCAACGAAAACTTCAAACCAAAAGAATAAATTCAATGTAAATTCGGATTCTTTATTACCCTCTTTATGCTTTAGTGTAAAAATCATTAATGATGCTGATAGGAATAACCCCATACCAAAAGATACTAAAATCTTTTGCCATTCTTGCGTAAATGCAGAAACACCATATAATAAAAGTGTTGTGTGTGCTGTTTGTAGAATAACACCTAATAATGCTATCCAAAATGACATACCTCTAGATGATAATTCACGTGCAAACACAACGTACTTATCAGTTTGTCTTTGTAGTTTTGGTGCTTTTACACCTTTTTTTAACTTATCCATTCTAATAGTTTTTGTTATATATTTCGTCTATTCTATTTCTTATTTGAAGTCTTCTTAGTGCTGAATATAACATTTGTCTTTCGGCTATTATATTCTTTTCATTTCTTTTCCAAGATGAATAAATATTACCCTTTCCAAATGGGTTGTGTTTTATTCTAGATTTTCCATTTTCGGAAACTTCAATCAAACCCCAATTGTTTGGTAATTCATCAACTTTTATCATACCCTTTGGTGCAATAAAAAATCTAAAATCACCCATACCATCCATGGGTTTTGTCTAAATATTTTATTTTTATCTTGTAAGAAATCTGCTCTAGATGCTTTAGCTTCTAATAAAAATGTGCATTCTGACCTAAATCCTATAACATCAGGTACTTCCCTGTTTTGTGTTCTTAAATCTTTAAATGCAAAACCACACTTAGTCATACACCATTTATAGCCTATTTCAATTAATTCTGAGTGTGTCATTAGTTACTTATTGAGTGTGAAAAAATGGTGCGAAAGCACCATTTTTACTTGTTATATATGTATATTACTTCTTAGATTCAGCTTTTACCTCAGCATCAACCTCAGCAACTAATTTTGAAGTATCATCTGAACTTGCTGGTTTAAATTCCATACCAGTTTTTATTTCTTGTTCGATTTCAACTTCTCTTGCACCAGCAATTTGAATTTTTTGTTCTAATTGACCTAATTCAATGTTTGCTTTTTCTAATGATTTAAGTGCATTTAATAATTCTCTACCCTCTTTAACTGGGTCTTTTGTTCCAGCTTTAGCATCCCATGATGCACCAACTAACATTGTTTGGATAACTTTGATTTGGTCATATTTTAATGAATCATCAGTAGTTAATCCTTTTAATTGGTCGTAACATGCAACGAATGGTGCTGTTAAATTGAATGGTACATTCTTAACGTTTTCAAAGAACTTGATAATTGACGTGATGTTTTTTAACTTAATTTCTTTTACTGGAATAGAATAATCTTTAGACTCCTTTGTTAATTTGTCAAGTAATGCTCTGATTTCTTCAATAGATTTGATGTCTCCACATTCTGCTCTAAAGTTATTCATTTCTGCGATACTTGCGATTTTAGATTTACTCATTTTTTTACGTTTGTTAAAATTTATTATTAATAATTATTTCTATTGTATTAAACAATGTCAGTTTGAATTTACATGAATTTGAAATATAAAAAAGTCAAAATTAAATATAGCATTATAGACTTTATTAAGTTCCAAGCATTTAGGATTGTTATTTGAAGTGATGCTGGTTGGATGCTAAATAAAACTTTACCATCATGCACCTCAGTATCTACAGTTAATATACTTAACATATCCTCAGTTTTTAAGTATTTTAAAATAACTTGTATTACTTGTTTTTGCGCTATATCCTGAACCTCTACTAATGAAAGATTTTCATCAACATCCTTTTCACAATAAAAATAAGATGGTAGGTATTTATGACCCTTAAAATCTAGTGTCATTAATGCCATGGTGAATGCTTCATTCTTATTAATTACTTTCTTGAACCTCTTATGTTCTATATAATAGTTATATGCGGTGTATATGAAGTAAAAAAGTGATAATGGTAAAATTAATATACTCAAAAAACTATTCTCTAATATTTTTCTCATTTTATTTTGATTTAGTTATGAAACGTCTAGATACTAAATCCTCATTACCATTGATATAAACATTATGTACAAGTTTATTCATTTTTTGGTTCTCATCAAATATTTCTGATGGGTTACCATTTGCTGAATAAACATCAAATGATGGAAATTTCAGTTTAACATCTAAACTATTAGTTAATATACGTCTACGCTTTTCTGTATCATGCCCTAGTGAAAAATTCACATCAGGTGTATAATCATCAGAACTAATTCTGTAAGAACCTCTATGAACCGTACCACCATAAACAAATTCAAATACTTGGTCGTATGAAAATATTGTTAACATAACATCAACAAATTTAAAATACTGGTCAATGTTACTCATAATCATTTCATATGACATTACAACTGTTGCTGGAATACCTCTAACATTTGCTCTAGAATTTACATCCATTTCAGTACTTTCATTTTTTGTTGTTACCCTACCAAGTACATGTGGTGATGAAACCTCATCAAATCTTGGTGATATACCATTAACAGAAAATGAAATTCTTGGATTATGTGAGTATAATTTCTTTCTATCTTCATCTGTTTTGAATAACATTGTAGATAAAAATACCTCATCACCAGTATTTATTATGGAAACTGGTACTTTACCATTTATTAATTCTCTATATGGTTGTATATTTTTACTAAAATCGGAAATAAATGAGGCTAGTGCAATATGGAAAAAGTCGTGTTTTAATTTTACTGTTGCCATGTTATTTATTTTGTGAATAATGATTCGAATGTTAATCTAATTTTATCCGAACTAATTCGATTAGCGTGTTTATTACCCTTTAATTTTCCAATTCGGTGTTCTAAATCACTTTGTAATTTTCTTCTATTATTGTGTACAAGTTTATTAAAATACCATGTACTATCAATATCATAAAAATCTGTTATAATATGAAACATCTGAACGGTATCCATTCTATATTTAAATGTTTCAAATACTACATTAAATATTTTATTTGCTATTGATGTATCGCAAAGTCTCATGGCATACGGCCCGGATTGGGTGAAGAAGTCATCCCAATTTTTACTTAAAAGGAAGTTATTTAAATCATCAATTTCAGATAAGTATTCAAACTGTTGTTCTCTTGCAAAATTTTGATGTGATAGCGTTCCGCTAGTCCTATCAGATTCATAAAATCTATGTGTCTCAAATCCACTTGATACGCCCATTCTGTGTAATTTTTAATATTTATTTATGTGTGTATAAAACAATGTTGTGTTAAATACACAACATTGTTATTAATTTATGTTTACATCATGTACAGTAAATTCAAAATTTTGTTCTTTATAAATTTTCTGTCGTGATTTAGCTTGCCTTGCTGATATATTACCATGCATTGGTGGTGACCAATGTTTTTCGTATCGCTTAAATATATCAACATAATCAACTACAATAGCGTAGTCTTTGCTTGGGTGAAGTCTCAATGTTCTACCAATAGATTGACGTAACATAATAAACGATTTTGCACTTTCCATTAGATGTAGGTATGTAAGTCGTTTAATACTTACACCTGTTGACATCGTTGCGTATGTAGCACATATAATACCATTATCAATCTCTTCACTACGCTTTCTTATATAATCACGTGTCTTTGATTTGATACCACCATGTATAACAAACACTTCCTTATTTGGATTATGTCTTTTTAAATACTCAGCCATCATTTCGGCATACTCAACTGATTTAAATAATAATAATTGGTTACCATCTATTTTAGCCACAGTATTACTAATCATCTTAAACCTTTTGGAAAGTGATTGTATGTACTTCAATTCTGCCAAGTTTCTACCATCGGTGGTACTAATACCATCAAAATTATAATATCCCTCAGATATATCATAACCATACCTAAGATTTAATACTTTAATTTTTAATGGTGTTACACTACCCTCTTCCATCAATTGACTTGCCGTTATATCAATAAGTGTCGGGCCTCCATACTGTTGTTGTATCATAGCTTCATATGTACCCTTATCATGGAATGTACCACTAACAGCATAAATCAATTTGATTTGTTGGTATGGTATCCATGATATAACTTCTTGGTATGTTTTTGTTGTTAGTTTATGTGCCTCATCAACTAATATCATTTCAAATTGTGTGAAGAAATCCTTTTCACGATTTGCCAATGAATCAATTGTTGATATAACAACATTACCATCTTTATTTCGTTTAGAACCACCAAAAATTCTATCACATACAACTAAATCATCTGTTGCATAATCATCAAAATCCTCAGCTAATTGATTCACTAACATAATACTTGGTACAATAACCAAAATTTTCTTATCAGGTGATACCATTTTCTGTAAACCATATCTACAAACAATAAACTGAATGAATGATTTACCAGCAGATGTTGCAAATTGACCTTTTGAAATTCTATATTTCAATGCTAAATATGCACCCTTTGCTTGATACCATCTAGGTGGGAATTTTAATGGTTGCTCATCTAACCATTCATTAAACTCATCATGTGTTATGTTATAAAATAAATCTTTCATGTTTATGATATTAACATTCCATGGTCGTTTAGCCTTGGTTAATTCCATTATATCCAACCAAAACCCTGCTGGTATGTATTTGTAGTTCTGCATGAAACATTTTGACCACTTTTCTTTTGTTCGCCAATTATATCCATGTGCAGTTGATAACTTTTCTAATTGGTCTAATTCGGTTTGTGTAGCATCTAATATTTCAAGAACTCTAAAATTCGCAATAAAACGTAATTTCATCTTAAATATGTATTAGAAAAAAATCCATCATTAAAAATGATGGATTTTTTGTTTGTAATTCAGTTGTTTTTAACCCATTACTTCTTTCATAAAATCATCATCTAAATCATCAGATGTTTGATTTGTTTGTGCTTGTTCAGCAACAGGTTGTTTTTGTTCAGCAACAGGTTGTTTTTGTTCAGCAACAGGTTGTTTTTGTTCAGCAACAGGTTGTTTTTGTTCAGCAACAAGTTGACTGGCTTGTGCATTTACAGGTTCACCAGAAACTAATGCCATGATGTTTTGTACTTTTGTGATTGTTTCATCACTTGGTGCTTGATATGCAACATCACTTAATTTAACACCACTATTAACAATTGTTTCTAGTGCTTTTTGTTGTTGTTGTCTTAATTCATTTGCATCAGAACTTAAAATTACTTGCTTTTGTTCACCCTCTAAAATCATTGTTGTAGGAATGTTATCTTTAGACCATGAACAATCATCCCAAACACGTCCGAAGTCATTTAAACCAATCTTTAATGTCATTGTTAATCCATTAAATGGGTCGAATGGGTTGTGTGCAACTTCACCTAAGTCAATATCCTCATCAGCTGGGAAACGCTTTTTGTCAATCATTTTACGGATTTTTACTGGTAAATCCCATAACATGATTTTTCCGTTGTTTTTCTCATCTTGGAAATCACGAATGATTTGGATTAAAACATAATTGTGACGGTTGTACTTTAATTTGTCTTTTGCTAACTTTTCTAATCTAGCATCACCACTGTTTGTCCAGTCCCAATATTTAGATGCAACAACGCAATCCTCATATTTACCTAATGATTTTGGTGATTCATAAAGAACTCCTTTGTTAGTAGTTGGGTCAGTTAACCAATAAGTTGTTTTACTCAACATAGGTTTTGAAATGTCTTCTAAATTTGGTAAAAACTTAACAACTCCTAACCATTTTTTCTTAGGTGTTTTCTTTGGGTCAGGTTTAAATTTAGCGATTTTACTACCTCCACCTTGTTCCTCTGCTGGGTTTTGTTGGTCTTCTACTTTTTGTCCGAAAACTCCAAACATACTGTCAATTACATTCATTTCTGTACTCATAATTTTACTTTTTAAATTTACTTTTTAAATTTACTTATTATTACTTATTTTAATTTCTATAGTATTAAACAAACTCACTTTAAATTCACAAAACAAGACTTACAAACTAGATGTAAGTCTTGTTTTTATTTGTTATTATGTACTAGTTACTAGTGTGTCTACCACTTCACTATTTGAACCATCACCATTTGGTGGTACAGGTACAACATCTAAATCAACTTTTGATTTCCACAAAACAGGTTTATAATTATCTCTAAGGAATGTACCATGAATATCTTTGATAACAGATACTAATTCCTTACCACTTTCTGCTTGTGCTATAGTTCCAACAAGACGAATTTTACCAACTAATTCACTAATTTCAGTTGATTTCTCTAATAATTGTTCCTTTGTTGGCTCACTTACTAGTAATTCTTCTAATTCTTTTAATTTTTTATATGTAATTGATGCTACTCTACCATTTAATTTCTTAGAAACTTCATAAGACTTTTTAACTAATGGTAAAATTTTATCTTTTGCGAATACCACATCAACCAATTCTAAACTTAATTTATCCTCAACAGGTTTTAAGTCTAATATTTCTTGCTTCTTATCAGCCATAGTCTTCATTTCAGTAGACAATGATTCTTTCAATGCTACTAAACCTTGTTCAGCTTTTCCAATTTTTGATTCTAATGCTTTAATTTTTGATTCACTATCAGAAACATCTTCAAGTAATTGTTTTTTTGTATCAGTAACATCATATAATTTTTTACAATTTATATCTGCTGGTGATACTAATATCATTTCACCATTTTGGTTAATTGCCTCTCTAGGTTCTGTATTTTCAGTCATAATCTATTATTTACTTTTTATGTATTGATTTTATTAATTTGTTATCTTTCGGTATATCAGCCTTAGCTAAGTAGTGTGAATCTGCAATATCATCATCCTTTGAAGATGGTTTTCCAGTTCTCTTACTTATCACAACTTTATATTCAGGATGTTCTTTTAGGAATGTTTCTAATACCAATTCTTTTTTGCAATTACCCTTTCCTGTTGCATATTTCTTTAATGAGTTTGGTGATACTATTGAAATAGATTTAACCAATTTAGTACCTAATAACATCCTTTTTACAGCAACGTTATATGTTGTTAGGTCGTTTATCTTACTTAATTGCTTTTTAAAAGACATACTCATCACAGAACCCTCTTGCCTAGCATCAAAATAATCTACTTTATATTGTTTAGAAACACGCTCCATTAATTTATGTACTGTCTTGGCTAAATTCTCAGCAGATATTACTTTATGTAAATCAACAGCTGTATACTCATCATAGTCTGAATATGTTTTCTTGTATGTTATAAGTGTTACGTTTGGTGATACTGTTGCTATTTTGTTTTGAGGGCAGATTTGAAAGTAAAGAGTTTTTTTCTCGGATTCTTCCGTTTTTGGTATGATAATAGTGATTCCTGTTGAATTGATTGAGACATCAATTCCAATTGTTGCAACTCTTTCCATGCACTTAGATGTTTTGTTTTAGAATTATTAATAATTATTTTCTTTAGGTACGAATGAAAAGAAATCAAATATCTATTAAATAGATAATTTTGCTTAAAGATATTTGACTTGGTTGGTGGTTTGTGTACATCACAAAATAATTTTCTCGAATTAAATGTTTTTGTATCAATCACTAATCCTGATACATCTACATCAATTTCCTTTTTACATTCAAAACAATACCATTTAACTTTGTTTATATTACTTATATATTCATCAGAAATTATATTAGCTGAATACGCATTAGCATAGTGTAATAATGTACTTTTTAGTAAAGTATCATAATCATATACATTCGTATCCACTCTATCAAAATCTAGTTGTCTGAATATGTAAGAATCAAAGTTAGTATCACTCATTTTATTTACTTTAGTATTTCCTTTATTTGTTCATCAAATGTATTTAGTGTATTATATTTAACAACACTTTCCGTTAATTTATTGTTTTCGTTAGAAACAATTTTTAATACATTTTTAGACTCCATAATATCATTAGATACAATAATATCAACATAACCACTCTCAGTAATGCAATGTATCGAACGAATTATATTATTACTATTACAGTTAAAGTCAATGATGTTGAATTTCTCATTCAATATTTTCTCCAATCTTGTACCATATGCACTAGATAGATTTAAATTAACCTCAAAGTCTGTTTGATTTGGTTTGATTTGCATACCTAATGATTCATATGCGAATTGTCTTAAACTAATAAATTTTGTATCCAATATTATTGTATTTTAATTAACTGCTAGAATTATTCCAAGTATTACACCAACACCACCTATTATATAGGCTTTATTTCGTTGACGTTTTATACTTTTTAATTTAGACGTATAGTATGTATTGTCTAGATTAATTTTATCATCTTTAAGTAATAGGATTGCATTCAAATCCTTTATCTCACTTTCTAATGACTTATTAACCTCAACTAAATTATTGAATTTTAATATATGTAAGTCAATTTCTTTTTTTGACTCAACAAGCTCTTTACTATATGCATCATGTTCCAAGAAAATCATATTAGCTGTTCTAATATCACTTATATGAATTTCGTATGTACTCTCGGTTATTTGTTTAAGTGGTGGAAATTTAATTGTTGTTTGTCCTATACTGGTTAATATAGTTAATGTAGTGAACAACGTTAACAGAATCATTCGAATATTTAATTTTGTGTTTCGCATCACGTAATTGCTTTTTTAGTTTGTATTGTTTTATCTTAGATATTTCTAATTGGTTCTGCAATATTATAATACTATCTCTGTGTTGCTGTTCCAATTCCTTTCGTGAGGTTATATCACGCTCTAGTTCCTTTATTCTTTCCGATAATATATCATTGGCTTTTTGATATGTATCATCAATATTTGAATCTGTGTTGAAGTAGTTGTCATACAAGAAAAGACAAAGACACATTACGACAACCATCATAATTAGTTGTCGTAATGTGTCTTTTGATGGTAAAACAACTTTAAAATTTGGTTGTGTGTCCATAAACAAAAAATAATAAATCAGTAAACATAGTTTGTGTGTTATAGTACTCAACCTGTTTATCACCAAAATTAACAATATATGATAATGGATAGTTGAATACTGTTGTGATATTAATATCACAACTTTTTATGAAGAACTCAACTAGTGTATCTATAAGTTCTTCACAAGGTTGATGAAAATCATCTTGGTCGAATGTTTTTATCATTGTTACATCACAATAACAAAACATTTCAAAGTCATGTGCGAAATCCTCGCACTCTAAAAATTTAATATACTTCATGCAATGTTTTTTATAGAATCATTGCAAAACAATATTAATACATCATAATAATCTTTAATCCCATTGGAATAGTGTATCCTATAGGTGGCATTAGTTTGATATTATTCAAGTGATGGGTTGGATTGGATGCATCATACGGCAATAACTCATAGTCTATTATTACTGGTTTGTTATTTAAAATAAAACCTATGGTAAATTCTTCTGTGTTTAATCCGTGGTTGAATAATTCTCCATTTGTTATAGGGTCAGGTGCGTTATAAATGAATTTTGTAACCCCAGCAGACCCTAAAGTAAATACAATAAAGTTAGTATCCAAAATACCATCTTTAAAGTAATAGAATGTCTTAACATCCTCAACCCATACTATCAATCCCTTATATCGAACACCACTAGGCAATTCTGTTGCTAAATTTGAAACAGAACTAATGGTGAACCTTGAATCAATAGGTGCTGGTTGTGTTATATTAAATATTAATGGGTAGTCAAATCTAGCTACCGTTGAATTTCCTGTTGCCATGTTTATTGTGTTTTGAATACATACTCAGCAACTTGGGCAAATCCATTACCATTTGTTGCTCTATATAATGCATAGTTTTTAGTATTTCCGCTATTGGTTGCATCAGGTACATCAGTTAATAAAGTACCAGTAAAGGATGCTGTTACTGGCATAGAACCATCCTTTGTTGCTGTTAATTGTGGTATTGATATACCATTAATTGGTATAGCGAAATATATTGTTTGTGTACCACCACTAGGTACGCTAACTTTTGCCTCTGTTGGTACATCACCATGCTTCTTACCACTAGACAATAATGTACCTATTGTCGTATTTGATGGTGATGAAATATCACCATTCAATGCAACACCATACCAAACCCACTTAACAACATTATTTATTGTTTGTGTTTGTGTACTTGCATTAAAATACGGTGCTGTTGGGTCACCAGTTGCATCTGCATTACCTCTAGAATCATTTTTAACATTTGCTTGTTTATAATTCTGTGTTAACTGCCAAGTGTTGTTTTCTTGTATTCTATAATTTGATATAGTATATCCAGCAACACCATCATCAATTCCACTTATAGTTCCTGTTATACCACTACCTGATAGTTGATATTTATTAGCATCTAATCCTTGTGAGTCATTTAATGTTGTTGTTATATCAAACTTAACATCAACTAACATACCAACCTCAGGGGTTACTGCTGTGTTTGTTCCAACTTGTACAAATCTTGTAGTAGCAGTAAATGTTGGTTTAATATATTTAGCCTTTATTATAGGATAAAATATTAAATCAAATAATTCACGTGATGGTTTATTGTGTATTAATGTTCTATCAGTAACGATATTTGTCGGCTGAACACCAGTATTTGATGAGGTTGTTGTTGTATACTTATCAACATCATCAACATATTGTTTATCAATTGCATCATCATTAGCAATACTATTCCTATTAGGTATATCTACCTTTGCTCTTTTTATTTTATTTCCGTGGAAATCCACGTCTTTTGCAAAATCTCCCATATTATCTAATTTCTGCTATTATGTTTTTTTGTGTTGCGTTACCACCATCATAGTATATATCGGTTAAATCACCACTAAAAGTTACTCTAATTTTTGTAACTCCACCATCAGTAAATATTTGATAGAATGGTATAATTTCCTGCCAAGCAACTTGACCACTAATTTTTACATTCTTATCACAATAAAACTTAACTATTGGACTATGACCATTCGATAAATCAGAAATAACAGAAACATCAAATGTCCTAGTTGTATTACCTGCTGGTACTGCTGGATTCAATCTATGTTCATACCTCTGCCAATTATTTCCACTACCACTAACCTCTAACCACTTTGCTGATGTTGTTAATGGTGCTTCGTTTACTGCAATAGCCTCCTTTGCTATAAAAAATCTTTTATTAGAACCACCATCAATTTGATAAACACAATCACCAATATTATACGTGTTCGCTGATGCATATAAAACAAAACCATTTGCAGAAGATTGTAAAGCTGTCCACTTTGCTGGGTCAACCGCATCTGCTGGTGTTGCTCTAGTAGCTAAGTAATAAAACTTTTTATCTGCCTTATTAAAGATTATATTATTTAGAAAACTATATTTACCATCGTCCTCAAATAATAACTTTAAATTTGCTACTGTTAAACTGTCAATATACATTCGTTTGTCTATTGGTTTATCAGCTTTTATTTCTAATTGTTCATAAAATACATTTCCGTACATAGGTAATCTCTTTTAATTATGTATCATAACAAAAAATAGGGCGCATAGCACCCTATTTTTAAATATTATCAACATTACGAACTTTTAATGTTGCTGTTCTTAAAATATTAGATAGTTCTTCAATACTATCAACAACCTCACTCAAATCAAGTTGTTGACTTTCTGTAACTTCTTCACTAACTTCTTTAATTGTTTTCTTAACATCACTTGGTGTATTAATATCAGATGATGCATTCTTACTTTCTCTTTGTTGTGTATTTGTTGCAATAGAACCTAATTTATTTGATAAATCTTCTATAAATTCAGCAAATGTACCAACTAACTCTTCAAGTGCGTTTGTTTCAACTGCCATCTTAACATTAAATACCAACTCGTTTAATTTAGAAAGTTTATCTAAATCCATTCCATTAACAGCATTCTTAATTACTGTTACAGAACTTGCCATTCTCTCAAAGTTTGCTGTACCTTGGTTCATCTTATCAGCTGAAACATTAAATAATAAATCATTTAAATGTTTTGTACCAATACCCAACTTTCTTAAAGAATCATCATCAACCGACTGTAACCCAATAAAATTAGTTGTTAACCCATTTAATAAAAATCCTAAATTCTTATTAAACTTTTGTACATATGCCTCATCAATATTATTCCTGCTAAATACATCTAATATTGTTGCAAGTGGTGTAAATACATTTCCAATTTCAGAAACTGCTTGTATTCCTGCTTGTACTTTATTTGAGAATGGATTTGTTACAGTAAAACCACCTATAGAAAATGAATCTTTTGTACCACCTATTGCTGATAATGGTTCTGTTAATGCACTTAACATCATACCAACCGAAGTACCAATTCTACCGAAATCCTCTTGTGTAAACTTCCTAACAGACTTTACAACAACTTTACCATTCCTTACTTCTTTTTCAATAAATTCTAAATTTCCTATAGCTTGTGCAGAATCAGCAACTTCACGAACCATATTAGATAACCCCATGAATGAGTGTATACCTTTGTTTATAGCTGGGAATGATTTTTCACGACCAACTAACGCACCCTCAACACCACCTATAAATAAATCCAATGATTGTGTTGCTCTTGTTACATCACTTGGACTTGAAATAACTTTGGTCATTGCACCAATACTCAATGATGTTGCAAGTGTTGCACCTGCAACCATGGTTGCCATACCAGCACCTAACGTAACCTTTGCTAATTTCCAAGGACTACCAAAGTCGGCAAAAATATCACTAAGAGTAATTGCACCATGTTTGAATGCATTAAACTTATCTTCACCTGCAATATTCAATTTAGATACTAATGCGACTGCACCACTCATTGCTAATGTTGACCCTGCAACCAATCCAGCTTGTGCCATTCCTAATAATAAGATTGGTAATTTTAATGGATTCGCAAAATCAATAAAGGTATCCGTTATTGTATTAACCGCACTTCTAAAATTATGTGCTTGTTCTTTGCTTATGTTAATATTAGCTAATGTGTTAATACCCATACCAAGTATTGCAAGACCTCCACCAATCAATGCACTAGCACCAGCACCAGCAAGAGTAAACCCAATTGTAACTGGGTTACCAATAATGTAAGTATTGCTGTTGCACCTAATACAATTGCACTAAGTTCCAATGCTCTTGATAATGATAAGTCAATTTGTGATAAATCTTGAAGACCTTTTGATAATAACCATAAACCACCACCAATTGCACCAGCAGATAATGCACCTTTTAGTATAGAACCTGTCATTGAACCTAACATATTAAATCCAATACCATACCCAGCAATTACAATACCTAATTCACTAGCTTTTTCTAAATCAATAGTTTTCGCTACAGTCATTGCTTTACCAAAAACATAAACAGATGCGGATAATGCACCAATTGCAATACTAGATTTAATTATATTAGAGAATGATTTACCACCAATCATATTAGCCAACTTACTAGCACCTGCAATACCTCCCATAACTAAGAATGTACTTAATGCAAACTCACCAGCTACCGATGGTGTTATTAGTTCATTGAATCCCCAAACAGCTAACCCAAGGGTGGCAATACCCATAGATAATTTTGCAGTATCCCATCCAGCACCTTTGGTGAGTCTTGATATACCTGCTATTGCGCCAACAATTAAACCAAATTTTAATATATCCTCAAATGTAATTGCTTCAATAAATGTAATCATGGTTAAACCAAGTAAAGCTAAACCACCACTAAACATTAAAGCACTTTTGGCTAATGATGAAATAGGTGCTACCGCACTCATCATTGCTGAACTAACAGATTCAATCGCTGGAACATATTTTTGCGCACTACCCATAATGGATGCAGAACGCTCAAACATAGTAGCAAATGAATATAATTTATTTGTTCTTCTTTCATTAGACATTAAATGTAATAAACTAGTGAAAAAATTACTATCGAAGTTTTTAGCATCAATAGATACACTAGCATTTTCAATTGTATCCTTTAATGAAAGTATTGCACTAGTGTTAGCACTTAACCCACTTTCATTATCACCAATACTCGGAAGTGTTGCTGATACAACCTCATTTAATGTTACAATGTTATTTTTTATTTCTTTTTGCTCTTCAAGTGATGCCTTTAGATATTCTGCTGTTGATAATAGGTTTCCTGTTGCCATACCCATTGATTCACCAGTATCCTTTGGACTTCCGTGAACGCCCTCAAATTCTGCCATGGAAAAGTGTTTTATGTATGTATCTATGTTTGTAATTTAGGAACATCATACATAGTATAAAGGTAATAATAAACACAAAAAAGACACTCTTATTGAGTGTCTTTTTTGTTATCCTTTGGTTCTTCTTTTTTCGGTTTTGTTTCTTGTGCCTTTGTTATTGTTGATTTTCTAACAATTACTTTGGAAACATCAACTAGGTTTGGTTTAATTCCAGCCTCACGTGCTAATTTACGTGCAACCCTATTAGCAATCATTAAAAGTTTTTGACTTGCTTGTATGTACTGTGGGTCTTTATTTAATTTGGACATAATTTCTGCCTTTGCTTTTCGCTTCTTTAAATCCATACCCCTTAGTGTTTGTACACGTCCTCTAGCCTCTGAAATTTCTTCACTTTCGTTAATACTAGTTTCATCAACTAAAAACTCATCAAAATTAGCGGTAAATTCCTCATTTAAGTTTTGCTCATCTGATTTTAACCATAATGAATAATCCATAACAATTGCCTTGGCTGTATCAATACACTCCATATGTAATGCATTTTTTACATTCTCATATATTCGCTCTGTTACAATTTCATTTGCTTCATGTATATCATAGATAATATCATCAATGATTGGTCTTAGTGCAACCCCAGCCTTTTCAGGTATATCTACTTTAAATTTAGTAGCTGAGTTCATAAAATTTATAAATTGTTTAATACTTGCCATTATTTCGAGAATTTGTTGAATTTAACTTCTTGTTTTCTTACATCCTTAACTATTAATTGAACCGCAATATTTTCATCATTTGTATTAAGTTTCCATACCCTTTCAGGTGAACTAACAACAATATTGTTATTATGCTTTTCAATTATATACGGTAATTGTATTGTTAATTTTGTTGAACGTACTTTTATAATTACCGATACAGAACCACTCTCAAAGAAATATAAATCATAATTAATCATGCGTGCATGTAATTGTGATTTGAATATTGCATTTATTTGTTTTTCATCCATAGTCTAATGTCCTTTATTTATGTATAGGTATGGAAAATAAGCGTACTTTATGTGCTTGGTGGTATGATAACATTAAAATGTACTAAAGTACGCTTATTTTGTGTGTAGTATGGTAAATTAACGATATGTTTATGTAAATCATTTTTTACTGAATCAACTATTCTCATTGCATCAACAGTATCATCTAATAAACCCTCTGCAATATCTTCACATTCAGTTAATGTTTTATAAGGTTCATTAATACACCATGACCTATACCAAAATGGGTCACCGTTATTTTTGAATCTAATTTGTAAGTACCATCTATGATTATTATTTTTCATATTTACTTAATTCATGTGGATATCCAGTACAACCAACAAAAATGCGAGAAACTTTTAATTTCTCGCATTTTTTGTTACCAAAACTTTTTCATTTTAGGCATTCTAAATCTAGAACTTGCTGATTTAGACCTTGATTGTTCTTGGTCTTGCATTTGCTTTTTGTTTGCATCATTCTCAGCTTTTATTTTTTCAGCCAACTTATTACGGTAGTGTAAGAACTCATACCATGGTAAATTATTAACTTCACTAGGCTGTAGACTTAGCCTATCAAGCATATGAAATTTATCATCATAATAGTTCGTCATCGGCACTCGAATCAAGGAAAATATGTCTGAGTCCTTGGGTCTTTGAAATATCAACTTGAAACCGATGGTCACACTTAGAACAGTTAGTGTCGATGGTCAACAACTGGTCTAGCGCAACTTTGTTTATTATTTTAGTGAATGTTGAAAATTTCTTGATATCTTGTGTCATTGGATAATATACATTCTTATATAAATCATCAATTGATTGTCCTTTCTTTCTTAATGGATAAATCAACGGTGCATATGATAAGAATTGCATATCAAATGATTCTTTCTTTTGGTATTTTTCTTGCATGTAAGCCATCAACTCAGCACGCATTCCTAAAGTTATTGGTTGGTATTCCAATTCACCGTAAGACTTTGTTTTTTGTATGAACATACCAGTATTTACATCAACTCTTTCACGAACATAATCATCTAACTCCATAAATTTAATAACATATGGTGTTATAACCACTTTATTACTATGATTACATTTTGGACACATTTCAGAATTTTCTAAACTTGTTGAATTACCTGTGTATGTGTGAACCAACATAGCAAACCAAAATCTCATTGATTCGTGAATAACATCCAATGAATTTACAACCTCACCATTATCTGTTATTCTAATATGTTTTTTTATAACGTGTGTTAATGCAGATTGTACACTAAGTGGGTTAGTTTCATCCATTGATGAGTAGTGTGCAACTGTTTCAGCATTTGCTGGTTGTACTTGAAAATTATATGATTTAGGAAAAAATAAACCACCGTATGGTAAATCCTCTCGCTTAACATCATGCCATCCAATAAATGTATCTACCTTGTTTGTGTTGATACCAGCATCACGTTGTGCTAGTGTATCCAACATATTTTTTTCTTGATTTTTGTTGTCCATTTTTTATATATCTAATTTTGTATTTGTCATTTTTATTACCACCTCTAGAACTCTTACGGTGTCATCATTCATAAATATTTTTAACATAAAACAATCATTTATATGTGATATGTTTAATAAGTTTCTTACATTATGATAATTGAATTTCTTCTGTTCATACCCTAATACATCTTTAAATTGTATTAAACTAATATCAGGTATGTTTAGAATAGCATCAACGAAATCTTGTTTATTTGTATAAACACCTTTAACCATGCTATGCAATGATGGTTGTGATACTATGATAACTTTACTACTTGCCATATTACTTTCTGTATCTATTAATTAATCCTCTAACAAAACTAGGAACAGCATTATCTGTTTCCTCTATATTTCTGAAATCTCTTTCGGGTATTAATCCGTGTTCGTTATGTACCTGTTCTGATATTTCTGCTTGTATTTTTGCCTGTTCGTTTCGTTTTTGTAGGAAGTTAAACCCTACGCTATTTTTTGGTGGTCTTGATAATAGTGGATTTTCATTTGGGTCTTCACTCTTAGATTTTCGTTGTCTAACAACTTTCTTTCTTTGTTTTGACCTTTTGGAAACAACTATTTTCTTTTTGTTTATTTTCATTTTTTTCCATAATTCTGAATAATTATAAGTTTTGTAATATATGTATAACAAGAAAAATATTGTGTATTATACATATTGTATGGCGAAAAATAAAATTTATAAACAGTATATACCTTTTGATGATGAACTTGATATTAGGGAAGTTCTTAATGAAAGTGAAATAAAAGAATATGGTGAATTTATTGAGTATGTTTCTTCATATCTAACAAAAAGAAAAAGATTAACAAAAAATGTATTACTAAAGTATGAAAATGTAATTAATTTAATATTATCATATAGAAATATTGATTTTCGAAAAATAGATTTTAATATAAAGGGATTATTGGTTTATCATAATATTAAAGAATTTAGGTGCGGTGGATGTAATATTGTTATTGATATTAATAAATCTAAATATAGTTTTTCTGAATATATACAAATGTCAAATTCTTTGACATGTTGTAGAAAATGTTCAAATATATTAAAAGTATACAATTATCAGAAAACCGTTATTGATAAGTATGGTGTTGATAATGTATCTAAATTGGATAGTATAAAGAAAAAGAAATCAGAAACATGTCTTTTGAATTATGGTGTTAAACACCCATCACAGAGTCCAATAATAAAGAATCGTATAGAACAAACATGTTTTGAAAAATATGGTGTTAGACATCATATGCATTTAGATAAGATAAAGGATAAAATAAAACAAACTAATCTTGATAGATATGGTGTTACTTGTACTGTACATAATCATTTAATAAAACAAAAAGTATTAGCTACAAATCTTGATAGATATGGTACAATGCACCCAATAACATTACATAATACAAATAATGGTACAGTATCAAAAGAATCAATAAAATTCTTTGATAATATTATTGAAATTATTCCTAAACTAAAGGGGTCATTTTATGGATTTGATGAAATTAATTTAGATGTGCCTATAGGTTATACGGATATTGTAACAAACAAGAAATTTTATTACGACTTTTTCTGTAAAAAATATGATATAATTATAGAGTATCATGGTTCATATTGGCATAATACTGATGTTGCAAAACAAAAAGATGAAGTTAAAAGAAAGTTAGCAACAGAACATTATAATCATAAAAATTACTTTGAAGTTTATGATTATGAATCTAAAGATTCTAAATTTATGGAAAACTTAATAAACGAAATAAATAATATAATAGAAAAAAACCGAGCGTTAACGCTCGGTTTTTTCTATTACGTGGTTACATACTTTAGTAGAGCCTTTACCACGCCTAATTATTTTCTTTCTTCATCGTACCAATCTGCAATTATGGTACATTCGAATTTTACAGGGTCTGCACTAGCCACATCATTTTGTCCAATAGATGCAAACTCACCACTAACCCAAGCATTTTGTAATTTACGTGTCCAGTAGATATTACCCTTTGGGTCATGTTGTTCAATAATGATTGTACCAACATAGTCTTTCTTTAAACCTCTTTCACCAGTTTGGTCATTAAAAATCAAATTCGCCCAATCAACCATTGTATTATAAACATAGTTTTGATTAGCCTCATTTAAGTTCATTTCAAATGTAGCAGAAAGTGTTTGAGTATTATCCACATCTACAGATGCGTAGTTTCTACGTGCTTGGTTGAATTGTTGTTGAACTGCCTCAGGGCCAGGTCTTTTCCATCCTGTAATTGATATACATTGCTCGGTTAATATTTCAGCACCAGCTACACCAGCAGGTGGTATAAATGTTACCTTATATAAAGCATCTGTAACCATTTCGTAATTTCTTCGACCAGCTTGTGAATTTCTTACGTGATTTAACATATTTTTATTTTATTTTATTATTATTTAGATGAAACTATTGTAATGAATCTCTCAACTTCTTTGAATACTGACTTAACAATAGCAATTCCTTGTGATTCTTCTACCTTAACAGCCTCATCAACATTATAACCTTTTAGAAATTCTCTTAATGCTTTCCATTCAACCGAACGTTTCACAACATTCGCAAATTGCTTATTCTTTAAAACAGATTCAGCATTAGGTATATTTAATTCAGCTTTGGCATACTTCTTATGATGATAACTCATAAGACTAGCATATTGGTCAATATATCTCTTAGTACAATCTAATGTATTTGCGATGTGTGATGAATACCATGTCTCATCATTATACTCTAACCAAAGGTCATAAAGTGCATCAAATACACTCATATAATCAAATACAACAAAGAATTTTTTGGTGTTAATTCTAAAGGTTCTCTTCTACCCTCATCAACTTGTTCAACTGATTCAGTAAATACCTTTAAACCATCTAATGATTTATTAATATCATTTTTATTATCCACTAATAATGATTCTAGTAGTTGTTCCACCACATCAAAATCATAAGTTGAATTTTCACTAAGTTGTTTGTGTGCAAAATTCTTAAACTCAGAAATAGTTTCAATTTGTGAACTCTCTCTCTTTGCAGAATTTCTTTTTAGTATGTTTGAAAATTTTCTCATATTATTTAAATTGCATGGTGGCGTTAACCACCATGCGCTATTTTAATGTTTATAATAATTCAAAAGAAGTAGTGTTTTGAACACCATCAACTTTAGTTCTGTGGATAGCAATTTCCATACCATTATTAGCATATAATGTAGTATCTAAGATACCAATACGAGCATTGATTACCTCACTTGTATTGTTCTTTTCATCCATTTGGTTAACAAAGTTTGAAATAACCCCATCATCAACCAATCTTTGACAAATCTTATCAGCCTCAGTTTTGATTGTTAATCTGTTTTGTGCAGTATTAAACTTAAACACATAACGCTCTAACAACTTATTAACTTGGTCTTGAATGTACATTAATGATTCAGATGTATGTATAGAACGTAATGGTGTTTCAATAGTGTTTAAAGATGTTACGTTAGAGTAAATCTGTAATCCTGTTGCACGTTTGTTTAATATGATATTAAATCCAAACGGATTTAAATAATCTCTATCACCAGTACCATCATTCTTTTCATTAAATGTATATTCTACACCAACAATACCAGTACCACTAACTGTTCCTGCTCCTGCTCCTGCAACCATATCATAAGGGTTTCCACTTTGATATTTTCTTTGGAAGTTGTTTGATACAACTGGTGCTGGTGGTATGTAAATTGTACGCCCACCATCCTGAATCATAAGGTCTGGCCCAAAACCATAAGCATACCATCCATCCTCATTAGGAATAGAGAATGTATTAGTATAAGGTAACTGTAAATTACCACCACTAGGAATAAATCTAGCTTGGAACTCACCATCAGTTGTTTCCTTAAAGAATGGGTTAGTACTATCTTGGAAATCTCTAATTGATGGCATGTTATAAATAGCTCTACATAATTGTCTTTCCTTTGCAATAGTCTTTAATTGCACCTTAATGTTAGGTTCTATATATGACTTAAAGCTATCTACAATATAATAGAATGTTGATAATTCTCTGTTAGCTAACGCTGTTCTTAAACTAGAACCTGTTAACATATCTAAAATCTCCTTTTGTCTTGTTGCTGTACCATCAACGAATTGCTCGTTACGTGCAACATAAGCACTTAAATTAACTGGTGCATAACCTGTTGTTACTGCATCAAAACTAATTGATTTATATACAGAATGTGCCTTTCTACTAACTGGATTAAATACTGGTCTATTTGTACCATCTACAAAATATAATACAGAATCAGCATCAGAATTTACCGTAGTATATGGTGATGCATCAACAGTTGTTGTATCAGAATCAAAGTTATTAAATACTAATGGCTTATCAAATGTAACTAAGTATGTATTATGTCCACCACCTGCAAATGCATTAAGTAAACCTGTCCATTTAGTTGTTGAGTTTGCAGTATCATTTGCTTTTACTCTTGATGGTTGAATATCTACTGCTTCGATGTATTGACGTGTTGCGTTTGGTGCGTAACCGCCAGGTAAACTTGCGAAGTTTGGTTTAATATCATTACCACTAGCATCTTTTTGATAGATATATTGTGATGCCGTATCCTCTGATTGTACCGGGTTGTGTACAACAAATCCAGTTGTTGAACGGAATACTAACGGTAAACCTGCTAATGGGTGTCCTGTTGGATATACATAATAGCTGTTTGTACCATCTTTTGGAAATGGTGTTCCACTTGCTGTTGCTGGGTATGAAAATCCAGCTAAGTTACCACTAGCATCATCCCAGTTATTTGAACCTGCAATACCACCATCTAAATTATATGGTTGAACGGGTGCTTTCATTGTTCCATAATCAGCGATTTGTGATAATTTACCAACATATTCTACCTTTGTTGCTGTAGCTAAGTTACCATCAGCAGATACGAACTTTTCGCCAACACCAACCTTATTCTTTTCAAAAACATAAATTTGATTTGTAGAAGATTTTGTATATGTGTGGTTTGTTCCACTAACAGCTAATGTAGCTGGTGTCATTACATTATCAATCTTCACCAAAGTAGTTCCACTATTAACTGAACCAAATACTGTAGCACTAGAAGTATATGTTTCTCTTAGTGTTTGACCAATGGTTTGTATAGCTAATGGGAATGTATATGAAACTGCTCTAACGTTTGTTCTAGCTGTATATGCACTAGAATTAAAAGTAGAGTTAGCGTTAATATCGAATAAACGGTGACCAACTAAATCAACTGGTATTAATTGCTTTTGTGCATTACTTGCAACACTAGCACCCTTTGTCCAAACCTCAGCATTATCAAAAATATTATCATTAACCTTAGCGATTAATCCATATTGTTGAACATTGTTGTTGATTAATGATACTACATCATGGTTCTCACCAGTTTCACTAATAAAACCTTGAATTAAGTTACCAGTTATTGTTGCAACATATCCACTCTCAGGAATAGATGCTAATTGACCTAATGCATCAACTGTTTGTCCAAGTTCATTAACAACCGTTTTCTTTACGTTTCCACTAATATCAAAAATATGTCCATATGATGCATTTGCACTTGAAGTGTTATCGAAAGTGTTTTCGAATAATAATACATCAACATACCAATCCGCAACTTTATCCTCAGGATATACGAACGATGGCATTGTACGACCTAAGTTTTTATACCATTCTCTAAAGGTTAAACTAGTTCTTACGTTTCTTGATTTACGAACAAAAATTGATAAGTTATCACTACCAACATTCGCAAACATTAATAGTTTATCAGTATTTGTACTCTTTACTAATTTACGTGGGTCGATGTTCCAAAATTGTTGCTTGTTGAATAATTTTGAATAAGCCTCTAAAACAATAGATGCATTCTTTACTGATGAATCAACAGATAATTCAACTGTACCAGCCTTATCCTTTGTGTCATCAAATTTTCGTAAATTTAAAACGTAAATTGGTGCTGTTTGTAACATGTAATATGCTGAACGATGTCCAAACGAACCTTTACGCTCTTCGGCAATTGAAATGTTTCCGAAGTATCTCTTAAATTCCGTCCATGTCTGTACATATAAAATTTTATTAACTGCACCTTTTCTAGAATTAATTACTAATAATCTAGCACCATTTGGTGCAGAAATAATAGGAATTTGTTCTTGTACTGTTGTTAAGATTTTTGTACCTGGCGCACGAAATTTAGCTAATTGTGGGTCTAATGCCATAGTTATTTGTGTTTAAATCTATAAATATTATTATAAAGTATGTATTGATACCAAAAAATCCAAACCATTTAAAATAGTTTAATTTTTAAATAGTTTGGATTAATTTAAAATTGAAAGGTTTTTTTATAAAATAATTAATTTACCTGCTGTGTAATATTGTATCGTTTTTAGTGTGTTGAAATACACTACAGAATTTCGTTTAGTTCGGATAGTGTTTGGTACTTTTATATCGAATGAAATGTTATTCTGTGTTGTGTCAAATGAAATTGTTTTACCTTTTATCCATTGTTCAAAAGTCTGTGTATTATCATCAGATAACCTATAACCAAGTATTGAATATCTGTTTGACATTATATCTAAATTCTTAACGATGTTTGTTAATATTACAGACTTAGTTGTTTTAGTACCATTAACAACCAATTTAAGTGTACATAAAATTTCAATAGTATTATCCAATTCGGTAAACTCTTCACCAAACCCTGAACTTAAATTAAAGGCTAAATCAAATCCACTTTGCCAATTCAAACTATCAGTATTCTTTAATTCAATATTATGTGTTCCGATACCTAGTTTATAACTCAACATTCTGCCCAATTCAATTCTTGTTACATTTGTTGAGTTGGATACTGTTACATTATACTTTGGTATTGTTAGCTCTGTTGTTGATGGTGTTAAGTTTGTTAAAATCTTTATTTGTGTATCAGATTGTAACACAACACCAACACCACCATTAAATACATTCAAGTATTTAATGTTTAGTAAATCATTTTGTGAAATAAATGATAATGATGTGTGTAATATCTCCTTACCTAAATTCATATCATATATAACACTAGTTTGTGTATTTGTATACACTCTTCCAAACTCATCAGTTAATAATATTTGTTTTGTGTGTGGTGTTAATGTAATTGTGTGTGTTGATTTTAGTGTAGCATCACTAAGTTTATATATTTCGAATTTATCAGGTAAAACAGATAATATATTATTTGAACTTATTGTGATTAAATTTATATCAGCAGTTAATGTTTTAAATATAGTTGTGTTCGATGTTGATAATGTTGTAACACCTGAAAAATTTATTAAATTAATTTTTCTGATAGATGTTTTTGCATTTGATAATGTTAAGTACATTTCATAACCATAAATAACTGCTGTGTGTACATTACCAAACGATTTTAATACACTATCACCTATCACATCAAATGTGTGTATATTTGATGAACCATGTACTATAAATGATGATTCACTTTTAGTAACTTTTTGTATGGTTGTGTCAGAAATATTAAATGTTTTCGATACACTATTTGTTTTTGTGTCAATTACACAAACTAATATATTTGATGTGTTATTTTTAATACCTAATACAAAAAATTTGAATATGATTCTGTAAATAATATTTCATCAGTACTTTTGAATGAAATACCACCAATAGAATTACCATAATCAACCAATGTGTGTTGTGTTGTATTAGTAACAGAACCTAATGTAATTTCCATTAAGTTTTTTGAATCCTTTGCGTAATATAAGGTATCATTTATATACGCAATACTAGTGCCGTTATTTCTAACAGCACTAATAGTTTTTGTATTTGCTTTGTATGTTGTAATTAATCCCATTATACTGAATTTAATAAGGCTCTAGCCTCAGGTGATAATGATTCTTCTGTTAAATCTTCTCTAACGTCTTCATATGATTTTGTCTTAGATGCTAAAACAGCTTCGTTTGGGTCAACAATTATTTCATTTAAGTCACAGAAATCTTCAATCCAATTCTTAAACTCAACCTCATTTAATTGTATAAAATAAGATAAATTAACTAATGGCATAACGGTATCATCATGTCCAATTGATGCTTCATAGTTACCTTTTTGATTCTCTTGAAAGTTTTCTATTTCTTCAATTGTATCACTTGATGTTACAACCATTGCATTTGCATCAACCAAAGACTTAAATGCTTTAACAGAAATCTTTTTACGTTCTGAATTTTGTCTAAGTCCTTTTGTTACATATTCAGAATCAGATGAACGTTTGAATTTACATATACTAGCTAAATCAATTTCATAATCTTCATTAAATTGAAGAACCTTAAAGAAATAATCACCATATGTATTTTGCTCAACTAATAACTTTGAATATTCAGGGTTAAATGCATTAAATAATTCAGCAACCACATCAGCAAATTCATCAATTGATATATCATTGGCTTTGAAGTATCCAACTTGTTCATAATAGAACTTATACGCTTCCTCATCAAAATTCAATCTAATTATTTGACAAACCGAATAATCCTGTCGCAGACCCTCGGCAATATCAACACTTAATAAGAAAACGTCATTTTCGAAGTCAATATCAACCAATGGGTTCATATATAACTTTTCGTTGTATACCGATAAAACTTCATACAACTCATTAGAATATTCCTCTTTACTTATTGATAATCTTCTTAGCGTTTCTGTTTTTAATAGTGTTTTTGTTGTAGTATCAAAGGACATTTCATACTGTTGTCTAAATTCAGCAAGTCCTATTGTACCTATTTCCTCCTTTGCCCATGCTTGGTTACGACCAGGGATTGACCACCAACATATCTTAGATGCCTTATATGAATTTTGCTCCTTTAATGCATTATCAAATAACTCATAGTAGTAATCCTTTCCATTAGGTGTTGATGTGATAATTAACTTACACAACCCACTATGTTTTTGGGATGATAATACAGGCATTGCATTTGATAGTACCGATTTTTGTGTTCTAATCTTATCAGCACCTTTACCAACGAATGCAAATTCATCCATGTATAATATGTTACATGTTTTACCATTCAATGCATCCTCAGTTGTCGGGCCTCGATAAATAGAACATCCATTATCAAACGTTATTCTAGTATCATTCCAACCAACTACACCAGCCTGTAAAAAGAACGGTAATCCTTTATAAATATCCTTTATTTTATCAAGAACTTCCTTAGATGTTGCACCCTTATTTGCTAATATTGCAGTTTGTTTATCTGCATTAAATAACATTGCCCAAATAATAAACAATGCCGAACCGATTGTTTTTCCAGCCTGTCTAGACCAACCTAGAATAACTCTATCATTCTCCAAATAATCTCTAATTTGTATTAACTGGTATGGTCGAAGTTTTATTTCACCCATCTTACCATCAGGTCTTTTAACCTTACAATAAGTTTGTATAAAATAAACAATATCTCTAGAACATCTTACAATTTCTTTTATTTCTTCATCCGAATATTGGAATGGTATTTTACCCTTTCTAATATCAACATTCTTATTTTCATAGAATGGTGATGTCTTTTTTAAAGGCGCACCCATTTCAATACTTTCCTTTGCCCAATTTACAGATTGAGTTGACCAAACTACCGCACCACCTTTTTTACTTAAATCCTCTTCGGATACCCTTGGGTCATAGTGTTGGTGTTGAGGTTTATTTTTTATCTCACTCATAGTTTCATTTTTAATTTAAACTTAAATTGATGCTATAGTGATTGTATAAGTCTTTCCGCTTGTTTGTGCAGGTGTATTAAAAGTTAAATCAATATTATTAGCATCTATAATAGTTTCATCAGTCATTACAGTATTATTAGATTCTGTAATTTTAATTAATACTGTTGATGAACCAAGATTGTGGTTTAATCTATATACGTTATTTGTTCTAGTAACACCACTAACAGTTTGTCCATGTAATATGGATGGTGTTATACTCATGGTAACTTTAGTTAATGTAACACCACCAATTCGTGTCCAGTTAGCTGGTGTCCAAGTTGCATCATTATTTGTTGTACCACTTTCATTACGCCAAATTTGTGTTTGGTGTATAACTAAAGAGTTAACACCATAATCAGTATTAGCTGTCCATGATGGAATATTAACAGTACTAGACACTGGTTTCCAACCTACATTAGTTCGTATTTGTAGTGTGTTTGAACTTGATTTAAACCAACCATCACCCTCAACAATTTGTGCTGTTGTTATTGGGAATGGGTCTGTTTCTGACACAACTATCTTATTACCCTTAACTGAAATATCCTGTAGTGTGGCAATTTCCCTTATCTTTGTGCCATCAAAATACATTATTCTTTTCTCAGCAGTTGAATATGCAATTTGTGCCTCAGATGTATTGTTTGTTGTAATGTCTGCTTTGTTTGGTAGTTTGTGTATAACTGTATTAAGTAATTGTCCAAATTTAACCAAGTCAATATTTCCTATATATTTCATACGTGTATAGTATTATCTTTATAGTATGTATGTGTATATTAAAATATGCTTTATTTGGTATGTGGTGTGTGATTTAAGCGACGTTCTGTATATGTGTGGTGTGATTATATATTTTGTATATAAAGTCTTTTAAAAAACATATGGTGAAAATAATTTTTGGTATATTAAAATTATTTATTATATTTGACTTGTATTTAAAACGATAAAATATGTACGCATAAATTAAAACAAATTTATTAAGTGGTATTTTTAAAGTTAAAGAAAATTTAGGTGGTATTGTTTGTGTTGATAATAACGGTAAATCCTATGACTGTTATTTAAGTCGTGGTGAAGTTTTAAGATTTTGTACCAAAGATGGTAAGAATTATAAAAGAATAAAAAACAGCACCCAAATGGGTGCTGTTTTTTATTCTTTTATAAATGACCAAATTGCTTTAGAATTTCTCTTAACGCTTGCATGGTCATAATCACCAAATGCCGTATCAATAACATTACCAAACATATCTGATATTAGATGTGGTTGTTGTGTAGTTGATTTATCTTTATTTGATGAACTCGATTGTATATTTTGTGGTTTGAAATATATTCTACCTTTACCTGCATTAAACATGCTTTCTATTTCAGCACGTCCACGAGGTTTATTATGTTTTAGTGTTATTTCTACAGTTAATTTTGTTGGAAAATCATCAAAACCTAATTCATCATTAAACATTACATTAGAGTTTGTCATAATCAAATCACCAGCACATAAGATTGGATTTAATGGATTACCTACCGTTAAATGCCATTCACCTATAGGATTACCTGTAAGCAATGAATTAGCAACAGGTATACCTGGTCTACCAATAGCGTTTAATAACTTACCAAAACCTAAATTAAATGCATTTGTGGCTATCTTTTTAAGTGTTTCTTTAGCACTTTGCGCACCACCTGAACCACCATATGTACCAATAAATGATTTAAATTGTGTGGTTGCTCCATGTAAAAATTCCTCAAATGTATCAGGTGCTAAATATTTCAGGTTATTCATATATTTGGATGGTCTTGTACCTACCCAATATCTTGCACCTCCCCAAAATTTAGCATCATTTGTGGTCATTAACATTACATTAGACATGATATCCATCATTAAAGCCTTTTGATTTACACCATTAACACTAGTTAAATCATACTCAAACTTTAATAAAAATTCTTGTTCGAAGTTAAGACCAACATCCCTAATATGCATAGAATCAATAGAATCCACCGGGCCGTAAACCTTATTTTGGTCATGTAATGGGTCATAATTTAATCTATTTCTACCCTGTAATGACTGTTTTCCAAATGTTGGGTCTATTAATTTTAAAGCACCACCAACAAATCCACTAACACCGTTTTGAGAACCAATCATCGAGTTTTGTTCAACTGCTGATTTTAGTTCTTTCCAACGCATACCACAACTAAAAGTAAGTATTTCACTAAGTTTATTAGTTTCTTGGTCGGAATATGTTAACATTCGTGCAATATCAGGTTCACTTTGTGATTCTTTATTAAAAATATCATCAAAAACTGGGTATGCAAATCTTCTTAGTGTTATAAGTCTGTTGTTTGGGATTTTACCGTACTTAGATAGTGCAATAAAATCCTTTACATTATATACAGATGCTCCACGACTTTTAGTACTATCTATAAGTTGTTGTGCGGATACTTTACCAAAGAAATTATAATCCTTTACTTGTTCATCCTTTGTTGGGTAACTTCTACCATCTGTTGTTTTTAATCGAACTAAGTTATATTCAGATGCAATTGACCGTGGTAATTGTTCACCTTGTACTGTTTTGATACTACCATCAGGTAATTCAATGGTGTCCGCACCCTTTGGTAAAATTTGTAAATCCTTTTCATCAAATGAAACCTTTGCACCATTAGCCTCATTTGGTGATACATTCTCAGATGTTGTAGGAAAATAATCTCTTGATTCTATAGATGCATTTGTACTCATTATCTTGTTCTATTATTTCTTTTATTTAGTGTGTGTAATGAATTTGTCAATCGTTCGGTTAATATCTCATTAGACCTATCTAAATATTTTTCTAATTCACCTTTTGTTGGAAATACAAAAACTGCTGGTAAATACCATGTATAGTTCTTATATCTCTCTTTGAAGTTTTGGTTAAATCTGTTCATATCTAGTGTGAAGTCAAAACAATTAATCTTCTTAACTAAACCTCTATCAGAATTTAAACTAAATACACGATGCTTTGACCTATGTAATTGGTCACGTATCGTTTCAAAATCTTCTAAAACATCAGTTAAATGAACATAATACCCAATGTTATTATCATTTATCCAACGATGTAATACTTTTCCTTTATACCTCAAATATACATGAGGTTCATTGACTGAGGCAATCATACAATAGCATGATTGCCCAATATCAATTATTTCTCTATGTAGTATATCCATATGTTATTCAGATTCTTTTTCATCTAAATACTTATCATTGGATAAACCTTTTGTTAAAATGTCTTTTAATTGTTCCTTACCCAATTCAATGTTATCAGATAATACCGAAGTTGCTATTTCTTTATCAATATCTAAAGTTTCCGCAACAGTTAATAATTTCTTTAATGAAATTGGTAATTCAACTTCAAGCATAATCTTAACCGTTGATTTCTTTTTTGAAGTATCAATGATTGATTGAATTGCTTGTTCCTCTGTGCTTAAAACTCTAGCAACTGTGTTTTGGGAAATTTGTTGATTTGAATCATTAGGGTTAAATGGTGGTGTTTGTATAGGTTGTTTATTAATTAAAGATTCTTCCTCAGCAAGTGACTTAGCCAATTCATCTTCACTAACAACACCCTCACCGATACTAGACCTTGCCATTTGTACCAATTCATCTGATGCGTATGGGTCGTCTGCAATTTCTTCTGCACGCATCCAGTTATTTTGTAAATCTAATGTTGAAAAAGTCTTTCTACATTTTGAATATGCTGTTGCACCATTTACATCAATAATTTCAATTTCTTTAAAATCGCCATCAGAATCTGCCTTTTCCTGATACCATTTACCTGTAAAATCTTGTGTCATTTTTTAATAATTTTATAATTTACTCAACTTATATTAAACAATGTGTGTGTAAATTTACACACATTGTTATGATATTGTTCTATCAATTGCTAGTGTACCACCACTATCACCAACATATTCAATAAACATAACAACTCGATATGGCTGCAAATTATTATGAGCTTTACCACCTCCCGCATTTTCAGTTTTTTTAACATCAAGTTTATTAGTTAAAGTTGTGTTACTTGTTACCGCGCCACTCCCTGCATATTGTTTTGTGTCCGTATCGTAGTGTGCACCTTCCATTAAATGCATATCGTGCTGATGGGTAGGAGTTTCATCATTTGTTAATTTATGCGTTTTTTCTCCTCCTTTTTTCCCTATTTCATTAAATTCCGCTTGTGTGAAGTCATATCCAACAGGAACTCTACCACGCCAATCAATAACTTCGCGCCATCCGTCAGGAATTTCATTTGCAGGTTTGTTCCATAATACAATACCACCATCAAATTGAAATACTGCGGTCTTCCTTTCTAGTTCAATAATTCTAGTTAATAATGAGTCTATTGGACTAACATCAACCTGTGTTAATAGTCGTTGCCATGATGACCATGTAAATGTATTAGACCCAATAGAACCATTTGCAAACCTAAAATATGTTGGGTGGTTTCTCTGTGAAGCTGTATCAACTCTAACAGATAGTACTTGCTTTAAACTGTTTACTTGTTGTGTTTTTATTCCATATACATTAACATGATACTCCAATTGTTCATCCTTTGGTATATCATTATTTAATGTTGGTGGTAATGCACTAACATTTGTATCATTTCCACTAATAATATAATTACCCTCTGTGTGTATGCTATTTAAACTTACTGTTTGTGCTTGTGGGTAATAATCTCTAGCCTTGAATATGTTTGATGTATCTGCATTTTCAAGGCTAGAGATACGTTTGTTATGATTAGCTAACGATTTTTTTATTTCATCATATATTGTTCGTAATGCCTTTGCCGTTGGTATTTGTGTATCTGTAGCTGATGTTGCTATAGTTGTTACCAAAGTATATAATGCTTGTATCTTACCATCTGAATTAGTTGATAGGAAATTAGCATTCTTAATATTTCTTAAATATACACCAGCCTTTGAGTATATATTGAGAGAATATGAATCATTACCAGCACCAATATTTGCAACATTATTAAGATAATCAAAATGGTTTGTGGTTAACTTACCGCCTTGGTATATTAATTCAGAACTATTAATAGTAACTTTATTTGTTGCTCTTAATAGTATGTCAGATTTTGACATTTGTAATTCTGAATAGTCTACTAAATTTGGTGAATAGTGTGATGTAAGTATTAATGATGATGCTGTGCGATACATTCGCATAAAATCTTTCATTGTAGCACTATCACGATGACCCATTATAATACCATTCTTGTATGAACTTTGTAGAAAAATTCCAGCCGTAAAATCATCTACGCCAGGTACATATTGATTTGTTAGTGCCTCTTGGGTTTGTTGCACTAATTTATGATATTTTTGTGGTGACCCAGCTAATAAACATAAATGTGTATTTAATCCAATTGTTTGTTCTTTTGGTGCAACAAAATAATTATTTGCAAATGGTACACCAATACCACTATCAGATGTAGGAATATCTAATAAAGAATCAGAATTTAATGCATTATTAACACCTGGCGAGGCATCCGTATGATTCTTAGCAACCGCACTAAATCTACGGAAAACGGAATCCGCATCAGATGGTGACCCAATCATTGATGTTATAATTTCTCTAACTCTATCCTCAGTAAGTCCTATTGCTTGTTCGAATGTAACACCAGTATCTATCCATGTTGGTGTTGTTCCACTAATATTAAGTTGCGCTACTTGACCACTAATTAAAACAATCATATCACCATTTACGAATGAATCACCAGTAGGTATCCCAACAGTCTCTGCAAATTGAACTTGGTTAGAACTCATTGCGGTGTTTAAAAATGGTATTGTTACTTGACCACCACCTGTTAATCCATATTTTGATGTGAATTGAGTTATTCGAGTTGAAACGAAAAACCACTTAGTTCCTCGTGTACCAATACCTGTATCACCTTTTATTGACTGACCAGGCATCCCTTTAAATCCAACCACATTCAGTATGGTCATAAAGTTGTGATTTAAGTCAGTTGCAAATTGACCTAAATCCTTTGGTTTTATTGTTCTTAGTGAAAGTCCACTATTCTTTAAATCATACATATAATTCAGCTTTTTAATATGTATGAACACTAAAAATTCCGAGGCATCGCCTCGATTTTTAGTATACGTTATTATTTTTTTCACTTCAACCAAACTCCATTTCGTTGTAGTTTGGTTGATTGTCTTCTTGTGGTGTTTCTGAATATATTTCCCAATCAGATGGCAGTGTGTTATATGGCTTATCCAATTTAGTTAGTGCAATTAATGATGCAGTTTCTAAATTATCTTCAAAGTCATAAAAAGACTCTCCAAATAATACCTGAGATTTAACCATATTATATACAGCATCAACCTCCGCCTTTGTTAAAATCCTAGTTCTAACCTCATCTTTTTGTGATAATACTTTAAGAAATATTCTTTGTTCTGTTTTTGGTTCTTTATAGGTAACTTCACCAGTTTCGTGGTCAAATATTGGTGGATATTCTTCAACAATAACAGTTTCTTCAACAAATGTTACACGCTCTGTTAAAATTTTAATGAATTTTTCACCATTTATTTTACAAACCTCTGTAATACTTCTTCTAAGTTTACATGGTTGGTTATCGAATGTATAATCAACATCCTTGTTAGTAATTACATATTTTGTCATCTTGTTTATATTTAATTATTTCCTTTCCTTTCAATTAGTATAAAACAAACTGTGTGTTGATTCACACAGTTTGTTTATTTTATACACTTACTTTATAAATAATTTGTACTGTGAATCCACCATTCACAAATGTAACACCACTTAAAAAGTTAAGTCCTATATTATTTTGCAATCCAGTTGTTACTGAAAATGATATTCTGTTTGTTGGGGCTGCGTGAACTTCACCTGATATGAAATAGAATGTTTGGTCTTGTCCGTAAAATTTAGTAACTTTAGCAGAACCATACGCCCATATTTGCTCAGGGAATCCACCAAGTAGTAAATTACCAGTAGGTATACCACTTGTGTTTATACCTGTAACCGTACATTGTGCAATTATTGTATTACCAACTTTAACATATCTACCGTTATTATAACCTAATGTGTATGTTGCTCCACCACCTGCATCTGTAACAGTTGGTGTCCATGAACCCTCGGTAATTGAAACATTATTATCTATCCATTCCTTTGTAACTAAATGCTTTAAATCTGTTATGGCAGTATGTGCTATATCAGATTTAAACACACCATTAGAATAAACTTCGGTAACTGTATTACTACCTAAAACAACTTGGTTTGGTTTAGTTGCTTGTGAATTTGCACCAATAGATGTAGAGTTCATTAAACTCTTTTGTGGTGTGAATGTGTGTGTTCCCAAACCTTGTGAACCAATATTAACAAATGTTGGTTTAATCGTATTTGAATCAAGTATCTCAAACTGATATGGCATATTGTTAACCATACCACTTATTGGTGAACCAGCAACAGTATATTTTAAAATAATATATGCACCAGTAGCACCGAAACTGTGTCCATTTATTGTAATATGGTCTGTTGTTATATTTACATTTGTGTGTGCTGTTGATTTAGCGTTTGGTGTATCATCTTGGAATGTTGCACCAGCTTGGAAACCTACCGCAGTTTGTGTATCATGTGATGCAAACTTTAGTGATTGGTTACCTATACCTACGTTACCTGTAGAAATGTTTAAATACCCTGTTTCGTGTCCATAGAATACAGATTCTGCACCCTTATTCTGCTGACCAGCCATATAACCAACTGCGGTTAACATACCAATAGTATTCTTACTATAACCCAATGCATAATATCCTATACCAATAACATATGGTGATGTATTATCAGTTATTGCATAACTACCAATACCATGCGAGTAATGTCCAGTATTTCTTAGTCCAGCTTGGTGTCCAAATGCACTTGAATGTTTACCAGTATTTTGTGCCATAGCGAAATGACCAAAACCAATAACATATGATTGTGTATTATTAGACAATGCGTTAGAACCTACACCAATTCCGTAGTTACCAGTATTACTCATACCAGCTTGGTGACCAGCCATTACTGTATACTGTCCTGAGTTTGATTGTCCAGCAGATTTACCTATACTAATTCCGTAGTTACCAGTATTACTCATACCAGCTTGGTAACCTATTGAAATTGCTTCGTTACCTGAATTAGATGCACCAGCACTTCTACCAAATGCAGTTAAAGCTGAACCAGTATTTGATTGTCCTGAGTTATTGCCTATAACTGTAACATTGTGCTGGGTATTACTCATACCAGCAAGTGTGCCAATTAACACGGTACTATTCCCCATGTTATTTATGCCAGAACCTCCCCCTATAATAACAGAACTAGAACCAGTATTTGATTGTCCAGCGGAATATCCAACTATTGTTGTAGTTACCCCAGTATTGGATGCCCCAGCATTATAACCCATGGCAACAACATTCGACCCACTATTTCCTGTTCCTGCACCTGTGCCAACGAATTGTGAATATACACCTGTGTTGTTTTTACCAGCATTATAACCAAATGCATCAACATATTGTCCTGTATTGTTTTGTAAAGCATATGCACCAAAGGCATTAGAATATCTACCAGTATTACTTGCTAAAGCACTAGCACCAACACCATATCCATCAGTACTTGAACTCCATGAACCACCAGTCCAATATTCCTCTTGACGTTTTAGAACATATGCTTGGTCACCACCTGATTGTTGAAAATATATTCTATGTCTTGCTTTGTTTGTTGTGGTAAATTGTGACCCTGATTTTAAATGATAACCACCTAAATCAACATGTCCTGTACCACCTGTATATGGTACACGAGCATCCAAATCTGCTATAAGAGCAACCGTACCAGTTTCATACTTAAATGATATTGTTTTAGCACCAGCTGGTGTTTCTTGCATGGTTGCTGTTGGAAATGCTAGTTTTACTGTATCTGTACCACTAGTGGCATAAATTATCTCTCCATTACGGTATCTAGTATTTCTACCAGTACTATATACAGTTATATCCGTTGGATTCATTGCAATATAATTACCACTAACATTACGAGTAGCCAATGATGCTAATTGTGAAATACTTTTATTCCCAGCAGTATTCCCAGCAGTTAATACTTGTGATAATGTTGGCAATGATGTATCAATTTCCTGCCATAATGCATTCTTTCTAGCATATTGTTTACCATCACTTGGCGCATCACCTAATTTAGTATCAACCTTAGTATTAACCTCAGTAATTGCAGTTTGTGTATTGGTAGATATTAAGTTATTTCCACTAGAATCATAAGTTACTTGTGATGCGTTTAATGTTGGTTTAACATATGCAATTCTTAACCATATTGTACCATTAGATTGTATCGTATCACCAACTGTCCATGTACTATTACCATCTACTGTTGTGTTTGTTGTCGCATGTACTGTATTTACATAAAGATAATCACCTACATTAGCTTTTTTATCAGCCGTTACAATTCTATGTCCTTGTATAACACCTGTACCATCAGCCAACGTAATGTCTTTATTAGCACCACTAACAGTAATTGCTGTAATGGTTGTATCTAATATCTTTGCGTTTGTGGTTGGATGTTGTATACGAACTTTCATACCAACTACAATAGTATTTGCTAATTCAGTTCCAGTAACTGTTGCTTTCTTAGTACCAGCATCCCAAACATTAATTATAGGATTTTTTGTTAATGAATCATAAAATGCATTATTAGCAACAAATCTATCATTTGTTTCAGCGTTCCATGTATGAATTAACTTCTGACCACCACTAACATCATCAATCAACTTAGCTAATTCTTGTAATGCAACCTGTACGTTTGTTGGGTTGTTTGGTAATGTACTGATACTATTATCAAATGTTGTTCTAGTTGCTGGTGCGCTCAATTGACCTAATACATCGTATTTATCAATTCCACTACCAGTTCTATTTTTTATATAGTATGCATACCCACCAGTAACACGTGTTTCATCAGTTATGTTTCCAGTTGTTGAATTACTAACCAAACATAATGTTGAGTCTGTATGTGTTCCCTGTTCAACAAGCATTGCATCAATTGATGCATATTTCTTTAATACAATGTTAGGTCTTGTTAAAATATAATCAATAACCGATTGTGTGTTTGTTTGTCCTGTTGAATGTGTATCTGTATATGTTGTTTGACTTGCAACAGCAGTTCCTAAAGATGCCCAATTTGCATTATTAAATGCACCTGAATTAACTTGTGCAGTTGATGTATATAAATTTCCATTGTGTATTACATTAGCACCTATACCGTAGTTAGATAATGCATTAAATGGTTTTATTTCACCAGTTGTTGAATTAGAAATAAAATTACTTCCATCATAATGTATTACAATAGGTACAATATTAGACACACCAATTGACATCATATTCCATGAGGTTGAAACAGTAGGCGAAAATATAACATTTCGTACTGTGGTTGCGTGTTGCTTGATAGATAAAATATAAGTACCTATCTTTTGATTTGTGAAATTAATTGTAACATCACCAGTTGATGCAGATAAATCAATAGATTGTATATTACCCTTATCAAAATCAACAGTAACAGCATTTGCTGATACTGTATTATTGAACTGAGCATTTTGGAAAATCTGTTTACCGTACTTAATTGATGATGTAGATTCTACTGTTCCTTGTGTTTTCATATATCTATTTTAACATAAACAACAAAGATTGGATTAATCAATCTTTGTTGTTGCTTGTGTTGTGGTTTCTATATTTTTGGTAGTTTGTATACCTAAATTATTATTCGAAATTGATGTCGGTCTAAATTTAGCACTAACTTCAACATCAAATTTAAATGTCTCACCCTGCACAATTAAATCAATACCAATAGACTTAGTATATTCGAAATTCGAGTTAACGGTTTTTGATGTTGTTCCATCAACATGACCAACAGCATCAGTCATTCTATACTGAAATACCAAAGGTACTATAACAGAATTTGAATCGCCTGTGTGTATTTGTAATGCACTTGATGTATCAATTCCATTTACTTGAACACTCGACATTTGATTAAATTGTGTGAATAGCCTTGCACCTACACTATTTTTACCTACTAAATACTTATCATTTTGTATATATTCAACAGCTTTGTTTGTGTCAAATTTATTTTGTGCTGTAGGCTTTTTTAATGTTTCATTATATTGCTTCACTCTTTCAAATTCAGCTAATAAATTTGCAGTATTTGCATTATTCCTCGTATAGTCTATGTATGCTGGATGTGAAGTTGATACTGCAACATAATTATCTAATGATGCATTGTTTGTTAACTTCACAACCTCAAAAGAACCACCTTGTAAATGCACAACATCTTTAGATGCTTGTACTGCGGTGTTATCAATATCCGATGATGGTATTGTTGTTACTGATTGTGTTGTATCTGTTACAAAAAAGTCAGTACTACCACTTATATCCTTTGAACGTGCATAGAATATTTGTCCGTTTAATTGTTTAAATGATTTACCATCATTCCCAAGAATCGAAACAGGAACATCCGAGTAATTAACATTAGCAGTAGCCTCAGTCAAAGTACCTGGACTAATACTTAACATATCAACAGTCTGTGCATTCTTATTATTAAATCTTAAATAAAATACCTTTGTTACTATCGTACCATTATTTGATACATCCGATAAATTAACAGCATCCGTATAATATCCAGCGAATAATTTAATCTTAGAGAATTTAGATACTTCATATACTTTATCAGAACCATCTACAATTTGTGGTGTGATAATAGCATATCTTCTATCAACAATTGAACGTAATCTGTCCATTTCCGTTTTTGACTTGTTAAGAAATCAAATAATGAAATTATGGTTTGTTCAGTTGTTCTAAATCCTGATGCAATTTGTTTGGTGTCGTGTGCATAATAATTACCACGCTCTCTAATTGCTGTACTAATATGTTCGGTGATACCTTGGTTCTTAAATTCCTCTTGTAACTCAACTTTTCGTAAAGCCTCAGAATTTTCCCTAGCAATTGTAGCTACTGTTGATTCTTGTAATAATTCCTGTGGAAATTTTACACTAACTAAATCAGACCAATCTGATGTAATTGGTGCAGTTGGATAACCAGCTTCTGATATTGCTCTAATTTGTAACTCAACATTCTCACCATATTGAATAGGAATATCCAATTGGTTCATATTAACCTCATCCGCATTGGCTACATCATTATTTGACCACACAAACTCACCAGTTGTAGTTTTTTCTTTTTTCCTTGGTTCACTCTTAACATAAGACCATGGACTAAATATTGCATTTACTGTATTACTATTTTTATCAGTATATGTCATTTGGTCTGCATCAGTCGTTGTCTTGTTATTTGATGCATAACGATATCTTACCTCATATTGTACAATCTTTTGTGGATTCGTAACACTAGATGCAATATCACTTTGAACATCCCAAAAACCACGAACACGATATTTTGGTGTTATGTTTCGTGCTGTAGTGTTTGATAATGCTGTATTAATATCAGTTACCAATGATGATAAATATGCAGACTTCTCAACCTTAGTTTTATTAATGTTGATAGTGTTGCTTCATCTTTTGCCTTTAATGCACTTGATGAATAATTACCCTTTGCAATCCTAGCATTTATTTCAGAAATCTTATTGTTTAAAACAGATATTTCACTATCAGTTCTTTTATAATCAGAATTTAATTTCTTTAATTTATCTGATTCGGGTGTATTTGTTAAGTGTCGGTTAATTTGTACAATATTAAATGTATTTACATCTAATGTTGGCTTTAATGGTTTCTCTCCTAATGATGCTGGTATAGCTGATTCACGAACGATTGATTCAAAATAACTTCCAAGGTCTGCAACCTTTGATGCAAAATACTCATCAAATGTGAAAGTGTTATTTCCAACACTAACAGTATATTTACTAGAATCAAATAATTTTGCTTCTGAATATGGTGACTCAGCATTCGTGTGTTTATTTACTGGTGAAATAAACATTATAGACTTCTCCTTTAACTTTACTGGTATACGAACCTTTCGTGTTTCGTTAGTATCAACAGATAAAATTGATAATGTTCCTGTACCAGTTTGTAGAGGACTATAACCAGCCTCAACCTTTATCGTTATTTTATTATTAGGTATATCAATTGCTGTTACATTCCATCTAGAAGTACCATCAGTAGAAACCAATTTATTACCAACAACCAACTCTCGTGAGTTCTCAACAGAATTTAACTTATCTGAATACTTTAATGTATTTAAAACAGCTGTAACAGTACCATCCGTATTAGAAACTTGTGAAACCACATTAAATTCACCATAGAATCTAGTGTTTCTCTTTACAGTATCTAAAAGATACTCAACTGTTTTATATTTATAACCATTAGCAGTATTTAATAATTTTTGTCGTACACTTGAATATGTTTCACCATCAGTAAATTTAGTGAAATCGCCAGCAGTTATTATGAATTTTGTCACAACAACTTCATTAGCTTCTAAAAATCTTTGTGCCAAACTAGCCTCAACAGTAGTTAATGGTGAAAGTAATGATTCAACAATACCGTTTGTTTCAATCTTTATTCCACTATCTAATGTAATTTCAGATGCTTTAGGTTTTGAGTATGCACGGTCAAAATTCTGTACAAATATCTCTCTAAAAGATGTTTTATCATCTAAAGATACCAATGTATTTTGTCTGTCCTTTGAAATACCGCTTATATTTAATACTGTGGCTCTAAGTCGCTCTAATTCTGCCCAAATCTTAGAGTTTGTTTTTACCCTAACATTAGATGTTGTTCCATCAGCATTTTTTAAATCAACACTAACCTCTTCCTCTTGGGTGGTTAAAGCCTTTAAATATGCATTTGATAAAGCAACAGCATTCTCATGTTGTCTGCCAGTACTTTCTAGTTGTTGTTCTATTGAATTTTTAAACATTGTATATGTGTTTATTTATACTATATGTATATGTTATTTAAATGGATAACATAAGGTCAGTATTATTAGAGTTCTTTATATCTTCTTCTATTTTTTCTGCCCTTTCCTTACCATTTGATTTAATCTCATCATAATTTATTGTTACACCGCCAGGTAATTCGAAATTGAAAGTACTTACAATCTTACCTAACGCCTCTTCAACCTTAGCGGTAACATAATCCTCAAATAATTGGTCACCGTACATCAATTGCGGTTCTAACCGCTCAAAGGCTTGACAAACAATACCACCACCAATACTACCTGTCATCAATCTTAATATCCTTGAATTTTTATTGAAAGAGAATCTATAACCTCTTTGTGACATAGTTTTGTATTGTGATAATTCATACATTTGTAATGTGCTATCAACCGTTGAAAATGAACCTTGACCATACTGTGAACGGAATCCACTCATACCACCATTAGCACCACCATAAGAACTTGCATATGTATTTCTTAATGCATTTAGTAAAGGATATCTTAAACTCTTTGCAATAGATGTAAAATTAGAACCACCAACAGGTTTTACGTCAAAAACACCCTCAATACCCTCAGGTAATAATAAATCTACATTACCAGCCTTTGAAACTTTCTGCTTTTCTTGAATTTCTGTAAATGGAATGTATAAGGTTGATTCTTGTGTAGCATCTTCATACCAATACCAAAACCATTTCAAACTACGAATAGTTATCCTTAATACTTGGTCAATAGGTACATCAAATGGTAATGAATTTGATGATGTTACATTGTCATTAATTATGTTTAAAAAATCAATATCATCAGGTGTTAGATTTTCAAACTTTATTTTATTTCCTATTTGCTTTGCCATGTTGTGTTATTATATGAATTTAAATCGTTCCGTTATTATTATGAATTTCATGTTATGTTTTTCGGCATACTTCTTAGCATACCTCCACTTTGCATCATTCATTGATGCAACTTTATTTGATTCGTTAATATTTGGTAATCTACCTAACATTTTAGCATGTTTTGAAAATGCCTCAGCATCTTTCATTTGACTAAATGGTTTAACCTCAACTAAAAATTTATCACCTGATGCTAATTCTATTATAAAATCAATATAATAGTTTCGTTCCTTACCTGTTCGTGGACATGTATATTTAATTGATTTGTTTGGTTCTGATGACCACTTTAATACTCTAGGACTACGTTCACACCACGTCATAAACTTAAACTCTAAACCACTCCTATAAATAACTGGTGTATCACCATAATATTTTTTTGATTTTCTAACATCATAATACCCTTGTTTATAATGAGACTTTTTACCCATTCTAGGTTTTAGTTTTTTTATCGACATAATATTCCTTTTGTATATGTATTATGTTTGTTAAATTAAGTTCATATATAGTGATTTTATGAACTTTTATAATATTATGGTATATTGTTATCAAATATAGTTTAAAGTGCCTTAAATGTGTATTAAATAAAAAATCGGAAACACTATATGTGTT